ACACTATACGCATCAATAGGCCTCACTACTATACTATAAGGGTCACTACTGAACAGTTCACTAGGGTTCTCACTACTATATAGAATCATGAGTTCTTTGTGATTGAGCCCGTCATCTGGGTAGAGGTGACCGGTGGTGATCAGAGGAGGATCCAGGTGGTCAAAGCCAGATCTGAGGTCTAATGGTGTCGACCTGACTTTCTCCAATGATATCAAGAGGTTAGGTGGGGCCAGGGGCCTCTAGTATGGCCTTTCAAAAAAGTTCAATGATTTCAAGGGGTTACAAGGGTGCGGAAATCAGGTCGTGTAGGGTGAATTGAACTCCGGTATCAATGTTTCCAATTACGTTCCCGGCGGGTGGATCTATCTGCGATCCTCTATGTTGAACTTCCCTCTACCTCCTTGCCCTTATTGTTCTTATAGTATATGGCCAAAGGCACCTAAAGTCAACCAAAAAAACCCCTAAAATAAAATTATTTTTTGGTAAAATAATGGTTGACATTTGGATTCAGAGATGGTATACTGTAAAGACAATAAGGAATTAGAGAGGGCATAGAAAATGAAATTAGCGATCCACACACAATACAAAGAGAACTATGGCGCACATGACTGGGATGGCCAGGGTGAGTGTCCGCAGTATTGGAAGTTCAAAGGTGGAGAGACCTTTGTTATGGCCATCGAGGATCCCAATCTTAGACCTGAGAACATTGATGATCTTAAGGCGTTGATTGAGTACTCAGACCACTATCAGGAGGAGTATGTCTTAGATTGGAGTTTCGTGGACGAGGGAGAGGCTGTGTGTGAGGACTGGGAGACTCCCTGGACTATATACCGTGAGGCAGATGGGGCCTACTATGCGAGCCGTTGGGTGCCTGCAGAGGACTATTGGACTCCCGGCTACAAGGGCAAGGCTCAGAGCTATAAGATGGAGCTGGGTGGCGAGAGAAGCCACTATCAAGAGGAGTACGTCAAATTGGCTGAGCCTGAGATGGCTTAGACGTGGACAGGTAGGGAGTGGAAACCCGGTTAGGCCTTAGACCTATATACAACTAAGGCGGGAGAGCTAGGCGCCCTCATAGAAAGGCCTAGCATTTATCTGTGGCATTTGTGCAACACCTGAGCCTTCGCCCATCGGGAGCGTAGTTTATTATAACATATTTTGGACGAGATGTCAACCAAAATAATTAGATTTTTTTTGGTAAAAAATGGTTGACCTTAGACTATTTTGGTGCTATAGTGTAACTATAAACTAAACAACGCAAAGAGGGCAAACTATGCAAAACATTAAATTTCCGTTCGCAGTACAACTTGCAGGGGACAGCATTTGGGGCTATGAGGGTCCGCAAACTGTCTCAGTCTCAGACATCGCTGTGTACGAGGATGAGGACTACAAGATGATCGACGTAGTACACGATACAACGTGGGAGATCTACACAGACAGTGGCTTTGAGGCCGCAATTAGCAAAGCACTTGGCTATGAGGTGCAATTTACAGAGCAAGGTATGCAACAAAACGGCATGGCCTCTATGGAAGCATAGCATAAAAAAAATGGTTGACACTATAGCATTTTGGTGCTATAGTGTTAATATAATTAGGAGGGCAATATGAAAAAGACTATTATAGCAACAGCGATCTTGGCATGTTTGCATACGGCGGCCGCAGGGGCAGAGAAGCTGACATCATTCGATCACGCGGCAGAGCTAACAGATCAAGCCAAGACCATACTATTCCAAGAGCTGAACGATCAGAACGCAGAGAACCACACACATCCTGCGATCACTTGTCTAGCAGAGAACATCTACTTTGAAGCACGAGGCGAGAGCTTTAAGGCCAAGATAGCAGTGGCCAACGTCACACGTAATAGAGTAGAGGACAGCAGATGGCCGAGTACCTACTGTGGTGTGGTTCAGCAGGGACCTGTGAGGGAATCATGGAAGACCAAGAAGATCAAGGACCTTCCGGACAACCAGCGAGTGTATTACCCACGAAAGCACAGATGTCAGTTCAGTTGGTACTGTGATGGGGTCAAAGATGTGATATGGGCCAACATGGAACGCACAGGAGAGACCATCGAAGGCAATGCTAGAGCTTGGAGAGAATCAGTACGTATTGCGATAGCCACACTGGCTCAGGGTGATTACATCATCAAGGACAACACTGGTGGGGCCACTCACTACTATAATCACAACCTAGTTGATCCGCATTGGGCAGACAGCTATAAAACCACAGCCGTTGTGGGCAATCATACGTTCAAAAAATAGGGGTTGACAATTGGATTGGATGATGCTATTATATAAACACAATAAGGAAATGAGGGCACAATGAAAATTTTAGACATAGAAACAGATGCAACATGGCAGAGTGGTTCAAGCCTCGCAGGCTATGTGACAACCACTTATGAGGATATCGTGGCCAAGTTTGGTGAGCCAACAGCCGCTGGTGATAAGACCACCGCAGAATGGACACTTGAATTCAAGGTTCTAGAGGACGATGCAGAGGACGAGGACGATTGGGACTACGTCTACGCAACCATCTATGACTGGAAAGAATCAAGCACGCCTATGGGGCAGTACCGTTGGCACATTGGTGGGTTCGACAATCGAGCTGAAGAATGTGTGCAACAGGCCCTGGAAAATAATGGTTGACATTTGGATAAAGAGGTGCTATTATATAAACATAATAAGGAGGGCAACTAGATGGGCATGTATAATCTAATAGAAGACAACGTAAACAAGTTCTGGGACATAGCCAACGACAAGGCTGGAGAGTGCGAGAGCTTGGATGAATTCGTTGAAGCAATGACTCCGCACGTGGATCTACTACAGGGTAGTTCCGAAGGAGAGTGCGTTGAGGAAGCAATCAGCGAGGCTTGGGGCGAATACTGGGCCAAATATAATATGTAATTAGGGGTTGACTTTTGGTTAACTTGGTGCTATTATATAAGAACAATAACAAACAAAGAGGGCAAAATGAAAACAACGATTAACACAATTTCCGGACTATTGATAGCAGTTGGACTGATGGCAATGGCAGGTTCAGCCAACGACTGTGATGGTGCTTGTATGGACACGGCCAACACCTTAGGTGAGATGCTAATGGTAGCAGGTGTAGGTTTTACCATGGTGCTGTTTGGTGCAATGGTCTTAATCAGCAACAGCCAGGAGCAATAGGATGTTGGAAGTAATTGGATTCATCGCTGTAGCATATCTTATCTTTAAATTCGCACCCGCAATCATCGAAGCAGGGTTCAAGTTCGCTGTGATCTGTTTGGGATTCGTAGCGTTCCTGTTCATCTGTGCATGGATTTGGGGTAGCATTTTGGTAATGATTAATTAAAATAAATGGTTGACATTCAATTAAATTGAGTGTATACTGTAAGTATAACAATTAGGAAACGAGGGCAATATGAAACTTAAAAACATTGGTTCAAATATGACAGAGATCGAAGTTAACGGCAAGAGCATCATGTTCAGCTATGAGACTCCGGTTGCAGGCTACTGTGAGCAGGGTGCGTTTAGAACAGACACCAAGTTCAGCGTAACCACTAGCAAACAGATCAACAAGTACCTAGGTGGCAAAGACGTAGGTAGGGTTGTACCCCAGGCTTGGATTGAAGGTTTGGTAGCCTAATGAAAACGATTTTGGTAGTCCTTTGTGCTATGAGCTTGACCGCTTGTGGTACAATGACTCCAAAAGATATGTTGAAGACCGCGAATGCGTTCCGAAATGTATCTAAGATTACCGCTCCAGGTGTAGAAGAAGAATTGGTTGTTATGACCAAAGACATCTTTGATCCTGCAAGGGGTGGTGGTTTCAACAAATAATGGTTGACATACTCACCATTAGATGTTATTATAACTTGAGTATGAATAGGCAAACAATAGGAGGCCAACAATGAGTACCACTAAACTGTACACGGTAGCCGGCACGTCAAACAACAACGGCAAAACAAAAGTAAGGTTCGCGAATGACTATGTGAGTAGATTCAAGATCCTTGTAAAGAATCAACACGAGGACATCAAAATCGTAGAACTGCCATCAGCAATGAACAAGGCAGATGTATGTAAGTTCTTGTCAACTCATGCAGAGTTCCAGACAGAAGCACAACAGTCTGCGATCAATGAGTTCGTTGTAAGAAACATCAAACTTGATGCGACTCCAACAGCACCGGCACAGCCTGTAGCTGAAGCAGAGACCATTGAGGTAGAGCTAGAGACTGCATAGTATTGCAGTCCAATAGGGGAGGCACTGACTAAGAGCCTTCCTTTGAAGAAGCTGGTTGTGAATGGTTAATACTAGTTCACGTTGCATTAAACCAGAGCCCGAACGTTGCGTACCAAGGCTCGGCCAGCTTACTTCATAAATTTTCATTTAGAGGTTGACAACCGTCCTTGGTTGTGTTATAGTAAGACATCATAAGAAGATCAGAAGAGGATCAAATCAAATCATTTTAGTTACTGCCCTTAGCTCAGCTGGATAGAGCAACAGCCTTCTAAGCTGTAGGTCGTAGGTTCGAATCCTACAGGGCAGGCCAACAATGCTCGCGTGATGGAATTGGTAGACATACCGGACTTAAAATCCGGAGGCTGTAATGGCCGTGGCGGTTCGAGTCCGCCCGCGAGTACCAAAGGTAAGTACCGCCCGGGGGAGCAACCGCCCTCATGTAAGACTTCCCCGGGCAGGGAAATAAAATGGTTGACAAGTGATCCAATTGGTGTTATAGTATATGTATAGTTAGAACAAACGGAGGGCATCCAATGATTAGAGTACACACAACAGGACTTGAAGGTGAACGTTTCCTCAAGCTAGATGAAGTCAACATCCACACACAGAAGATTGACTCTTACAACGGCGCACCATACATCTTGTTCGAGCACAAGGACTATCCAGGAGGAGCGTTGAGTGCTACATTCGATGGCACCTATTGGGACTGTGATTTAGATTAATTAGGGGTTGACAACTGCACCTTTTGGTGCTATAGTATAAACATAATAACAAATGAGGGCACTATGAACAATCAATATGAAGTTACCAAGCAGAACGCAAAACTAGCCGACATTGGTCGTGCGATGATGGACTATTCAGAGTTCTACGGTGTTGCTAATGGACTGGGTCATCTCAAAGATGCTCAGCTGGCCACACTGAATCAGCTCACCCATGTAGGCGGAATGCTTACCAAAATTGGTGTGCTGTTTGGACCGCGAATGAGTGATCTAAGCGATAGCGACAGAGAATTAGTTGCAAAGTTCAGCAAAAAAGAACTTGACATTCAGAACGTTTGATTGTATACTGTAAGTATAAACAATAAAGAAGAGAGGGCAAAATGGCAACAGATTTGAAATCACACGCACAGGGCGTATCATTGACAAGGTTCGCTGGTGGTGTGGACCGCGGAGTATGCGTCCAGGTCACAACCAAGAAGCGTCAACCTGTAGGCACAGAGTTCTTTGACTCATTGCAATTGACACGAGCACAGGCCGCGGCATTGGCGGCTGACTTGATGGACTTTGCTCAGGGCAGAGAAACAGAAGATTTTGAATAATTAGAGGTTGACAACTGTAGCATGTGATGCTATAGTATAAGAACAATAAGGGCACACTAACACACACAACTGAGAGGGTTAACATGACAACACAAATTGAAATTAAAAGCGGCACGTACAAGATCCGTGGCAAAGACGTAGAACTTGCGGGCATGGTCTTTCCAATGGTGGAAGAGTTCAAAGTAGGTAGCCAAGGTGGTTACGTAACAGTGGATGGATCAGCAATGGCTGGCTTCCCAGACCGTAACATCAAGATCAAAGTTAACAGCAGTGATGACTATGCTGTTACTAAAAAGAAGACAACTGTACGTGAAGAAACAGATGAAGAGACCATTGAGCGTCTTAGAGAACGTTTCCAGATCCTAGAAGACATGACCAAAGCATGTAAGAAAGGCGATGTACGTGCAATGATCGTAACAGGCCCTCCAGGTGTGGGCAAGAGTTTTGGTGTAGAGAAAGTGCTAGGCAAGCATGACATGATCGCAACGTTAGGTGAACGACCTGCCAAGTATCAGGTAGTCAAGGGTGCTATGAGTGCAATTGGTCTCTACTGTAAACTGTTCAACTATGCAGACAAAGACAATGTACTAGTGTTTGATGACTGTGACTCAATCCTACAAGAAGACCTGAGTTTAAACATCTTAAAAGCCGCACTGGATTCGAAAGCTTCAAGACGTATACATTGGAACACAGACAGTTTCAAGTTGCGTAACGAAGGTGTGCCGGATTCATTCGAGTTCAAAGGCTCATGCATATTCATTACCAACATCAAGTTTGAAAACGTTAAGAGCAAGAAGATGAGAGATCACCTAGCGGCCATTGAAAGTAGATGCCACTATATCGATCTTACCATTGACAGCGAACGTGAGAAGATGTTGCGTATCAAACAAATCGTAGGTGATGGCATGTTAGCTAAACATGCACTAGATGAAGAAACACACGAACGAGTGGTAGACTTCATCGACATCAACAAAAAGAATCTCCGAGAGCTTAGTCTAAGGACTGTGCTTAAGGTGGCCGATCTCGCTAAAGCCTTTCCAGACAACTGGGAAGCAATGGCTGAGAATACAGTACTGCAACGAGCCTAATAGCCCTCAACCCTGGCTCTGTACTGTACCGAACCCCTGCTAGTGTGCCCTCGCTATGCAGGGGTTCACCTTGACAAAAACTCCATAAAATAAATGAAAAAAACCTGCTGATTTTGGTTGACATATTGGATTGCAGACTGTATACTGTAAGTATAAACAATAAAGAAGAGGGTACGCAATGAGTTATATCACAGACAAATGGAACGCAGGTGAAGTACACTTCCAAGATGGCGCGGCTGGTTGGTTGTTTGATTCAGGTGAGTTCCGTCCGCTTATGGACGATGCTATGCGAGAACTACACTATGAAGGCCTGGTTGATGCAGACTGTGTAGAGATCACAGCGTTTGCCAGAGACTTGTACACAACCAAATCAATTGCAGAGTACCGTGTAGCACAGAGTCAACGTAGTGCAGAACAGATTGCTGAAGAACGAAGCGAAGCTAGAGCCGCTATGGGCGAGGGTGTAGAGATGGTAAACATCATAACAGGAGAACGATACACAACTTAGAGTTGTGTATTTTTTGGTTGACCTTTGGCTCAACTGAATGTATTATAATAGTATAAACTAAACAAAGCGAGGGCAATATGCAAACAACAACACAAACAACAGACACAGAACTATTAGTAGACACAGCACGTAAGGCCGCTGAAGGTGCACAGGCCAAGTTCCTAGCAGAGTGGACAGCCAACACAGGTGGCAATGAGTATGGTGAGCCAATGTACTGTGGCTTTGCTTGGGTTACTATACACCCAGAGCACAAGGGCAACACTAGGTTGGGTAAGCTAGAACGTAGAGTAATAGAGAGCATGGGCTTTCGTAAGGACTGGACAGGCAAGGCTTATCAACTGTGGAACTGCACAGGCTATGCTGGTCAGAGCATGGACGTTAAAGAAGCAGGGGCACAGGCCTATGCTGAGGTACTGCGAGGTGCAGGGTTTAAAGCATACATGGGTAGCAGAGCAGACTAAGGGAGGTCACAATGTATACACTACACGTACCAGCAGGCACATATGCAGAGACTAGCCTACTACGGCTAGCAGTACTAGTCTTAGCACATAGGCTAGAGCACTTGTTCAAGGGTGAAGGCTTTAGAGATTAGTCCTAGCCTCTGAGGAGCGTGACACTCCATCAAGTCACAGAAGGAGGATCGGAAACGGTTCTCCTTTTCTTTTGACCCCTGGAGGCATAAGAAAAAAATAAAAAATAATTTCGGCCGGGGGGCATATATATAATATTTTCAAACACTTACACAGCACATGCATGGTCTAATTCCACCACCCAACTTTGAAAAGTACTTCACCTTATTTTTTTGTAATCTAATTTTTTACCCTGCAGGACCCATTTCGGAAAATAAATACATGTATGCACAAGGACGTTCCCACACTAGAAGACCGTGTACTAGCTATCAAACTGCGTATAGCACAGTTCAAAGCTGAACACCCAGGGTTATACACTAGTCATACTACTGCACACACTAGCAGTCATACGACTACTACTACTCGTACAGCTACTACTAGCATCAAGGACAAACTCAATAGCATACGCTAAGAGTGCCTCGCGTGTAGTACTAGTATAGTCGCTACACATGATTAACTCAATGTGTGTGTTGTTAAGTGTATACATAATGATACGCACACAGGTTTAAATACTACTAGTACACAGTCAGGGTAATCTATTTAGGGGGCTAAGTCAATTATCGATCCGTTCACAGCCATAGCGGCGGCTACCACTGCATTCAATACTGTTAAGAAGTTTGTACATGCAGGACAAGAACTAGAGAACACACTTGGTCAAATGGGCAAGTGGTATACTAGTGTGAGTGACTTTAGACATGCACAACAGCAGGCCAAGAACCCACCATTGTTTAAAAAACTGTTTGCCGCAGGTAGTGTAGAGGAAGAAGCACTAGCACTACTAGTACACGAAAAGAAAATAGCAGAACAAGAAAAAGAACTACAGCAGATGCTCAACATGCGTTATGGCTGGGGCACATGGGATGAACTAGTACAGATGAGGCGTAAGATACGTGCCAAGCGAGAAGCTACTGTATACGCACAAGAACAACGTCAACGAGCGTTTATTGAAGCTGTGACCATAGGGGCTATGATCATAGCGATGTGTGTTGTCATCGGCGGTATTGTATACGCTGTGGGTCTAGGGCAAGGACGCTGGTAAATGCTACATGCGTTCATGTTGATGGTGCTCATAGCTGATCAACCACAACCAAATCCAATGTATTTTCGTAGCATAGATGTATGCCAATACTATGCGGCACGTGTACCACGTCAATACGGCAATTATGGTAGCAAACACCTAGTACCTGCAGAGCATAGAATAACTGCTTACTGCAAGCCTGTGTACATTAATAGCAACACTAAGACCCTATACGATCACTAGGTTTAAACGCATTTAAACAGCGTTATACGCTTGTTTCCACGTCTGAGCAGTATGTGTACCCTAAAACACCTTAAGTGCAAAATAAGAGCCATTTAGGCTGGATTTAGGCACACTACAGACACCGTAAATGCATGGTAAAAAACACCCACGAAAGAGGTTTACATTGTGATTTAAGAGGTGGATAAAATTTTGCGTACTGCACTTCGTGCTCTAAAATTACCGCGATCGCCTAAAGGCTCTAAATGGCTTTACCGCTTCGCGGCTTTGTCTGCACATGCAAACCAATGTGCAAGTTCTGGATGCTTGTCCTGGTTGGGTATTAGTTGTGTGGGCAATGGCGCATCTCCCAAACTGTTGAGCATGTCCTTGTAGACCTGTGCATGATCACGCCATTCAGGATTGTTGGCTATCCAAAATATCACCCTGTCCAAGTATACGTCATAGTCTGGTGTTAGACTGTTTGGGGGAAGTGTTTGATCTTGTGTGTGACTCAGCTCTACAACTACACCGTAGTGTTCTTTGAGTTCGTCTATCCACTGTAGCTGATCCAAACTAGCTGTAACTGTTAGAGCACTATGTACAAACTCAATGCGTACAGGATGTCCGTTGGTCTTTGTGGCTTCTTGAAAGTGCCATTCAACTTCTTGTTCTATGTCAGGCCATTCACTGCCATAGTGTTTGAATCCATGTCCTTGTAGTCTAAGCATACTAGTATTTAAACTTCGTGGCAAAAACACCAAGTACTTGTGAAATTTTTTTTGATCAATTTTTTTTTACTCTACAATGGGAGTTTGGGTAAAATCGTATACTGGCACATACCAATGAGCATCATTAAAGAATTTTCCCTTGATGCGTAGTTCCATGCGTTTTTTACTTTTTAGTACATAAATTTTAGCATGTGTTGGATCTGCAATGTTTAGAATATTCATTGTGGTTCCACTAGGATTAAAACAGCATTGTGTGCTATCGTAGTTGGGCATAGTACCTGCATCTATTCGAAACATAACCAACCTAATATTTAAATCTTTATTGTGCCGCCAAAACACACTAATGTAATAGTTGTCTTTGTCAAACACTTTTTTAATCCACGGGTCCACAGTACTGTTCCAAAGTTCTTGACTATTTTCTTTTTGAAAGTTTTCATCAATTCGAAATTCAGTTTTTAAACTTTGTTTAATACTTGCTTCACTGCTGGTTCCAGTCCATGATCCACTAAGTCCTTTTACATCATAATGCACATGGTCGTGTACACGAACGTCTTCAGGATTGTTTCCATGACCTACCCACTTACCACCTTTCCATTCTAGTGCATCTGCAAGAGCATACTCCCATGCTTCTTTTGCAATTTGAAAAGGGCGACCCTTTTCTAGATCTTTGCGATTAGGACCAATTCTACTTTCTAATTCAATTTGTAAATTATCCAAAGTAGTTTGTTCTAGTAGGTCACGGATTTCATCCGCAGTCATAGGGATCATTGAATACATTTAAATTAGATCTTTCGTGTGCCGTCAAATACGCACACAAAGTACAAGCCATAGTCGCCTGTGTTGTGTACTCTATGAAAGTAACCATCTTGAATTAGTACCACGCTTCCAGGACCAACAGTCTCTAGTGTGCGTTCTCCGTTGGTTGAAATCAATTCCATTTCACCTACACCTTCTACAAAGTAGTATACTTCTTCTTGTCCTACGTGTGCATGTCCTGTAGTACTCTTACCTGCTGTAAGAAACGTACTGCTCAATGCTAGGTTACGTAGACTTGTATTGTCTTTGACTATGTAGCGATCGTCTTCTTTTACAATTTCACCACCGATGTCTTTGATATGTACTTGCATATTAACTCCCGTATAGCTGTTTGTTTAGTTCTACTAGTTTAGGTCCAATTTGTTTGTGTGTGTCTTTGTCATCGCTGTGTAGCTGATGTATTTTGAATCCGTCAGTTAGATCCAAATCATTTCCTGTGAGTATGCTGTTGACACACTTGTCTGATAGCGAGTCATGGTTGTCACGAATCATATGATTGTAGCGAGTGTCAATGCCTCGTCGGTACCATAAGTCTCTTTGTTCTAGTGTAACGAATTCATTGTTGCTTAGTGTATTGGTCATATCACCGTGTACTCTAACCAATCCTTTAAAGTCAATGGGCATTTCAAAACCCGGTATCAACAACAGACTACAACCTACAGTTGTTTGTACACCCTTTAACCATGCTACCTGTGTTTCAAATCTAAACTGATCAATGTCGTTGCGTTGTAGATTTACAGCATAACCTTGTACACTATCAATTACATCTTGATCGATGTGTTCTTTTGCGGCCATCTGTGACCAGTTGCCGATCATATAGTTTGATAGTTCTGGAAAGTCTTTGATGAACCAATGACGATATAAACTTGTAGTAACTACTACAACTACATCATTGGCAGTTAGTGTTGGAATACATTCACGTAGCTTCATTAGTATCCAGTCATTGCTGGTACCTACCATACTGTGATTGACTAATCCGTCCACATGCAGTTTCTCTGCAAGTTGTCTTGTCCAAGTCCAATCTGTTTCGTAGTCTACTGTAAAGCTGTCGCCAAAGAAATAAATCTTTCTACTCATCGTCATCACCTAGATTAGCAAGGAAGCTTCTAAGTTTAGTACTGTCTGTTTGTGCTCTTACTTTGCCTATTGGAGCACCTTCGTTGGGTTCTTTTGGTGTGTCTGGTTCTTTGTCTGTGGTAACATTAGTGTTACGTTTTAGACTGTCCATAATACTACTCTGCGGAGCCGCACCATAACCACTGCCGTCATCATCCTCATCTAAGTTTCTAATACGCAAACAATCAATGTCAAACTCTAGATCAATCTTTGCACCTACACCACTTGATGAACGTGTCTTCATTAGCTGTATTTGATATCTACCACGTTCACGCATAGCTCTACTTGTAAAGATACCAATCACGTTATCAGCAGTTTGAATCTTACTAAGTCCACCACTGATGTGACTGTGATCAAATTCAATTTCTTCTACACTTGATCTATTCAACTGCGATGCTGTAACAAAAATACAACCCAGTTCCATTGCCAAGTTACGTAGTTCTTCACTTACATATTTGTCTTTAACATACAAGTTCTCTGCACTAATCTTTTGTCCTATTGGCATAAGCAAATCCAAATAGTCAATCAATAGTACGTCTACTTTGCGTCCTGTTTTAACTTCATACTCTTTGATATAACTTCTTACATCATTGGTTGTCTTACCACTTGGCATATACTTGACTTGTAATGCACCTGATTTCTTGCCCATCATCTTGACTTTCATTTCAACACCGTCAAGATCTTTAAATATTTCTCTGCTAGGTATCTCAGTCATCATACTGTCAATACGCATACTTACTAGTGCTTCACTAAGTTCTAAACTTAGATACACAACATTCATACCTTGTGTTGCCCAGTTAACTCCTAGGTTAGCCAAGAACAAACTCTTACCTGCACCTGATCCACCTGCAAATATATTAAGCTCGCCTTTGTTAAAGCCACCAAACAGTTTCTTGTCTAGTGCTTCCCAGCCTGTGCTTACTTGTCCGTTGTTGTCTTTTAGTCCTAGCAGTCTACCTTTAGGATCTTTAAAGTAGTCAATACCTAAGTCTTTTTGTAATCCAATCTGTACTGCTTCTTTGACTAGACTCTCGCACTGACCATACTCACCTTTTTCAATCAAGTCAGCACTTGTTAAAATTGCTTTCTCTAATGCTTTGTGCCTACTAAATGTTTCAAAGTCATTCAATAACCAATCATAGTGTTGTTCATTAAGTCCTGTTGGAATTTTTAAATTAGTACCTGGACATGCACTATTAACAATTTGTTCTGTAGGAAGTGTGTTGTGTTCTGCAACAAAGTCTCTAATAAATGTAGCACCTGCTTGTAGATTACGGTCAAAACTTTCTGGATCAAAGATACCCTGACAACGCACAAATGTTTGTGCATCGCTTAACATAATTTCTAAATATGTTTTTTGGATATCAAATCCGTAATCAGTATTTTGTTTCACGCAGTTATTCCTTTGTTATGCTTTACTATTATACCACATTGTTGGATCAAAGTCAATCGTTCGTTTCTCCAATGCAAGTACTGCACCAATACAACTTCCAGGATCACCTGGGTTTGGCGGTACGTAAATTGAATTCCAATCTTGTTTGATTCTATTTACTGCATCTCTATTTAATGCACATCCGCCTGTGAGAATTAAATTTCGACTTTGAAGATTATTTTTACACCAAGTACTTTGACTTTTAATAATCAATTCAAATACAAACTGTGTTGCATTAGCAAGTCTTTTCATATCATATTCAGTGGTTAGGTCTGACTTGTACCAACTAGCACCACGGTGTAGATTGTGTTTAAACTTGACACCTGGTACACTACCATCTAATGGTCCATCAATGAATGTATCAACCATGTGATTGATCAATTCTAAATTTTCTGACGTAGCAATGTCATTACCCATTTGTGATACTAGATACTCATCTCTGTTTGCTACAAGGCCCATACGTTGTGTCATTGCACTATAGAACAATCCAATGCTGTGTGGATATCCTTGACTGTAAACTTTTTTAAGTTTACGATTCTTATCACCATGCCAAATAGTAAATGTTTCAAACTCACCAATAGAGTCTAAACACATTACAACTGCATTCGGTTCTGCTTGTGTGTAGAATCCATATGCGGCATGACTAGTATGATGTTTAGCAAACCTAACAGGGCATTTGATGTCCCATTGTTTTAGATAGTTTGTGATATTGTTTTCCATAAGCACTTCACGTACTGTGCCTTGTCCTGCTCGCCATTGTCTAAATGATTTAAGGTATGGTAGTTCGTACCAAACAACTTTGTCTGGCTCGCCGTATAGTTTACGTGCCATTGCAATTTGTTCGTCACTGTGTTTAGGATCTCCTGGTACGTCACTAAAGTCTTTTGCAAGACTAGCCCACAGACATTGTAGATCGTCAAACGGTCCTTTCTCAAAGACTGCTAAACTAGCATCGTGACTGTTACCAACCATACCCCAAATAATCATTTATCTTTTCTCCGAGATCTTATCTGCAAGTCCGTATGCAACTGCTTCTTCGGCACTCATAAAGTAATCACGATCCATGTCTTTCATAAAGTCTTCTCGTGTCTTGCCTGCTGAGTTGTGCTTAACATACAAGTCAGTTAGATTCTCTTTTAGGTATTGAATCTCTTTGTAACGTATTTCAATATCACTTGCCATACCCGAAGCACCGCCGCTTGGCTGATGAATCATTGTACGTGCATTTGGTAATAGGATACGCTTACCTGGTGTGCCTGCTTGTGCAAGGAATGATCCCATGCTACATGCTTGTCCTAATACTATTGTGCTAACATCACTTTTAATATATTGCATAGTATCATAGATAGCCATGCCACTAGTAATAACACCGCCTGGGCTGTTAATATAAAAGTTAATTGTTTTTTCTGGTGCTTGACTTTCTAAGAAAAGCATTTGTGCTACTACAACGTTTGCACTATGATCGTCTACTGGACCATTTAACATTACAATTCTATCTTTTAGTAGTCGACTGTAAATGTCATATGCTCTTTCGCCTTTGCTTGTAGATTCTACTACCATTGGTACTAACATCTATTCTTCTCCTTGGTTATGATTTGGCTCAACGTTCCATACGTTAAAGCTCATGCTTATTCGTTCAACATCGCTTTTAAATGGATACACACTATGCTTTAGTCCTGCATTAAACAATAGTATGTCTCCGGTCTTTGGTATTACTTTATGTGTTCCGTTAACGCCTAACACGTCAGAACCATAAAAGAATTCTAATTGCCCTGGGCAACGCATATTACTTCTTAAATTATCATTTGCTTCTTCTGCAATTACTTCTGGCACATCAATATATAATATTGCACTAATCATTCCTGAGTGACTGTGCATAGGATTAAATTCATTTGCCTTTTGAAAGTTAATCCACGGTCCAGTGTTTAAATTAAAATTCATACTTGCAAAGTCAGGTGTTTCAGTTGATGGGTTAATCATATGTGTTTGTCTATGATCCCAATCTGTTTGCATGTATGTAGCTAAATGCTTACTTACTAACTTCATAAACTCCTGTTGTTGATCAGGATCCATAATTGCTTGTAGTTGGTCATCAATGTTACCTGCTAGATCACTGCCCACGTTTTCTTTTACATCACGTGTCCACGTTGCACACTTATGTAGCAATGTCATTAGTTCGCTACTCATAGTGCTACGATAGATAGTAGGACCAAAAGGTCTAATTAATTCATAATCCATTATTTGTAAATGAAAGGATCTTTCTTTTGAAGTTCCTTAATCCTCTGTTTAAATTTTCTATTCTTCTGCCATTTCTTGTACCATCTAATTGGAGATAGTAACTTGTCTTTTAACCAAACCATTTTTTACTCCTAAGTTTAATCTTTAATGATGAGCTTTCTGAATGTGTTACAATTTGATGTAGTGTATATATTCTTCCATACTTTGTAATTGCATCGTTCACATCATTAATGTCTTGATCCCAGTCCGGCATACTAACACTCCAACCAAATTCTATTGCTTGATCAATTAGTTTATGTCCTGCTTCATCTCTATCTGGAACTAGTATTACTTGCTTATTTAACGACTTGATGAGTAGGTGCTGTTGATCTTTGACTTCGCTACCTAGTAGTGCTAGTCCTTCTATGCCAATAGCATCCATAGGTCCTTCAACTACAATAACAAACTGTCTACGATAGTCTTGTTGATCCATATTAAACACATAACCAGGCTGTTGCTCACTCATATATTTTGGAGCACCATCAGTAACTTTCCTTGCTGTGTATCCTACTATTTGATTGTTAAAATAAAACGGAACTATTAATCTATCTCTGTATCCAATCTTAGGTGTCCAATGAAAGTTGTAGTCTTCTAAGTACAACTGTCTTGACTTCATATACTCTAATACTTTAATTAAATGAGCGTCAGTAGTATCAGTATATTCGCTTATTGGCTTTGCACCTTCTGGCAGTTCTACTGTCTTAAACTCTGGCATACGTGTTATTGCTTGTAGAGCTTCGTCGGATTCAAATTGTAATACTGCTAGGGATAGTTTATTAATAGCATCATCGCTAACGTTAATCCATTGCAAGAACTTTTTCATCTTGTAGGTAATACGTCTACCTTTATTCCAACTTGCTGTGTAGCCACAATTGAAACAATGATAGCTTACACCTTCTTCTGCATTTTGGATTAGTCCACCACGTTGTCTAGTATCAGCACCTGTACCATTGTGTACGCAACAAGGAGCATTGAAGCTGGTCCAACCACTTGGTGTAGTTTTACGCTTCGCAGGCAAGTGTGCTAATATAGTTTCGTGTACGATTCCGCTCATAGTATTATTATACTATAAGTCTAGATAAAAGTCAACTAGTTTCTTACTAGAATTTTATCCAATGTACCCGATCCCGGAGTAGTATATGCTATTCTTAAGTGTGAGTAAACTCCGTTAAAGTTTACATATTTTGGTTGTGTTTCGTTGGCTAAACTTACGGTTGCAATAGTACCCCACGGTGTTCCATTAGTAACTTGGTTATCTAACGTGCCTTGTATTTCTATATCACCTGTAAAGTTTGTTGAGTAAACTGCCGCTGTGTGTAGTGCTGAATTACCATTACGTGTTGCTTCAGCAGTAATTGCTTCACTAACATAATTCCCTGTGCTTGGATTAGTTTCAGTAAACGTATCAATACTGTACGTTGCACTTGGTCCTGGAAATGCTTCTGAGCTAATCATTATAGTGCCTTTAACACCAAAGTGACTATCAGCATATGTTACTACGTTAGTATTGTCGCTGTCCTTAGTTAAGAATACATTATAACTTACATACTGTTGTTTAACATCTAACAAATCATTAGCAGTAATTAGTATAGAGAACTGACCTTTCTTTGACGGTGTACTTGTTTCTAGGATGGTACCAGTCTTCTCTAGAATTAATACATTGTTTTCATCGAATGCCATTAGCTTAGGTGTGTAAGTATTAAGTATGCTTACAGGTTTTTGATCTGAATTTTTAATCTCAAAAGATATTGTGTTATCAATACCTCGATATATTTGTAGGGTTCTCTGGTACACTGGTCTATACTCCGTTATGTTATTAGCCAAATCCGCAACTAGGCCAACTCTATTACTTGCTAAATATCTGTATGTTAATTGGGACATATACATATTTATTCAACTTAAAGAGAAACAATGTTACTAAAAGATATCGAAACTAACTTCCCGTTCTTAAGCATCGTACAGTATGGTGGCAACGAGTATGTTGGTATCATTAACAACCAGGATAATTATGTAACAAGCATGTATGTTTATACCGCATTGAATACAGACGAATCAAAAAAAGCATTTCTCGATCTTGGAGAAGCATGGTGGTTTGAAAGTAATCGAACAATACCGATCAGTATCTTTCTACCGAAAGAGTTTCCTGCATTTAGACATTGTCTAATGACAATGAATACTAAAGATGTAAAAGTAACAGTAGGACCGGTTGTAAACTTAGGAAACTTAGCAATTAAAAGAGTAAAACGTAAGAGTGTTCAACTAGTACGTAAACCCAAATAAATCTACTTGTAGCGTTTAGTTAAAAGTTTTGGTCTATAGTGCTGAGCCTTAAACAGGCTGTTATGTATGAATTGCGTAATCTTACTATGTGAGCTTCGATAATCGCCAACCGCCGTCTCCATTTCAAATGTTTCACGCTTAAAAGGAATAACTTGAGCTAAAGGCATTCCTCTCTCAAATGTAATTTCTTTGTCAATAGGTGCAGTAAAAATTGTATTGACGTGTAGTTCATGATAGATATCTGTATCAACTACTCCATGCATTACTTCTAAGTTATCATTTTTTGAATATGTAGGAGTTATAATTAATGAACTATATCCAGGAGGAGTTCTTAACATCCAAGGATTCATAAACTTAAATGCGCCTCTGTAACTATCTTTATGAAATGGATAGTTGTCCATTTGTTCTTCTGGATGAAGCTGTGCAGTAAACATACTTGAAACGTTAGGCGGAGTCGCATAACGTACTTCAGTACCTTGCATGTTTTTAACTTGTGTTACTTTATAATCACACCACAATGGAATAATATAACCCATACCTAGTACGTCAAGTACAGCCGGACAACGTCTTAAGGTGCTTGACTCTCTACGATATTCTTTACTGTCATCTGTATTAGCTCTTTGATTTTTAAACCATTCAGGCCAAAACTTTGATGCAGGCAATACTGGTAATGTTTGTTCTAGTTCTTCGTACCCTGTGAAAAATTTAATCTTCGTTGTCATGTTTAATCCTTTCGCACAATAAGTTCATGTGAACAATAATAGCATGTGCGTAAGCTACTGCGTGTGCTTTCTTAAAGTAGTATGCTCCATCAGTTGGCTTTGTCCACACTTCCTTGTGTATCTCTTCCCAACTCTTGTTCGCTAGATGTCTCTTCGCTGGTCTTATTATCGCTAGTGTCGCCGCCAATTCTAATACCGAGCTGGGCTTCAAGACTTTTAATAGACTGCTGTGCCCGTTTAGATGAAAGACTTTTTCGCTGAAGTCTTCGTGTTCCAGAAGTTGCCATAGTGGTTTCCTTTCCATTAGTTCGTTTAGATGTTCTTCGTTTTTTACTTCGTCATAGATTGATACATTTAAAAAGTCTAATTTAAAGTATCCTCTTTCTTCTGCTGTGTCGTGATCAACTGTGCTTAATAAGTCAATAGGATTATGTGGAATCTCAGTTGCGTAAATTCCTGTGTTATGCTTTTTACCTGTGTTTAACTTTGCTACACGATGTTTTAATTTATCGAGTATAATTTGTCTGTCTGCAAAGTCAATATCAATATCTGGCATATATTATAATCCTGCTTTCTTTACAATTTCTTTTACTAGTTCAACATCTACTGGACTTCTTTTAAATCGTGTACTCCAATGACTTGGATCAAGAATAGCATATACAATTTGTAATTGTTCATCATTCATTTTAGACACCATCTCTTTACCAGACTTGCAATTTAATATCAACCACGGACTTACTTTGCCGTCTACTATATCTTGACATACTCTATTTAAACTTACATAGTTAAAGTAGTCTTGCCACCTAGCTTCGTTGTCGTCACCCCATTCCATCATGTTTTTAACACTACGTTCAAGAGCAGTTTCAACACCTTCCTTACGAATAAGATCAAGTGCATACTTTTCATATAGTTCTTCTCTACACCAATGGTCTAGTTTAACTCCGCTTGTAACTACATAGTCAATATACTTCTCTGGGTATAACGGTCTTACGTTACTAACAAAGCTACCAAATTTTACAAATGCATTGTAGTACTGACTATTGCAAAACTGTTCATATGTTTTAACACCATCAAAGCGTTGACATAGTTTATAAAATCTATTAAACGTTAAGTACCCTAGTTGTACACGTTTCTCGTCTTTTTGTAAAGCTCTACGTTTCTTTTCACACATATGTACTGCAAGAGTTTTTTCTCTTGTGTACGATACTTTACAGTATGGACATTCAAATCCTTCGTTAGACTTTGACATCTTTTTTATCCATCCCGTGTTGCTCGGCAAGCTCTTTAAGTTCTTTTGTTGTAGATATTCTAGCAAGTAATTCTACCTCGTCTATTTTCATATTAGGAAACATTTCTTTAAGAAACTTAACAGCCTTGTTATCAGAGCCTTTTTGTTTTAATCCTAACCATTGATGGTGTCTGCTTTTACGTGTTGCGTTATGTGTTGCACACAACAGTTGCCATTGTAGCTGTGGATGTCTTGTTCCTAGTACATTCCAATTCTTGTTATAATATTCATTAGTGGCAATAACTGCCCATTCTTTTGCGTCTTGTGATCCGCTTACACTACTTGCATAACGATTAAGCAACCAAAAGTTTAATTCTTTACGCTCTTCTTCAGTCCATTCTTTATATGCACCTTTGGCATCCATATCCAAAGCCATAAAGATCTCACTTAAAGGTAGTTTATTTTTCTGTTTCATTACGTATAGTATACCATATTATAAGTGCTTTGTCAAGTTGTTTTTTGAGTGTATAATTTGTTTTGGCGCAATCAACCATATCCAAATATTCTTCAAAGTCCAGGCGTCCTTCATGCTTTTTGATTGCGTCAGAATCACCACCAATAATCCAACGAGGAATCTTATTGTGTGGAGGGTCACGATAACGAGCGTAGACAATACCATCGCTACGCTCATATATCAGTGCTTCACCTGGAAGCATCTTAGTCAAGATTATTTCTTCTTGGGTTTTACTTTTACTGTGCCTGCTGTATTCTTAGGTTTTGTACTCTTAGGCTTTGGCTTTGGCACTGGCTTCTTTTGTTCTGCCGCAACAATCTCACCAACCTCAGTAGGGTTAGGCATAATTGATTTAGTTATTTTACTTGTTGTCTTTTTAATTGAATCCCACATTCCCATAATATATCTCCTTATTTTTTTACAGTTGAGCCGCTAGTACGACGAACAATGTCATCGTGATTAAATTCTGCCCAGTATAGTTCAAAAGCGACTCCGTCTTCTAAACCTTCAAACTGGTGAATCTTTCCTGGCTTCACTTGTGTAAAGTCTCCAGCTTCAAGAATAGTTTCATCAACTAGTCCTTGATCATCTTGCCAAACACGAACAAGCATCTTGCCCGATTCAACAAAGAATCCGTTCCATTTATATTGATGTTCATGTTCTGAACATTTGTATCCTGCTTTATATTCGATACGATGAAATTCTAATACACCGTTCGCATGGATCAATTCTGTTTGACCCCAAATTTTGCCTGCTTTCATAATTATCTCCTAATCAACGAATTTAAATAATTTCTCTTGTACATGTGCATCAATGTTTACATACCGTCTAATAGTATTTGGATTATCACGCGGAGTTACTCCATGTAAACTATTCACTGTGTTTAAAAACATAACCATAGTGTTACGCTTGTAAGGTACATGTTCAACTACTTCAATATCGTCTGCTACTGCTTCACGTCCTGTTATTCTACGCCATTGCTTGCCTGCTACATTTCTATATACATTTAGTCCGCCATCAGTATTTTTATCTTCAGGCTTCTTAAAATAAAATAGACATGCAAACAATTCTTTACTTTGATCAACATGTGGAGTTCTAATTTGTATGTTATCTATTGCATTCATAACAAACTGCATTTCCATTCTTATTGATCCGCTCTTAGGAGCACGTCTTGGTGCAACATCACTACGTATATACTTGGTGTATAAACCTTCAGGGCAAAACTGTCCCGGTGGGTAGTGTTGTTCAAGACCTGGTCTAAATACTCTAATAACTTCGTCTTTAAATTCTCTACTAGTTGCATATGCACTAAATTCTTGCCATGCTTGACTTACTACTGCGGATTTATCAAAGTCATGATCTAAATAACGTGCAGTTCCAAAGCCGGTTGTTTCGCCTTTAGAAATAAATGTTTCTGGATACTCTGCTTCTAACTTTTCATACAAGTCCCAAGGTAGCACTTCCTCAATTACAACATAAGGAAAAGGATCCATTCTTAAGTTTTCTGGTTTAAAGTTTTGTAATACACTATATTGGTTCATTTGTAACGGTTCGCAATCTCATCGCTAGATATATTATCACCTGCATACAAGTGTTGCTGTGGCATCTCAAATTCTGCATCAGTTTTGCGTTTCATAATAGCAACAACCATAGGATCTCTTTCCCATTGATCTAATCCAAACTTACCTCTGTAACCTTTGTCACGTGATAACTTTTGTCCTAGCTTTTCAATGTGAGCACCGTCACTAGTGCCAATCCATACACCATGCATTTCATAATCGTTTTGATGTGCTAGACAGAAAAATAAGTTAGGATGAAAGCTATAAAAGCCGTGATCAACCCAACGATAAAAAGGAAGCACATGGATCATATATCCACCTACTTTGGTCATGTCGTGTATGTTTTTAAATACTGTGTACTGATTGAATACATGTTCGCCTGTGCCGTTGTTAGTTACTAGGTCAAACTGCTCAGTAAAATTATATGCTTGTTTGCAATCCAAATTAAGATCCATTGCAATAGCATCTTTTTCTGTGTTAACATCAATAGCAAGATATCTTCCAAAGCCTAATGCTTCAAAGTATTCTTTAGTTGTGTTAGCATGTTTATGAATACCACGTGCATTAAAAATTTTAGCTCGTGACTTATTATTCTTTAAACGTTGATTACCCATCTCACAGACTGTAGGAGTTTTGTTTGCTTTGATATCGTCGTATACGGAATCAATAGCTTCTGTAATTAAATTAGTAAAGCTCATATTATTTTCCTAACACTACTATGTATTTGTTATTTTCATGTACGCCACCACGCTTGTCTGTTCTTGTTTTCTCAAAGAACTCATGATGTATAATTTTTACGCCTGGCATATTAGTTTCAATCTTTTCTTTCCACCAACCTGGAGTTTCTACAATTAAATGTGCATTACGTCCGTCTGGCAAAAATTTCTTAGCAGGGCTAGTTGCAATAATAAGGAATGCATTTTTCTGAAACAAGTTGTGAATATCTTTTAATACGTCATCTAAAAAGAAAGGTTCGATATGTTCTAATACATCTGTACTAATAAGCATATCAGCTGGCTTTTTATTATCAGGAATGTTAAAATCTGGCATTCCCGGATCCCATCCAATTGCATTAATTTCTGGATAGGCTTCTTTAAGTGCTAGTACAACACCGCCTTTGCCACATCCATAATCTAAAATAGATTCTGGTTTAAATTCCTTAATCCATTTTTCAATTGCTTTCAATCCTTTAGCATCACCAAAACTTGCTTTTTCATCATGTAGTTGTGCTAACTGACGAGCGTACTCTTCACTAATTGTTTTCATCTAACTTCCTTTGCTTACTTATATTGCGTATGGTTTTTAAATAACTCCCTACTGAGGAAATATTAACTGTATTTAAATTATTCATAGTTTCAGCGTCTACTAAGTGGACATTAAGATCAATAGGTTTTTCACTCATTGGAATTAATTGTAACCAAGGATCACCAACTTGAATCTTAACTTCACTGTTATACGGTACCATAATATTATTTAATACACTATGTTGATACTTATACTCTGTAATACCCGGAACTCCCCAATACGCTAATGGATTCTTAGTATGCCAGTCTGTTTTAATCCATACCCACTTTACACCTGTAGTCTCTTTAATAAACCAAGGTGATCCTAACTTAACATGTGCAAGTCCGGGTTTATGAAAATCAAAGTCACGTTCGTCATGCGGTATTGCAGGAATAAAATCAGGAAAGACTCTTACTTCCTTTTCTCCATGTTCGTTTACCCGCATGTGTAGTTCACACCAACTAGGGAAAATAATACCTGCTTTTAATATGTCATTAATTGCAGGACATTGTTTCATTGAACTTATCGGTAAGTCGTTATAGTAGGCTTGGTGTGTGGGTCTACTTGCTGGTAACCCTTTCCACCATTCAGGAATATACTTCTTAGCCAACTGCGGTTTACATTGATCATACGCATATTGTTGGTTTGTGTATACGTCTACTTTAATACTTTTAGATAAGAATCCCATAATCAATTACTTCACTTTGTCTACTAATGTCTTTTACAAACCATGCACATTGTGGGTTATCACCGTCAGTTAAAGGTACACCTAATAGTTGTCCATTTTTCATTTTAGGGAAATACCATTTTACATCATTGTAAAAATTGGTAATTTTTACTTCACCCCAATTCATCATTGTACTAGTTAACGGATTAAACAAGAAGGCTTCAAAGCCTCTATCGTTTAAACTTGTTAATGGTAGTACTTCAATATCTCCAGCACCGCCACTGTCACCAACTGCTAGATGCCAATCGATAGGCATAGTAATTTCTTTGCCTCCAATTTCCATTACCATAGCAGGTGAGTTAAATGACTCCAAAAAAATCAAAGGAACATAAAAGAAGTCAGGTTCTTTTGGATTACTATTATCCAAAACCGCAAATCTAATATCGTCAGTTAATTCGTCAGGTAGATGCTCGAGTTTATAACATTCGTTATCTAATGTTAATATTCTCATTTATTTTCCTTTGTTTTCATAATTAATTCCAATCCACTTTCTCTATAGTAAATGGATACTGTGCTTCTTTGTAAAACTTCTTTCTTGATGTTAAATGCCTTTTTGCGTATTTACATGTGCTAGTTATATCCCAAATTTGCACAAAGTCTTTATCTTCTGCCTTACGAACACCTCTGCCTATACTTTGAATTACTCTTACAAAAGACTTGCCAGGCTCAATAAGAACAAGGTTAAAGATCCTAGGGATATTAATACCAACAGCGGCAACCCCGTACGTTGCAATAATAACCTTATTAGTTGCTTCTTTAACTTCGTCATACTGTTCCTTTCTATCTTTTAATTTCATATCACCTTTAACAAACACGCTATCAGGAATAATTTCCTGTAACATTTCTCCTGCACTAATTCTATCAACTAGAATAAGTGTATTGCCTGATTGTGAAACTGTGTTTAATAATTTGCCTATGTATTTTATTCTTTCTGCATCTGTTACTAGAAACTTTAATTCTTCTGGATAGCCTGCAAAACTTTTAATGTCAATCATTTGTACAATGTTAACATGACAGTTTGATAGTACGCCCTTGTCTTGTAATTCTTTTGCACTAATGTTGCCAATGACTGGCCCTATACTTGCTAAGATACTTTGAAACTCAAACTGTTCTTTAGGTACTGTTCCAGTTAAGCCCCAACGTATAGGTGCATGTTTTAAATTTTGTGTAAGTAATTTTTTAAGCACTTCTGCTTTTGCTTGGTGTACTTCGTCAATAATAATTGTTTGTACGCCATCTAAAAATTCTGCAAGTGTTAGTACATCGTCATAGTTTTTACTTTTCTTATCTAGTATGTTTAGACTTTGCCAAGTACAAATAGTATGTGTCTTGCCTAATTCTTTTCTATCACCAAAGTAAACACCTACGTCTAATCCGCAGTTAACATAATCTTCTTCTGTTTGTGTAACAAGACTCTTGTTAGGAACAATAACCAACGTCCGACCTAACTTTTCCATTAGGTGTGATAGTGTTGCAGTAATAATTGTTTTACCTGCTCCAGTTGCAACTTCTTGTAATGCTTGTGGATTATTTAAAAATCCGTTAACAGTTTCAACTTGATAATCACGTAGAATAATTTCTTCGCCTGCGGCCATATGTCCTTCAGGCCAACATACACCTTGGTCTGCCCAATAGCGTTCATTAATTGCTGTAAATGTTAAATCGTGTTTTGCTCTGTTGTCTACAATCTCAGATATTTCAACACCTTGCTCTACAAGACTGTTAACAATAGTATCTAAATGGTTAACATATCCTGTACCACCAATACCAAAGAACGCAACAGTTCCGTCCCAACGTCCTAGTTTATATTGAGGCAAGTAACGTGCATAAGGAACTTGAAACTTTAACTTGTTAGCAATCTTTCTGCGATTTTCAACAGGCAAGTTTTCAACTTTTACGTTTACTTCATCTTGAATTACAATTCTACAACTTGTCATATATTCTCTACTTTAACTTGCCATCTATTATAAGGTGCTACTATTGATCCAACATCATATGTCATTGTTAGATCAATTCCGCATATCCATTCATTAATAAGGTTCAAAGGTTGCCTTGTTATAGACAACGATGTTATTGGTTTCCAATTACTTTTAAATAACGGCTTAGGAACTTTATTACTACTAATATACACTACTTTAGTTTTATTGTCAACATAATTATTTAATCCCTTATCATGGACGAATTGGTTAAATTCCTTAGCATAATCTAATTCTTTGTTGTCCAATCTAAACATAACACTCATTTGTTCTTTTGGAATAAAATTTACAAATGAATTGTGTAATTCAATTATATTATCTAAACAAGTTTGTGTATCTAACACTACCAATAACGGAAACCTATCTAGTTGTTGTAATGCAGAACAAAGTTGATCTCTGTTCCATGTATCACTGTTAACACAAATTTGAAGATTACTTCTATTAGCAATCTTAACTGCTAGTGTATCACAGTTATTAATTCTAAAACTTTCTGTGACATCAACGTCATCAAAGTATTCGAGACCATAAAGACCTTTACGGTCAAAATATTGATAGAGGTTGTTAACATTTGGTTGTCCTAGATCTTTTGTACATTCAGTAATGCCAAGTTCGTTGTAATTAATAAATTTATAATCTTTAATGCCAGGGAGGAATTTGTGAACATTAGTATCCATAACTTTAAGCTCATTGTATATTTCTTGAACTTCGTTAGAAATATCAAACTTAGCAGGAAACTTATTAGCAATATTTACAACCTTCCAAACATATTTTTCAGTTAACGGAAAGAAGTGTTTGTGTTTTTCATAGAAATAATCTTTGTTATTACCGTTTTTTAATTCTTCTAATCTATTAATAACTTTTTTATTAAACGGAAATCTAATAACAAGCATTTGCTGTTTTACATTATCATATGTAACTTCTTGTATTTTAACCCAATGCGAACTGTCTATCTCTCTTAACGGAGTTCTTAAATTATCTAAATGGTTCTTAAGTTCAATGTTATGCTTTGTAAACTGTGGTGCGTAGTACTCTACTAATAGCTTTTTAACAAGCTCGTGTTGCTTAGGCGTGAGTGCAGTACCTCTAAAACATTGTTTAGCAATACTAAACATAATCTTATGGTTGTCGTCATGCAACGTAAATGAGTGTAAGTCTGCTAACTCTTTGTTACGACTAAACTTAAAGTTACTGATGCCAGCAACTAGTTCTAAGCAGTCTTCAACGGTAAGGTCAGCAATGTCGATTGGTTCTTTTCTAAGCATGTGTATATTATACTTGATTATAGTTCAGAAGTCAAGTTCTTTAATGGTAACCCTTGAGCTATTTCATCCAAAGTCCATTCAGTGTGAGCGTAATCGTTTAGCCATTGTGTTCTATCTGGCATTACGGGCTGTTCAATATCATGTAAGAAATCAATGTCATTGCCTACAGGATAAGCAAGACTGTGGGTACTAACAAAAGCAGGCACACCCTCGATGATACTATGTATACCCGGGTTGCTCGAATAACTGATAGTAGCCCATACATTATTAAATCCCATATCAAAATCATCATAGGTGTCTTTGACATGTTGTGGATCTTGTCTGTATACGTTTTTAAATTCTTTTTCTATATGCGGTAATGGACGTCTTGGGTGTGGTCGAAATATAATAGGACGGTCTGTGTGTTTACGTACTTCACTAATAGTTTGCATTAGCCAATTACTCATGCTTGGCATACCTTGCCATTGTAAACTCTTATCATGCTGTCCGCATATTAAAATGTACTCGCCGTCGGTGCGCCAAGGTTTTAGTAATAGCCCAAGAGCATTGCTACGAGCATTATTATTACCACTATCCCCAAAATAAGCATCACGATTGATTCCATTGAGACCTACTTTCCACGTTACGCCTCTATTTATTCCACCAACTTCTAATGCTATTACAGGTTTGTTTATTGCTTGGAAGTGTTCCCAAACTTTTTGGTTTCCAGCCATTCGACCAAACCAAAGCACACTCCATATAACAGCAACATCGCAATCCCACTCATTAAAACTAACGGTATGGCCACTATTGTGCAAACTAGTTGCAAAAGAGTCAAACACCGGTTTACTATTAAGTGCGCCATAGTCTGTAAATAAACTAAACTTCATTCCAATAAGACTCGCTTCGAGGTTCTAGTAAGTCTTTCTTTCTACTTCGACCTTCTGATTTTCTTACACCTTTTAAGTGATCAAACCATGCTCCAAGTTCGCAGTTGATTAGTGGATGCCCTTCGCCATTTATAAGATGGCCACTGAAGTCTTTAATATTAGGGTATTGTATTCTAATCTTTTTTAATACTTGATCAAATACATAGCTGTCATGCCACTCTTCCATTTTAAAGATTCCATCATCTGCTTCTTCATAAACTCTTTCAAACTCTTTTAAAAATGCATCGCATCCAGGAGTTCTAAGTGTAAGTCCGTACCAACCACATTCAGGCCATTTTTTGTTTCTACCTAAGTAGTGTAGCCATTGTGATGCAGGTACTAAGTTTCTAAATTGTCCGTAAGTAATAGGACTGTGTACAAATGTGTCGCCGTCAATCCAAACTAAGATATCTGTATCAGGATCTTTAGCGGCTTCAAATACTGCGTATGTTTTGTTTGCAAAACGTACTGCGTCCCATTTAAATTCTTTGTGATGATCTCTTGGACGTCTAGCAGGCCACGGACATTTGCCGTGTGCTTTTGGATCGTCTTTATGACGTTCTTTAAATGCATTAAGTTTTGGTAATGCTTGTTTAGCATCAACAACTTGAATATTTGCACCTGGCGGAACAACAGGAATACAATCCTCTGCATACACTCGTAAGTGTACAGCTGGGTGTACATTTTTAGCCCAACTATCAATAAGACGTTGTCCATATTGTTCTAGTCCTGGTTGGTGAAATGTAGTTATACAGGTTATTCTCATTTTACGTATTTCCTCATCCATTCCCATGCTTCGCCGCTACGTAAGTCTGCAAAACTCCAATGGCATTGTGCAATTTTTCTAACCCACTGTTCTCTATCAAAAGGTCTTAATTTTTGTAATGCATCTATTCTTTGAAAGCATACTTCTTGTACTTGACTTGCTTGCCAATCTTCACATATAACTGGAACACCCTCTATGATACTAGCTACGCCTGGACTACTATTGTACACAATAGAACAATGTGCAGTTGCTAAGTCTTGTGTGATGTCTTTTGCAAAACTAATTCTAATATTATTACCTACAATATTTTTTACATACTCAGGTGCTTTTTTATCTCCAGGGTGTGGTCTGATAACAATAGGCTTATTAGTATACTGTCTAATTTCTGCAATTTTAGTATTAGCCCATGTTACAACATCTTTACCCTTCATACTCCAGCCGCCATTACGTTGTAAGCACAATAAAATATTTTCTCTATCGTTATAGTTCCAAGGTTTCAATTTAACACCTAGGTCACGTTGAATCTTTTCCCATTGCGTGTCACCGTATTCATCGTTGCAATACTCTGCGGTATTAGCAAATACTCCGTCAAAACTATATCTTAAATAATGATGAGGTTCGTTTGTTTTTGCTTTAAACAAAAATAAATTAGCATCTGCTGTAATAAATCTTTTGTTAGCTGTGTTACTAGCAATACTTCTACGTAAATTGATATGCGGTACTGCTTGACTGTTTTCGTGCATCCAACCTTGCATTACTGCTACATCGCATTGCATTACATCAAAGCCGTCATATACTAATCCATTGTCACCACTTACTCTAACTCCGGATATAAAATTTTTAATAATATCTATTTTATGATTAGGCTTATTTGCTTTAAGTGATTTCCCTGGAGGAATAACTTTAGTGTATCCTATAACTCTCATTTTACTATGCTCCAGGCATATCCACTTAACATTTCGTCGTATGTAAATTGATTGTTGGCTAGGTATCTACACAAATAAGTTAACTGTTTCCTTCCTGGATGTTCTGCAAATTCAATTCTTTTTAAACTAGTTTCGCAAATGTCTTGAGCACAATTTGGTCCTAACACTACAGCAGGTTTGCCGTATATCATTGCTTCAAGTGCGGCAATACTATTATATGTTACTAGACAATGTACGTCATCTGCAAGTGCTTGTTCCATTGTATTAACACTAACACGATCTTCTCTACTTGGCTTCTTACGTAGTTGTACTGGTCTTGAAGTGTTCTTTCTAATGGTAGCAATAGTTTGATCAATCCATTGTTCTAGATCTTGATCAAAGTATTTCATTACCTTTTCACTAGGAGGAACAACTAAAATCTTACGTCCTGGTGTTGCATCTTTAAACGGAATTGCTAATGAATTCCAACGGCCGCCTCCATACCATTTATCCGATTCTGGTTTCTCTCTATCAGGCATGTGTAAATTTTGTAATGCATTTTTTACAATTCTATGATAAGTTTTTTTACCGTTTGGATTACGTGTACTTGGGTTGTTGCCTACATACCCTGTATCCATAAAGTAAAAATCTCTACCTCGCTCGATGCACATCTTAATTAGTTTTTGTTTGCCTAGTCCTCTAACTAATAATGGAGTGTCGTCGTCCCAATCAACATCGTCGGCACGAATATACTTACCGCCACTACCTAATGCCATGCCCATTACAAAAGAATCAATAAGTCCAAATGACCCTTTGACTTTCTTTTCTACTTTTTTAATTCCACTGTCTACACAAATTAACGGAGGGTTTTTTACTTCTTGGAAAACTTCTGCAACGGCTTCAACTGCAAATCTCTGTTCTCCTAATGCAACGCTGTGTAAGATCTTATCGATCATTTCTTTTAAATGCGGTCTAATCACTCGTGTATCCCATTCGCCTATATTTTGTTCCATGTCATGTTCCATGTTATCTGTCCATCATTTGAAATAAATTGTCTTTCCATAATTGAGCAAATTCACAGTTTCTGTAATTTTCAAACCACGGGCCTCCTTCTGTATAATGAATAAGTTTAGGCTTTTCAATATCATTATACACTCCTACTAGGTAGTTCCAAGTATGATCTAGTTCACCAATCTCTTCGTCTTTGAGCCAACTAAATCTATGAAAGTGTGCACCATTAAGTTCTGGCTCATTTACCATGTCTTGTGTTACTATAGCATTACTTGGATGTCCGCAGTTCCATAGTACCATTGAACTCCAATTCTTACGTGGATAGACTGTTTGTTTTTGTCCGTCCATCTTTGTATCTTCTGTTACTTTATAATCGTGTTGCACACACATAACAGCATACTTGTCGTCTGCTTGATCAAATAACTCTTGTATGTCTGTAGTAAGGATCATATCACAATCCATAAACACAGCCCAGCCTTTAAAGTTTGCAAGTTCTGGTACTAAGAATCGTGTAAATGTAAATTCAGTACTTGCTAGTTTATCAACAGGACGATTATACCACCCTGCACTTCGTAGTTCGCTTTGTCTTAATGGTTGCACATTTACATTAGAACTATGTTGTTCAATACTGTGCTTACATACTTGATAAGCAATGTCTTCTCTTGGATCGTATCCTACAAATACTTTATTCATTGTTTAGTTTTCCTTACGTATACTGCCGACCTATCAATAGTATGTATCTCGAGAGAGTCTCCAAACGCCTCATGAAAGGCTTTTTTACTGCCGCGCCAACTATGATAGTCGTCCAATACCATATACCCACCTACATTTAAACGTGGCCATAGTGTTAATATTTCTTGTAGTGTGCTTTCATACCAATCAGTATCCAACCGTAGTAATGCAATACTTTTGGGTATATTGTTTGGGTCTAATAGTGTTTGTTCACAAGGACCTTTAATAAAATTGCATTGATGTGGAGGAATATATTTAAATACGTTTTCACTAACTTCTCCAATTTCTGCTCTACACCACTGATCAAATCCGTTCTTTGCTTTTCGGCTAAATCTTGCATGTGACACAGCGTTTAGTTCATTTACTTTATGATCATGTACAGTTGGCTCAGTCATACCTTCAAATGTATCAAACAGCCAAAAGTTTCTTTTTGTTTTATCATTAGCTAACCAAGCACTAATAATTTGTCCGCCTTTCCACACTCCACACTCAACAATATCACCTGGAATATTATTAGCATCAAGGTCTCTTACAGCCCGTATAGTTTGCGTTATACGTTTTCCGCTTGTCATTGTATACGGAGCAACTTCTTCTACTATACGAAGCTCTTTTTTAGTTGGAATAAACTCCATTAGCGCCTTTCTATATCTTCTTCAACACATTGTTCGCCGCATTGTATTTCTAATATATGTGCATTTTCAGTTCCTGGGTTACTTGGTAAATGCCAAACTTCTTTATTAATTTCATATGGTCTACTCGATGGCGTTAGGTAAGCAATCTCAGTGCGGCCGTCCCATTCAGTTACCATTTTAACTTCGCCTTCTAATATATTCCATTGTTCACTACGTTTAAAATGTTTTTGATTACTTAGTGCTTTCCCTGGATAAATTACAAGCTCTTTTACTTTGTAACCTTTTTCTGGTTTGTCATCAAGTACACGCCAGTAGCCCCAGTCACGTTGTGTCTTTTGTGTTTTCCACTCGTCTAGTATCCAACTACTACTGTTAGCTTTGTTTTCGCCGCCAATTCCAAATGCAAATTCTACACTCGGATGATCACCGTATGTAGCATACTCAGGAGTTGTAGTGTTTGTTCTATCGCCACCGTTAGCAAATATAATTTTGCCTGTGGTAGTTGACATAGTAAGAAATATTGCACCACATGCACTATCATCGCTGTCATCAAAACTGATAACTTTATCTACAATAGCTAGTTCTTTAATGATAGCAAGACGTTCTTTAAAAGGCATAAATGGCCGACCCTTTTTTCGAGTCAGCCATTCATCTGAATTTAATCCAACAATTAGTTTATCACCTAATTGTTTTGCGGCCTTAAAATAGTTAATGTGTCCTGAATGTAGTGGATCAAAGCCACCTGTTACTAGTACGTGTCTCATACTAGTATTTAAACTTTAACGATTTAAAGTTTGTATATATTGGTTTACATTTTCAGGTGTTGACATTTCGTAAGGATCATTATCTGTTCCTTCGTTGTTATAGCCTTCTTCAATAAAACTTTCGCTAACAATCATGTTCTCAACATACATAGCATATCTCCATGATCTATTTGCAAAGCCTTTATCTCTTTTATTACAAAGCATACCAATAGCATGTGTAAAGTCTGCATTACCATCTGCTAGTAATTTAACTTTAGTACAACCTAATTCTTTTGCCCAAGCATTCATTACAAATGCATCGTTAACGCTTACACAATAAACTTCATCGACACCTTCTGCTTTAAATTGTTCGTACATTTTTTCGTATGCTGGTAGTTGTTCTGAACTACAGGTTGGCGTAAACGCTCCTGGTAATCCAAAGATAACAACTTTTTTATTTCCAAAAAGTTCTTGGCTAGTTTTCTTAACCCATGCACCACCTAATGCACAGCCGCCATCATCACCAACTTCATCACCTTCTCGTAATACAAAGTTGATATCGCCTGGAAGTGTGTCCCACTTCTCAATCGCTTTTCTTTCCCCTGGTAATTGATAATTCATATTCGTATTTTAGTCCTGTGTGTTATATACTAGCATCTTCCATGCCAGCTACTCTTAGTTTTACAATATTAGTAAGTTGCCATTGTTTTTGGTCTAGGCCCTTACAAACTCCTAGCCATTTGTTACGCATTAGTGCAAACTCATTGATAATCTTTTCGTAGTCAACAACGTCAGCTTCACCGTCTACATATTTTTCAACGTCTCGACTTGACAATGCTCGCGGGTAACTTTCAAGATATTTCTTAAAGAACGAACTACGTAACCTACGCAATTCGATGTTTAGGTATTCTAATATTGCTTCAAGTTCTTGTAGTTGATTAAATCGTTGTTCAACAACACCCGGCATCTCAGCTGATGCACGTTCAACATTGCCTTTAATCTTACATTCCTTTCTAGCTTCTACTAATTGATCTTCATAGTAGTTGATAGCATTAGGAATGTTACTAATGTCTCGAGCTATATCAGAATACCATCCCATCAGTAATCGTCCTCGTTATCGTACGAATCTTCGTCAACGTCTTCTTCTAAATAATAACCAATAGCTTTATCTAAGTTGCTGTCAGATCCTAATGCTTCTCTAAATGCTTCATCACTAGTACCTAGATCAGCACATAAATCAACAAACTTTTCAGCAACAGTTTCAATGTGCTTTTTGTCTAAATATTCTTTAAACACTTGCCACACTTCTATAATATTTGAACCTGTATCCAATGTAATCTCCTTAGTTAATACTGCTATAGTTATTCAGTTGGTTGTGTTTCGACTTCAGTTTTGACTTCAGTTTCGACTACTGATTCTTCAACCATGTCTACTGCTTCTGCAATGTTATTCCAGTCCATCATAATTGTGTCAAGAGCGTCACCGCCTGCTTCCCACACTTTACGATATTCTTTTACTTCATTACCTTTAGAATCAGTGTACTTTAGTCTATTTCCGTCTTTGACAAGTAATCCTTTTTTCTCAAACAAGTCAACCAATCCACTGTAAGGATTCATACCTGTTTCATAAGGAATCTTAACTTGTACGCCTTCGAACGGTTTTGCATAACGAGTTTTCATTACTTTACAACCTGCTCTAATACCACGCACTTCGCTAATTTTATTACCGTCAAGGTCTTCTTTTAGCTTTAGTTTTTTCATTGCAACAACAATACTTGATGCATAGATAAAACCTTGTCCACCACTGATCTTGTCATCTGGGTCAAACATATCCTGTGATGCATATGTATGATTAGTACAAACTAATCCTACGTTACAACTACCAATCATGTTAACAGTATTACGTACAAGTGATGTTAGTGCTTTAGGCTTACGACCCATATCACCTTTCATATCACCTTTGTTAAACTGATCAACATCTGTAGGTGTTAGCAACATACCCAAACTATCAACTACAAACAAAATCTTAGGACGTTCTTCCTCTGGCATTGCTTTGTAGTCAATCATAAACGTACTAATAGTTTTAGCAACGTCATCAATCATTGACATGTTAAGTTTTAGTAGTTTGTCTTCTGATGTATCTACATCAAGAGCTTTCAACCAACTTTCATCAAGTGCGTTCTCTGAGTCAATTAGAACTACAAAGATACCTTGATCTTGTGCCGCCTTTACAATATTACCTGCACAGATATATGATTTACCTGCACCAGATTCTCCTGCAAAAACAGTTACCTTACCTAGTGGAACACCTTTGTGGAAGTCGCCACTAATAAGATAGTTTAAGGCATAGTTACCTGTACTAATCCAATCCGTAGGGTCATTAAACCCACTACTCATGCCTGTGATTGATTTAGTTAAGTTTTTACGAAACTTAGAAACGTCAAATGCTTTATTAGCCATTGTATCTCCTTATCAGATTGTCTGAATAGGGTGTAGCATAAACTACTACACCCACTCAGTATTAAACTAGCTTTGGCGGCTTCTGATCATCGCTAGGATGTCTTCTGCTTTGTTGCCATCGCCTGCCGCTTCAGTTGCCGTAGGTGCTACTGCATCAGCTACTGGAGCCTCTGCTGGTGCTACTGCTGGTGCCGCCGCTGGAGTTGGTGTAGTTGCTTTAACTGGATCACCAGTTGCCGCTCTTACGCCTGCTGGTCTAAAGTATTGACCAAATGCTTCCATGTCGTATGCTTCACCATCTACTGATGCTTCAAACATTTTCTTGATAACTTCAACTGCTACTGCTTCAGGTTTCTTAGGCAAGTAGTCTGTCATGTTAAACAAGCCGTGGTCTTCGATAGCCTTATACTCAGCTTCATCTAACGGACGCTCTCTACGAGCCCAGTTTGATGTTGAGTAATCAGCATATCCACCTTTGGATGTTTTAGCGATTCTAAAGTCTACACCTGCTGTGTAGTCTGTAGGTAGTTCGTTCATATCTGGATCCATTAATGCTCCCTTAATAATTTGGAAGATTTGTGGACCAATAATGAAACGTCTGATTGGGTTTTCAGGTGTTGTATCCTCTGAAAGTGGATTATCAGTTACGAAGCCTTGGAATACGTATGAACGCTTTTTCCAATACTTACGACCCATATCCTCTAACTTTGGATCTTTAAACCAGCCACGTACTTCTGAAAGTACTGGACAAGTTTCCCCATACATTTCCATACATGGTACTTGTACCTGTACTGGACGAGAGTCTGTCTCGCCTTTAATTCCAGCAAATGGAAGTTTGATCATCAAACGTTCTTGCCAGAAAAATGTATTATTTTCGTCACCATCAGGTAAGAAACGAACTGTTGCAGTCTGTCCTTCCTTCAAATTCCAAAATGGGTAAATTGCGTTATCGCCGCCGCTGTTGTTATTAGAACCACCTGTGCGTGACTCTTGTTCTTTAAGTTTAGCTCTGATCTCTGCTAATGTTGCCATAGTTATTGCCTCCTATATGTTAAGCCTATGTGCTTTAATGCGGAACATTCCGCTGTGCCTGTTTGTAGTAGCACATGTTATATACTACTACAGTTACTTAGTAAAGTCAACCACTAGGTTGCCAAAAAAGTGATTCTTAGTTATTAATGCCTGCTAGTGATTTGATTCTTTCCATCTCACCATCTTTTCCTTGCACTAATCTTGCAATCATCTTCTCAGCTACTGGTACGCTTTCTTCACCAAATTCTTTTTCACATGCAGTTACTACTGCCTGCTCGCCTTTTGGAAAGTTGTTAGTTGTGTAGTCATAATAACTTTTAACTAGCTCTTCTAACTTCTCACCTGCTGTTCTTGTATCTTGTTCTTCTCCGTCCATGTCGTCCGGAGTATCAGCTTTCATCATTTGACCTTTACTATTGATTTTGACATCCATAGTATCGTCATCTTCATATTTGTCAGCATCTTTTTCTAATGATGCTTTACGCTTCATTAGTTCTTTTTTAAGTTCTGGATCTTTTGATGTCTCCGGATCTATTTGTAAATCTTGTAATGCTTTTTGTTTAGCATCGTAGTCATCTTTGTCTTTAGTTGGTGTATACTGTGATTCTGTTTCAAGATCACCTGTATCAATTTTTGTTAATATACTTGGATTTTTTCCTTTTAAGTATTTCATTACTAATGGACGGACACATGTATCTGCATCTTTTTGTCCAACTTTTTTGAACATGTCTAGTAGCATTGGGTCATCTATAATGCCCTTCATGCTTTCGATTGCATTCGTGCCGTTTATTCCGGCAGGAAAATGTTGAGCCATTAAGCCATTAATTTGTTTAACCGCGGCCGCTTGTGCTTCTTCGTCACCGTCAATTAATGCATTGTCTTCCTCTCCTACGATTGAATCTAACGCCCTTTCAAATTCCATTTCTGGAGTTTGTACTTCTGAAACTTCTACTTCTGCCTCTACTTCAGTTTCTGTAACAAAGTCTTCTGGCGATACTTCTTTTGCCGTTGTTACTTCACTTACTAACCTGTATACATATGGAAATACATCTTTTAATTCTTCGTTAAAAGATCTAATAGTTAATTGGTCAATCCAATTTTCTGCAACGTCTTCTGGAACATTTTCATTTACTACTGGAGTAAAGTTTTCAAATGCTTCTTTGTAATACGCACTACGTTGTAGTTTCATTACTTCTGTTTTAATATTTTCTAGTCTTACATCTACGGCTTCCATATAACCTTTTAAGCCTTCTGCCATTACGCTTGAACGGTTCATGTAAGTTTTAAACTTGCGTAGTTTGTTTAATTCTGTTGACATCTCAACAATATGTTTACCAAACTCGTCGTATTGATTTCCGCCTTCGGCAACATGTCTTGCCATTGCTCTTGCACCATTTAAATGTCTGAACGGATATTTAAATCTTTCGCCAGCTTCACTTTCAATATACATACTGTGTACATTTTGTGTTCTTGATCCAGGAACTTCTAAGTTTACTGGTTTGGTGTGTTTAAGTACTAAGCGAGCAGTATCGATATTTTCGAAACTTGTTCTACTCGTACCGTACATGTTTGACTCACTCATTTGTGTTTCTCCGGCAGTTTTTGTTAAGTGTGCGTAATCTCGTTTATCAAGATTACTTTTAGTAATATCTCTTGTATCAAAGTTTAGCATATGTTTTTTAGAAAAAATTCTAATTTCTTTTAAAAAGTTATACCAATTGTTTTTTTCAGCTTCTCCAGCTTCAGCCATAAAGTCTTGATTATATAATACAGTAATGCCTGATTTTTCATCTAGTGTAATACTAACTTTTCCAAGTACATTATTGCCTTCTTTATAGTCAAAGTCAAAATACTTTGCTAATTTAGGCTCGTCTGTTACTGTACCCATTTCATCACCAATTGTTACAGATGGAAATCTGCCTCTAATTTTAGCGAATAGTTTTTCTGACACTGGTTCTAAGTTGCTCATGTTAATATTTATCTCATATTAGTCGAAACGAATATAGGCATGGGCGGTTCGTAATCTTCGGCCGCTTCTGCTTGATTAAACGATTCGTACACTCTTGGATCCCAGTCTTTTAATACTGCAATTATACGCATACTTAGTAGTGTTGCACTAACTAAATCGTCCGTTTCTCCGGGTTTTGCTTTATAACTACTACCACTTGCTACAAATCCTTTAAGCTCTGATAGTAATACTTTACTGTTTACTTCTAGTTTATCGTTCTCAATCATAGTCTTTAAACGACTACAAGCACTAATTTTTGTACTGTGTGTTGTGTTAAATCCTTTACGGAACTTGCGTACATGTCCTTTACGCATAGGCTCACTTGTAAGTAGCCCTGGTATATTCTCTTCTCCAAGATCTCTAATAACAATTAATGCACCTTCTCCAATACTATTGTTCTCTACACTCCAATATATATTTGATCCGTTGTTATTACAACATTCTTTAATGTAATCACATATATCTTTTAAAACTCTAATTTGTCCTGGTATAGCAGTTTCATTGTGTCTCCACTCTGCTACTTGCTTATAGCTTGGTACTTCAAATACTTGTATTGCGGCAAAGTCGCCACCTGTACCCATACTAGGATCAAGTGCAACAACGTAACTATTGTCCCCTGTTGGTTTTTTATACCAACGTGTTTGGCCCATGTTAAGTATTGGATCTTTGCCTTCCATTGATGCTAACTTAATACTATTAATAAGTGTTTCATCATAGATTAAAAATTCGCAACCATACTCACGGCGAAACTTTTCTTCACCAATACGACCAATTTCATTCTTCCTCCATTCTTCATCTCTGTCAGGATGTTCGTCCCAACTACATGTAAATCCATGAAAGCCATTCTTACCAATATCTGATTCGTTACCGTGTTCGTCAAACTTATCTGCAGACTCTTTCCAAATAATAGCAAACGTATCTTCGTCTGAGTTAGGTGTACTTGTAATAATAGCTCTACCACCTGTTGCTAGTGTAGGTGATATTGATGTCCAAAATTCTTCTGCAATATTAGGATTAACAAATGCAAACTCGTCACAGTATAGTAATGATATGGACATACCACGTCCTGTGTTTCCTGTTGTAGTAGCACTTACAATACGTGAACCGTTTTCAAATTCCATACTACCTTTGTTGTAGTTTGTTACTCCTGCTCTAATATGATCAGCACACATTTCGTACACGTATCTAATACGTTGCATAATTTCCTGTGCGCCTGTGTATTTGTGTGCGGCAATTAGAATAGTTTGATCTGGATGGAACATAGCATACCAACACAAGTAAATTGCGGCAGTAGTAGTTTTACCAGTTTGTCTTGGTAACATATTAATATTAAAACGGAAGTCGTGATAACTCTGTAGTAACCGTTCTTGATATGCAAACGGATCAAATAATAATTTACCTTTTACAGGGTGCTGAATGAATGCAAACTTCTTAGCAAAGTACAAGTATCCATCTTTTGGATCCATGCATCTGCGTAGGTCTTCAATCTGCGCCTCAGTATATGTATCTCTGGTATGTGCCTTTTTTGTTAAGACACCATCTAAACTCTTTGTTGCCATACTATTATTTACTCAAAAAAATACCCGCCGGAGCGGGTATTGAGTTTGACGTTTTAACTTTATTATTATTCTTAACTACAGCCGCAACTTGAACAAGCCATTAGCTTCTTCTTGGTATTTTTACCACATTCTGGACATTTACCTTCGCCCATTAGTTCGGCATATTTGTTTTTTAGTTCTTCTTTAATCTCATCTTCAAGTGACATTGGATTGTCACCTCCAGCTGTTGCTGGGTAAGAACCTTTTTGTTTGTTAAGTCCACCACTTAAATCTTTAGTCATGTACTTAGTATCTTGGTGTTGCTCATCTGGGCTATTGTCATAATCTTCTGCTTCAACACTATCATTACAACTACTTGCACCAATATGTTGCTTGCCACAAATCTTGCATGGTGCTTTTTGCATTCCAGGTTTAAGATCATCCATGTCGCTTGGTGGTCCCATAGGCTCGTCTAATCCTTTAATTGCCGCCATTGATTTCTCAATGTCACCACGCATACCTAAACTTGGTGCCGGTGCTGGATTAATATCTTTATCGCCTAATACCTTAAACAGTTCGCCTACTTCTTGTGGACTATCACCTGTTAATGAAATATTCATTGATGCCGCTTCGTTAAGTGCATCAATTTTTTTATAAATGTCTTCTAGTTTCATGTTATTTGCTCCCCATAGGGCTAGTGTTACCTGGTTCGCCCATATCTTGAATTTGTTCTTTGTTAACTGCAACAGATCCAATTGGATCGTTTTCTCTTTCTTTACGTGCTTGTTCTAACTCTGCTAATAGTCCCATAATTCTTTCGCCTGTTACTGTCTTGTGAACTGCTGGATCTGATTCTGGTAAATCGCTTCCTAAATTTGGCTCGTAAACTTTATTGTATTCTGCATCTTGATACTGTTCTTGTGGAGCATCTAAATTTCTTACAATTAAATGTGACTCTGGTAGTCCGCATGTTTGTGTTAGGTATTCTGCTACTACTGGTGCAATAGTTGGATATGCTAATTCAGCTTCGCAATAGTTAACTTCTGTATTTTGTAATTGAGGAAAATCTAATGGACGTTCTGTAATTGGTGTACGTTTGCAATCAGTCATGTTAATAACGCCAAACTTCTGTAGTGCAGTTTCCATGGTGTCCATGCACCCTTCAGGTAGCTCTCCGGCAATACCAATTTTAAATTTATAAGTCTTTTTAGACTCTGTTAAATAATCTGCAAATGTCTTCATATCAGTTCCTTATATGTTTATTTATCCATGTTTTTCAATTTTTCAAGCAAACTATTACGGTCTGTTACTACGTAACCTTCGCCATTTACAAGTCCTGAATCTTCAAATCCACTGTCTTTGTCTTGCTTTTCTTTTTTAAGTTGCAAGTCGATCATTTTTAATTTTTTATCTAGTTTCGCAACTTTGGCATCGAGAGCCGTTTTAAGCATTCCTCCAGCCACTTCAAATACTCTGCCACTATACCTTGCCTCCACGTTCATGCCTAAATCCATTAAGTCGTCATATGCTGTAGTAGCTTTTAGTGCAATCTCGTTGAGTTCTTTATCTGCTAATTCTCCTAGACCTTTTACAGCTGGTAATGCCGCAGTAATCTTATCAAGCTCTGCAATGTCTCTAAAGTCTTCGTCAGTACTTGCTTTAACTACATTGTTAGACTTTGACTTTTCTTCTTGAATAATCTCTTGGCTTTCAGGCAAATTGAGTAATTCTTCTAGTTTTTTAGTCATTTTGGTTTTCCATTATATACTACTATTATTTATCCTATTTTCTCTTGCCTGAGTGGAAAATGTCTTTTTCGGTTATAACCCTAAAGAATATTTTCTTCTGTTTACACCATGCTCTTGCGGCTTCCCATTTAGCAACATTTTGGATATACTGTGCTTGACGCCATTTATCACGTCCAACATTCTCTTTCATAGTTTGGTTATCAGGCTTAACTTCAATTAGTTCAACATGTGGTCTACCATTTTTATCGCTGTACTGTATTAAGAAGTCTGGAACATAAACTGTGTGCTTGCCTGTTAATGGATTTCTATATGGAATTTTAACACTCTCACTTGCCCATTTACTAACACTAGGACTTTCGTCACAGAATTTCATAAATGCAAATTCCCAACTACTTCTATACAATGGTGTTTTTGTACCTAAGTATTTTTCAGGAAACTTTAATGAATAGCGACCTTGAGCAAACTTACCCATAGCATTATACCACTATGTTTCTAGTTTCTAGTTTATTAGTTGCTTGGTCCACTTTATAACCTAGTGTACTAATTTTTGCTCTATTATAATTTAAAATTTCTGTAATTACAGTACTCAACTGTATATCATCAAACCCTCCTAGAGTGTCTAATAATTCAAATATTTTTACATTGTCTATCTTTGCTTGTTGCATAACAATAGTAGCAACACTAGTTGAACTAACTTCATCAAACCCTCTTTTAGCAAAGAACCCAACTGTTGCATCAACTTCATTGCTTGAAAATTCAAACGGTTTTGTATAATATTGATCAAAGAATTGTTTTACTGATGTAGCACTATCTCCTGTTTTTGCAGGAAGGTTACCGTATAAGTTTGTTGGCGTTGATGGCATAATTTATTCCTATGTAAAGTCTAGGCTTGATCCGTTAGCATTTGCAATAGCCGCCGATCGTGCTTTAACTTTGTTTGCTTCACTTTGTGCATTGTATGCCGCAGTTATCATTTGCGGTATTGGACTGCCTCCATTGTTAATATGACTTTTCTTAAATGCTGTTGCTTTAGCTAATGAATCAGCCGCTCCTTTATTACCACTTAAGAAGTTAGTAACACTACTTAGTGGGTTTGGTATTTTTCCAGAAGCAATGCCGGCTAATCCAGCCACTCCTGCAACTGTAGCAATAGTACTAAAGTCTCCACCTAGTCCACTTGATTTAGGAAATGCAACGTTTGCAACGCCACTAACATCAATACCTGTAGCTTTGCCAATTTGGTCTTTTAAGATACCAAATCCTTCTTGGCGTAATCCATCTGATCCTAAATTTTTAGCATTTTGTGTAATGCTAGTTGCTTTTAATACTGTTCCTAAAAAGTTTGCCGGACTACTAAATGCCGCGCCGCTACTAATGTCTCCAAAGACATCTGCTATGCCTCCTGCAATGCCGCCAATGCCAAACACACTTGATGTTCCTCCACCTGCTAATGAATTAGGACTTGGTGTTTGATCATAATGTCCACTAGCACTACCAAAGCTCTTAGGAGCAATGCCGTCTTTAACTGGACCTCTAGCATACCATACAGTTTCGTATTGAACTGTCATTGAATTTTGTACTGTATCACTTGAACTGTTATCTAAACTATCATGTTCCCAAGCACTAATTATTGGATTAACTAAAGTAAAACAAGTATAACGCTTTCTTGACATTTGATAAATTTGAATACTTTCAAAGAACGGTTTGAAACTATCATTGTCCATTCCGTATCTATAACTATTTGACAATTCACCTTGGTACGTATTACCTCTGTTGTAGGCCGCGTTTGAAGTGTTAGGATTAGAACTACCATCTACACTTGCATAGTTTCCATCTTTAAAATAATATCTATAATATGCTTCCCACATAGCAGTTGTCTGACCATAGTTATCATCGTGGAATGTAACATTAATTGGATCGTAATCTAATCTTGTTTGTAAATTTCTTTTTTGGTTGTATTGATGTTTTAGCGTTGTTGCAATTTGATACTTAGGTAAGTCAACTTGTTTAACAAGCATATTAATTTCTTGTGTTTTTAATTGAGGAATTAATGCTACAGCTTCTGGATTTAAATTAAATGTTACATGATAAAGAAATTTAGATTTAGGACTTAATCTATGTGCATCATCAACATAAAGTCTTGCCGCGTGAGCCGCATCGCCTAGGTTTCCTTTAGGACTCAATGCTCCGCTTATTAAGTTGTTTAAAAAACCGTTAAGTTTATTTGCCATTTTTACGTATTCCTCATACTCTTATACTAATATTTATCTAATATAATTAAGTGCGTAGATAAAAAAAAAGGATGCCTAATTAAAGACACCCTTTTTATATACTTCAGGAAATATTGTTATTGTTATTAACTAGCGCCGCCGCCTGTAATAGCTGTGTTAACTGTACGTCCGATTGCTGTTCCTATGCCTGTTCCTTGTGGGCTTTGGATAGCGTTGTCATAACGTATCGCTAGTGCAACAGTTACTGGATCGTTAGTAGAGTAAGACAAGCTATTGTAGTTTGCTGACTCTAAGTAACAACCATACAATTCAAATGTCTCTAGTACACTTGCTGTATTAGCACCGTTACCACCGTCTAATATTTCAATTCTTGTAACGAATTTGTAATCGCTACCTGACGCCGCCGAACTTTGTTCAAAGAAGTCAAATTGTTTCTGTAGTTGCTCGCCAACAAGTTTTTGTACGTTGTTTGAAACATCTTCACGTAGGTTAAGTGTAATTGGTTCCCAAGTGTGTTTACCTGCTAGGTATACACGTGAGTTATACACATCTACTGTAATTTGTTCAAAACTTACGTTAGGTCTTGTTACGTCTACAACCTGTTTAGTTAGTTCTGTTGTTGGTGTTGATACTCCAAAATTTTCAAGACTCACTCTAAAGCGGTATTGTAGTTTCGGCATCAACAAACCTTGGTTACTAGCTGAAGAGCTAGAATCCAAAGGTACTGTAATTTTGCTTAGTGTTGAAATTGCCATTATAATATCTCCTGCTTATTAGTATTTATCATATTAAAGTCCTGCTATCTCACCAGTGTTTTTAAGTCTTAATGGAATGTAAATAAACTCCACAGCTTTCACTGGTTCAATTGCTATATCTAAGTAAAGCTCATTTCTATCAATTCTAGTTGGTGTGTTGTTTGATTCATCACACACTACTAAGAAGTCATATAATGCTCTTTGACCTACTAACTCTAATAGTAAACTATCTGCTTGTGCTTTAATCTCATCACGTGTGATTTTGTCATTTGGCTCAAAGATATAAGGTTTAGCAAGTTTGTTAAACTGTGAACGTAAGTAAATTACTAGTCTTGCAACGTTGATTCTGTCTAAAGCACTAGCATTTTTAGCTCTTGTCTTTTGACCAAAGTTAACAAGTCCTGCACCACTTAAGAACGTTACAGGGTTAATAGCATTGCTGTACAATGTATCACGCTGTCCTTCGTTAAGTGCTACGCTTTGGAATTCACCTTCGCTTGTAATGTATCCTGCACTTGAAGCATTTGTAATTCCACCACGTCTTGTTCCTGCTGGAGCAAACCATGGAAACGATACTTGATCGCTTAGTGCCATTGTGCGTAAGATACCATGTGAAGCTGGAACAACTACGTTGTTACCTGCGTTATCACTTGTGAATAAACTTGGATAAAACACACCTAAGTATTCATCGTATGTTACAAGTCCATCGTCATTGTCTTCAACTGCACCTTTTACGTTAGTTGCATATTCGTTCAATGAAGTTGCATCTGGTGTTAATCTAAACGGTAAGTCACCTACAACAAATGCACTAATGCCTCTATCATAGTTAAGTGTTTTCATTTCACCAATTAGCTCTGAGTAACCAGGTGTTGCCATCAAGTTAAAGATTCTTGAATTATCATCTCTAATATCAGCATTGCTGTTAACCATTGCTTGTAATGCTTGTACTACAACTTTACGTTGAGCTTTTCTACCAAAAGAGCCTGCACCATTTTCTTGGTTAGCTGATTCAGTTACCCATCTGTTAGTTGCGTATGCACTCATTGACTCGTCGTTGTTAAATCTAATATTAAGTCCTGTAGTATCAATGTAGTTACGTACATATTTCTTAACGTTAAATCCTGAACGTCTAGTATTCCAAAGCAACATACCTTTTGGATATAGTGCCGGATCTGGAGCGTCAAAGTCTAAGAAGTTACTTACTAGTAATTCAGCAATAGTTCCTGCTGTATCACCTTTAACACCTGAAATGCCATAACGTGCATCAGCAAACAAAATACCGTCTTCAGTAGTTTGGTCGCCTGTATCAAGTGCAATGAACTTCAATGAAGTGCCATTGTATTTGTAAATCTTAGGATAATTTTCTAAGTCTGCTGTACTAATCCAAATGTCGCCATTTTTAAGATCAGTTCCATCTGATTGCTTAGTTGGCTCAGTAGCTGAAACAATTGGTCCTGCTGGATCTGTTTTATCACCACTTACTGCATTATAAAAAGGTGCAGTTGAATCTTGATAACCTACCCATGTAGTACCGTTATGAATCATTAAGTCTACTTCGTCAACAATACTGTTGTACCATAATGCACCATCAGTTGTTAATGCTGTTGGAGCCAATGTACTTGCAGTATATGTTAAGTATTTCCAGTTACTAGCAACCATATCGTATGCATTGCCTGCGGCATCTGTATACAAGTTTGGTGTTGCTGTTGCCGCATTTGAGCCATTGTAAGCTACAAATCCTGCTAAAGCTAATCCGCTGTTAGTATCTGTAATGTGGATGTCACCACCGTCATTGTGTTCAATAACAATTCTGTTTGAAGCATCAACACTTGCTACAACGTTAGTTAATCCTGCGGAGTTAATTGCTCCTGCAACATCATCTGCATCATCTGCATTACCGTTTGTTGTAACACTTACTGTAACTGCCGCACTTAGTACAGCACTTGCTGGACTAGTTTCTGCAATATCAAAAGCATAAGTTCCAGTTACTAGTTGTGTTGTGATAATATCTGAAATAATTTTAGTATTACCAGTTGCTTGTCTTCTGTGAATCTTAAAGTCACCAATTGGATCAGTTGCTTCATCATTATTAGTTTTGATGTAAACTGCGCCTACAGGTAAGTTTTTACCGCCGCCTGCTTTATCTAATGCAAACAACGCCGCTTCAGGTGTTGCATACATTGGAGCTGACTTAGTTTCCCACAAGCTAGTTGTGCCGTTCCACATTTTAACTTTCCAGTTAGCACCTAAATTAGGTTGTGTAGTTTTAACCCAGATACTTCCTGTTGGACGTGGACTTGTGTCAGTTGACTTATATTCAGGTACACTAGTATGCGGAGCAATACTTAACTTCGGTGCTTTAAAAGTAGCCGCTGTTAAACCAATCTCTGCTAATAGTGTTGAAGCGTTAGTTGCTAATACAACGTCTACGCCTGTTGAATAAATCTCTAATTTGTTGTTAACTACTGCTGAAGTAACTCCAGCAATACCTGCTGAACCAATAGCACTTACAACATCACTTAATGCTGTTCCGCCACTAGTTACTACAGTTCCGTTAATGCTCATCGAAGCACCGTTAGTAATTGTTGCGTTGGAAACCGTACCAGTAACAGTTGCCCATGAACTAATCCATGCTGTAGTTCCTACTTGTACCCATGTACCATCGGATTTTTTGTAGTATAACTTGTTAAGTGTTGTAGTTGCAACGATAGCGTAGTCACCAATTGCGCCAACAGAAGTTTTTGGTGCGCCGCCTGTTACTTTAGTTGTATCTGTAATCACTGTTGGAATTTTGTTAGTAAAGCTCTGTCCGCCAGTAACACTAGCCGATGCGCCGTTCCATTCAAAAATACCAAACACACTATTTGCTGTATCAAACCAATAAGTGCCGTCTGCTGGATTAGCCGCTGGTGCTGTAGCAGATGCCATTAGTTCTTTAGTGTTTAATGATGCTCTAGTTACATAAGCTCTGTTAGCTACTCCTAAGTATGAGTAGGCCGCTTGTAACCCGTATTCGTTTAATTCACTACCGTGTAGTGCATTGTTGTTTGTGTCCGTATAGAAAGTTGGATCTCCAAACAAGTCTGTTAATTCTCTTTGTGAGGTAACCAAATATGGTTTGCCTGCATTTGCCGCTGTTGTACCTGCGGCTGTTCCTGTTCCAGCACCGTTCGTTTTGTCTTGTGCGGAAACAACAAAAATCATTGGTACTGTACCTGGCTCAGCTGGTGTATAGAAACTTTCGTCTATAACGCTGACCTGTACTCCTGGTGATACTAAAGCCATTTTATTTTCTCCTGTTGATATAGCATGTTACTATTATTTATACCATTTTGCTAAAATAGGTGTATAATCAACCGAGAAAAAGGGACCAAAAAGGGCAGGTAAATACATATATGAGACCTTTATGTAAATGCGGCACTAAACCTGTAGCTATAAACTACTACAAAAACGGAAAACCCTTTTATAGAAGTAAATGCGAGTCATGTACTAGACACGGCAAGCCTATACACGGTGCTTCTAAATGGAAACAATCAGGGTATGAAAAGAAAACAGAATGTGACAAGTGTGGGTTTAAAAGCAAACACCCGGAGCAGTTTTCAGTGTACTACATTGACGGTGATCTTAATAATATAAGGTTTAGTAATCTAAAAACAATATGTGCTAATTGCACTAAAATTATTTACAAAGAAGGATTTAGATGGAAGCAAGGTGATCTGCGACCTGACTTCTAAGCTCAGCAATAGTACCGTTGTTTTCTAATGTTTGTGAAAATTTAGTATGAGCCCAAGCCCATTCGCTAGGATGAATATCAGTAGGCTCTGTATCAAACTCAAGATACTCTGTAAACCATTTAGGATCTTCTCCACGTTTTACACGCCATACATGTCCGCCTACTTCATGTAGCATTTTTGCTTCATTAGGAAAACGTGTATCCGGTAATACCCAATTAATATCTGGATTGTCAGTAATTTTTTGTTTTACTAGAGATACCCAAATACCATCATAGAATCCGTTACGCATACATTCTGTACCAAATTCTTGTAATACTAGTCTAGGAGTAATTGTACGTCCAGTTTCTTTTGACCAAAACTCGTCTACTTTCTCACGCCATTCTCTAGATTCGATTGTTTTACCATCAAGCATATCTCTGCTCCACCCAAACATAACGCCTACGCTATCTTTAAGTTTATCTGCAAATGATATTTTTTGGAAATTATGCTCACTAATTAAATAGTCAGCAATAGTATCTTTACCACTACCAATTAAACCACATACACCAATAATCACAGGTTAACTCCTTATAAATTAAAACTATTATACAATAGATTTATCAGGAAGTCAAGTGTTTATTAGCCGATTGTGAATCCGTAGCCTACGCCGCCTGCTACTTGCATTCTTAGTTCTTCTTCTAGCTTTTCCATTTCAGCTTGTGCTTCGGCTTTTAGTGCATCGCCATTTAGAGTTGAACCTCCTTGTGGACCTGCAATAGTAGCAAACTTTGAACGTGCTTCGCCTAGCATATACTTACAACTTGCAAGGGTATAATCTTTAATCCATTGCTTTGCAAGATAGTCATTAAGTAATTCACTATCTGGTCTGTGATTGTAAACATATAGCAGTAATGTTTCTTCTGCTCTTGGGCGTTGTAGTAGTGTTAATTTTTTAGTTGTAGTATTCCAATTAAATTCAATAAAGCTACCAAACATTCGTCCTACTAATTCTTGGTATTGACTGAACATATCGTATGTTGCTAGTCCGCCCATGTTTGAACTTGATAACAAATAAGTGTTTGTGTATGCCATGTTAAATGGTTCAAATAATGTGCCACCATCTCCGCCACCTGAACGTGAACCAATTGAACGTCTAAATAATTTTCTCACCTCAACTACTTCTTGCGGTAGTGTATATTCATTTTGATCAAGTATAGTAGGCATAAAAAGATATGACTCTTCTACTGAGTTATCACTACGCTGTCTAAATTTGCCAAAGGCTTTTTCTAGTGCAGTTTCATAATGAATAGGGTCAAGTTCAACATCGATCATACCACCGCCTAACATAGCGTTTACGTAATCGAATACCTCTTGTTTTTGTGTGCTTAATGCCATTTCTTGTTCTCCACTAGTATTTATGCTAACGATAAATACTTATACTATGCCAAGACTCAGTTTATACAAACCCGAAAAGGGCAACGATTACGATTTCTTAGACAAAACAATCACCGAAATGTTTACAGTTGGTGGTACAGATGTCTTTGTACACAAGTATCTAGGCCCTTCAAATCCAGACGAAGCAGACGCTACGCCTGCACAACCTCGCTATGATGCTGTTAAAGAAACTAACATACAGGATATGTTATTCTTAGAAAATAGAGATCGCAAATACGATCCAGACATTTATACAATACGTGGCATTTACAATATTCAAGATATTGATTTTGATATGAGTCAATTTGGTCTATTTTTACAAAACGATACATTGTTTATGACAATTCCAATCAACTATAGTGTTAGAACACTAGGGCGTAAAATTATGCCAGGAGATGTTATTGAACTTCCGCATTTAAAAGACGAATATGCACTTAATGATTATACTGTAGCACTAAAACGTTTCTATGTTGTAGAAGACGTAAACAGAGCCGCTGAAGGATTTACACAAACTTGGTATCCACATTTATACAGAATTAAATTAAAACAAATTGTTGATTCACAAGAGTTTAAAGAAATACTTGATTTACCTTCAGAAGAAGGAAGTACAAACACACTACGTGATGTTCTTAGTACATACGAAAAAGAGATGCAAATTAATAATGCAGTAGTTGCACAAGCAGAAGCTGATGCACCTAAGTCAGGATACGATACTACAAACTTATACACGTTAGCTGTAAACAAAGACGGCAAGCCTGATCTAGTTACAGTTGATATGAATGATTTGGATTCTAGTTCACAAGAATTATTAGCTGACAGAATTAATCAAACTCCAGAACGTACAGGATATCAAGGTTACTTACTTGGCGATGGTATTCCACCTAACGGAGAAGCGTTTGGACATGGGGCAAGTTTCCCTACAAATTCAATTGAAGGAGATTATTTCCTAAGGACAGATTTTATGCCTAATAGATTATTTAGACAAGACGGAAGTCGATGGGTCAAACAAGAAGATAATGTACGTATGACATTGACAAATACAGATTCACGTGCTACACAAAAAGGTACTTTTGTTAACAATACTACTAGTAATATTATTGGTGGCGAAACTGTAACAGAAAGACAACCATTGAGTAAAGCACTCAAACCAAAGGCAGATAATTAATGCAACACTTCTATGATGGACAAATAAGAAGATACATTACTCAAATGGTAAGACTACTGAGTAATTTTTCTTATGCTGATAGCAAAGGTAACTTAACACAAATTCCAGTCATGTATGGAGACATTACAAGACAAGTTGGTGCTATTATAAAAGACAATAGTGAAAATAAAATACCAAGTGCGCCACGCATTGGGGTGTATGTTACTGGCATGGAAATGGATCGTACAAGAACTGCTGACGCAACCTATACAGGTAAGGTGCATCTTAGAGAACGTACTTATGATGAAAACAGTAACGAGTATTTAAATACTCAAGGTTCAAACTATACTGTTGAACGATTAATGCCAACACCTTATATGTTGAATATTAATTGCGATATTTGGTCAACTAACACAGAACAAAAATTACAGATTTTAGAACAGATATTAATGTTGTTTAATCCAAGTTTAGAAATACAAACTACAGACAACTATGTAGATTGGACTTCGTTATCAGTTGTTAATTTAGAAAATATTAATTTTAGTTCAAGAAGTATTCCTATGGGAGTTGACACTGAAATTGATGTTGCTACACTAGGATTTCAAACACCTATTTTTATTAGTCCTCCTGCTAAGGTTAAGAAGTTAGGAGTTATTACAAATGTTATAATGAGTATCTTTGATGAAACTAAAGGAACTATTGACTTAGGACAGTCAATGCCAGAACTTAATGCATACGATGATAGCTGGGGCAACTCTATTAAAAACAAAGATGCAGATGGTAGAATACATCTTCAAGTTACAACAGCGTCAGGCTATGATGCTATTGTTACTAACACTATTGTTCAACTTGGTAAAAATGGAATTAGTGGAGAAATTAATTGGAGAGAAGTACTTGAATCTGAACCTGGTGAGTATGCCGCAGGATTAAGTAAAATATATTTAAATAGAATTGACTTGGCCGCACCGGTTGTAGGTACATTTGCACTTAACAACTTAGACGAAACACAAATTATTGTTAATTGGGACGAAGATACTATTCCAACTAATACAGTATTAGGATTACCAAATAGTCCACAAAAAGGAACTATTGATGCAATTATTGATCCGACTAGAGTTAACCCAGTTAACTTAAAAGTAGCTGGCACTAGAATACTTTTATTAGGTGATATTGGTGCTACAGCAAACACAGATGGTGCCGATGCTTGGAAAGACTCTAGTGGTAATGACACACTAGTTGCTAGTGAAAACGACATTATCGAATGGAGTGGAACACAATGGCAAATAGTATTTGACTCAAGCACAAAAAATAACCCAGCAACTGATGTTACATACACAACCAATTTAACTTCAGGTATCCAATACAAATGGGATGGTACAGAATGGACACTATCCTTTGAAGGCGAATATCGAAAAGGAAGCTGGCGCTTAGTACTCTAAATAAGTACTTGTATGGAACAAATTATTTGTAGTGGTGCATTATTCTATTCGTTGACAACACAACGTTTCTTATTCTTACATCGCACACAATCAAAACAAAACAATGTTTGGGGTCTTGTTGGCGGAACCAACGAAGATAAAGAAATCCCTTATAAAGCTCTACTACGTGAAGTTGAAGAAGAACTTGGTAGTGTTCCAAAAATTATCAAATCAATACCGTTAGAAACGTTTGTAAGTAACGATGATAAATTTCAATTTCATACTTACTTGTGTGTTGTAAAGGATGAATTTCTCCCTGTTCTAAATGATGAACATAATGGATATGCATGGGTTAGTTTTCAAAATTGGCCAAAGCCGTTGCATATGGGATTGCGTAACACACTCCAAAATAAACAAAACTTAACAAAACTTCAAACAGTATTTCAACTAGTATCATTATTACAAGAATCGGAAAGTTAAATGATTAAAGTTTACGGCGACATAATGTTAGACCGATGGATTTTGGGTAATACAAATAGAATAAGTCCAGAAGCACCTGTACCTGTTTTACTTGAAGAAGCCCAACAATATAGCATTGGTGGGGCAGGAAATTTGGCTCTTAATATTAAATCTATCAATGGAGACGTTGCATTATATGGTAGTATCGGTCAAGACGATGACGGATATAAACTACTTGAAATGATTGGTAACACAAAAATTGAAGCAAACATTGCATCTGATCATGCTGTCACAACAACTAAAACTAGACTAGTTGGACAAGGTGGGCAACACATTATGCGTTGGGACCGTGAAGAAACATATATAGGTACAAGTAGTTTACATAGACTACTTGATTCACTAACTGCTGACGATATTGTTTGTGTAAGTGATTATGCAAAAGGTACAGTACGTGAGCAAACAGTAGAAAAACTATTAAAACGTAAATGCAAAGTTTTAGTAGATCCTAAACAACATCCTAGTTATTACACAAATGCGTACCTGGTTAAACCAAACATGAAAGAATATGTAGAATGGTTTGGCGAATTTGATATTAGAGATGCTCAACAAAATTTGCAAACATATGGTTGGGAATGGCTTGTTGTAACTGATGGTGCTAACGGTATGCATATAATTAATGCACAAGAAAGTTGGCATTGTAAAGAAGAAGTGAGAGAAGTTGCTGACGTAACAGGTGCTGGTGATACTGTACTTGCTATCATTGCATATGGTATTGAACAAGGAAGAGATGTAGTTGAATCATGTAAATTAGCATGTTATGGGGCGGCACGTATTGTTGAAAAACGTGGTGTTGCTGTTGTAACCAAAAACGATTTATCAACTGGAATTGTATGGACTAACGGAGTGTTTGATATACTACATATAGGCCATTTAAAGCTACTAAGACACGCACACACGCTTGGAAAGCGCCTCGTGGTGGGCATTAATAGCGATGCAAGTGTAAAGCGTTTAAAAGGCGAAACTAGACCCATTAACGATGAACAAACCCGTAAAGCCGCTTTGTTAGAATTAGGGTTTATTGATGAGGTAATTATATTTGATGAAGATACTCCATTAGAAACTTTACAAAATGTCTTGCCCAATATAATTGTTAAAGGCGGAGATTATACAGTTGACACAGTAGTAGGAAACCATTTAGCTGATGTAGTTATATTTCCAACTATTGCCGGTGCGAGTACAACTAAACTTATAGACAAAATGAACGAGGTTGCAGAATGAATATTTTAATTACAGGACATGAAGGTTTTATTGGTAAACATCTTGGATCGTACTTACAACATAAAGGACACAATGTTGAAGGGTTTGAATGGAAGCCTAATGTTATTCCTGATCCTGAACCATATGATAGGGTAATCCATTTAGGTGCTATTAGTAGCACTACTGAACGAGACATTGAAAAAATTATGGAACAAAACTATGAGTTTTCAATGCGTTTGTTACAACTATGTGATCAAAAAGGAACATCAATGATGTATGCTAGTACTGCTGGTGTATATGGTGATACGTTTGTAGAAAATTCTAAACTACAACCACAGAGTGCATATGCATGGAGCAAATATTTGTTTGATAGATTTGTAATGCAAGTTCCAGAGTTTATGATTAATGTACAAGGTTTTAGATTCTTTAATGTATATGGACCAGGTGAAGAACACAAAGGTGACCAACAAAGTGTATTTGGCAAGTTTGAAAAACAAGCCAAAGAAACAGGAGTTATCAAAGTGTTTGAAGGCAGTGATAAAATTGAAAGAGATTTTATTCATGTTGGCGATGTATGTGAAATTATCGAAAAGTTTATTGATGTTGACAATACAGATATATGGAATGTTGGTACAGGTACACCTCGTTCATTTATGGATATTGCTGAACTGTATGCCAAAAAGTATAATGCTAAAATTGAAGAAATTCCTATGCCAGAAGAGCTTAAAGGACAATACCAGTATTACACCTGTTCAGACAATAACAAGTTAATTAATAGTATAGGTGTTCATAATTTTAGAACAATTGAGGAGTATGTAAATGCCAGCAAGACATAGTGGTAAAGTAGATAAAGGTTGGGGATATGAATTAATTTGGGCAACCAATGATTTATATTGTGGAAAAATTATGGTTTTTGAAAAGGTTGGTGCAAAGTTTAGTATGCACTTTCATAAAGAAAAAGATGAATCATGGTTTGTAAATGCTGGATCATTTAAATTGCGTTATATTGATACGCAAACAGCTACAGTTATGGAAAAGATTTTAGGTCCAGGAGACACATGGAGAAATCCACCATTGATGCCGCACCAATTAGAAGCACTTGAAGCGGGTAGTAGTATTACTGAAGTAAGTACACCCGATTCTATTGAAGATAATTTTAGAATTATTCCAGGTGATAGTCAAGGTGTTATAGTACAACCAGAGGCTACTTCAGATGCAAATCCACAAGGCTAATTTAGATTTAAATTTATCTCAGTTAAAACATAATTGCAGTTTTGTTTATCAACAAATTATAAACGAAATTGCAATACCTAACCTAAGTCTTGAAACACAACATACTTCAATACCTACCGCAGTAAGTCAGTATTATAATTTATTTACAAGTATTATGCCTGGGATGTTTGAACTACAACGTTCAATAAGAGAAGAATTTAAAAACATCGAGCATGACACTAGTTTAGAATATTGGATCGTTGGTTGGTTAAACTATTGGCCTAATAAAGGTCGTACACTAGAATGGCACGGTCATGAATACGGAGATAATGATAATTGTTTCCACGGATACTTAGGTGTACACAGTGAGCCTTCACAAACATTATATCGCAATATAGGCGAAGAAGAAATTACTAGCGTTGAAAACAAAAATGGTCAATTAGTTATTACTAATAGCAAAGGCGTTGAACATATGACTAGTGATTGGGAACAAGATGATCCTCGTATTACTATTGCATTTAATATACAACCTAGAGAAACTGTGTTACAAGAAATAGGTAATAAACTTAATTACTATGTCAGTCTTTAGAGAATTATTTTCTATTCCTATATTGGAACATAGTGTTCCAGAACGCATTGCAAATGAAGTTGAACAGTTTGTAGTGCCAAGACTGTCTTTAATTCCAAGACCTGATAACAATGCTCCCCACGCTACTGATTACTTTGAAGATAAAAAAGTAGTACATCTAATCAACGATGTGCCTGAATTATTTGGTGAGATACAAGATTGTGTTAATAGATTTCAACAACAATCTAGTATTAAACATTTACATGACGTTAATCAATACACTTGGTGGACACAAGACTATCACGAAGGCGATATACATACTGAACACGAACATGGTATGAATAAGATATCAGGAGTGTATTGGGTAAGAGCTAATGAAAACGCTGGTGGGTTATGTTTTAGAAATCCTAATCCATATGTTGAATATGCACATAACGAAAACTCACAGTACGGCCGCCGACAATTCGAATTCCAACCTATAAAGGGCAAGTTATTACTTTTCCCTTCTTACTTAAAACATGCAGTAATGCCTAGTAGTAAAAACGTTGTTCGAACTACTATAGCATTTAACGTAGTACGTTAAGCCTGAGCTTCACCCCATCTTAGAATAATGTTCGCTTTAGTATCTGTACCACCTGTTTTATAAACGTTGATTGCTAATACGTCTGGACCATTTGGATAAGTTCCTCTACCACCTAGTGTGGTATTAGTTAACTCTTTCAATGAGCTTAGAGATAATGAACTTGATTGTCCTGGTGTTGCAATAAAGGAGAATACAGTTTCACCTGGCTGTGCATAAGGTGGTTGTCCAAATAAGAACCCTACCGTATCACCTGCTGTTATCGTTGCATTTGAACTCTGTGTAAACGTTACTCTGTAATATGTTGTTGAACCAAATGATAGTTCTTGCACACCAGCAACCGCAGTACCCGCTGAGAACTTAGAGTCTTCAACAATGTCGCCTGCAATAGCGCCTGTTGCGTTCCAGGTTGTTTCTGTAAAGAACAAGTAGTTAGAACCAGTTAAATCTCCACCAATTCTAAATGTTACTGTTGGATCAGCATTTTGTACTAGAATATTTTGATTAAATCTTAAACGTACTCTACCGTACCATGGTTCTTGATAAACTTCTTCAATAGTTCTTGGATTACTTGTATAGTCGTTACTACCTGATGCAGTAACCTGCACACCTGTTGTAACTTCGCCATTTAAAGCGGCAAACTCTGCTGTTGACAAATACTGATATCTACTATTTCTATTACCGTATAAGAATTCAGCAGTTTGTGTCATTGGACCTTGTACTGTTGCACTTCTAATAACCTGTGTAGCACCAGTTGACCATACAACAGAACCGCCCGGAGCAACTTGAGCAAAGCTCGGTTGTCCACCAGCCGCCGCACCAGTTAGTGCAGACCAACCAACATCATTTGGATTAATTGGATAGTTTTGTGGATTCAAAATTCCTTCAACAACAATACCGCCAGTAATTGGATTATTTGAACTGTCATATCCGTCTGATGTAATTTCAATACCTTCTAGTAGCAACTGAGCTCTGTTTAGTAGTTCTCTTTCACCTAAGTCACCAACAATAGCGTTACTAACACTAGGTGCTAGTCTTAACATAAACACAGTATTTCTTAATGTACTAATATCGTTACCTGCAGAAGCGTATGAGAAAATATAACCACGGTCTTCATCAAATCCACCGTCTGTTAGGAACGCTGAACCCCAGTGTGATATGATTGGAGTAATTGTATTACTAATCAAAATTACACCAGTTCGCTCGTCATGTGGTACAGCACCACCTGCTGTATAAGTTCTTGTTGCACCTGCCGCAAAGTTTGTTAGTGGAGCACTTCTAGTACACCCTGTTAGGGTATCACCTGTTACACCAGTATAAGATATCATTTCGTTATCAATAATAACTGTACCAGTTGTTGGGAAGAATGAAGATGTAATTAATGGAATTGTATTTTGTGTTGCATCCATTGCCGTCGCTAGCCTATCATTTGGACCTTCGTTAGTAACTTCATAACGCACAGGCATGTTACCAGTACGCATAAATGCTTCTGTGTTAATGTTTGAGTTACGCATTCTGTGATAGAAAATAAAGTTACCATCATCACCACGTAGCATGTAGTCAATAAATCCAGCACCGTACCAACTGTACTGAATACCAATCATCTGCATCTTACTGATGTCCATGATATATCCACTACTTCCTAGACCGTCTAGTGTGTCTTTGTTAAAGTCAGCTTGTTTAGTTTTCTTATCACTAATCAAACATAATTTCACACCAGTAGCATTTGAATTACCTCTAAAGTCAGGTGTTACTGTCATAGCATTATCTGCTGTAATCTGTGAAACAACGTGTGTCATTCCTTTAATAACAATTCTATCACCAGCTTTTAACTGATCTCTAAATCTTGTTCCTGACCCTGTACATGTGTTTGAATCAACATTAATTGCAACAGTACCTGCTAACTGTAGTGTAGCAGTTCTTTGTACTGCACTAAAGTTTGTTCCATCGTACTCCATAAAGATTCCGTTTTGATCATCAAATGCACCTGAACGCACAGTTGCACCGTGCCAGTTAAGTAATGATACTTGGGCTCTTGTACTTAATACTGGTGTTAATGAAGCAGGAGCAATTTGCGAAATAACTTTAAATGTTCTTTCACTTACAATACTTGCTACTGTGTAATTTCCATTATATCCTGGAGTTTCAATACCAATTAATCTAATTTGTCCACCAACTTGTAGTCCATGGTCAACGTCATCTGTTGTAACTGTAATGAAAGTACCTGCTAGTAGATCGTCTGCTGTTACATCTAATAGATCGTAACTTGGAGCAAACAACGCACCAGTGGTATACATAATACCTTTACCTGACTGGTATCTAATATATTTTTTACTCTGTCTAATTGCTTGAGCACCGTGTTGCGGTCCTCCTGTTCCAAGCATAACTCCACCATCATATGGTCTGTGTACAAAGAAACTATCTGGTCTTGGATAAAGCGTTGCACTAATATCACCTGTTTGTGTAATAGTACCTGGAGCTCTACACTGATATCTTAAACTTGTTGTAGTTGGAACCTGTTGTGCAAAGAACGGTCCTTCTAATAGTGTATGATTGTTAACGCCATCGTCTGAGTTAACTGTAACAATAAATGCATCTCCTGGAATCAATCCATGTGCTGATGCAAATGAAACTTCTGTAGTTGCCAACGCCGCAAATCCAATTAATGTTCTAGCTGGTATTTGAGCAGTTATTAATTCTGACATAGTTACTGTTGCATACGTTACTGTTGTATCTCCTGCAACTGCTGTTCCTACAATACTTGCGTCAACAATACTACCGTCTGTTGCTACTTCAGCAATAGTAATTGTTGCATCGTTAGTTGGTGATGTACCTCCTAACTCTGTACCTGCTACTTTAATTTTATTACCAGCTACATAAGATTCACCATCAACTGTAATTATTGGATTACTATAACTGCTACTAGTTCTTTGAATAGTAAATTCTGCATTTGAACCAAAGTTTCCTAATGGTGTTGGACCAACATCAACATATGATCCTACTCCACTTGGTCCTGTACCTGCGGTAGATACTGAAGCAATTGAACCTTCTCCGGTTCTTGTTCCGCTATTATCTGTAGTAAGAATATTAATTGTTAAATCGTTTGCTGGGCTTTCGCCACCTAGTTGTGTACCCGGAACACGTATGTTTTGATCTGGAAAGTATCCAGTTCCTGGAGTATTAACTACTGCTGAATATACTTGGTTACTAATTGTAATATCAAATGTTGCAGTACTACCAGATAATGTTGTTATCTGTCCTGCTGATTGTGATATATCTTGGTATACAACCTCATCATTACCTGTTCCTGAAATACTTACAGTTAGGATCTCTCCGCCACTGTCAATAGTTAGTACAGTAATTGTTGCATCGTTTGCTGGAGTTGCACCACCTAGTTCGGTACCTGCTACTACAAATGTTTCGCCAACTAAGTAACCGCCGCCTGCATTAGTAATGTTTACTCCATAAACTGTTGCAGTTTTTGTAACACTGAAGTCTGCACCAACACCTGCTCCTGCTGGATATGTATACGTTACACTTGGATATGTTTCGTTAGCATTTGGTCCTGTACCAGTAATAGTAAATCCGGTAATAACACCAGAATTTACAGATGTTACTTCTATGAGTGCATCGTTAGTTGGACTACTTCCACCTGGGAATGTGTCTCCTATAATAAACATTCTGTCGCCAACTGCAAATCCCTGCGTAGGAGCCGCTGATGTACCTGTATGTGTAATACTTAAAATTGTTCCTGCGCCATCTACTGATGTAATTGTAATAGTAATATCGTTGGTTGGTGATGTACCGCCAACGTTAGAACCTAGTATTGTAAGTGTTGAACCTTGAGCATAACTATCTCCAGCTGTTGAACCTAATACAACAGTATAAGTTGTGTCAGCGTTTTGAGTAACATTAAATGTTGCTCCAGTACCAAAGACATTAAATCCTGATACAATATTAGTAAATGTTGCACTATTAACAGCCGTACCTGTAACTGAAACTCCTGTAATTTCACCACTACCACCAACGCTGTCGATAGTAACTGTTGCATCGTTTCCTGGACTTGCGCCACCTAAATCAGAACCAAGAACTAGTAAAGTTTCACCTTGTGTGTATCCTGATCCTGCACCAGGAGCGGTAACTGTATATACATTTCCTGTAAACCCTATGTTAATTTCAGCTCCAGTACCAATTGAACTTGTAGTAAATGGTACAGCGGAATAGTTTGCTACAGCATCGCCACCAATTCCTGAATCAGTGAATGTTAAAATTGCACCAGCGCCATCTACTGAATCAACAGTAATATCTAAATCGTTTGTTGGACTTGCTCCGCCAAACACAGTACCTGGAATTCTAATAACTGATCCAACTGTGTATCCAGCATCAAGTGAGCCTGCATTTTTTGTAGTTGTGTAAATGTTATTTGTTAATACAACGTCCCAAGCCGCACCAGTTCCGCCAATTTGGGTTTCTGGAGGTAAATCAGTGTATGTTGGATTATCTGTAACTGCTGTATAAGTTCCAGCACTACTAGTAACATCAAGAATTAATCCAGTACCTAAGCCGTTAAGATTAGTACCTGTTACATTTGTAAATACTGCATTACCATCAAACGCTGAACCTGTAAAGCTAAATGTTAAAATTGCACCACTACCGTCAACTGTATCAACTGTAATTCTAAGATCATTAGTATTTGATATACCACCTAATTGTTGTCCGTCAACAATTAATACATCGCCTGCTTCAAAATTAATACCTGCGGTTTGTAGTGAAACAGTATATTGTCCTAAAGTAGGATTTCCTCTATCAATATTAAATGTTGCGCCTGATCCCAATGATGTATAATTAGTACCAGTTATTCCTGTGTAACTAACTGTATTTCCTACAATGTTTGCTGTAGTATTTCCATCAAAGTTAAGTGTATTTCCTACAATAGTAGTAACATGAATCGCTGTTCCGTCACCTCTATCAATTGCTTCACCTTGTACAATACCTGTTGCATCAACAACATCAATAGCATTAGAGCCTGCTGGAAAATCTCCGCTAACGTCTAAAGTATTTAATGTACCACCGTTTTCAAATCCTACTCCGCCACCAGTTAAACTTGTAACCTGAGCGCCAACTGCAATGCCTGCTCCGGTAGCAACCGTTGCAACAACAAAAGTCCAATCAGCACCACCGCCGTTTCCTAATGATGCATCTGAAATAGTAATAATATCTCCTGGAGCATTATTTCGTCCTGGATTTTCAATTGCTGTAACTGTCGCGGCACCTGTGCCGTCAACAACAATAGTATATGTACCTACAATTAAATCCGCCGCAATACTATCGGAACTACCTGTGCTTACTGAATATGTTCCTGCTAAACGTGAAGCATCAGCCGCTCCATATGTACCAACAGTTGATACTTGTCCGCTTTCGTTAACCACTGGAGAACCAACTTCTGGAGCAACACCAGACCATGTAATAATATTTGCACCTTCTGCCGCCGTTAATGGGTTGACAAATGTTCCTTCAGCACCTTGTGATAAGATACTAAACTGTGGTTGGCCAATTGCCGCACCTGTATAAAATCCAGCTTGTCTTAATTGTGTGTAGAATGTTGATAATACTTCACCGTTAGTAACACCAACTTTTGATTTTGCAAAAAATGTAAATGTATTATCTGTTGGAACAGTTGAAACTACAAATGATCCTTCTGCTCTACTTGCTCCAGCAACACTATTTTCTAATGCTTTAATTGTAATAGGAGTACCTGCCGTAATACCATGTGGTCCAACTGTTGTTACAGTAATTTTACTTTGGCCAATACCATCAGTTCCAACTGATGCATCTGTTACAACTGATGATACTTGTGTATCAGTACCTGGTACTTCGTAAATACTTGGATATCCTCTTTGCATAGCAATCGCTTGCCATTTAGTGGGCTGTAACCCGTATTCAAAGTCAGCATCAAGCATAGATACTGAGTTACTAACACGCATACGTTCAATAGCATCTGTACCAAAGTCATGTGGTCTAGTAATAACATCACCTTGATCAATAAAGATTTGAATATCATCTGTATCGTAAAATTGTTTAACTTCTTCTTTGATTGGTAATACATTTAATCCGTTTTCAATAACGTTTGTAATAACACCAAATAGTTCTGTTACTCTTTGACTAACATTTAATTCACTAATTTGTAAAATAGTATTTTGTGAAATTGCACCTGCACCAACTTGTTCTGTTGGGTATAGTGTATTTGAAAAAATGTAATTGTTAATTACATCTCTAGCAAAATGTTTTGCTAAAATTTCTGGCATTCTATCGCCGTCAATTTGTGGCGTAGTTTGTACCCAATACTTACTAGCATTGTAATGTGTTTTTGTATTTCCAGAATATTTAATATCGTGTGTAATTCCTTCAATATTAAATCCCATATCTCTTTCACACTTAGCAGTATTGTATGTATAGTTGTACCATACATCTGAAATTGCATTAGCTGTTGCTGATACAAATATGTGATCTGAAGTATCAGATGAAATACCAACATTAATTGTAACTGTGTCTGTAGTAGAACTTTCAATTAAAATTGGTTTATTATAAGTTGGATCTGTTCCTGTATCATTAGGCACACCACTTGCTCTTGGATATGCATGTTCAGTAGCATGATTATCTTTAGCACAAGTAAATGTTAAACCACCAGGAGCAATTCTAATATAATCTCCTCTATAAAACGTATGACTAGGAATTGTTAAAACCATTTGGCCACTTGCTGGACTAAATGTTGCCGCAGTTGGAGTAAATCTTGTACTTGCCGCAACTTTACCTGCAATCCAAGCAACAGTTTCTTTCTTTAAAAACTCTAAGTTTGCTTCTAATAGTGCTACTGCTTTTGGAGAATAAACTCTATTATCTGTATCTTTCTTTAGGTATACTGTAGTAACTGTACCAGTTCTTTCAAGGAACTTTGGAAAGTCTTCTTCAATACCTTTAGTTAACTGTGAAGTATCATCTGTTTGGAATGCAGTTGACGCACCTAAATCAGGGTCACTAAAGTTATATAAAATTTCGTTGTTTGTTGAATCTGTAATCAACAATAAATCGTTTGCAGGAACACGAGTTTGAATTTTAACACTTGAAATTTGTGATCTCTGTAGTGGAGGAATAACATCTAAGCCGCCTGCAATAACAGTTGTAATGATTCCCATTAGTTCTGTTATTCTTGCATCAGTACCTGTTTCATAGTTACTGCCGTTGTCATAAACTTGCACTTGTGCTGGTGGTTCTGATTGTAAACTTGTGTAAGGAACTTGTGGTAGAATGTAGTTATTAATTAAACTAACAACAAAGTTCTTAGCCGCAATTTCAGGAGCTCTATCACCATCAATCTGCGGAGTTGAATTAATCCAATACTTACTTGCTAAGAAACGTGCTTGATAATTTCCGCCATAACGCAAATCCCAAAGTACGCCGGTTGCTCCGTCTGTACCTTCTAAATTGTATCGTGTATCTCGTCTACATAGTACATCATTGTATGTGTAGTTGTACCATATTGATCCTGGATTACCTGTATTTGCCGCAACTTGTGCAGTAAGCCATGCTGACAGTTCTTCAACAATAAAGTTAATGTTTGATTTTATTAGACTGTATGCATACGGAAATCTATTTTCACTAATAGGAATTCCTGGTTGAAATATATACGAGTCAATTTTTTTCTTTGCCATCTGTTTTCCTACATTCCGAAAGCAACAGCCATTGCTGATGCCCTACTGTCTACATATTTTTTGTTAGTAACTGTTGTAGCTGTTGTTGGGTTTGCTTGTACTTGTGCCGAAGCAAACGTTGCATTAGCCGGAGTTACTGCTCCAATTGTAGTGTTATTTATTGTTCCTGCGGTTGCTGTTAGGTTGTTAGTGATAACTGACCCTGGCTTAGTCGAACCAATACTTACACCATCTATATTGCCGCCACCTGCTGGTGCAATAGTTAATCTACCACTACCTGTTGGGCTTACATTTACATTCGCATTTAAACCTGTAAAGTTTGCAGTATCTGTTACTGTTAATAAGTTAGCAGTAATATCCATGTTATTAAGTGTTCCACCGTTTGATGGATTTATTACTACTGTTCCTGAACTTCCAGTTGGAGATAGTGTAATAACTGCATTCTCACCCTGGGCTGTTAAGTTACCGGTTGTTGTAATTCTACTAAAATTACCAATACCACTAACTAGTGGATCAATAACTGTAATTTCTACTAAAGGTATTTGGTCACCGTCACCATACCATAATGTTGCTGGTGCATTATCTGGAACTGCAAAGGTTATTTTACCTTCAAATTTACTTTGTGCATCATTGCCTGTAAGTGTTGTAAGACCGTCTTTAGAAGTATGTGTTAGCCCTGTATTAAAGTTAGAATATACACTACCATCAAAGCTGAATATATTCATTGTGATGTCACCAGTTATATCACCAGCTTCATTTAATTCTCTTAAAAATAAGTTAAAAACATAACTACTTCCTCGAACAAGCTCAATTGGTGGATTTAGTAATAACTCATCTGGTTCGTCTGGATTATATACTTCGTCAATAGTAAATCCGTTACCTGCTTGTCTAAATAAGAAATCGCCAGCTGTATCAACAACCTCGTCGACAACGGTATATGTTAATGTGCGTACACTAACATTACCAACTTCGTCAACTTCAAACCCTGGACTAGTAAATCCATACTGTGCTTGAAAGGGTGATTTAATTACTGCCATTTATGTTCTCCAATAGTATTTATCACTAGTTTTGTACTACTATTAATCCATGCATTGCACCATGGAATTGACAATTATAATGATATGTTCCTGCCGCAGTAGGTTCCCAAACTACATTTCCTGATGTTGAACCTTGGCCTGTAGCCGCTGGTGAAACAACATTGCCAGTACCTGTTGAGTTTACTGTCTTAATGTAGAACGGATGTCCTGGAGCATTAACAGCAAATGTAAGTGTATCGCCAACACTAACTGTAACTGTTTGATTATTTCCGGAAACTGCTCCTAATGCGTCTGTGCCTGATAATACATATGCACCTGACCCGTCATTAGTTGTATTAATTGTATAGCTATCTCCTGGTGTTGTACTTGTGTCGACAATAGCTAAGTTAAATGTTGATTCGCCATTATCTAATGAAATTACAAATCCTTCATCGCCTTCTGTTGTTGCATCAGCAGTTGCAGTAAATGTTAATGAGTCTGTTGTACCAACAACAAAGTTACCTGTTAAAGAAGCTCCTGCTAAATCTGCACTAGTAACACCTGTAATTGTATAAGGTAGTACTGTACCATTGTCAACATTTGAAGTGCTAAGTGTAATTGTAAATGCGTTTCCTTCGTTAACTGTTGTCTGTGTTGATCCTAAAGTATAACTTGGAATTAAAGGACTTAAACTTGTGTCGCCAAACGCAACTTCAACTGTTGTAGCAGTACCGTCAATTGACATTACAAAAGTTTCGTCGCCGTCAGTATTTAAATCTTCAGCCGCAGTAAACACAATAGATTCTGTAGTTCCTACTTCAAAGTTTCCAGATAGATCAGCGCCGCCTATGTCTGAACTGTCAACGCCAGTAATTGTATATCCAACTAAAGTTCCTTCTTCAACATTTTCTGCTGTTAGAGTAATTGTAAATGATTCACCTTCGTTAACACTTGCCGCTGTTGATGTAAGTCCGTAACTAACAGATGGTGTTGTACTTGTATCTTGAATAACAATACTTGTAGTAGCTTGGTTGTTGTCAAGTTTAATTTGCAGTACTTCTTGTCCTTCTGAAGTTGAATCAACAGTAATTGGAAAACTAAGAATATCAGTAGTACCAACAATAAATGATCCTGTAAGATTAAATCCGCCTATGTCTGCACTTTGTATTCCTGAAATTGTATAAGGTAATACTGTACCTGCAAGTACATTTGATGTAACTAATGTTATTGTAACTGTTTGTCCAAGTTCGCCTGTGTTTGTAGTACTTGGGTTAAGTGTATAAACTGGTGCGTCGGCCGCTCTGCTTGATCCTAACAATGTTGCTGTAGGTTCGTTTTGTGTCGCATAATAATTTGCTGAATAAATTACTTTTGCACCTTGGATAGCTGTTGAGTCATCTTGTACTCTTGGATATGCTACTAATTTAAAGAATGAATCTGTAACTTCAACTTCTAATTGTATTAGATCGTTTCCTAAATTACTACGTCCATATACAACAATATTTGCTTCACTAGTACTAGCAGTTGCTAAACACTTAAGAACTTCTTTGCGTTCACTGTTTACATCACACGCAACAGTATATTCAACACCGAAATAACTTCCTACATACCAGCGATCTAATTCTGTTCCTGATTCTACTAGTGTATAACTTGGACCTGCGTAAGACAAGTTGGTTCCGTTACGAAACTCAATTGTACTGTTTTGTCCACGTCTAAAATATTTGGTGATATCGAAGCTCATTTTACCTTTTACATTCCTCTTTAGTATATTTACCTAATTTGCAGACTGTTACGAGTTATGAGAAATACCTAAATATCGCAGGTCTAATGGGTGTAATTTACTAATTTTTTAATGTTACTAGCTTTTGATATTCAGGTAGATAAAGATATTCGATGTCACTATTAGCAAGTGTACGTACTGCATCATCAAGTGTTTCAACTAAAGGCTCGCCACCTAAATTAAAACTTGTATTAAAGATAATACTAATACCTGTGCGTTCTTTAAATGCTTTAATTACATCATAGTAGTGTTTATTTTGATCTCTATTAACAGTTTGAATACGACATGTTCCGTCAACATGAATAATACTTGGAATCTTATCTGCAATGCCGTCTTGGCAGTTTACAGCATACATCATTGTTGGTGAACTTTTCATTCCACGTAGGTCAAACCATTCATGTACATCTTCTTCTAAAATAGATCCTGCAAACGGACGAAAGTATTCACGTCTTTTAACTTTGTTTACATAATCTTTACCATTAGGATCTGTTGGATCGTACATAATAGTTCTATTACCTAATGCACGTGGTCCGTTTTCTGAACGTCCTTGGAATAATGTAACGATTTTTCTATCTACTAATAATTCTACTGCTTTTGCGTTGTCGCAATCTTCAACAGTTGCTTCGTATTTTTCTACTACTTTGTTAATATCATCTTCAGAATAACAGTAAGCCGGTCCTTCATATAATGTTTCTTGTTGTTTTTGAACTTTGTTACTTTTAGTTAAACGTCTGTGCATTAACATTGCACCGCCCATGGCTGTACCTGCATCGTTACTTACTGGCTCAACATAGATTTCAATTCCGTCATCTTTTAATGCTTCTAAATAATGATAGTTAGCAACACAGTTAAGTCCATATCCTCCACTAATAACTACTTTATTTTTTCCTGACATTTGAACTGCTTTACGAATTAATTTAACAACTTCTTCTTGGCTTTCAGTTTGAATATTATATGCCATGTTGCGTCTATTTTCTAAATAGGTTACGTCTTGCGTTTCTGGATTGTCGCCGTGGTCAGTTAAGTAAGGGTGCATATTGTAATTAACATGAGCTCCATTAGGATATGTTGGAACAATAACATGTCTATCTGCTTGTGAAGTTAATGTATCATGTCTAAAGATTTTTGGTGCAGTATCAGCTTTTCCATATGGAAATAGTCCCATAGTCTTGCCTGCTTCAATAAAACTAAATCCACAGTATTCTGTTACTGCCTCATATGCTTTAACAATTCCAGCATTTTCTGAAATAACTAACTCATGTGTAGCTTCTTTATCTTCGTCATACATTTCACTTGAAAACTCAGGTATCCAAGCACCCATTAAAGGACCGTTAGCACCAATGTGCTTGTATAATGTTTTAAAATTGTCAGGATAATTACAATCGTAAATACTTTCAGTTTCCCAAACAGTAGTAGGTTGCCCGCCAATATCTAATGTAATAAAAGTTCCTGCACCATCTACAATAAGTGCTACTGCATCTTCAAATCCTGAACGATAAAATGCACAAGCCGCATGTAACTTGTGATGAATATTTGACATGTCAATTACTTGTGGATGAGATGTACCAGTGTAAGGTAATCTTTTAATTAATCCTAACTTACGTGCAAGACCTGTATAAACATCGTCTCCACTAAAGTCTACTTTACCAGCAGTTTGATCTAAATTTTGTGTATGTGCAACAACTAAAAAATCTAATGTATCAGTGTATTCAAGTATTTTAACCATACTTGCATATGGCCCGCCATCATACTTTTGTCTAGTTAATCGTTCTTCTTCAATTGAAAAAACAATTTCACCATCTTTTAATAAACATACTCCGCCGTTGTGTCCTCTAGCGATTCCTGCAATCCATACTGGCTTTTTAGTTGGCATCTTTTATTCCTCTGTAACTTCTATCCCAATTTACTAACTTAGTAATATTTTTAATAGTTTGTTTATAGTCATTAGTTTTACACTCTATAACAGTATCTATCATTTTTTTCGTTGTATCATCTAAGTTCTGGTTTAAATATGACTGCACAAAACTTAAATGTTGTGTTGGACTAGGGTGTAACTCTACCCATTTTTCACCGTTTTCTTCAAACCACCAACTGTGTTCTGGACTATTCCAAGCATGTAACCCTAAAGGTTCTAACCATTCAGGTCCTTCTAACACATATCTATATTGTTCTAAATTAAATTCTTTAAATGCATCAGCAAGTTCGGGAGTATTTCTTAAATTTTCTCCATGTCCTTTTTGATGCGGTATATCAGTACCTAACGTTTCTAAGTTACTAATACTTGTAAAATAAAACTTGCAATTAGTATCTTTTAATAATCCTTTAGTAAGTATGATGTTATTCATTGTATGTAAAAACAATGCTTTCTCATCATAAAAAGTTTCTATCCATTTATCATCAAATACTTCTTTATTCTGATAACTGAATATACTACCTTTAGTTTGCCAAGGTTCTTTGTGCTTAAAGTTAAGATAGTCGTAACGTAAATGACTTGACCATTGTACGATTACTGTATCGTCTTTGTCAATTTCATTTGTAGCATGGCATTCTGCAACACGTTCAGCAATGGCTCTGTTACCTAAACCTGCGTGTCCCCAGTTTTGATATTCATCGAAATCTTGTGCATATATGTCTGCATATGTAGGCCAATTCCATGATGTATAGGAACATCCAAACACAAATAAACGTTTCATTATTAAGCAGTTACAGTTGTTTCTTCAGTAGCTTGGTACTTTTCACCAACTTTTTTCTTATTTCTAATTCCTGCTGTTACTGATTCACAAATGACACTTTCAACTTTTTCGTTCATTGCCATAATACCGTCGTTGGTTCTGTCTGCATATTCGTCTGTTGTAACTCTAATAGGTGAATATACTCTAGCACCTTCGCCCATATCTAAAATATCAAAGTTTTTATCTTCTGGATATGAAACATTAATTGGAAAAGTTGATCCTATTACTACTGTACACTTCTTATCTAGTGCATGAGCAATATGCTGTCCTACACTATCACACCCTAAAAAGTAATCTGCGTTTGCAATAATGCCTGCCCAATGTCTTAGGTCTGCACCCATTGGACTTGCTACAGGTTCTTTACAACCGTGTTTTGAAAAATCAATACCAAATTCTGCCATATGTACTACAGCATATTTCTTTGAAAGTGACTTAACAATGTTGACCGAGTTTTCAGCTTCAAAACTTCTGCCACTCCAGTCAGTAATAACACCGTTGTCGTGTTGAACTGCTCTTCCAAATGGTTGGAACACAACTACTTTATCTTTTTTAGTTTTTTCTCTAACTTCATCAACTAACTTTTTACCAAATAGCATTTCTTCTCTTGATAATTTTAAGATAGGTCTTTGTAGTTTACGTAATCCTTTATTATTAATTTGAATATCGTATGCTTCTGCAATACTACATTGTTGATTATAGTACTCAAACACCCTGTATGGTTCAGGTGTTAATAAATTCATGTCTTTAAGTTTATCTTGGAAGAGATTCTTGTGCCAGTGATCATATGCCTTTGCATGTAGTACTGGATGACCTTTATAAAAGTCAGTACCGCCTTCGCATACAATGATAAAGTTGTCTTCTGGATTTTCTTCTGCAAACTTTTCAAGTGCTGGAATACTAGCAAGAACTCTGCCAGCACCACCATTGATAAAAATAGCCGTATTTCTTTTATCTGTCATTTTATATCCTTCTACAATTCGTGTAATTGCTTGTATAGATATTTAATGTAGATCAGTTTAGCTTGTTTGTTTTCTGGCTGTAATAGTTCCAGCAATACGTGTATTGCCTCTTGAATCTGTAGGAGGTGTTGGAAGCCCATCTGCAATGCCATCATCATATGGTGTACCGTCTGTGCTTAGACCTAATCTAGCCAGATCATTTGCCATATAGTTGCCGCCTGATTCAGGTGGAATAAAGTGTCCAGTTGCAGGATGATATGTATGATCCATTAACCAGCCATCTGCAGGGTTGTTACGATCTTCTTCACTTGTGTAACGTCCTATTGCACCCGGGAATTGGTCTCTTTCACCATATACACCTGGTCTAGCCGCGTTTGGACTTTGTGGAAATCTTACCTTCCAAGGATCAATTCTAGCTACTTTACTTAGATTAAATGTAGCACCTGAACCAGCATCTGTTGTTGGTGTAGTTGCTACTGCGTCAAGTGTTCTTGCTTCTTTAATATGTCTTGCGTTAAATGCATTACGTGTTCTAACACCTGTAATTGCACCATCTGAATCAACTGATGTAACAATAATGTTTACATCTAATGAATCGTTTTCGTTAACAATAGCAGTATCGTCTTGACCACTAGTTGCCGCTTCAAAATCAAATCCTGGTCTTTTTCCCATTGGTTGACATAAATCGTCTAATGTACCCACGTCTGCATTTGAAAAACCAAATACACTTGCGTCAACATTAAAGTTATCGCCTACTGCGTATCCTGTTCCTGCTGTTGCAATAGTTACTGTCCAAGCCGCACCGTATGTAGCTGGTAAATTTCTTAAAGTTGTTCTGTAATCTTGCCAAGCAGTTAGTAATGATGCTGGCATATCTTCTGATACATGACCATCAGCCGCCGCTAATTTACCCCAACGTACTCTTTTAATTGCTTCCCAATCTGTGTGCGGTTTAATAAACGGATATGGTGTATTCCATTGTTGTGCAACCGGATCATAAGTAATTTCATCTCTATCGTATGTATGGTCTGGTGTTGGAACTTCAGGCTCAATGTGTACAAATGGATTACCTTCCCAATCATTAATTGGAAGTGTTTCACTTACTTTTGCTCTACCTTCTAAAAATAGTGTGTCTTGATCAGTTTCCATTAATTCACATAACAAAGGATTTTCTTCACAGTTAACTTTAACCATGTATTCACCAACGTTTGGCACATAATCATCTTCAACTTCGTAGCTAAATTTAACTTCGCCTGTACGCTTGTTGTCACGTTTACGTAGGAATACCCACATTTCTCTTGGACCTTGATACGTCCACTGCCCTACTTTACCTAATGTTGTAGTCTGATAAAGATATGCATCTGGCATATCATAAGAGAAATCTACATCAATTTCAATAACTCTATTTTGTGCATTTGGATCTATCATATTCTTTTCCTAATTGTTACCTTTAATAATATACCACATATACTGCGCCTTCAGCACCTGGTGAACCACAACAGCATCCGCCGCCCATAGTTTGACCTGCTTCGCCTGCGCCGCCTGGCCATGCACCAAATCCTTGACACTCACCGCCTCTTGCACAACAACCATTTGGTCCAATCTTTGGTCCTGCTTGTGCCATTGGAGCAGTAGGAACAAATTGTAGTCCTCTATCGCCACAATGCTGTGATCTTTGTGCAGATCCAGTCATACTTGCAATACCAAAGTCAACGTTATTAGGTTGAATTTGACAGTTATAACAGTTCATACAACATCCGTAACAGTTAAAAAATCCATGACAATGTGTACAGTTACTACAGTAACCGCCACAAGCTACAGCACAAAAACATGAGCCGCCTGTTGGTGTTCCAAATACAAAACTATTATGTCCTGCGTAGTTATTACCTGCATATAAACAACAGCCCGAACGTCCTGCACAAATTGTGAATTGATCACCACCTGCTACGTTAGCTGATTTAATTGCATATCCTCCTGAATCCGATGGATATCCCTGCATACAGCAACATCCGCCTGTTCCTGAGCCACCACCGCCCCACATTTCCCATACAGCAAATGTAGCACCTTGTGGTACTGTCCAACGACAACATTTACCACCATTGTTGTTACAATAATATCTTGATTCTGGTGGAACTCCGTAAGCTGTTGCTGGCCACGCTTCGTTGTGATCTGCGTTCCAAGCATAACTTACAGTAAACGACTTTGGAGCAATAACTCCTACATCGTAACCTGGTAAATAATCTCTTAAACTTGACATATTCTATACTCCCTACGCTATATCCGATTGATAATAAACTACTACTAATCCGCCAGCGCCTGGTCCACCGCAGTAACAAGTACCATTGTGAGTATGTAGCGTACCACCGCCTCCGCCTGGGAAGTCAGCTGGTCCGTCTGCATCTCTACCGTGTGTTTTATAACAGTTATCTCTTGACATTCTAGCTTGTTGTCCACCGTATGGTGCTGACGTCATGTTTTCCCATGATGAACTAGCACACATTGCTGTACCTGCTCCACCACCGTTAAATCCGCACATACTAAAGTCTGCGCCTTTTACACAACCGCACATTCTATTTGGACATCCGCAATGTCCGCCCCATGCACTACCAAATCCGCAAGTTGCACAGCCATATCCGCCGCCACTTGAGCATAAGCACATGTAACCGCCTGAACAACAGCCGTTGCTTGAACACGCATAACTACCACATCCTGGACAGCCCATAACTGGTCTACAGCAACCTGCCGCTCCTGCACATAATGTAAATGATGCCGCATTATTAATTTCTACAATTTTTCTACCGTATGATCCACTTCCACCAGGAAAGCCAGCCATACAACAACAGCCACCGCCGCCGTCACCGCCTGCACCCCACGTTTCAAAAGCGGCCCATGTTACATCGTCACTTGGGTTCCAATTACAACAGCATCCTGGGTTACTATTTCTAGTATTATCAAAAGAACTATGATAAACATAAATTGTTCTTAATGCTGGAGTACCTGTTGCAGTTCCAAGTTGTAGTAATGATCTTAATGCAGACATTTATATTTCTCCTTAACCTATTCCTACGCCATCAGTTGACGGTGGTTCAGCATATCCGCCTACAGTTGGTTCTTCTGGGAACTTAACCATATGTGCTGGATATTCATCACTCTCGCCACGTTTGAACGTAACCGGTAATTCTCTTAATTTTGTTCTGAAATCAATCCATGGTTGCTTAACACTATCAGGCATATCTGCCGCAACTCTGTGATCTGTTGCATCTAATCTATCATTTCTTAGTTGAGTTAGTGTTTCCCAAGTTTGCCAAGGTTGTTTCCAAGTTAGTGTCCAATTATTACTATCTTCATCATGTACACATAAATCTCTTTCGTAAGCATGATCTGGCATTGGAGGCCATTGAGTTGAGTAATTTCCATAACCTTCTGGTAATGCTGTTACTACTTCTGATTGTGATAGTGTTACTGTATGTGGTAGGAAGATAGAACACATTAATGTGTCTTCTCCAGCACAATCTAAAGTAACTAATCTTTCACCTTCTGGTGTAGTATCAGTTGTTGGATTGTAAATAAAATCTTCATCTGGTGCGTTTTGACTCAGTGTGTTTTTTCCTGTAGTAGCATCAACAAATACGTATAGTCTGTCTGGACCTGTATAACTTGCTGTTGCTGTGTCCCCATCCGAGTTTGATTGACTCAAATATTCATTGGGGATATCATATGTAAAGTTTTTTGTAATTTCAGCCATTTTGTTTCCTTCGTTTGTATTTAGTCATATTAACTGTACGATACTTTAACCATTCCGCCTGAGCCCCAATGGCCCCAACAGCATGGTCCGCCACATGCAGTACCATTATATCCAGCGTCCCCTGGGTAAGGTTGAGCACAACCCCATCCGCAACCTGAACAAGTCATTGGATTACCGCAATAATCTCGACCTTTTCTAGTATTTGCACCTTTTGGTGGTCCACTTACGTAGTCCCACATTTGATTGTGACAATATTGTGTAGCCATAGGATTATTTCTACTATGACCTAATCTTAAATCGCCCTGCGTACCGCCCGAAATTTGTGAACATCCAAAGCAACAGTTATATGCATAATGTGCATGACAGTTTGTTCTACCTGTACATCCACCTCTAGCACACGTAGTTGCAATACCAGATCCTGATACAAAACTAGTTGAACCATCAATGCCTAAGCAATCTCTTTCACAACATGCTCCGTTACCAGCCGCACAAATTGTGTATTGGCAACCAGCTATTGTGTTTACTGATCTAATTGCGTATGATCCGCCGCCTGCGTTCTGTGAACTAAACTGACAGCAACATCCTCCTGCTCCTGCGGCTCCTGCACCCCATAGCTCAAATGTTACGTTAACAATGTCTGCTGGTACTGTCCAAAGACAACAGCAACCGCCATTATTAATACCCCTATTATTGTTGTACACATAGAAGAACTTTGTAGGAGCCGAAGTTCCCGAAGTAGTATCTCCTAAAAGTGTTCTCAGGTCTGCCATAGTTAGTATCCTCTCTTCTTACGTTCCTGACATAATCCAGCCGTATGTGGACCCGGAATAAATCAATGTAATAGCTACGTTATTAATGTCTAAAGTTAAGTCTTCTGATAAATTCTGGATTTTTGAACCGTTTCTACCAAGTGTTACATTGTTAGTATTAAAACTACCTGTAACATCAATGATTGAAATAGTATCGTTTACAATTAAACTAGCGTTAGCTGGTAAAGTAATTGTGAATCCACCACCATTTGAATTAGCTAAAATACGATCGTTAACTACAGCTTGATACGTGCTACTAACTTCACGAATGACGCTACTTGCAGTTCCTGTTGTTGATATATATCTTCCCATTTTAGTGTTTCCTTTTTATTACTATATTTATCATTATGCTGTAGATGTCTCAATACCCATTGCTACTGCACTGACATTTGCGGCACTACTATAAACTACCAGAATTTGCCCTGCCGCCATTGCAATACCTGATCTTTCTAACACACCTTTAGCTAAAATTTCAACATCATATTCAATGTATTCACTTGCTAGTGGTGTACCAGCTGATGCGACAGCAACTCTTACCGAAATTGCACTATTTCCTCTATTACAAATCGATAGCGTTACAATCCCGAAGGTGTTTGCAGGTACCGTGTAAAGAGAAGTGTTAGTGCCAGCGGCTAAGTCTGCGTGTCCTAATCTTCCTGTGGCCATATTGTTTCTCCTTTAACTCAATATAAATTGTTGCATTGCAACTGGTGATCCGCTTACGCCACCTGTGAAATGCATCTGTGCTGTTGTATTTATTAATACTCCGGTAGTTGTTGTAATTGTATTACCTTGAATATTAATTACTCCAGCTGTTACACTATTTACGTTCAATTCTGACGCTCCTCCACCAATTTGGCTAGTAATATATGTCTTAATAGCTTTTTGTGTAGGAACAATACTGTCACTATTTGCTGTAAATGTTCCGTCTGTACTAAACTCATTAACTGTTGCACCAGCACCGCCAAGTGCTACTGCTCCAAGTTGTAGTTCTTGTAGTCCTGATATACTAAATGCATCAGCATTTAGGGTTGCAATACCAGTTGCTTGTTCAACACTAAACAAGTCGCCAACTCTAAAGTTACCGTCTTGGTCTGTACTTGTGAAGAACACTCTTCCTCCACCGCCTTCAACAGCTTCATCATTTGGATCAGCTGGTGTAGTTGGTGTGCCTGGATAGTTAGTAGTAGTAAATCCACCAGTACCAATATCCAAATAATCGTGACCTGTAAGTCTACATTGTGAGTATCTAATTCTCATCTCTATGTTATCACCATGTATTGGAGCATCATCTAATGCCATATTTGGTGATATTTGTAACAATGCTGAGTAAGGTGAACTACCTGTTAACTGTGTAACACTAACTAGTTTAAAGAATGTTCCTGGTAAACTAGCAAACTCAACGTTTGCGCCAGCTTGTGGAATACTTTCCATTCCTTCGACTTGGATATACTTGCCATCTTGTTTAGCATCTCTATATCCTGCTCCGTAAGCAATAGTACCGTTAACAATGTATGGACTACCAAGTGTAAGTACTGCTGGAAATAGTCTATAAACATCTAAGTAAAGTTGTAATGTGTCGCCATCAATAACTTTTACATAATAACTATTACCATTAAGTTGAGTAGTACCACCTACACCATTAATTAATACTTTATCTCCGTCTACTAATCCGTGTGTAGCAACAGTAATATTTAAAATACCTGTTCCGCCATCTTTTGGTAAACTGTCAAGACCGTTAATTAATCCTTCGTTGATAATGTCAATTAACTCGCCAGCTAATGTAATAGCACCTGCTTCTGCATTATTAGCATTTGTAGTTTGTGTAGTTACTACTGGACTTTGTAGAGTTGTATATGTTGTATTAATTAAAATATAACTGTTTAATAACGTTCTCATAAACTCATAAGCCGCAAGTTTTTGACTTTGTCTTCCTGGTAGTGTAGTGTTAACACCAATCCAATAACTTCTTGCCGCTTTAATTGATTCTTTAGTTCCACCAAACTTAATGTCATGTGCTAATGCGTCAACATATTCGCCAACATTTGATTCCCATGATGATTTGTCATATGTAAATGCATTCCATAATGTAGAACTACCTGCGTTTGCAATTTGGTTATCAATCCAAGCAATAACTTCGTCTTTAATAAATTCTTTGTTGTCAGTAAGCAATGTATAAGCAAACGGATTAGCAGTAAATGTTACTCCTGTAATATCTTTACTAAACCCTGCATCTGAAACTGTTGCTGTTGCCGCTGTCCAACCTGTTCCTCTTGAAGCAAATGTTGGTTGTGCAAGTACACCATCAGCAACAAATACTTCTAATGGAGCATCTAATGTATTGTTTGGATCTGTAAATGTTACAGTTGGAGGTGTTGTATAAGAAGCACCTGGATGGATAATTCTTACTTCACTAATTTTACCATCTGCAACTTTTGCTCTTGCAACTGCTTGAGCCGTTGCTGTTGATCCATCATTGCCAGGAGCACTAATGTTAACTCTTGGTTCAATGCTATATTGTGTTGTATTATCTAATTCAGCTTCAACGGCTTGTCCTGGCACAGTAACGTCCCAACCAGCTGTGTCATCTGAATACTTTTTAATATTAGCAATCTTTGTACCTGCATTATAAGTGTCAATATACCCATACTGTCCAGCACCTGTTCCGCCTACAAGGAATACTGCCATACCTGTGTATGCCGCACTCAACGAAGCGTCAGTGTTTGAAATTGTAATACTTGTAGTATCACCTGTCTGTGGAGTATTTGTTGCAGTTTTATAATCTGCACCACCAAATGTATCATCGTCACCTGTTAAACGAATTTGCATAACACCACCAGTTACAACTGTTGGAGTTAATCCTGTAATACCAAATCCATCTCCAGAATAACTAAGTGTTGTGTTTGCCGGTACATAATCTCTACCTGCATGAATGTATTCATGGTGTATAATTCCTGCGTTGTCTGTTACAACTGCACCAATTACAGCATCAAAACTTCTATTATCTACTGTTGCTTTAATAGCTGTTTCAGTTAAGTCAACACCTTCTGCTACAGTACCAAAGTCACCGTATGAACTGTTACCGTTAGTAGCACGTATTTTACCACCTGCTTCTGCAAGATAACCAATGTGTCCATAATATGAGAACACGGAAACAAGTTCTGCTCTTCCTAAGTTAGTTACCCATGCACCAATACCTTCATCAAGTACTTGTGTAAAGTCGTTAGCAACAATTGAATCGTTACCACCGTTGTGAATATCTCCGTCAACTTTCATACCAACACATCTTGTACCAAATGTTGTTACGTTTTGTACATATGGTGAACGTGTGTTAATCCACGCATCTTCATCATCTGGTCCCCAACTTGGGTTAAGTGAACAAAATGCTCCTGCTGTTGGACGTTTAGTTCCGTATGCGTTTGGTGCACTTAATGTACCTGTTAGTCCTTTAACAGTACAGTTTCTTAATCCTGTGCCGTTTTCTAAATAGAACATGTCTTCTAGTAAACTTCCGTTAACTGCATTACTAAACCATCTAGCTACTAGGGTTGAATAATAATTGCCAAAGTTTTCTAAATCCCAAAGGACTGCTTTCATGTATTCTTTTAAATCTCTTTTACATTTTGATTGCATACTTGCACTAGCCATTGCTTCTTGGAAGTCTTTTGTGTTGTTTGCTTGAATATATTCAAATCCTTCATCAACTAAGAAATCTAAGTTAGCATAAATTTTGCCTCTAGTATCTGTGTATGCCGCATCAACTCTTCTACCAACTTGTCCTACAACTGTTGGCTTAGTTCCTGCGCCGTTAACTTCATAATCAATCCAATCATGGATGTCTTGTACTAATAATTCTGCTGTTTCTACAGCCGCCGCAGTACCTGCTGGAACATTTGTATCTTGTGTACGTGTGTTTCCTGTAGCGATTGTTGCAACATCCATTGTAAATGCCGCTCCGCCGCCGCTACCTAATGCACTATCTGCAATAGTAATTGTGTCATTAACTGCATGTCCAGAACCTGCTGTAACTACTAGTACGCTTGTTACTGCTCCTGTTCCGTCAACTGCAATATCAAAAGTTCCTACTACTCCTGTGCCACTAGATGATCCAGTTACACCTGTGTAGGTTCCTGTTGCTCTACTTGCGTCTGCGGCTCCAAATGTATCCATTGTTAAGTGGCCACCTGCTGGTGTTTTAGTAACAGAATTATTTAAAATTGTATCACTAAGTATTGCCTTCATTCTTAAAATAGCAATTTTACTTAAATTTGCATCGTTAGTATCAGTTGGTCCAGCTGTTGCCGCACTAATTTCAGTACTACGTAATTCATCGCCAACAACTGCTGTATCTGCTGGAACAATAATCGGAAGTACTTCGTTGTATTGTCCTGTTTTAACAAAAATTGACACGTTTGGTTTAATCTTTTTAGCTAAACTATTTGTATTACCTGCTGTAATTGTATCTGTAATTAATATTGTTAGTGCGTTAGCTGTTGTTTCAATGTTTGGTTCAGCAGTTTTAGTAGAATCAGTAATTTGTAAAACTGGTGTTGCTACGCTGTTTAATGTTGCGTAGTTTACTGCTGGCGCTAAGTTAGTAATAATGCTTGGTATTAAACTCATTGCATAATTAATTGCCGCATTGGTTTCGTCTTCTTGTCCTGATACATAGTTTGCACCTGCAGGTGAAATATAAGATAACGCCGCTTCACGCATTCTTACGTTTCCGCCGTGTCTTAAATCCCATAGTAATGCATCTAAAATAATTCCAATGTCTCTACGACACTTAACTGCATCGTATGTAAATCCACTTGTAAACGGAGCAGTATTATTTGCAATACTGTGTGTAATAAACTCCATTGTTTGTTCTTGAATAAACTGTTTATTTCTTTCAATTAGATATGTTGCTTCAGGATTACGCGGACCTCTACGTACTTGTTCAGCCGCCCATCTTGTTGAAAAGAAAGGCTTATCAATTGTTACACCGTATGCTGGTGCAAATCCGTCTGTTCCGTTTGTACCAACATAATAAACTTGATCTAGTTGTCCAAAGTATGCCCATTCTGGAGCATTTTCAGCTTCATTAACTTTTAATACTTGTCCTGCTTTACCAATTGGTAATCTAGTTGGACCTGCTCCACCATAGTAAACCAAATCACCAAGTGTTGTTAAGTTTCCTGATTCAACTCCACCGGATAATAAGTTCCAATATGCTCCAGCTACATCTTGATCTGGTCTGTTTTGTACTGATACTTCATCTGATGTGTGTGCTTGTACACAAATATAAGAGTTAACATTATTAATACCTCTAACAGTATCACCTAAATCATAGTATGTTGCGTCAGCCCATGCATCTTTCCAAGACATACCTTCATTAAGTCTATCCCAGTAAGTTACATTTGGTGGTCTATTTCCTGTTGTATCTTGAATACTAATATATGTGTAGCCACCTACACGTACAACATCACCTACTTTATAAGCAGTTGCGTTGTTATAGTCGCCTTTTAAACTAAATCCTGTTGTAAATAAATCCCACGTTGCCGCATTGCCAAATGGAACAACGTTAGTGTTATTTGCTGTTGCAATATATGAGTAACCACCATAAGTTACAAAGTCACCAATTTGGTATGCAGTTGCATTTGACCAACTGTCTTCAAATTCTAATCCTGGTACAAATGTTTGCCACTGTGTTACTGTTTCAATAGTAGCAACATTAAATGTAAATCCTGTTCCTGCGCCGCCAATTGATCCTGGACCAACTGTGATTGTATCGCCTGGAGCATGTCCTGCGCCACCTTTAACTACTACAAGTGTTACTGCACCTGTTCCGTCAACTGTTGCGTTAACTCTGTGTCCAGTACCAGTACCACTAGTGGTACCTGTAATGTCATTGTATGTTCCTGCTATTCTGTCTGGATCAGCGGCACTAATTGTATCAACTGTTACAATATGTCCTGCGGCTGATACGTCATCAGTTAAACTTGTTGCACTTGATGTATGTTCGTGTGTGTTAATCCAAAGACCGCCACCATACTTAACAACATCATTAAGTTTATATCTTGTATTAATTGCGTGTACTGATTTATATTCAATACCATTGTGTACAATATCCCATTTAGTTTGGTCTGACTCTAAACCATTAGAGGCTGTTGCCGCACTTTGGTGTCCTTCGTTACAAATATATAATTTGCCGCCATACTTAACAGTATCAGAAACTTTATACCTAGTTGCTACAGACCAATCTGTTTTCCAGTCCATACCTTTTGAGAAAATATCCCATTTCTCTATATCGGCTTCTAATCCGTCAGTGTCTGAATTTTGTGAGCTTGCCCCTGTATGTGCAGTATTACAAAGATATAAGTTGCCACCGTACTTAACAATATCGTTAACTTTATAAACTGTAGAAATAGTCCATACATTTTTCCAATTAAATCCTTCTGCGAATAAATCCCATTTAGCTTGATCAGTTTCTAAAATTCCAGCTAGACCAATTTCTATAGACCCGTCTGCAGATGAAGTATGTGCTGTATTACAAATATAGATATAACCGCCGTACTTGACAATATCATTCTGTTTATAATTATATCCAGAATTCCAATCACCTTGCCATTGAACGCCGTCAGTAAATAAGTTCCACTTTGTTGATTCGTCAGTAGTAAAATCAGCTGAGGCAGTATGCCCAACATTACAGAAGTAAGTTCTTCCGCCTTGTCTTACAATATCGTCTTTATAGTATAAAGCACCAGTTGTCCAAGTGCCTTTCCATACAAATCTAATTCTACCTAGTTTAAATTCAGCCATTTTTTCTTCCTACATGCATGTTATATGTATTTATCATTTGTTTATATTCCCCCCGGACCGTAGCCATTTTCGCCACCATCATAGAAGCCATCACTTCCTTCAAAGTCGTCTTGACTTTCAGTTAGCATCATTGTATCCATATTGCCGTTAAAGTATGCTTGTGCCATCATCATACCACTTGGTATCTTAGTAAAGTGCATAGGTACCGGAATATTAATAGCTAATCCACCTGTATTTGATATGTGATTTAAATCACTAAATTTACAAGTACCTGCTGTAACTGCGTTTGCCGCTACGTTTGAACCACCACCACTAATTCTACTCTGTAAATAAGCCGCAATAGCCTTCTGTGTTGGTACAATGTTATTACTATTAGCAACAAATGTTTGTTCTTTTGAGAATTCTCTAATTACAGCATTTGTTCCACCTAATATAAACGCACCAAGTCTAAGTTCGTCTAGTCCTTCTAGGTTAAACTGTGAAGCATTAATAGTAACAATACCTGTACTTTGCTCAACTTTAAATAATTCGCCAACTCTAAAGTTACCATCTTGGTCTGTAGAAGCGTAGAATACTCTACCACCGTTGTACTCTTGAGCTTCATATGATTGCTCTGGTGGATTAATATTACCATACCCGTCTGTATATAACAATGGATATGCAGTATCTGCAAAGTTACCTGTACCAATGTCTAAGAAATCATGGAATGTTAATCGTACCTGACTATAGTTCTGTCTAATATTTGCCGGAGTAGCATGTTCTGGTGATTCTTGCACTCCCATATTAGGACTAATTGTAAGTTTTGCAACTGCATTAGGAGCCGCACCTGACAATATTGTAGCAGTACCAACTTTATAAATTACATCATTAATACCATCAACTCTAAAGTTATCACCCGGACTTGGAATTAGTGTTAAATCACTAACAATAATTTCTCCGCCAATTTGGAATAAATCTGCATAGCCGTCACCGGTAATTGTTACTTGGTTAAATTTAGTATACAATGCACCTCTGTTTGTAAAGTTAGGTTGTCCTAACACTCTATTTTTAATTCTAACTTGATACGTTACTTCTGTAGTTTTTTGTGTATCATGAATATGCAATGAGGGTGGTACCCCTACATTATAACCACTACCTGGATCAGTCATTGTAAATGATTCAATGCGTCCTGTTGTTACAGGGAACGCTCTCATTTTTGCTTTAGCACCATATTTAATTGCCGCTAAGTTTGCTGTTGCCGTTGCAGGACTAATCATAAATCTTGGTCCACTTGTTAGTGTCATTGGACTAATCTTTGGTCTATAGTTTTGTGCATTTAATAAAGGTATAGCAGGTTTACTATTCCAAACATGACCACCATCACCGTATAAAATATCTCCTTGCACACTGATTGCCATAAACAATCCATCACTATATGCAAGACCAAATACTCGTGTTCCAATAAAGTTTGGATCTGAAACAATTAACCATTCTGAGTTTAATGCTCCAGTGTCTTTGGCTGTAAAGCTAATGTAGAATGTACTGTTTAATCCAAACGAAGCACTAGTAGTACCTGCTACGGAATTAATCATTGTAGTTGAAGGATCAAATACAAATGTAGCAGTTCCGTTTGGTTGACATGCCGCTACAAATCTTCCATTACCAAATGCAAACCCTGTTACGTTATATGTTGTTGGACAAACTCTAGTTGCAGTAGTCCAACTTTGGCCATCGTTAATACTTTCAATAGCGGTTCCGTCTTCTTTGACAATCATCCATTTACCATTTCCGTAAGCTAAGAATTTTTGTCCTGTTCCAAATCCTGTATTAGTATAAGTCCAAGCAGTTCCGTCTGTTGTAGTAATTGCAATTTCATCACTATCGTCTGCTATTGCTATAACTGTGTGCGAAGTTGTTGAATATGATCCTTCAACTATACTTACATAGTTGTGTGCATTAATAGAGTATGCTGTTGAACCCCATGCTGTACCAGCAGTTGACAAGTTAGCTTTGCTACCATTGCCTAGTGCAATAAAGTATTTTAATTTACCTTTACATTTGACAATACAATTTGGTCTTACAAAGTCAGCATCAATGATCGCCGCTGTCCATTGATCGCCTGCTTCGTTACTGTAAATAGCTTTGTCATCTCCTGTTGAAGGAAATGCAACCATTGTTGTTCCTGTTGCTGAGAAACAATCCTGCCAAGCAGTTGCTCCGTATCCTGTAGCAAAACCTTCTTCTGCATATGGAGGAGCTTCAACTTCCATTCTTGATTCAATTCTATAAGTTGTTGATCCGTCTAGTGTTGTTGTAATTGGCCAACCTGGAACTAAATGGTCCCAACCACGTTTGCCATCTGACTCGCGTAGTACATTAATCTTTTTAGTTGTAGTAAAGTATTCGTCAATTATTCCAAACTGTCCAACGCCTTCACCTTCTTCAATGATAATCTTCATTGATTCGCTAATTGCGTTTACTTGAAAAGTTAAGTTTCCGCCGCCAAAATTACCAATGTCACTATCAAGTATAGTAATAGTGTCGCCAACTCTATGACTGTGGCCACCGTTTGTAATTGTAACAGTTGGAGTTCCTGTACCGTCAATAGTAATTGTAAACGTACCTACAGTATCTTTTGCAAACGGGTTATCTGATGTTGCAGTAACTCCTGTATATGTGTACGGAGCATCAAGAACGTTACCAACCCAACCTGGATTTGCACCCGGTAATCCTGTAATCGCTGTTATTGCTCTACCAACATAATATTCTGGTCCGTTGTTATCTGACTGTGCAATAGTAATTGAAATACTATCACCGCCTTGTGCAGAGTTTCTTATACCTGTAATATGTCCTCTACCACCTGGTGTACTTGAATCACCTGGATCAAGTAATCTAACTTCACTAATTGCACCGTTTCTTACATCTGTTGATGTATTATCAACTCCAACACCACTACCTGAACCTGTAATTGCAAAGTTTGCATTAGTATATTCTTCACCTGCGTGTGTAAATCCTAGTGCAAAAATTTGGTTAGCGTTACTGTAAACTGTTGGTGCTTTTGCATTATAATATCTGTTGTTAATAGTTGCTGTAATTGGAGTTTCACTTACTAATTCTCCTTCAGCAAACGATCCATATTTTCCGTATGAGTTGTTACCATTAGTAGCACGTAGCTTTCCACCTGCTGTACAATAATAACCAATATGACAATAATATGTAAACACAGATACAAGCTCTGCTCTACCGTCTTTGTTAGCCCATACACCAATACCATCACTAATAACTTGTGTAAAGTCGTTAGCAACAATTGATTTGTTTCCGCTGTTGTGCAAAGCACCGTCAATTTTTAATCCAACACAAGCAGTACCAATAGTTGTTACGTTTTGTACATATGTTGATTTAGATGTAATCCACACACTTGAGTCGCCTGGTCCTGAACCTGGATCAAGTGCAACAAATGCTCCACTTGCTGGAACTTGTGCTCCATAAGTATCTGGAGTTCCTAGTGTACCTGTTAGTCCTTCAAGAGTCATATTTCTAATTCCACAACCATTTCTAACTTGGAACATATCTTGACTTTCAGAACCTTCTTTTGGTCTAACTGTAGTACTTCTTAATTCGTCGCCAACAACAGCAACGCCTGCTGGAACTTTAATAGGAAGAACTTCTTCGTAAATCCCTGTGCTAACAAAAATTGTTGCTGGTGCTCTATTAGCTTGATCTGCTAAAATATATTGTGTGGCATATTTAATTGTTCTAAACGGACTTGTTGGTGCTAATCCAGCACCAGACACATCATGGCCCGAAGTTGCAACATAGAATACTTTAGCTACTTGTCCTAATGCTTCCCATTGTGCGGAATCGTCAATAACTTTTATTGCATCTCCACTATTACCAATAGCAAGTCTTTCGTGAGTAGTTCCGTTGTGTGTTCTAAGATCACCTCTGTATTCCATTACGTTGCCAGGAGCACCTTGAATATGTTTAACCCAGTAACTATTTGTAGAATCTAGTGCTGGTTCAACCAATGATGAATCGTCAGCTTCGTGTGCTTGAATACATTTCCAAGTAGTACCTGCTTGAACTACAATATCACCTAATACATAATCAGCTGTTTCAATCCATTCACCTCTGTATGCTACTCCAGTTATTACTAACTGCCAATACATTGAAACACTACCGTTTAAACTTCTAGTCTCACCTGGATCGTAGTATCCTTCGCTTTCAGGATCTAATGCATCTGGTTTTTGGTTAAGACTGTCTTGTACAGCAATATAAACAAAGCCACCGTTTCTAACTACTTCACCTGTTTTGTATGCTGTTGAAGCTGACCATTCGCCCTTCATTGCATAACCGGTAATTACTAATTCCCAATCATATAATCCTTGTAAACTTTCACCTTCGTAGAAAACACCAGTTACACTTGGAGGACTACCTAAGTTGTTTGTCATTGATGTATAGGTATATCCACCATAACGTACAATGTCACCTGGTTGGTAACTTGTAGAATTACTCCACTCTGCTTCAAATCCTAATCCTGGTAACCAAAGATCAAATTTACTTTCGTCAAATGTTGCTAATGATGCATGAAATTCTTTACATCTCCACATTGATGGTCCGTATCTAACTAAATCACCAACTTTATATCTTGTTCCTGAAGAGTCGCCGTTGTCTTGCCAAAACCCTGTGTACTCAATTCCGTGTAGTACAACGTCCCATTTAGTAAGATCGTCTTCTAATCCTAAAAGTGCAGTTTCTGCAGAGGTATGTCCTTCATTACATCTATAAACAATAGCACCATATTTTACAACATCGTCATCTTTGTATCTTGTATTAGGAGCCCAGTCAATTCTATAATTATTACCTTGAAATACAGTTTCCCATTTGTCTTGGTCTTGTTCAAGTCCAGCAATAGTAGAACTAGAAGTATGTTCTTGAATAGCTTTGTAAACAATTCCACCGTAACGTACAACGTCACCAATTCTATATCTTGTTAATGCTGACCATTGTGCGGACCAATTAGGCGTTGATGCATATGCTAAAAGTTTATCAACATCATCTGTAATACCATCTGTAGCACTACTTCCTGAAACGTGTTCGTCAGTTACACGATAAATTACACCATTATATTTGACTAAATCGTTAATTCTATATCTAGTTTCAATTTGCCAATTGCCTCTCCATTGGCGACCGTCTGCCATCAGCAACCATTTAGGTGTTGCCGCAGTTAAATCTGTTTCAAAACTAGTTTGATCTGATAAGTGACCAACCATACAAACATAAACGTTACCGCCATGTCTAATAATATCATCTTTGATATATGTTGCGCCTGCAAGCCAAACGTTTTTCCAAGTATATCTTATTCGTGCTAGATTAAATTCAGCCATTATCCTGAGTATCCTGTCGGGTTAGTTCCAAACGGTAAATGATCAGCTGATGCATTTTCATCGTATGTATATTTTGTATTAATTCTTAGGACTAATTCACCTTCTTCATTAACATAATAATAAATGTTTTTTTCGTCCCATCTCATTTGCTCATATACTAAGTTATCAAAAACTAGTACATGATTAGGATTTCTTCCTTCAAAGAAATCTTCGCCAGTTTGGAAGTCAGCAAAGTTACCGTCTGGTCCACCTGGTCTGTTCATTTGGATTGAATCTGATGGACTAGCAACGTCAACCTTAGCAACAAACAATGCACCATCGTCATCTCTACGAAGTGCGTAAAAATATCTATCTCCTGTTTGTCCTTCTAAAGGTGCTTGACCTACATACTGTACCATTATACAATCTCCACGTAACTTAAAATTACATCAACAGCATCATCTTGATCTGCTGTTATTACAACTTCGTTATTTCCTGGCAGTACTAATTTTTCACCGCCGTTAATTGCACGTAATGATGCGTTTGGTGCAATCATTACATCTTTAATATAATATCCTAATACACTAGTATCATCTTTTACTTGAATACTAATTCTAGTGTTACCGTCTAGCAAGTTTGCAATACTCAGTCCAATAGCAGTAACTTTACTTGCCGGTGGAACTGTTAGTATTGTGATAGGTTGTGTTCCTACACTTTTTTCTACTTTATTTTTAAAAAACGTTGCCATAACTTATATCTTTATCCCATACTCAAAACTAATTCTAATGCAATATTTTGTGCGTCTGTTTGCGAAACTGATCCTGAACTACCTGCTACTGAATCCCACTGAGTGCCATCGTATATTTCTAAACGTCCATCAGTTGTATTCCATCTCATCATACCAATTACTGGACTAGGGTGTCTTTGTGATCCTGTTCCAACTGGTACAACAAATCCGTCTGTGCCTGCAATTTCAAAGTAGCCAGTTCCTGTGCTACTAAACGTTGTTACTGCATCTGTACTAGTGTTATTTATTGTACTTCCACTGATATTAATATTGTCTATTTGTACACCACCAGTGCCGTTTGGTGCTAAAATAAGGTCAGTATCAGGTGTTGTTGTACTAATTGTTTGTCCGTCAATGCTAATACTATCAATTTGTAGTTTAGCAACATTAAATTCTGTTTGTGTAATACTAGCAATTTCTGTTCCACCAGCATAAAAACGTATAGTATCGTCATTTGCTCCTGGAGTTAATTCAGCTGTAATATATGTATCTGCGTCTAAGTCATATACACCAGTTAACACTACCCAGTTACCATCGTAACCTTCAAACTTTGAAGTAGTTGTATTATAGCGTATCATACCTACAGCCGGTACGCTTGGTCTTTGTGCAGTTGTACCTGCTGGTATTCTAATAGATCCTGTGCCGTCAATGTCAACAACACCTGTTGATGGTGCAAGTGTGATATCATTTATTGAACTAATTCTGCTACCTTTAAGTACAAAATCGTCAATAATAACACTACCGTTACCAGCATATCTTAATTCTAAATCAGCATTTGAAACTGTGTTTTGAATAACACCAGTATCAATTTGTATATCATCTATGTATGCACTTGTAGCGTGTATACTGTTCCATGTTTCAGCTGTGGTTCCTAAATTGTATGTTGCTGTCTGTGATGGTAATAAATCACTTGTAATACCTGCAACAATATTAATAGTATCATTTTCGTCATCACCAATAGTAACATTACCGCCAATGGTAATATCACCTGTTGCTGAAACATTGCCTGTAACATCTAAATTACCTGTAACTAATGCATCGCCTGTAACGTTTACTTTACCAGTTCCGTCTGGAATGATATCTATATCTGCGTTTGAAACTGTTGTGCTGATTACATTGGTGTCAAAGCGTAAATCATCAACATCAAATGTTTTTAATGCTGTTACCTTGTCAGATCCAACTGTAGTAAGATTAAGTGTATTTGCAATAGTACTGATTGTATTGCCATTAATTCTAACATCACCTACATATGCTGTACCTGATGAAATTAAATCTATTGATCTTGCTGTTCCGTTAATATCTAAATCGTATTGAGGAGATGCAGTCTTAATGCCGACTCGACTGTTGTTAACATCCAAATAAAGTAAATCCGTTTCAAAAGCTAAGTCTACTCCATTACGAAGAAGATTTGACTTCAAAAGCGGACCAGTAATACGACCTACAGCCACCTTTTTCTCCTAATACGGGGATCCTGTCCCTCCAACCACCTTACTTTGCGGGTTGACCACAGTAATGTCCCACAGCACGGTGATCGGTATCTCTCCTCTCACTGGTCTTGTACTATGTTATATGTATTTATCGATTTTGGAATTAACCGAGTGCTAACGTATAGATAAACCCTAATTCTTCCATAAAGTCTGTAGTAATTGCATCACCTGCTCCTGACACGTTAGCCCATTGTGTTCCGTCCCAAGTTTCTAAATATGACAGTCCAGTATTGAATCGTGTGGTACCTAATGCTTGTCCAGCAGGTCTAGCGGCTGTTGATCCATATGGTATTCTTAGTCCATATGTGTCATCAAACTCAATATATCCGTATATTCCTGTCTTACTAAGTATTAAGTTGTTAGTTGGGTGTGTATTAGTAATAGTATTACCGGTTAGTTTAAAGTTTCCTGCAATAACACTACCTGTACCATTTGCTGTTAAGTTGATTGCATCATTAGTTCCTGCTGAACTAATTGTTCCATTGTCAATTGTAATGCTGTCTTGTGATACAAGTTTATGTGCAGTTAATCCATCAACGCCCATGTTAACATTTGTTACACCATTAGTATAAAAATCAAATCTATTACTGCTGTCTGCTAATACATAAGTTTGTCTATCTTCACTCCATATACCTTTTAGTGGAGTATATGCATTTGAAAATAACTCAAAGAAATTAGTTGTTGTATTATATCTAACATCTCTATAAGTGTTTGGGCGTTCTGCCTCTGTACCATGAGGAACATTTAACGCTCCAGCGGCACTAATTCCAATACTTGTATCTGGATCAATTACTAAATCGCCCGATGTTGTTGAAAGAACGCCACCGGAAACTCTTATATTATCAATAACAACTGCGCCTGTACCACTAGCACGAATAATCAAATTGTTACCTGAGCTTCTAGTTGTAATTACGCCTGTATCAATTTCAATATCGCCAAATACTGCTTTACCAGCAGTAACATTGTTCCACATTTTAGTAGGACTACCTAAGTTTAATAAGTCCTCAGTTCTTCTAGGATTTATATCTTGACTAAAGTCTACACTACCAAAATTAAGGGTATCACTTGCTTCATCACCAAAGTTAAAAGTTCCACCTGTGCTAACATTGCCACTAATAGTAATATTGCCATTGGCATGCATATTACCTAGTTGTACAACACTTTTTAAAAAATGTGTGCGGCCTGAACCATTAGGGTCAAACGTAATATCGCTGTTTGACAAACTAGTAATTAGATTGTCGTTGAATCTTAAATTTTCAGTTCTAAGTTCTTCAGCACGAATGTTTGCTTGTGAGTCTAAATTAATATCACCTACAACTGCTCTAGCACCTAATGTATTAATTTCAATATTGCCGCCAGTTATGCGTGTTGCATATGGATCAATAATTTTTATTTGTCCGTTAATTTGTAATAAATCTGTAGGGGAATCTGTTCTAACACCAATACGATTGTTACTAGAACCAATAGATAATAGGTCAGTTTCAAATTTAAGATCGGATTGTGTACGTACTAAGTTTGATGCTAGTAACGGACCGGATATTCTCGCAATGGCCATTATGCCCTCCTATACTATATTTATAGGATTTACTTGTCGAAGTTGTGGAAGATTGTTACTGGTTTTCCTGTTGGTACTGGTGTGCCAAATACTACATACCATCCTGCGGCATAACCACTTGGATTTTGTTCTAATGTATAGTTAGTTGTAGGTATTTGTAAAACGTTTTCTACCATTACAAGAATGTTTTGTGCGGCCGCTGGCGCTGGATTATAACTGTCGCCGTTGTTTAGTGGACCAAATTTTGTTTCTACATCGTTGCCATTACCTGCGGATTGTACGACAATATTAGCTGGAGCAAATCTTCTTACAGGTGCCCAAGACCCTGCTTCATAATTTTCAAACACATTAGTTGTAGTGTTGTAACGCATCATTCCATTAGTTGGATTTAAAGGTTGTTGAGCTGTAGTACCAACTGGTATCATTACAGCATTGTTACTATCTAAAGTAACTAATCCGTTGATGTCTCTACGAATATCTTTATTACCGTAGATTCCTCTAGCATTTGTACTTTGTGCTTTTAAAAAACGCATATTAAACTTCCAAATAACTAACTGTTACACTTAAATTTAAAGGTGCTTGACTTAGTACAGTTACTGAATCTCCTGCTGATAAAATAACTTTTTCACTATCAAATGTAAAAGTTTCTCCACCTGGTACAGGCATCTCTTTAACAACCATATTAGTATTACTCTTAGGTTGTGATTGCTGTACAAAATGTAAATCAAAAGAAGTATCATTAGTGCCTGCCGCATCATATGCCGCTGTATTACACACCATAATAGTTGTAATAGCATATGATTTATTCGCTGGTACTGTTAGTACTACTGTGTCTGTTGCGCCTATTGTTGTTTGTGCTATTGCCATATTGTTGCTTCCTTAAAAAATCATACTTAAAAGTAATGATCTATTTTTACTTACTAATTCGTCGTTTACATTACTACTATTTACATAATATATTCCTGTTTTTCCCACTCCTGGTGCTTTAACATAAATCTTTGCTCCATCTGTTGGTGCTGTAGGATCAACATTTGCATCGTCTGGACTAGGTGTTGCTAGTATATGTAATTGATCATCAACTACTACTGAACCTGCTCCTGGCGCTGATAAAACAAGATCTGCTCCACTTACTGTAGTACTAATTGTTGACTCTTGTATTCTTAAATCGTGTAACTCTGATCTATTTTTAAAAAATGTATTATTAGTTGTACCATCAACCGTAATTATAAACTTACTAGTTGTTCCAGTTTCTTCAAAATCTTCAACTATAATTTCTGTAGGACTAGAAGTTCCAGATTTTAGTTTTTTAAAGTTTGCCGCGGCAACCTGTGTTGCAACTGCACCGTCAACGTATGCTTTGTTTGGAATATGATCATCATCTGTAATTTGATCTTCATAATTGTTAGTACCACTAACACTAATGACGCCTGTGCCTGCATTGATTAAGTATAAATCGCCGCCGCCTGTTGAAATACTTCTAACATTTAAGCCAATGTTGCCACCACTTTCATCAATTAGTGTAAATGCACCTGTCTTAATTGTTTGCGTAACTGGATCATTCCAAGTAATAGTTTCGTCGAATAAAATTTGTGTATCAGGTAAACTACCTCTTTCAATTCTAACACCAGATTGATTAAGAGTTACTCCTGCACCTTGCTCGCCTGCATTGAGTACAATAATGTTATCATTAATGTTTAAATCTGTACTTGTGACATTAGTTTGTTGGCCATTAACAACTAAATCTCCTGTGAGATATAATTGACCAATTTGATTACCGGTATCAATAGTAACGGTTCCGCCACTTTGTACCTTTACTGTATAATCACCATCTGTTACTAATTGTCTCATTTATTGTTCCTTAATAAAGTGGGGGATTGCTCCCCCACATAATTACCTACTTTAGTCTGCTGGATCGTCTGACTCAAAGTCATCAGCATCTGGTGCGCCATCAACGTTGTCGATAACAGCATCATCACCTGCTTCTTCCATTTCAACAGTAGCACCTGTACCAGTGAAGTCCCATTTGATCTTATCGCCTGCTCCTTCAAGTTGTACCAAGTGTGCAGTAATCTTAGTTACTTGCTTTGGAGTTGCTCCGTCTAAGACTGTAATAGTCATTTCGCCTGCCGCAACTGCCGCACTTGCTTTATTAACTAAGAAACAATCTTTTGTAGCTGTACCGTCTGTGCAACGGAATTTTTTACTTCCAAGTTGCTTAACAATCCAGCCGTTTACTGATCCAGTTCCATTGTGAAACTGTACTTTAATTTCGTCACCGCCTGCTGTAGGTGGGCCAAAATATCTTTTGTTTAGTGGTCTTCCCATTTGTTTTCTCCTTTAAAACGTTCTAGGTTTACGCAGTGGGTCAGTTCTGCATAAGTCCGCAACATGCGGCACGATTATTGACACAAGTATTTATCTGATTAATCAATTCGTACGGTTAATGAAATAAAATCCCTTACAAAATCAAATTGTGTTTCTAATACTTCAAACAGATGGCCGTTTAAACTTGTTTTAACTAGGCTGTAGCTGTTCTTTCCTATGTTGCTATAGTAATGCTTGTCTAAGCCGTATCGACGTCCGTAAGACGGAAATACGCTTGTTACAAATAGGCATGTGTCACCTAATTCTTTAGCTGTTAATCTATAAGGTTGTTTTAGTGCAAGGTAAGATTGTGCAAAACTTTCAACGGGAAGGAAATTTGGTTTATCTATTTTAGATGCAAGAAGCATTACTACATATGCTTCAACTTCTACCGGAAGTTCGTATCCTGTAGTCGACTGTGTCTCTTGGACAAGGTCGTAAAAGACTGTGGTGTACTCGTCCTTCATACAAGTATTTAGTCATAAAAATAGGCCCAATTATTGGGCCTATTCTGGTTTTACATTCCTATTTGATTAGGAACAATGATGTAGTGAATAGCAAGTACCACTCCAACTGATGCGCCTAAGCCAATCATCATCTTAAAGAAGTCTTTGGTCACCAACGGAAATACTGTCTTAAACTTTTCCTTGCCTGTCATAGTTGCCATAGCAAGTTCACGTCCACATAGTAGTCCTACAAACACCCACGTTGTTGACATAGGTATATCGTTTAGTTCTTTAAAGAAGAATAAGATCAACCAGTACACACCATCAATGATAGTTGCTGAACGCACATATCTTGTGTTGTGTTTTTCTAGTACAATCTTTTGGATCTTACCACCACCCTCTCTAAACATAAATGCTAGTCCTACAACAAACACAACGCTCACTAGGATCATTAGGTCCCATGGAACTTGTCTGGGAAGGAACACAGCAATATTTGCCATGTCATGACTTAGCCAAGTAAACCACAGGAAGCCTGTTGTTACCCATTGTGCTATTCGCCACGCTTTCTTATGTTGTTCTTTGACAGGCTTTGCTTCGTCTAGTAGTTTAGTAACTCCTATCCAAATAATGTATGCCGCGACTGCCGCGACAGCATAGCCCATCATGCTTTTCATAAGCATCTTCTCTAGTACAAAGGTACTTGCGAAGGCACTTAATACTAAAAAAGAAGTACTAACTGGTACTCCTATTCGTGTAAGTATTAATAATAGTCCTGGTGCCATTGCGTGATACCATTGTATCTCTTGGAACGGTATTTTGTTTAGTCGTCCATAACTAATATCTCCACCGTTGGTATACCAACCATACCAAAGTGTATACAGTAGAACAGCCGAAGCCGCTCCCCACATCGCTTTCCAATTAAATTTTTCGTTATTACTTGCGATCCATGTACCGAGAGTCTGTACACTATCATTTGCGATAACTGCGTAACCTGCGAACAGGAAACCTACAGCCATCCATAGGGTGAGTGCGTCCATTATTATTTCTCCTCTGCTTGCCGCTTTTACCACGGCGCTCACATACTAAGACAAGGCTCAACGTTGCCCTGCTGGAACATTATTGTTCGCAATTATTTAGTGAATAGAAGATTACAGTTTTGTTACAGTGACAAAAAAAGCACCCGAAGGTGCTTTTTTTGGTTACTTCTCTTGTGCTGGGAAGTCTAATGGATTCCTTGGTTTAAACTGAATGTTCATATCGGTTAGATATGGATCGCAACCTTTGTCTTCTAAACGCATTGCGAGCCACATCTCAAATGACTCCTTGTCTTCAAACGTACGAGTAAACTCGTAACTCTTGAACGGTAATTCCCTATTGAACGTTACTACTACTTCGTTCGCGTTTGCGTCTGTAACAAATCCAAACATCACTGTTACAAACATTACAAGTCCTATAAGCATTACACTCAATGCTCCGGGACAATTCTTTTCATTACAACTTGTACCTATCATCATAGTCTCCAAATTTTAGTCATAAAAAAAGGCGACTTGCTGTAGCCTTTAAGCATCGCTACTTGGGTCGCCTTCCGATTGTGTGTTTACTCTATTAGTAAACAATAATATTATTATACAAGTATTTAGTAATTTGTCAACCTAGTTTCGCACTTTTTGACAGAATCTAGCACTGAATATTTTTATGGGTATATAAAAATAACTAATGACACTATTACTAAAGTAATAAGCCATTTGTGTCCATCGTGGAGTTTCACACGCAACCAGTCGGCTTGGGGAGCCCACCATACTTGGCAATCTGTTTCATTGGACCGGTCTTCCAAGCATCATACAGGCCTTTTGCTTTGCGATCCATGCCCAATGCTTTACCAAAGTCCTTTACTCGTGGCACCATTGATGTTTCTTCATACATAGAACGTGCTAACATAATGTGGCTTACCTGTTCTTCGGTAAGCGTCTTGTCATCTTCACGAGCCATAGAGTGCATTACTTCCTCACTCCAATCACTCATTGACACGAGGAATCCGTCACCGTCTCTTTCAATACTCATACTTCATTTCTCCATAAGTTGTTTTTTGCAATGTAATCAAAGTTCCAACGCCCTGCGTCAGGTCTCTTGATTATGTCCTCTTTCTTAAACGTGTTGCGAGGGTTAACAACATTATCCTTGTTACCGCCAATGGTGTGGTCTAACATCATCTGCTTTCCATACTTGATCCTCTTGATCATCTCCTTTCTCCTTGTTATTTGCAGGGTCACCTGCTTCCAAATTATCCAAGTCAGGATTCTTTTTTCCGTGTGGATAACGCTTGCCATCCTTATGGTTACCTGACTCGGTTCCTACTCCACTTATTCTTATCTTTTTCTTCATAGTAATACTATTATACTATCGTAGCAGATAATAACAACCAGGTAATTTTTATGGGTATATAAGAAAAATTTAGTCAAAAAAATAGGCCCAATGCGAACAGAGGGCCTATAGTTGTAGTTCTACTACTTGACTGATAAGTTTATAGCAGAAGGGCCTTTTGGACCATCCTGTGTTTCAAACTCTACAGTATCGCCTTCATTCAACGAGTGTAAGCCTGCGGCTTCTACTGCTGAAATGTGTACGAAGATATCTTTGTCTTCGGTAGCGATAAATCCAAAACCTTTAGTGGCATTGAACCATTTTACTTTTCCTTGATTACTCATGTTTTTCCTTGTTAGTGTTTATTTTGAGGAAGTTTGTATCTAATATTAGGGCGGGAGGGTTGTTATTTCTACTGCGTCTTGTTCTTATTACTGTCTTGTCTCAATTGTATTTAGTCACAAAAAAAACTGCATAAAGCAGTTTGGTTTTGTTTAGTTGTTATATGTATTTAGCTGGTCGACAAAAAAGGTGCTTATAATAGGTCTTTTTGCGAGTCTAAATTTAAGTATAGCAAAATAGGGAGGACTTGGGTACACCTCCAAGTACGGACCGGAATACCATTCCTAAACCGTACAACCTATCCCCGCGGGTTAGTGCGATGTGACTCAGCGTATTTCTACTACCAAGCCTGGGTACCACCCCTGGACAGTCAAGTTCGACCCTTCTGGTAAAGGCCTCTTCCTTGCACTACAAACAAAAGCTAATTACTCTTTTGTTGCTATGTAATTAATATAACATTGTTATTAACAAAGAGCAATCACTTTGTTTACCAAAATATATAAAATGGAATTTTAGTCATAAAAAAGCACTCCGGAGAATGCTTTTTATGTTTCAATGTATAAACAAGTATTACTTGTTCATTACATACATCGTCACTTCAAATCCAAAACGCATTTCTGTTGCTTGAGGTTTAGTCCATTTCATAATAATCTCCTAATAATATGTGCAACTTGCACACTATTATTTAAACATATTACAAAGTAAAAGTCATGCAGATAATCATTAAAAGGTCATAAAAAAAGGGCGACAAATAAATGCCGCCCTTTAATCTTATTCCGTTAAGACTATGTCTTAAGAGAAAGTAGGTGTAGATGTAAAGCTAACTGTACCTAAGTAGTCTGCCGCATTACCTAGAGACGATGCTGTGTTTGACAACTCAACATATCCGTATCTAGTCATAAAGCTAACTACTGGCTCAAAGCTATCTGGATCTAACACTACGCCACTGCTCATTAATGGAATGTATGGGCAGTAGAACGCTGGTGCGTCTGATTCAGAAGAACCTTTGTAACCAACTAGTACCGCTGTGTCATCTGCCGCGTAACTATCAACATAAACTTTCATAGCTGAATTTAATGTTCCAACCATTTTAGTGTTTGTTGGTGCTTCGAATGAACCTTCAGTTGTTCTTGCGAACGCTGAAGTAGTTGCACTCTGAAGTACAGTTAACGCTTGTGGAGATACCACTGCGTAGTTACCAGCACCACGACGTGTACGCTGAGCAATAACGTTAGCAACACGGTTGATCATTACAGCTAAAGCCGCATGTTCGTCACCAACGAATGTTGCAGTACCGCTAACAGCAGTCTGATCGTAGTTTTGGTTGTTAGTTGATCCAGCTAATGCACGTAAAGAAGCTAATACTTCTTGGTCGATCTCAGCAGTAATCTCTTGGGCTAGTGCCGCCATGATTTCTGCTTCGATGTCAATGCCTTGCTGTGCTTGAGCATCTTGAGCCGCTTCAAAAGTCCATCTAGCTGATAGCTTTCTGGTTTTTGCTTCGACTGTTTGCTTTAAGATCTGAATTGACAATCTCTTGCCTGCCGCACCTTCAAGAGCCGCTGTTGCAGATCCTTTTGGTGATGCATCAGTAGCGTTACCTGAGTAAGCCGCCGCGATCTTAAATGGTGATAGTGCTTCTTCACCAACTTCGTTACCATCAGATGTATCTGAGTAACGTACTCTTAATGTGTGGATTTGACCCACTGGACCTGTCATAGGCTGTACACCGACCAATTCGTTGGCGATAACAGTTGGCATGACACGTCTGATTACTGGTAGGATAACTCTATTTAGAGTTGCAACATTACCGGCGCTTGTGCTTCCGGCTGTAGCAGTCTCATTCAACCACTTGCGTGTGTTTTCAAGAGTGCTTGCCATGATTGCTTTCTTATTGCCTTGAAGGCCTTCTAAAAGTGCAACCTTGGTATCCTGCCAGCGACTTTCTAGTAGTTCTGACATTATTTTCTCCTTATTTCAATCCTGCAAGTCGTCTAATGTCAACAATATTATTTGTTGATTCGACGCTTACACTACTAACGTTAGTTTCTTTGTTGCCTGTGATTTCTTTTGCCTCTGACTCAGTCAATTTAGCCTTTTTCTTTTCCGGAGTCTTCCCGTCAATAACGGCAGTAATATACTTGTCAAACGAACTTTTCAATTTGTCTGTCTGTACACTTTCCAGTAAGTCATTCATAATCTCACGTTGATCCTTGCTCAAAGGACCAGTTAATTCGTGCATTACTTCTTTTCTCTTAGTCGCTTCTACAAGTTTTGCAATCTCTGCATCTCTTGTAGCAATGACTTTCTTCGCTTGTTCAGCTACACTTTTTGCTTCTTCAACTGTTTTGTCTTTCAACGCAACAACTTTCATTAGCTTAGATGTTTCTGATTTTTCATTTAAGTAACTATTAGTATACTCATTTGCAAACGTTTCGAAAATCTTACGACCAAAATCGTTTTTACGTGCTGAATCAATATCTTCTTTCAGTGCTGTAATTTCCTTTTTAAGGCCTTTACTTACTGTTTCAGTTACTAACTCTGCACTTCTTTTAACAAAAGTAGTTTTAACTTTTGCTAAGTGTTCTTTAGCTTCACGTACTAAACGTACTTTCGTTTCAGCTAAATCACGTTTATCTTGATGGAACTCTGCAATTTCTTTTGCTAAAGCTTCTACTACAAATTCTTCAAGTTTTCCAAATTTCTCTGATACAACTTTTTGATCTTCATGTAGTTCTCCAACTTCCTTCTTTAGCTGATCAAATACAAAACCTTTTAGCATACCTGCGTTTTCACGCATCGCAACAGCGTATTTTGCTCTTGCTTCTGCTAATGCTTTTCTATCTTCAGCAAATTCAGAAATTTCTTCGCTTAGTTTGTCGTTAACTAGTGAGTCAACAGCTTCAATCATCTGAGCCTTATCATGCTCATACTTTGAAGCAAACTCTTCGCGAAGTTCAGCGGTTACAGCAAGTTTATTTTCGTTAACTTGCTTGTCCCATGCCTCTTGGATGTCAGCTTTAATCTCTTCAGAAAGTACATTGTTTTCAAAAAGTGATTTCAGTGCTTCCAACATTATGGTCTCCTTATTACCTTAGACCCTTGATGATATTCACCAAAGATTCTTTTAAATATTTTTGTGCCTTCGCGTCGCCTTGGACTTCTCGTGCTACATTAAGTGCCTGATACCCCCCACGGGCGTTTAGTAAATGCTCATATATTGGGGTTGGGTATGCACCCGGAGCACTTGGTTGTGCTACAACATCAACTGTGATGATTTCGTAGTCACTTACTTCACCGGAACCGTCTTCACTTACGTTTCCGCTACCTCTTGATGAAACACCTAGTTTAACTCCGCTTTCCAGCATTGTTTTAACTAAGGTGCCCATCGGTGTTGGTAAAACTTTCATTTTGCCATAACCGTTTGGTCCATCCATCCACATATCTGTGATCATATGGCTTACACGGTCTAAGTTTATGTTAAGTCCTTCTGGGTGATCAACTTCTCCAAGAACACTATATCCTCCTGTGATTTGATCGTTGAGAGTTTTGACAGCTCTACCTATCTCAGTAACAGGGTAAACTCGCTGGTTAGCATTTTTTACACCGCCCTGGATACAAATACCTTTAAGATAAAGATCTTTGCCTCCATTCTTGTTTTCAGTAGTCTCGACGACCATACCTGCTTGGTCGAATGTCAATGTCTCAGTTAAATTAAACACCTATAAGTTCCTTAACTATTAAGATCCAATAGTACTTTTACTATCAGTTCCTGTTTCGCCTGCGCCTTTTTTCTCAGCGCCGTGGCCTTTTGAGTTAGCACTCATTGACTTTGAAGCTTTTCCGCCTGGTACGTTAACGTTCCCTGCGTTATCTTCTTTAGCCGAGTCAGCTTTCCCGCCTTTTTCATCACCACCTTGTGCAATGTTACTAGCAGTTCCACCCATGTCGTTAGCGCCAGCTACTGGAGATTTGGTGTTTGCACCATTGTCGCCCATATTAGCTGTTACTTTTTCAACATACTCACGCATTTCAGTGTTGGCATCTTTTTTGCCTTCAAATGCTGGTGCTACTTCAAGATCGGCTTCAGGAGCAAATGCTTCTTCTGCCTCTTCGTCATCACCTTCGTCGTCTCCAGCGTCCATATCCATTTCTGGTTCTGCATCGCCTTCATCTTCGTCACCGTCTTTATCAGCCATCATAGCATCAAATTCAGCTTTTAGGTCATCGAATGTGTCTTCTAAATCAGTAACTCTGTCTTCAATTTCTTCTTCGTCGCTATCTGATTCATCACCTTCTTCGCTGTCTGCGGCAATATCTGCCATCATGTCATCAGCGGCATCGCCACCCATGTCATCTTCTGCTTCTGGTGTAATTTCGTCTACAAAGTTTTCGTCAACTTCTTCATCTGAAGATTCATCAACTTCTTCGTCAGTTGCTTCGTTAGTTTCTTCGTCGTCTGAAGATTCATCAACTTCTTCGTCAGTTGCTTCATTAGTCTCTTCATCATCTGAAGATTCATCAACTTCTTCGTCAGTTGCTTCTTCTACTTCAACTTCTTCTACATCATCTTTTAAAAGATTTTCGTAAATATCACGTGATTTTTCAACCACAATTTCGTGAAACAGTTCTTCTGCTCCCGCTTTGTCTTCAGCAATTAGCTTTTCAAGCATTGCTTCAAATTTGTTTTGATTAGCCATTTTTCTCTCCTCCTGTTGTTTAGATACGATAAGCTGTCAATTGTATTTATGGTTTTTCATTAAAAGGGTGGTTAAACCGGGCAAAACGAGCCGATTTTACATTAAGATTGTAAATTCACGAATTTTTCAATGAATTCACTTACTGTGATGTGTGATAAGTTGCCCAATGGTCTTAAATTATCAGGGCAATAATCATCTTTGTTCTCTACTACTCTTATATATCTTTTTTGTATATTTTTTTGAATTATGATACCAGTCTGTCGACTCCAATTTCCGTGGTATGTAGCACTATCTGTACTTCTTTTATAATTTTGTGTATCTGCAAACAAATTATTAATTTTGCCTTCTAGTCCTTCATAGTCAAAGCCTAGTATGTATATTTCGTTGTGATCGTGTGCTTTACCATAAGTTGCTAACCATAATGCTGTAGGCCCACTTGACCACCCTTTAGGATCGTCAAAGTAATTAAACTTATGAAATTTTTCAAATAATTTGTTTGGGTTAGTCCACACTTCGTGTTCTAATTGATATTTTGAATTGTTAATTTCTGTAACCATCTTAGTATCTACAGCAACAAGATAATCAGGATTTAATCCTGTTCTATAAACTGCATTACATGCATATAGAGTTCCGTGTGCTTTAAGTGGTTCTAGTTGTATAGGTTTTCTTGAGGTACCATTTCCAATAACAAATGCTATTGACATGACTAAACAGCCTGTTCTGCGTTAGCGGCAAGTCCGTACATTTGTCTTACGAAATGTAATTCCTTGTCCTGCTCCTCTTTGTGTAAATCAGATGCTAATCTCATTTTGTTTATCTGACGTAGGGTTAAACGTGTTTTACGTGTATCGTCTTTTTTCATAATTGAATCGTCTGATTTGGGATCATAAGAGTTATTCTCAACTGGCTCTAATGTTTCTTTGTCAAAATAAAATAATTCACGTAGTATCATGCTAGTATTTATACCTCTCCGCCTGGAACAGGAGCTTCTCCGCCTGTTACGGTTTCTGGTGGTGTTCCATCGCCGCCATCTTCTGGTGCCGGTGCATCTGGATCAACCGTTTCATCTTCCATTCCGCCTAGGTCTGCTTCCATACCTGCGGCACTAACTCCAGCGCCACGCATTTCGCCTGCGGCGTCTGTTGGTACTGGTGTAATATTTTCATCATTTTCTTGACGCCATAACTTTTCGTTATCTGCAACTTCTTCTGCACTTAGTCCTAAGAAACGTTTAAGTGCAAATCTATTTGAAACATAAGGTATAGCCGCCATCTGTGTAAACGTTCCAACTCTTGCATTGTCAAGTTCTGACTGTCTGTAACTTGCAAAGTTTTGTGGTGGTTGCATTCTTAGATCAAACATTGCTGTGTCAATGTTAATACCTTTTTCTAATAGGTAGCGTTTAAAGTCTTGGTTAAATTGTTCTGTTAAAAGTCCTTGTAGTCTTTCGCAATAGGTGTTGAAGCGTAACTCTTGAATGTATGCAGTACCCACTCGCCCATCTTGGAATGCACTAGAGCCATCGTCAGGCCCTGTAGGAAGATAAGAACTAGGAATACGCAAACCGCGTACCAACTTATTAGTAAAATATCTAAGATCATCAATCTCTCCTAGGTTAGTTCCACCTGGTAATGTTTCAACTTTAGATCCACGTCCTTCTGCTGTTTGCGGAAAGAAGTAATCTTCGTTGATACTTAATGGGTTATAGCTAGAGTCAATAACATTATTTCCTCCACCTGTGCTACTTGGAATACGTCTTTGGTGTATGTCTGTTTTTACACGTTCAACAAATTGCATTGCCAAGTGTGATGGCATATTACCTACGTCAACGTAGAATACTCTACGTTCTGGTGCTCTTTGCACTCTGTAAATAATAATAGCATCTTCTAATAATTCTTTTTGTTTGTATACTTTAAATATACTTTCTAATAAACTGTTACCAAATGGAAAGTTGTTATCTAATCCTTCTGATAAACTTAGGTGTACAATATGTTCTGCATCAACTGCAAACTCTGATTCGCCTTTTGCAAAACGCCCACCTTGTAATGCTTGGTTAGGTGCACCTGTCATTCCACGTGAACCGCCAGTCATATAACCGTCACCACCACCTGTAACATTACCATTTGTTTGTAATGGTGTAGTTGCTACATTGGAAACAAAGTTTAAGTTTACATTTTTAATAACATACTGCTCAGGTTTTTTACCTTCTGATTCGTTAACAATAATCTTTGTAACGTTTGCAGGATCAATGTAGTGCCATTTTTTAGTTTCTGGATCTCTAATAAAAAATGCATCGCCATACTTAAAAGTATTACGCAAAATACGGAACATTTTTGTTTCAAAGTTTTGTACTTTACACCACTGTTGTAAGTATAGTTTAAGTGTTTGTACTTCTGTGTTAGTTGCGTCTGATTTGAAATCCATAATAAATGGACTTCTATTTGAAGTATTTTTTTGTGTTGTAAATTCTGCTAAGATATCTAATGCGGCATTTACTTCACTATCGTTGTCCATAGTGTTATATTGCCCGTATCTTTCAACACGATTTGGAGAACCTACATATACATCTGGCAAGTAACTTGAATAATTTGCTTGAGCAGGACCCATACCTTGATTAGAACTTCCGCCTAATGGACTATAACTGCCGTCTCGATTAGACCCCGTTGGTACTGGTGTGAAATAGCGTTTCCAGCTCATATTATGCCGCTCCTCCTAATGCATCATTCATCTGTTTTCCACCTCTAGTTTGTTTTTTAAGTTCTTCTAACATAAGTGCGTTAGTACTATTTAACGAAACTAGCATAGAAGCACTTTTATCTTGGCTTTCATTTGATACATTTAATACTTTGGTAAATGATGCTTTGGTTTCTGCGTCCATGTTTTTGTATTCTTCGTTATATTCGGCTATTTGTTTAATTAATTCTTTAATATTTTTGGTAACTTGTTTTAAATTGGCATCGTCCATAGCTTCAACATATGCCGCAATACCTTGTAATCCATCTCCAATATTTTTAAGTCCAGCGGCATCAACATCAGCAAAAGCCTCAAGTTTTTTAGCCATAACATCTAAATTGCCATCATTACCAAAAAAGCTACTAAAGAATTTACCGGCGCTGTCTAAAAATCCGTTACCTGTAAATGCACTAACACCTTTTTGTAAAGATTGTAATGCTGGGCCTAGGTCGCTCATAGTTTTTGGATTAATTCCTTCAAACGATTTAACACCATCTGATAATCCTTCTAATGCTCCGTCACTAATAAACGATGCAACAAGTCCGCCTTTGGCAAGTCCCATCATATTATCAGTTAATGGCCCTAATGATTTACCAACATCAAGTAATTTCTTAGCATCCATGCCTTCAAACTTTTTAACGCCGTCTGCAAGTGTGCCTACTCCGCTAGTAATCGAATCTATCAATGCGGCAATTCCGTATCCAGCTACTCCAATTCCAGCAAACGCTAGACCAATTGCAAGTACACCTGGTACTGCTAGGTTAATTGGACCTGCTAGTGCGCCAATAGCCGCCGCAACGCCAAGTAATACAGCCGCGGCACCAATGCCGCCCCACATTAATGCTTTGCCCCACTCTTCAAATTTTGTAATTATTGGGCCTAATGATTCAAACATTGATCCCATAAGTGTTCCACCTGAGCCACCTGCATCGTCGCCTGCTTCGGCGCCTGGTGAGCCTGGTGATGCTTTAGTCTTAGGCTTACCTCCAAACAAAAATCTAATTGGATCAATTAAGTATTTTGTTACTAGTTCTCCAATACTAAGTTTGCCCCAATCATCTTTGAAATTTTGAAACATATTTCCAAGGTTGTCAATTAGTATTCCTAATCGATCTGTAAATCCTTGAATTGATGTTTGTACCTTGTCACTCTCAAACCACGTTGTTAGTTTTGACATTGCTGATTGTACTTTAGTAAATACTCCAGAATCAAGTAACGCAACCATAATTTTACTACGTACTTTCTCTATTGCACTATCAAAGTTTGTTAGTGTTTTATTTTTAGCTGTGGTTGCATCTAGTTGTTTCTGCTGTGCATCGCTTAGTTTACCACCTACTGTACCAGCTTTTGCTAAACTAAGTGCGGCGTCATATGCAGTTACACCCATTGCGGCATATGTACCTATATTTTCTTTTTCTTGTTTAACTAACGCCTGTGCTTGAGCTATTTGCTCGTTTGTTTGTGCGGCAAACTCATCGGCTGTTATTGATCCAGATCGTAATCCTCTAGCCATTTCAGCAAACTGTGGATTTGTACGCAACAAACCTTCTGTAAATGGAGTAAGAGCTACACCGTTAGTTGCAACTAATTCAGTCATTGCATCTTTCATTTCTGGACTCATATTTTTCATCATTGCCAAAGAATTTTGTAAATTCGTTTTGACTCCTTCATCCATATTTGAAATTAATGCCTGTAATCTTTTATCAGTTGCTTGTGATTGTAATTCTTCTGCGGCTTGCTTTCTTGTCATACCTGTAACTTTAGCAAGTTGATCAAGTTGCATAATATAATTCTGTGTGCCTTTAGCTAACTGTCTGTCAGTCATTGTGCCTAAACGGCCTTGAACTTTTTGTAATTCAATATAGTCAGCTGTAAATTCAGTTACATCTTCCATTGTCATACCCAATGCTGAAAACTGTGCTTGTGATTGCTGTACATATTTTGAAATTTTAGAAAATCTATCAGCACCTGTAGTTGCACCGCCAAACGCTAGTGCTAACATTGATGAATTTTCTTGGATTGATCCAGCTAGTGTAGCCATACTTAATCCTGCTTCAGCGGCACGTCTTTGCATAGAGAATAAATCGTCTCCAAAATCAATACCACCATTTGACAGTGATCTGTACATGTCAATTTGATTGTCAAGGACATTTAACATAGTTTGTCCAAATTGTCCTAAAACACCACCAACTATTGGAAACTGACTTACTAGTCCTGTAACATGCTGTCCAAAATCACTAATTCTGTTGCCACCGGCTACTAATTCTTTTCCTAGCCCGCCTACCGCTGATATAGTGTTTCCAACACCACTTAATAATCCACCACTATACCTATCTAATGTTTTAGCAAAGTTTTTAGTTTTTTGGGTAAGACTAGTAGTAGCTTTGGTTTGTTTTTGGGTAGCTTCGGTACCTTCTTGTGTGGCTTTGTTGTCTTTTTGTGCTATTCCAATACCTTTGGTCTTAACAGCATTGGCCATTTTTTCAGTAGCTGACCCACCGCCAGTACTGCCTTTTTCCATTAGTTGGACTAGTCGTTGGAGAGTAGCTTCACTAGCCGCATTGCTAGTAACTCCGTCCATTTGACCGCCTCTGTATGTGATTTCTGCCATTTATTAAGTACCTATATAATGGAAGTTCATAAATATACTATATGAACAACACTTATTATTTATCCGGAGAAAAACCATGCCAGAAATAGAAAGAAGTGGAGCGAATCCACTACAAAAATATTTTAGGCAACCTAAAATATATATCAAATTACCCAGTGGTGGACAATTTTACCCTGAGGGAGCATTAGAACTAACAGAAAACGGTGAGTTGCCTGTTTATGCAATGACAGCAAGAGATGAATTATCATTCAAAACTCCTGATGCATTACTTAACGGACAATCAACTGTTGATGTAATTCAAAGTTGCATTCCTAACATTAAGAATGCCTGGGCAATGCCTACTGTTGATATTGATACAGTACTGGTTGCTATTAGAATTGCTACCTACGGTGAAAAATTAGACCTAACAACTAGAGTTCCAAACACACAAGGGTTAGAAAGATCATTTGGTCTTGACCTAAGAATGGTGTTAGACAAATTTGCGGCTGTAGAGTTTAATGACACTATCACTATTGACGAGTTTACAATTAAATTGCGTCCTCAAACTTATAAAGAGTTTACTAGAGTTGCAACAAAAACATTTGAAGAACAACGTATTGCACAAGTAATCCAAGAAGACGATATGGATGAACAAAAGAAACTAGAAATCTTTAATACTGCATTTGAACGTTTAACTGCTATTACTATTGATATGGTTATTGATGGAGTAGTGTCTGTTCAAGTTGGTGACGATGTAGTAACTGATAGAAATCATATTGTTCAGTTTATTCAAAACGCAGATAAAAAGTTTTATGCTGGCGTTGTTGAAAATATGGAAACACAAAAAAATAAGTTTAGTTTAAAACCTATTGAAATTGAATCCACTGAAGAAGAAATTGCGGCAGGTGCTCCTAAAAAATGGGACATGCCTGTAACATTTGATCAATCAAATTTTTTCGCATAAGGATAGCTTCTCAGTCTCTGGAGGATATCCTAAAAGAAGTTGACAACTTAGAAAACGAGACCAAAAATTTCAAGATGGAACTATCTCGTATAGTTTGGTATATGAGAGGTAGCGTTAGTCTTGAGGAGATCTATCAGGTTGGTCCCGAAGATAGAGAAATATTTTCTAAACTTATTAAAGAGAATCTTGAAACTGCTAAGAAAACTGGTCAACCTTTTTGGTAGGATCTATTACTTTGCTATTAACATTTGACGTACTTGTTTTTGTACGCCTGCTTTACTAATTCTATCTACTAGATCTGGTAAGTTAACTCCGCTACTCTGTTGTGCAGTTCCTCCACCTAAACTTTGTTTAACACTATCAACATTTACACCAGACTTTTTAATTTTTTGTGCTAGTGTTGCAACATTGCTTTGTGTTGGTGTAGCTTGTGCTGATCCTTGTTTAGCTTGTGCTTTAGCTTGTGCTGAAGCTGGAACTTTTGGTTTCTTTGCATAATCTCCGCCTGTTGCTTTTGCTGGTTTATCTGGAGTACCTGTAGGATAACTTAGGGGAGTTTTGCCCGGAGTAGGTGAGCTAGATGGCTCTTGTTTGTCATTTTTAGTTGATGCTTGTGCTTGTGTAGCTGTAGCTTTATCACCGCTTGTTGACGCTGTATCTGCGTCTGTGGCACCATCTGTAGGTGCTTTAGTTACTTCATCTGGACTAATTGGTGCTTGTGTTGATCCTGCAATACTGCTTATCTGATCATTAGTTAACCCTGCACCTGATAATATATTTACAATGCTACCAGAATCAGTTGGTTCGCCCATCTTCTTCCAATCTTTATTAAGTTTGTTAGCAGTAACTTTATTACCTACATCTTTGGCACCTTGCTTAACTGCACCAACTGCACTTTTAGCACCTTGAGCAACTGCACCTGCGGCTCTACTTGCAACTTTGCCTACACCACGTTTTAGTTTAGCACCAAGTGTGTTAGGATTGTTTAATGGTAGTTCACCTTGTGCAGGTTCTGCTTCTTGTAAGTATTCGTTAAATGCAGTTTCATAATCAATTGATTCTGCTTTGTCGCCTACTGCTCCAAAGTCTGAAAGTTTTTGACTCTTGTCAAAGTTTTTATCTACAGGTGTTGCATCACTTCCGCCTTTAAGATCTAATTCAAGTTGTTTCTTTTCTTCTGGATCAATTGGTTTGACTTTGTGCATTTCTTTGTTGTTGTCGTCAACAGTTTGTAGAGCACCTTGTGCCGCCGCACCAATTGCGCCACCGGCGCCACTTAATGTTTCAATTGCTTTGTCAGCATTGTCAAGCACAGCAATAGCCGCATCCAGTTGATCACCTGTTAGTGCATCTTTAGGAATGTCTGCTATAGTTTTTGCAAGTGCAGTTAGGTCTGCGTTTGCTTGTTGTGTTGTTGACATAAATCCGTGCAACTTACCTGCCGCTTCGTAATATTCAGGACTAAAAACTTTTGCATTTGATGCCGCATCTGATAGTGCTTTATATTGTGCAACTTGATCAGCAGTCATAGTTAAATCATAATTGTAAAAGAAGCCGTTGATGTTACCAGACATTTTTAAATTACGTGCACCGTCAAGTACACCTGCATCAAAACCTGCATCTGCTACTGCACCATCTACTGCCGCAGTAAAGTTGGCTTTTTCAAAAGCATCCATCATAGCGTCTGCTTCTGCTTCACTGCCCGTTGCAATGTTATCGACCATATTATCAGTTAGCCCTTGAATTGCCAAACCAGCAAGAGCACCATATGCCGCTGTTTTAACTGACTTACCAACTGCTGTTGAAAGTTTTTCACCTTGTAATAGATCTTTTGTTGAACGCAGTACTAAACCTGCGGCCGCACCACCTAATGGTCCGCCTGCAAAGGCCGCAACAGTTGTTAAAATACCAACTGCTAATGAAGCCTTACCTGGATTTGCTTTTGCCCAATCACTGACAGCTTTTACACCTGCAACAATTTTACCGTCACTTGATCCAATTTTCTTTTTAAGTTCTTCAAACTTTGCATCAGCATTTTTAATTGGGCCTGCGTTTTGTGCTAGTTTGCCCAGCTCATTAATCTTTGCATCAACTTTTTTAGCTAGGTCAACGGGTAATTTAGCCGCCGCTCCAACTGCTGAACCTGCTTTACCAAGTGCAGTTTTGTTATCTCCACTGGCCATTGCTGTTTCTTCAGCGCCTTTGAAGATTGCTTGTATTTGATCTGATGTTAATTCTGCTTCTGCTAGTTTTGCATAAGACTCAACTAGTGGCCAAAGCTCTAATTCAAAGCGTGTTAGATAATTTTGTTGTGCTTCGTTTAGATCTTGCCAACCCTCGTTTAAAATTGTTTGGGTTTTGCTTGTAATTACTTCGTTGAGTTTCATCAGTCAGTCCTTAGAGTAGTTTTGCTAATTCTGCTTTGTCCTGAGGACTAAGTGCATCAATTTCTTTTTGTAAATCTGCAGGAATTCCTCCTTGGGCACTTGCTGATCCAAATTTATCACCTAAACTAGCTGGACTACTTGCAGTTGCCGCTTGTCCTGCCGCACCTTTGAAAGAATCTTGTGCAATTCCTTGTAACAAATCGTCTACTTGTTTAGGAGTCATTTGTCCTTGTACACCTTGCATACGCTTTGTTGGAAGTTTTTGTTTTTGTAAAAAGTCCATAACTTGATCTGCTGTTGGTTGTTTAGCATTACCACCAGTTTGACCCATATAGCCTCTATATTGTGTGAATATCTCTTTTGCTCTGGCGTTTTGATCTACTTTACCTGACATGCCAGCCGCTGTGCCTTTAGCGCCAACGGCGCCCGCTACTTTTGCGCCAGCTTTTCTTGCTAGGTTACCTAGGGCACTTCCGCCAGGAGCCTCAGAGACTGTTGTTTCTGTAACTATTTGATTGATTTTCATAGCAAACTCCTTTGTATAATATATTTATACTTAATTAGTTCTAAATCCTCATTAAATAAACAATATGGTTATACGTTATGTTATATCGTCTAACGGCGAAGTAGTTGCAACACTTAATAGTATGGATGAAGCAACACAAGCCGTTGAGATGTTTAAACTTCAATCTCCTCATAATACATTCGAAATCGATACTATCAATGTTAGTCTTGTAAAGTCTGGTTTTGGAAGAGATCCTGATCTACACTAAATAATCCACATGTGTTCGCCTATATTTTACTTTGTGATTTTGACTATTGTGTTATTATGGATACTCTATAAACATAATTAGGAACAAGTACTGCGTACTTGTTGTTTTTCGCTATCGCTCAAACACTTATATCTTTTAATCTTAATAAGGAATAATTATACTTAATAATAAGTGCGAAGCACTTTAGCATTATCTAGATAGTTGAGCCACAATTCGCCCGTTGCCGGACGAATTAAAAAAAATGACTACTCCTACATTATCTGAGTGAGCATCGCCACAATCTATTAAAGAAGATTGTAATATAATTACACGGAGGCGGCGTACCGCATACCCCCTACTTCAGCATTCGCATAATACGCGGAAAGCAGTTAATCCCTAATAGTCGAAATTACTTACTTTGTGGTTGTATCTTTTTCACAGAGCCACGATCTTTTATACCTAAGTTAGTATTGTCCTTGCAACGCACTAGTCCACCGGTGTATTTCTCACAAGTTCAAAGTGAGTCGAGCTACCTCGACCAAACAATGTTGCTATGTTTGCCTATAATTTGCGTAATTCTTCTTTAAGAATCTTTGATCCGCCAACTCTAACATTAATGATTCCGTTGTAGTAATCATCTGTTTCAAGTACTCTGCGTTCAAACTGCTCTCGTGCCTCTAAGTAACTTGCTAAGCCTCTGCTTTTACAATAATATAATATTTCTCTGGTGAAATTTTTCTGGCCTAATTCTTCAACGTCTCTTAATAAGTTATCACTGGAGCCCCAATAGTCTCTCCAATCTGATTCTTTAGTTCCACGTCTTTTGTTTTTTCTGCCTTTGAGCGGTGGCTTAGTTGTCTTAAACTTAGCTAATTTTTTGCCTATGTACTTACGATTGTTAGTTTTATTAGTGATTAAGTAAACAAATGCTTCGCAATCTGTTGGAAGTTCGTCTATTTTTTTACTTTTGTAAGTCCACTGCATGAACTTACTTACATTGTGTCTAGGGGTATTACTCTTGATTGTGGTTCTTCTTGTTAGATGTAAAGTCGTCCATGATTTCTACTCTGCGTGTAGAGCACAAACGACGAATTTCGCTTAACCACCTACGTGCTTCACGTTTAGTACGTTCGCTTTTGCGAATTTCAAACGCTTCATTGGCTTTATAGTATTGCATATAAGCCTTAGTAAGTAAATCATGCGTATCGTCAGTCATTATCGTATTTCTATATCGTTATCATAACTAGTAAAGCCATTTTCCTTAACAACTCTAAGTACATTTGTAACTCTACCAATTAGTTCATCTTTGTGTGAGATTAGATAAACGTTTTTACTACGCTCTCTAGCCATTTTCTTAAGAATACTAATAGAGCTTTCAACACCTGCGGTATCCATACCACTATCAATAAGCTCATCAATGAATAGTAAGTTAATGTTTTGATATAAACTTTCCCACACATCACGGAATGACCAACTCATACCAAGTATAAGTCTGTTACGTTCACCTCTACTCAAGTTATCAAAGTCTAAGTCCTGTCCTAGTTGTTGTATTTCAACTGTTAGGTCATTTTTAAACACTACAGTATGTGGTAACCCTATTTTGTCTAAGTAATATGTAAGTCTGTTGTTTAAGTATGCTAAGTTTTGTTCAATAATCTTCTTACGAATAAAACTATCTTTGTTTGTTAGTAACTTATATAAAAAGTCTTGATGTTCTTTAGTACTAGTCAATTCATTTACTGTTTCCCAGTTAAGTTCTTGAATAGCAGTTTCTTTTAAATCATCAATTTGTTCTTGGTAAGGGTCAACTTCATCTTGTTTTGCCTGCAACGTAAGTTTCAAATTTTCAACATTATGTTGATGCTCATATGCTTCTTTGGCATTTTCGTAAAATGTGTTAGGCTTACTTTCAACGTCACCAAGGTCTTCAATCTTTTTAACTACCTTTTCAAACTTTTCAGCAATCTCAATTAGGTATGTGTGTGCATCGCCATAATCGGTTTGCAGTTTATCTTTAAGTTCTTCTAATTTTTCATCATGTAAGTCTTGTCCACAAGCATAACACTTTGCATGTTCTAAGTCATCTAGTTCTTTACCAGACTTTTTCATGTTCTTGTCAGCTTGTTCTAAAGCACGTTCAATAGTAGCTCGTTCTTTGATCAAGTTATTGTGTTTAGTTGTTTTCTCTGACCAAGAACTTAACAAGTCATGTGCTTCTAGTTCAGCATCAATATCTAACTTTTCTAATTCTTTAATTGCTTTGGCAAGTTTATCACAGTCTTGTTTGTTTTGAGAGATCCATGCTTTACGTCTAGTGTGCAATCTATCAATATTTTCTGTAATTTTTTCGTTACTTGCTGTTACTGCCGTGAGTCTAGCAGTTTCTTCTGTGAGTTGGTCCTTAACAATCTTAGATTGCTCTCTAAGTTTATCAGCCTTCTCACTTAATATAGTAATACCTAATAGTTGTTCAATGATTGCACGTTGATCGTTGCTTTTTAAAGATAAAAACGGTTCAGTATATGTGTTAAGTGCAAGAATATGTTTGAACATCTCATGACTCATACCAAGTAGTGTGTTAATATCTTCTTGTGTCTTGCGACTATCACCTTGACTTTCGTCTGTAATCTCTTGATCAGTACCATCAATGCTAAATTTTAACAAATTAGGCTTACGTCCACGTTCAATATGATAATTTCTACCATCTTTTTCAAACGTGAGTGTTACTAACATCGCTTTGTTATTAGTTTTGTTAACTAAATTATCTTTGCGTATGTTAGTTAGTGCTTGGCCGTACAGGGCGTAGGATAATGCGTTGATTATCGTAGTTTTACCTGTACCGTTACGGGAACCAGAATCGTCACCTCCTTGATCTAAGTTTTCACCAAGCACTAACGTTAGTTGTTCTCTATCAAAGTCAACTCCTTGTGTAGAATTACCTACACTCATGAAATTTTTGACTGTTAATTCTTTAATTTTAATCATCTCTACCTAGATCCCTGTATATGTCTAACAGTTTTTTCCTATCAAAATTGTCTGAGTCAATTGCTTCAATCTCTTTAGCTACAATTTCATCAACACTTTCAAACTGTGCGATGTCAATTTCACTATTCATCTCGTCATCTTTGGTACTAGGAATTAATGTAATTTCTCTACATTCGTATTCTTTAATAAATGTTTCTTTAATAAAACTTGCTTCTTCGTAACTAATAGGTAAGTCTAGTGTAACTCTCAAATACATCTTGGGTTTAATAAGTGTATCTTTCTCATCTAGTAGTTGGCTAAGTTTAACTGTGCGATACTTAGGACAGTTCCACCAGTTAATATACTGTGGTTCACCGCCATGTTCTAAAATCATCATACCACGCTCGTCATCCCATGCATCTGCATAGTTGTGTGGTAAAGCATTTCCAATATAGTGTACAGGCCCTTTTACTTGTCGCTTGTGAAAGTGTCCACTAAACACATATTCTTGGTGTTGGAAATGTTCTGCTCTAAGTTCTCCGTGGTCTGGCATCTGTACCATAGCATTCATATAGAAACTAGGCAGTTCAAAGTGTCCAAATATATACTTGCTTTTAATTTTACTAATCTTTTTCCATTCGTCGCCTACTAACCAAGGAACAAGTGTACTATCACCAATGGTCATTATTTCATTAACCATTGTAATGCCTTCAATATGCTTACCAAAAGCAACTGAATTTAAATCTCTTTTATCTTTATAATATAAATCGTGGTTACCAGGAAAGAAATAAAACTTTTCAAATGCCTTACCAAGTTTTTCCAATGCTCGAAGCGTAGCATCAAGGGTGGTAATATTCAAACTGTTTCTATTATGATGCCAGTCACCCATAAAGATGCCAGTCTCACAGCCGTTAGCCTGAGCCTGTTCAATGTACCAATCTACAAATTCTTCGCAGTCGTCATTGTGTGTTTTAGAATTGGACTTGAGTCCAAAGTGTATGTCTGTAAAGACAGCCGCTTTTTTAAACAAAATTATACCTCACGATTCATACTTTATTGTACAACATATAGTTTTTACTGTCAACCTATTTTTTAACGGGTATAGTAGTAACTGTCGAAGACGATGCATACTTTTTATTATGTGCGTCTAATTCGGCTTCCCATTGTCCTTGATTCTGTCTTGTAAAAGATGGCGTCATGTCGTTCATCTCAAGGATGTCATCTCTTATATTTTGATTACGTTTTTCAATATTAATAATTCTAACAAATGAGTTTGTAACCGCCGCAGTATAATAAGCAAATGGATTATTTGATTTTGACTCGTCAAACTGTAAACCAATCTGTGTTAATTGTAGGATTGCCTGTCCTCGCATTTCGTCATTATATGTATAACCTCTTACATTACCACGTGTAGCATAACGCTCACATAGCTTCATCCACATCATAGCAAGTTTTCTAGTTGCTTGTCCGCCAGATAAACTAAAATGTCCATTCTCCATTCCACCTTCCCAATGACTTTTACCTACAAGCTCTAATTCGTCGTTGTCGTTAAACTTGTAGTGTACAAATGGGGGAAAGTTTAATTTTACCTTAGTATCTGCTACTGTTTTAGGATTTTTCTTCCTACCTTTTTCTTCTGGAATGTGATCATATGTCATAACACGGAAAATTAGGTCTGTTTTAGCTATTTTTCGGTAGTCTATTTCAGTATCAGCTTGTTTGACCTTTTCACCAGCCAGCTTTCTTCGAGTATATTCGTCATAACTGATTCGTTTTGCTTGGTTTCTTTTAGCTTCTGCTATAGTTCTAATATTAATTTTTGCAACATCAGGTAAAATGATGTCAAATTGTGCATAAGCGTCATCTGTAAAACTGCTAAATGTACTTTTAGATTTGTGTATTTCTAATAACAAATCTCTGTTGTTTAAATAATTTACTTTTCTCATGTATGAATTCTCCAGGTTATAGTTCTATTATAAACTACTAACTTAATAAAGTCAACTAAATACTTGTAGGAGATTGCCAATATGTCAATAGATTTTGCGAAAATAGGAAACAACATCAAAAGTGGTGTCCAAGATGCTACCGCTGATTTCACTAAGGGAGTAGCCGACGCGGCAAATGCTATTTCAGAATTTGTCAACGTTGACGGCTTTGCAAAAGCTCTTCGTGGTAAAAATTTACCAGGAAAAGACAAAGGCCCATTAGGAAATATGGACGGCAACGTTTCGTTTGCCAAACCAACCAACCGTGATTGGCGTGTTAAATTAAGTATGCCTAATCTTGAGTCTTTCAATAAATCTCCGTTATTGCAACCACTTGCTAAAACAAATGGTTTAGTTTTTCCGTATACGCCTACAATTATTGTAGCACACTCGGCAAACTATAGTGCAATTACTCCTACACATACTAATTATCCGTATTATGCGTATCAAAACTCACAAGTGGATCAGTTGGTTATCACAGGTGACTTTTTTGTACAAAACGGAATTGAAGCAAAATATTGGGTTGCGGCATTACACTATCTACGTTCAGTGACTAAAATGTTTTATGGCGGCGAAGGAGATACACTAGGTGCTCCACCTCCAGTTATTAAATTAAACGGATACGGAGATTTTATTTTTAACAATGTCCCTTGTGTTGTTACTAACTTCACAGTTGATTTACCACAAGACGTTGATTATATTGCAACAGGATTGAATACACCAATTACAACAAAGTCAGATCAAGAAACTGATAAAACTCCAGAGAGTACTAGAGACGGAGTAAGTTGGGCACCAACACAAAGTTTAATAACAGTTACAGTACAACCAATTTACAGTAGGCGCGAGATTGAACAGTTTAGTTTACAAAAATATGTCAATGGCGACTATGTTAAAAGTGGTGGAGGATTTATTTAATGGCAGACTATTCCCAATCTAGTCCATGGTTTGCTACTCCGGAAAACGAAAGCGGTGAGTATATGGACTTACTTAGAGTTCGTACTGTACCGGCATCATCAGATGACGCCTTATACGAAATTGAACCTCAGTATAATTATAGACCAGATCTACTAGCATATGACTTATATGGAAGTCCAAAGTTATGGTGGGTGTTTGCCCAACGTAATATGGATACTATTAAAGATCCTGTCTATGACATAAAAGTTGGAACTAAAATTTATCTACCTAACGCTTCTGCACTTTCTGATAGACTAGGAGTTTAATATGGCGGACTATCGTGACAAGATATTTAAAGACGCAGAAGCCTTGGAAAAGAAACGAGTTTCCGAAAAAGAAGTTCTTGGCGGCAAAGTAAGTTCAACAGATAATAAAAAAGAAAAAGAAAAAGAAGAAACCAAAGCACAAAACAATAGTAAAAAACCAAAAAAAGTCCTTACACAAAAAGATCTAGTACCAAACGAACTTCATGAGTTTAACTCAATGAATTATATGTTTGGACTATATTGTTTAACCACAGATGAAATATTAGATCCAGATAACACATATATGAAAACTGGCAAAGAGCCTGAAGTTGTTGTTATTAAAAGTGGCGGTGGAACACGAAACGTTGGCAATCGAAAAGCAATGACGTCTTTAGAAAAAGCTGGAGGTAGAGTTGAATACTTTATTGACAACTTTACTATGAAATCTCTAATAGGATTTAATGCTCAGACTCGTGCAACACAAATGCACAAAGGACAATTTGAAGTTACTGAACCTTATAGCATGGGACAATTCTTTGAAACACTTCAAGTTGCGGCACAAATGGCCGGACATATGTCTTATACCTTTGCAACATTTTTAATGACAATTGATTTTGTAGGATATACTGCTGACAATCAAATGAAGCGTGTTGCAAAACGTCAAATACCAATAAAGATAACACAATCTACTATGAACGTTACAGCGTCTGGTACAGTATACGAAGTTACTTGGCTTTCTTCTAATGGAAGTGCTAACACTGATTCAGTACAAAAAATTCCAACAGACATGCAACTTATTGGCGGCAATGTACAAGAAATGTTACAAAGCGGCGCACAAAGTTTAACATCGATTATGAATGGTCATTTGCTAAAACGAGAAGAAGGCAATGAAAGCACTTTTGCTGATCAGTATATTATATTATTTCCACCAGCTAATGCATTAGAAAGTGCAAAGTTAGCAAGATCTAAAGAAACAAATTCAGCAACAGACGATATGACAGCTCAACAAAAAGTTGAATCTGCAACAGGAAAAAGTCAAAGTTCACAACAAATTGATTATGATGACTTCCTAAAAAGAATTACAGGTGTAACAGTAAAAAGATCTGATCTTGGAGAAGCTATCGTATCTCAAAGTTTAGCAGAAGGAAATATTAACCCTATTGGTAAATCAATACTAGTTAAAGATAAATTACAATCCGGATCAACAGCAAGTGCCGGATTAAATCAAGTTTATTTTCCAGAAAAAAAGGTATGGGAGCAGAGTGCAAACTTTATACCCGAAGACAAACGTGCTTTTAAATTTGAAAAAGGTACTAAAATTAATAATATTATTGAAGAAGTAGTATTATCAAGTGAGTACGGCAAAGGGTTATTAGATACAAAATTAAAAGACGGATATCGTCCTTGGTTCAGTATACTACCAATGGTATTTCAAGTTCCTATAAAAGATATAGAACAAAAGAAAGGCCGCCCGCCATTTATATACGTTTTTAAAGTAATACCGTATGAGGTACATGCTAGTACTTGGATGTCTCCAGGAGACATTGCACCTGAGGTTGCCATAAATGATATTCGAAAAGAATACCATTATTTGTATACAGGTAAAAACAAAGATGTATTAGAGTTTGATCTTACATTCAATACACGTTTCTTAACACCTATTCCACGAGATGGCGGAGCAGATACTAGCACCGCACAAAACGATGGAGACGCGGCAACAGCTAATCAAAAAGATAACACTAAGCCTATAACAGAAGGAGAAGGTAAAAAAGAAAAACCACTTGTTCCTTTAAAGTCAATTGTTGATTCTGATATTGAAATTATTACTTCAGGAATGAGAGCAGTTCCTACAGACACTAAAGAAGTAATTGCACGAACATTCCATAAAGCACTAGTTTACAGTTCGGTAGATTTAGCTAAAGTAGAATTAACTATTATGGGAGACCCATATTTTTTAAGTGATAGTGGAACAGGTAATTATATGTCGGCGGCAGGGTCAACTTGGTATGCAGACGAAAACGGTCATATTGACCATGTACGATCTCAACAGTTTATACAACTATTTTTTAAAACTCCATATGATTATTCTGCTAACAGCTCAACTATTGAATTTCCAACAGTTTCAAATGAAAAAAATGGAATTGTAATTAGACAGTTTAGTGGGGTGTATAAAGTTACTCAATGCGACCACAGTTTTCAAAGTGGACAGTTTAAACAAACACTGACATTGTTAAGATTAAATGCTCAAGCTGAATTAGATTTTAAAAACAAAGACGCAGAAAACAAACCTCCGGTAGAAGCCAGCGAAACCAATTCAAAGAATGATCAACCTGGAAATAGTAGGACAGCATGATAAACAAAAATCCAAATTTAGATCAAGTTTCAAAAGACAACGCTCCGGTAATGTTTCCAGGGCCTTATCTAGCTAAGGTTGTTAGCTTTGTTGATGCTCACTATATGGGCGGGTTGCAAGTACAATTACTTAAAACAACTACAACAGGTAACCCTAACTTTTCAGAAGGATCAATGTACCAAGCAAGATACTTGTCACCCTTTTCAGGACAAACTCCAAGAAACGGAGTAACCAAAAATGACAGTTATAAAGATACACAACAGTCATATGGTTTTTGGATGATTCCGCCTGATATTGGAACACAAGTTCTTGTAATATTTGCAGAAGGAAATCCTAACCAATGCTTTTGGCTAGGGTGTGTGCATGACAGCTATATGAACTTTGCTGTTCCAGGAAATGCCGCAACATCATTTACTACTAAAACTGAACCTGAAAAAATGCAGGGAGCAAAGTTACCTGTATCTGAATATAACAAAGAAAATGAACCAGGAGTAGGCCAAGACCCAACTAGATTTTTAAAACCGTTCCAAGAAGAAATGACCAACGGGTTAATTAACCAAGGATTAATCTTTGACGAATTCCGCGGGATCACATCTTCAAGTGCAAGGAGAGAAATACCAAGTGCAGTATTTGGATTTAACACACCCGGACCAATAGATAAAAGACCAGGTGCACCAAAATCAAGAGTTGGCACAAACGAATCGTTTGTTGAAGTTCATAAATCACGACTAGGCGGAACGTCATTAGTAGCAGACGACGGTGACGATAAATTTTTAAGAAGAACAGAAGCAAAAGATGGTCCACCAGATTATGCAGACGTAATGCAACACGAGTTAGATGGCAAACCAACAATTCCACATAACGAATTATTTCGTGTGCGTACAAGAACAGGACATCAAATACTTTTACATAATTCAGAAGATTTAATTTACATAGCTAATGCTAGAGGAACTGCTTGGGTAGAATTAACTAGTGATGGCAAAATTGACATTTATGCTGAAGATAGTATTAGTATGCATAGTAAAAATGATTTCAACTTTACAGCAAATCGTAACATTACTATTGAAGCAGGTGCAAATCTATACTTAAAAGCAAGTGGCGATCATGATCAAACTTCTAAATCAGCAGTTGGCAAAATACAAATAGAATCTTCTGCAGATACTAATATTTTAATCGGAGCCAATGGTAAAATTACAACATCAACTAACTTTGATCTAAACACAGGTAGTGCAAACAAATTTACAGCAGGTACAACTACTGATATACTCAGTGGAGGAAATCATACAGAAACAGCGGCAATAATCCATATGAATGGTCCAGCCGCCGGAGAAGCCGCTAAAGTTAGTGCGTTGAATACCCACATAGTTCCGGGCGAAACGTTTGGAGTATTAACTCAAAGAGTTCCGCAACACGAACCATGGCCGTGGCACGAAAACTTAAATCCGGTAGCACACCGACCGTTTGCTACAGATAGAGACAATAATTTTACAACTAAAAATGATGAACCAACCCCAAGATTACCAGATGCCTTTACAAAAGCAAGTAAAGCTGGCGATTAAAACTTAAGGTAAATAGTGTTATGGCAAGTGAATTATATAAAAATGTAACAGTTAATACAGTAAAAAGTCCTGCAAATCCTACAACCACTAATCGTGCTTATAGAGGCCTTAGTACTGTTAATCCAGAGAACAACAGTAAAACGTTGTATGACATTGGACTGATTAAACAAGATTTACTTAATCACTTCCATATACGCCAAGGCGAAAAATTAGAAAATCCCGAGTTTGGAACAATCATTTGGGACGCATTGTTTGAACCGCTAACACCATCAATGGAAGAAGCAATAGCTGAAAACGTTAAAAGGATAGTAAATTCGGACCCAAGAGTCATTGTAAATCAAATTGTCATTGACACATACGAAAGTGGTATTATTATAGACTGCGAATTGACATATTTGCCTTATAATATCAGTGAAAAAATGCGTTTGACATTTGACGAAAACGCGGGAGTGAATTAAGTACATACTTAACACAATACAATAAATACTACTATACTAAGGAAAGCAAATAAATGGCGGCAACAGATAGACAAAATAGGTTATTAATAGCAGAAGATTGGGCCAAGGTGTATCAGTCTTTCCGTAATGCTGAGTTCAAATCATATGATTTTGACAACTTACGCAGAACAATGATTAACTACCTTAGAGAAAATTATCCTGAGGACTTTAATGATTACATTGAATCAAGCGAATACCTAGCACTAATTGACCTAATTGCTTTCTTAGGACAAAACCTTGCTTTTAGAGTAGACTTAAATTCAAGAGAAAACTTTTTAGAACTTGCATCACGTAGAGAAAGTATTCTACGTTTAGCACGTTTACTTTCTTACAATCCTAAACGTAACAAAGCGGCCAACGGATTGCTTAAATTAGAAACTGTATCAACATCAGAAGACATTGTTGATAGTAACGGATCAAATTTAGCTAACCAATCAATTATTTGGAACGACCCTAGTAACTCTAATTGGAGAGAACAGTTTGAAAGAGTGTTAAACGCCGCTCTACCAATAAATTCGCAGATTGGCAAACCAATTAAAAAAGATAGTGTTGAAGGCGTTCCAACAGATCAATACAGATTTAATGCATCAAACACTGATGTACCGGTTTATACTTTTAGTAAAAATGTTGATGGTAGAAGTCTACAGTTTCAACTTGTTAGTACAGATGTTAATAACGGAGTTATTTCTGAAGAAGCACCGTTTCCAGGAAACAGTTTAGGATTTCTTTATAGAGATGACGGCAGAGGTCCAGGATCAACTAACTCAGGATTTTTTGCACACTTCCGTCAAGGTACACTTGATAGCGGAACGTTTAATATTGATACTCCAAGTACTAACCAAACAGTAAGTATTGAAGCAACAAATGTTAACAATGACGATGTTTGGTTGTACAAGTTAAACTCAATTGGAGCAGAGGACGTATTGTGGACAAAAGTTGATGCTGTTGAAGGTAACAATATTGTTTATAATAGTACAAGAAAAGATCAAAGAAACATTTATGCTGTGTTAACAAAAACACAAGACTCAATTGACATGATCTTTAGTGACGGAACATTTGGTAACCTTCCTAAAGGCTCGTTTAAAGCCTTTTACAGAACTAGTGCAAATGACAGTTTTAATATTGTTCCAAAAGACTTAACAAATATTTCTGTAACAGTTCCTTATATTGCAAAATCAGGAAATGATGCAACATTGAATTTAGTATTTTCTTTAAAATACACAGTTGACAACTCAAGCATAAGTGAGTCAAATGCAAGTATTAGAGCAAATGCTCCTTCTACATATTATACACAGAATCGTATGGTAACAGGAGAAGACTATCAAGTAGCACCATTAGGAATTAGCCAAGAAATTATTAAAGTGAAAACTGTTAATAGATCTGCAAGTGGTATTAGTAGATATTACGATCTTTTAGATTCTACAGGAAAATATTCAAATACTAGTTTGTTTGGAACAGATGGATTATTATATAAAGAATTAATTAACAGTAAAGAAGTGTTTACGTTTAGTACTAGAACTGACGTTGAAGGAACTATTGAAAATGTAGTTACTCCAATACTATCAAAAAATTCAGTTATTAATTATTATCTAGATAATTTTCCAAAGGTTTTAGTTGCTGATTTACAAGCAAGTTGGTCGCAAGTTTCAAATGCAACAAATTACAGTACAGGCCAGTTTTTAGATTCAGTTGGCTCTACATATCAAGTTGGATCATTTACAGGTAGTGGATTACGTTTTATTGAATCAGGAAGTTTAGTTAAATTTGTTGCACCAACAGGACAGTATTTTGCTAAAGATGGAACATTAGGAACCGGCAATGTTTTACCGGCAGGGACAAAGCGTTACATATGGACTAAGGTAGTGAGTGTGTTTGGTGATGGAAGATCTAATCAAACTGACGGTAGCGGCCCTATTGTGTTTAATGATGTTATTCCAACAGGAGCAATACTTAACGAAATTAGACCAAAGTTTAGTAAAGCACTTGTTGCTGATGTAAAAACTCAATTAATTGACCAAGTATTTGCATACAAAACATTTGGTTTAAGATACGATACTAATCTAAGACAATGGCGTTTAATTACAGAAAATAACTTAGACATTACAAGTAACTTTAGTACAGGTAAAACTGGTGATATTACTAACCAACAGTTAGATGCAAGTTGGTTACTATTATTTGAAACAGACGGATCGCAGTATACTATTAGTTATAGAGGGCTAAGATATATTTTTGAAAGCAACGAAGAAATTAAATTCTTCTATGACAGCGAACAAAAAATTTACGATAACAAGACAGGACAAATTGTTAAAGATAAAATTTCAGTGTTATCAATTAATACCACACCAGATGGCGTAACACCATTTACTATTGATTATCCTTGGCAAATTACAAAAGAATACAGAGACCCTGAAGGATATATTGACAGTAAAAAAGTTGAAGTAGGATTTTACGACACAGATGATGATTCAGTAGTTGATGATCCTGATACATTTAATGAATTAATTGCACCAACTGTTAATGTTAATTCAAAGTTTGTTTTCTTAAAGAAATACGTTACATCAGACAACATTGAAGATTTTAAATATGTTGACAATGACATTGAAAATATTAGCGTAGTAACTAATGATAGTTTTATTCAAACTTCAGGAATGCCAAACGGTAAAGTATTTTATGTTGCAAACACAGACGTATTTAAAGTGTACAACAATGTTACAGGACTATTAACACAAACTACTGATTATAAAGCATTTACAGGTCGTGATAAATTAAAATTCCATTACGTTCATACAGCAGATGATGACGCTCGTATTGATCCAAGTAGTACTAATATCAACGATTGCTATTTGTTAACAAAAACATATGACACAGCATTTAGGCAGTATTTAAATGGCGTAACAGCAACTTTACCACTGCCTCCAAGTAGTGATAACTTGTTTAACAGCTATGGTGGAGAAATTAATAAAATCAAGTCAATTAGTGACGAAGTGATTTATCATCCGGTTAAGTACAAAGTACTGTTTGGAACAAAAGCAGAATCAAATATGCAGGCTACATTTAAGATTGTAAAAAACCCAGAACAAGTTGTTAATGACAACGATATTAAATCAAAAGTTATTACTGCAATCAATCAATTTTTTGCATTAGAAAATTGGGACTTTGGTGATACATTTTACTTTACAGAATTAAGCACATACGTGATGAATCAAGTGTCTCCAGACTTAGTAAGTTTAATTATTGTTCCTAAACAATCGTCACAGACATTTGGTAGTTTGTTTGAAATACGCGGTGAAGCAAATGAAATTTTTATTAGTGGAGCAACAGTTGACGATGTACAAGTTATTGACGCAATCACTGCCAGTAGAATACAAGCGACAGGAAATGTTGTAACAGCAACAAATTCTAACACTACTAACGGAATTACAAGTGGCACTACGTATAGTAGTACATCTTATTAAGGGGATAAGCTAAATGGCTTTTAACGACAATCAATCTGATAATGCTCTTCCAGTAGGAGCCAATCAGAATAAGAGAGCTAGTGTTGACCACTTACCTAAGTATTTTAGAACCGAATCAAATAAAAAGTTTCTTAGTGCTACACTTGATCAACTTTTAAATCCAGGAGTTGCTGAAAAGATTTCAGCATACTATGGAAGACGTATTGCAAAAGCTAGAATTGCTTCTGATAATTATGTATCAGATACATCAACTGATAGAGAAAATTATCAATTTGAACCTGCAACACTTATTCAAGACGAATTAGGTAATGTTAATTTTTACAAAGATTATAACGATTTTAAAAATCAAATTAAAGCATTTAACGGCACAGTTGATAATGATAGTGTTTTAAATAAACAAGAATATTATGCTTGGAACCCACACATTAATTGGGACAAGTTTACTAACTACAGAGAATACTATTGGTTACCAAACGGACCAATCGGCATTGGCATCGTTGGCCAAGTTAAAGATATTACTAGTACGTTTACTGTTACTAGCCAAGATAATATTGATAACACAGCATATGTATTTTCGCCAGACGGTAAGACACAAAATCCTTCATTAAAATTATATAGAGGACAAACTTACACGTTCGAAATTAATACTCCTGGAATGCCTTTAACATTTAGAACTGCAAGAAGTTTAGATGCTGAAGTATTGTATACTACAGGTATTGATGATAGTACACAAACAACTGACGTTGGTACTGTTACTTTTGAAGTAGACATAAATGCTCCAGACACGCTGTATTATATTAATGGTAACGATATTAATACTAGTGGATTAATTAAGATTTATGATATTGAAGATAACAGTTCAATAGACGTTGAATCCGAAATACTTGGTAAAAAAGAATATGTAATGTCTAATGGGTATTCGTTATCCAATGGAATGAAAGTATACTTCCAAGGCGAAGTAACACCTGCAAAATATGCACAAGGCGAGTGGTATGTTGAAGGTGTTGGAGACAAAATTAAATTAGTTTCAGAAGCGAATGTACAAATTCCTGGAACATATGCTACAGATAAACCAGTACCATTTGATTCAGAAAATTTTGATAGAGTTCCTTTTAGTAATGCAAACAGTTATGCAGGAACAAAAGATTACGTTTGTATGAATAGATCAAGTCGTGATTTAAATCCGTGGGCAAGATACAATAGATGGACACATAAAACTGTAATAGAAACTACAGCAACTATCAATGGCATTGTTCCAGAAATTGATCAAACAAATAGAGCCAAACGTCCTATTATTGAATTTAATGAAAATATTAAATTACATGAATTTGGTACAGAAGCAAAAGAAAATGTAGATTTAATTGATACATTTACAACTGACGTCTTTAGTACTATTGAAGGTTCGTTAGGTTATAACATTGACGGTGTTGAAATTGCAGACGGAATGCGTTTGCTATTTACAGCTGATACAGATTCGTTTGTTAAAAATAAAATTTTTAAAGTAAAATTTATTACTCATAATAATGTTAGACAAATTAGTTTAATTAGAGTAGATGATACTGACCCATTACTAAACGAAGTAGTGTTAGTTGAAGCTGGTAATGTTAACAAAGGTAAAATGTGGTACTACAACGGAACTAAATGGTGTATTGGCCAAGAAAAAACAGCCACTAACCAAACTCCAATGTTTGATTTGTATGATAGTGTTGGATATAGTTTTTCTGATACTTTGTATTATCCAAGTTCAACGTTTGTAGGTAATAAACTTTTTAGCTATAAACAAGGTACAGGTACAAATGATGTTGAATTAGGATTTCCGTTAAGCTATAGAGCTTTAGAAAATACTGGCGACATTGAATTTAATTTCAACTTATTAAACACTTTTCATACATACCAAAAAAATAATGCAGTAGTAAATGTAAAATCAGACAGCGGCACATTGCGTCAATATACTGATAGAGAAACATTTACATATGTAAGTGGCTGGACCAAAGGCAATGCAGAAAGTAAACAGTTAGTTAATAGACAATATATTGTAAGTACTCAACTTAATGATTTTGCTATTGATGTTTATGATCGTAGTGGAGACTTAAACGATCTTTGGACTAGAGTTTATGTTAATGATAAGCGTAAAACAGAAAATACAGATTATACTATTAATAGAATTAACGGTGTAGCATATGTTACATTTGTTAACGACCTTGTTGAAGATGATACACTATTAATTAAAACTGATAGTGCTACAAATAAAAATGCTAATGGTAGTTACGAATTTCCAATTAACTATGAACATAATCCTAAAAATGAAAATATTGATTCGTTTACATTAGGTGAAGTAAACGACCATGTTGAAAGTATCACTGATTTTAGAGATGACTGGGCTGGATCTTTTCCAGGAACAAGTAATCTAAGAGACTTAGGAAACTTATCAGCATATGGTACTAGATTTACACAACATAGTGGATTAGCTAATCTTGCAGTATACCATCTAACAGATAAAACTGCAAATATTATTAAAGCACTCAAGTATGCTAGAAGTGAATACGGAAAATTTAGAAGAACTTTTTTACAAGTTGCTGAAAACTTAGGGTTTGACGGTCAAACTAGAATACATTTTGATAAAGTAATACAAGAACTTAATCGTAATAAAACAAATGATATGCCGTTTTATTTTAGCGATATGATCGGACATGGAGTTAGTAATGTAATTACACATACAGTTACTAATGCTTCACAGGATTATTATAGTTTATCAGCAGAGTTTAGTTTATCTAAATTATCAAATCAAGCAGTAAGTGTATATCGTAATGATGTATTGTTAGTACAAGGACAAGATTATATCTTTGAAACAGGATTTGAAGGCTTTGTAAAATTTTTAGCAGATAATACTATAAATGATATTATTACAATATACGAATACGAAAATACAGATGGATCATATATTCCTGAAACTCCAACTAAGTTAGGATTATATCCTGCGTACATTCCTGTTAAGTTTGTAGACAACACATATGGTGTTGATCAAAACGTAATTAGAGGACACGACGGAAGTATATTTGTAGCTTATGACGACTTTAGAGATGATTTATTACTTGAATTAGAAACAAGAATTTATAATAACTTAAAAGTAAAATACGATCCAACATTATTTGATATACATGACTTTGTTGGAGGATCATTTAGAGATACTTCTATTCCTAAATGGGCTCTTGATAAAGGAATGATTGCAGAATTTATTGATTGGTTGTCAGTTATAGGTAATGTAGATTACACAGATTATTCTTTTTATGAACCAACTAATACTTTTACATACAACTATAGTGCAACAAATAATGGTGCCGGAACAAAGAACTTAGGATACTGGAGAGCAGTTTACAAACAAGCGTTTGACACAGACCGCCCGCATACACATCCTTGGGAAATGTTAGGATATAGTGTAAAACCAACTTGGTGGGAAACACAATACGGTGCGGCTCCTTATACTAGCGAAAACATATTGTTATGGCAAGACCTTGAAGATGGAATTGCAAGAGAGCCAGGAGCTCCAGCAAAGTATTTGAAAAAATATAAAAGACCTAATCTTACAAAATGGATACCAGTTGATGATGCAGGACAACTACTAAGCCCGGTTGATTCTAACTATGCCCAAGAATTTGTATTAGGTAATACTAAGAACCCATTTAAATTTGGTGACGAAGGTCCAACAGAGTCAGCTTGGAGGAAAAGTAGCGAATATCCTTTTGCATTATTAATTTCCTTAATCTTAAATCAGCCTAGTAAAGTATTAGGGCTTGGATGGGATAGAAGTAGAATCATTAGAGATAGTTCTGGTACTATTGTTTATAGTACAACAGGAAAACGTTTAAGATTAGAAGATTTAGTATTTCCTAATACTACTAATGACGAAACCCGAGTAAACACATGTGGACTAGTAAACTTAATTGCAAACTATTTGAATAGTAAAGACATCAATGTGTATTCCAATTATCAAGCAAATGTAAAAGCTATTGACAATAAATTAGGAATTAAAATTGGCGGCTTCACTGAGAAAAGTAAATTTAAATTAATACTTGATTCAAGAACACCGTACAATGAAGGTAATGTTTTTGTACCAGAAGAAAATTATCAAATTTTCTTAAACACAAGTTCTGTTACTGAGCTTGTATCGTATAGTGGTGTAATTATTGAAAAGAAACCTGAAGGGTTTGTTCTTAGAGGATACGATAAAGTTAATCCATACTTTAAATGGTTTACGCCAACTCCAAAAGCAGACGATCCTGTTGTTACAGTAGGTGGAATAAGTGAAGACTTTGTAATATGGTCTGAAAACCAACGATATACTGACGGAGCAATAATTCAGTTTAATAATGAATTTTATGTTGCCAAAGGTGATCATATAACAGATACAACATTTGAGCAATCAAATTATCAAAAGCTAGTAACTCTTCCAGTTAAGGGCGGCCGTAGTGCATTCTTTAGACGTAACTTTAATACTGAATTAATTAGAGAACCAGCTGAACTTGCATACGGTACTATGTATAGAACAATCCAAGAAGTAGTTGACTTTTTATTAGGATATGGCAAGTATTTAGAAAGCCGCGGGTTTAGTTTTAATAAGTTTAACGAATCAATTGGAGATGTAGAAAACTGGAGAGTAAGTGCTAAAGAATTTTTATTCTGGACAACGCAAGGTTGGGCCAATGATAGTGTTATTACTTTAAGTCCTGGCGCAAATGAATTAAAGTTTTCTAGAGAATATAATGTAGTAGACAATATTTTTGATACATTTTATGATTATAGCTTATTAAAAGCTGATGGTAAAAAATTAATTCCTGAATATGCAAGAGTTGCTAGAGATAAAGATAACGAGTTTACTTTACAAACTAGAAATACTGCTGATGGAATCTATAATGTTAGTATTCCGCTAGTACAAAAAGAGCATGTAGTGATACTTGATAATACAACAGTATTTAAAGATGTAATTTATGATCAAGCACCTGGCTATCGACAAGCAAGATTAAAAGTTATGGGATATCGAACTGATGCCTGGACAGGCGGATTTAATATTCCAGGATTTATTTATGATAGTGCTAAGACTACAGTTTGGGAACCATGGACAGATTATGCTGTTGCTGATACTGTCAAGTATAAAGAATTCTATTATGTTGCAAAGGTAAAAATCCCAGGAACTAATGTGTTTAATAATACTGAATGGGAAAAATTAGAAGTACGTCCTGAAGCAGGATTAAAAGCAAACTTGGATTATAAAGCAAAACAGTTTGGTGATTTTTATGATCTTGATACAGATAATTTTGATAGTGAACAACAGAAATTAGCACAACACTTAATTGGATATCAAAAGCGTAAGTATTTAGAAAATATTATTAATGACGATGTTAGTCAATATAAGTTTTATCAAGGCTTTATTCAAGATAAAGGTACAAAAAATAGCTTAACTAAATTGTTTGATGCATTGTCTAATACAGATGCAGATAGCTTAGACTTTTATGAAGAATGGGCATTTAGATTAGGCCAGTATGGGTCGTCAACAGCGTTTGACGAAGTTGAATTTACTTTAGATGAATCACAATTTAGATTAAGTCCTCAACCAGTTGAATTAGTAGATACAATTTCAGGTAACGAAACTGATCTAATTTATAGAATTCGACCATTTGAAACTTATTTAAAACCATTAGGCTATAATCATAAACCGTTTCCAACTAACGACATTCAACAAAACTTATTACCAACAGCAGGTTATGTTAACCCTGAAGATGTAACATTGTCTATAGCAACCTATGACGATTTATTAACACAGTCAATAACTGCACTTAATGTTGGAGATTATGTTTGGATTGGAAAAAGAGGAATTGAATGGGACGTTTTAAAATATATTAGAACTAATGACAGAGTTTTAGCTGTCCAAACATCATCAGTAACTGGAGTAGAAGAATTAGTCTTAACACTTAGTAGGCAGTCAAAATACACAGTTGACGAAATTGTCGGTGTAGTTGATGTTGCTGGAGCAGAAAAATTCTATAGAGTCAAACGTAACGAACTTGATACTTTAATTTGTTATCCAAACGGCGAAACTGAAGATGCTGAACTTGTTAATGGTTTTGTTACTAAGTTTAATTCTAATAGAACAGCTGGGTTTGATACTGCAAATTTATTACTATCAGACTATAACAATGATTTAAAAGTTGGCGAAACTATTTGGATTGATAAAGATATTGACAATAACTGGCTAGTATTAAAAAATGATCCAGTGCATGTACAACAACAAACAATATCAAATGTTAAAACTAGTGATTCAAGTGTAGAGTTTGGAAAAGTAATTGCCGCTGACAGTAGAAATACAACACTTGCAATAGCAACACCAGGAAATAATGAAGTATACTTATTTGGCAGAACTACAGATACAGTTGACTTCAATCATTTACAAACTATTGAAGCTCCTGGATCGCTTTATTATGCCGGCAACGGTAACTTTGGTAAGTCAGTCGCTATATCCGAAGATGGTGAATTTTTAATAATTGGAGCACCTCAAGCAAGTAATGTTAAAACATTATACAAAGGTCCGTTTTCAAATAGTGAAAATTATACAGCAGGCGACATTGTGTCCTACCAACAAGGAATATGGAAGGCAAACTACGATATTTCTGCGGCATCAGGCGCATTTAGTTTTAACAGTTATTATGCATCACATGATGTTGCAGTACCAACTTTTAAAGACGGAGCATATCCAGAGACTGTATATGCAATCCGCGGCCGCTATAGCTTTGACGGTGCAACAGATCATATTTTAGTTAGAGCACCACTTAATCAATATACAGGATCATTGGCAGGCGATAAAATTAGTTTACAATGGAATCAATATTCTCAAAATTATCCAACTGGCATTTTACCATTTGGCGTTAACGGACCAGGTGTTGCAAGTTTTGAAGGACTCAAACCTATTGCATCTAAAATTGACGCAATTCTGTTTGTTGAAAATATATTAAGAATACCAGCAGTAGGAGACATTGTGTCAACTGATACTGCTATTGGTACAGTACAAGATATTATTATAAGCAATGTTAGTTCAGCAATGCTTTATATGACTGATGTTAATGGTGAGTTTGAGTCATCAGGAACCTTAATAACAAATAGTGTTAGTATGGGAACATATGAAGCTGTTGAATTTACTAATCCTAGTTCGGCATTTGGCGGCTGGTGGAGAATTGACGGCATTTCTAGTTTTACAACTACAGAAAAAGAAATTACAATTCCAAATATCGTTATTGGTGATATTGTACTAGCATCAGAAAGTCGTTCAGCAGAGATTACAGCAAATACAATGGATGATGTTTATGCATTTAACCAAGATTTAGGAAATCCAACTAGAGGCGGAAAAATAGGAATACTAAGCCATTACGATAAACTTGGACTTCCTGTTACAGAGCCGTATTGGTTTATTAGATCTCCTAAAACTATTACAGATGGACTTAATGTAGCTGACACATTCCAAATGTCCATAAATCAAATTAAAGATAGTTTGAACACAATTTATGATCCGTCAGTATTAGGACTATCGGTTAATTATTTAAATCAACCACACGTTGTTTATGATTTATGGGACGGATACATTGATATTACGTTTACTAATTTTACACCTCCTCCGGTGCAAGTACCATACGTGCCTGTTGAAGGAGATATAGTAACAGAACCGTTTACTGGTGCTTATGCAGAAGTAGTGTATGTACAAGAATCATTACTTGGTGCAAGAGTATTTGTTAAAAATTTAACAGGCACATTTAGTTACGGCAATCTACATGGTGCTACGGGTGATTTATATATTAGTAACTGGCAAGGACAAGGGTTCAACAGATTAACAGGAAGAATGGAATCAACTGATTTAACAACCAGTTATTCAGGAAAGTATATTATTGTTAGAAATAACGACAGTACATTACTACAAGTACAAAGTCCGTCATTTAAAAATGAAATTGAGTTCCAGTTTTATAAACAACAAACAATACTTGGCGCATCTCGTCCTGCAAATATTCCATCTCCGCTTAACAAAGAATATACACAAATACTTAATATACCAATTGATCCAGCAGACGGAATTGCAAGTTCATACAGCAATGAAGGAGCATACTTTGTTTATAATAAAACAGGTAGCGGAGAGTATAGCTTACAACGTGGATATACAAATTTACTAAGAGGCGATAATAAAAACTTAGGTACACAACTTGAAGTAACTAAACACAATAATTTATATACATTATTTGTAAGTGCTCCAGGTGACGGAACAGGTTCAAATCCAGGAAGAATACATTTTATTAAAAACGGATCTGACGAACTTGGTGAATATGAATGGCAAGTTACACGTGATCCTTTATATAAAGGAGTATTTAGTGATGCTTCTCCATATTACACTAATGACATTGTACTTTATAATAATCAGTTTTATCAAAGCATAACTAATCAAGTTGCATCAGCATTTTCAGCAAGTTGGAAATTACTTCCATTGCACACAGATTTCTTAGGACATGTTCCAAACACTAGCGGCTATCAACCAGATGGTGACAGTACGTTTGATAATGACGGTGGCACATTGTATAACTTTGCACATCCGTTTACAGTAAGTAAAAATGGTAGAGTATTAGCAACTGTTGCAGACTTTGAAAATGCAAGTCCTAAAATTGCAATTTATAGATTTGAAAACGGACATTTCGAATACACTCAAGTTATTAACACTCCGGTAACATCTACAAAATATGCTTCAGCAATTTCGCTATCCGACGACGGCGAGTTACTAGCAGTTGGTGCACCACTTGATGATAGTGTATCAAATGATAACGGAAAGGTTTATCTATATAAAAATAATGAAGGAATCTTTGAAGAATTCCAGTCGTTATTCAGCCCTGATAGTTCAGTAGCAGAACGCTTTGGCCAAACAGTTGACTTTTCAGGTAATGAACTAATGGTATCATCACAAGGTGGTAATTTAGTTGACAATACTTCGTTTGATAGATATGAAGTTCCAATGGAACCGCAACCACAAACATACTTAGATGATAGTACACTAGTTACAGCACAATATGTTAATAATAAAGAATCGGATCTAGCATCTGAAACTACATTTGATAACAACTTAACACAGTTTAGTAAAGAAAACTTAGATTCAGGAGAAGTATTTGTTTATCAATATATTGGCGGATACTTATTATATGCAGAAAAATTAACATTTAACAACAGTAATGTTGAACGCTTTGGAGAATTTATCCATGCGTCATCTAACCACATTTATGTGTCAATGCCAGAACTAAGTTCATCAAACACAGGTAATAACTTTATTGGTACAGTGGTTGATTACAAACGTCAACGTAATGAACTTCCATGGTCGGGATATAGAAATCCAACTAAACAAGTTAATTTAAGTAAATTTAAAGGTGTGTTTATTTACAACAAAGACGGTAGTGGCACTTCAACTCAACTAGATTATATTGATGCAATCCAAGGAAAAATTGCTGGACCAGCTGAAGAAGAACTAGCATTTACAACACCGTTTGATCCTGCAACTTATACTACAAGTGATCAAACAACTGTAAACGTAGATACAGAAAACTATTGGGCCGATGAACACGTAGGAAAACTATGGTGGGATATTAGTACAGTACAATGGATAGAGCCATATCAAAGTAATATCATTTATAACACAGCTAACTTTAATAAATTAATGGTAGGTGCTAGTGTAGATGTTTACGAATGGGTTGAATCTACTTTAACTCCAACACAATGGTTGGCACTTGCAGATACTGAAGAAGGCCTATCAAGAGGTATAAGTGGAACTCCTAAATACGGAACAAACACTTTTGTAACTAAAAGATTGTTTAATAATGCAAGTTCTAAGTTTTATAATAGATACTACTATTGGGTTAAGAATACTAAAATTATTCCAAACTTAGAAAACAGAAAATCAAGTGCATACGATGTAGCACAGTTGATTGAAGATCCAGCGGCACAGGGTTATAAGTTTGTTGCAATTTATGGTAATAACAGATTTGGATTGTATAACTGTACTGGGTTAGTCGAAGAAGATAAAAAAGCAATTAACTTTAGATACTGGACAATTAAAAACCAAGATATTAATTCACACAATCAATATCAAATTATAAGTGACGGATTACCAACTAGTAAACCTAAAAAAGACTTAGAACAGAAATGGGTTGATAGTTTAGTTGGTGTTGATGTTTATAATAGACCAGTTCCGGATCCAGCATTAGCGTTTAAACAAAAATATGGAATTTTAAATAGACCTAGACAGTCTATGTTTAAAAATAATATTGAAGCTCTAAAACAAGTAATTGAACGCACTAACAGAGTATTAGCTGAACAATTAATTGTTGACGAATATAACTTTGACCAACTACTTTCAAAAGACCCAGCTCCGGATCTTATTAGTTCTAAGTACGATGTAGAAATTGACACTTATTCAGAAATTAGTTTTGTTAATATTTCAAAAGTTAAACCAGCAACATTAACTCCAATCTTTGAAGAAGGAAAATTAATTAGAGTTGATATTACAAATCCAGGATCAGGATATATTACTGTTCCTACTTACGAGTTTGAACAAGTTGGCGATGGCGTAGATGCACAAGTTATTTTAACACTTAATAATAGTGGGGGAATTGCTAGTGTAACAGTTAGAAATCCTGGCAAAAACTATTCTACTAATACAAACTTAGCAGTAAGATTGTTTAGTGTACTTGTTAAGAGTGACGAGAATGTAGGCAATAAATGGTCAATCTTTGAGTATAATACTGCCAGCGAACAATATCAAAGAACTTCTACTCAATCATACGATGTAAGTGCTTGGTGGGATTACATTGACTGGTATGCATCAGGATACAGTAAGTTTACAGAAGTTGATTACATAATTGAACAAAGTTACTTACTAACTTCATTAGATGACACACTTGGTGATATTGTAAAAATTAAAAACATTGGTGCAGGCGGATGGTTACTACTAGAAAAAATTAGTAATGAAGAAGCAAGTGACTATACAAGTAACTATAGAACAATTGGTAGAGAAAACGGAACTATTAAGTTTAAAGAGTCGTTATATAACTTTGCAATTAGTTATGTTGGATTTGATGGATTAAGTTACGATACTAGTTTTTATGATAACCAACCAACTAGAGAATTACGTATTATCTTAAAAGCACTTAGAGACGATATTTTTGTTGATGCTTTAGAAGTAGAATACAATCAGTTATTCCTTGCAAGTATTAGATATGCATTTGCAGAACAGCCATTTGTTGACTGGGCATTTAAAACTAGCTTCATTAAAGCAAAACACAATGCTGGTGAATTACAACAAAAAGTTACATTCCAAAATGATAGCTTACCAAGTTATGAAGATTTTGTTAAAGAAACTAAACCTTTTAAAACAAAAATTAGAGAATATTTAAGTAACTACACTAAAACAGATTCAACCTCAAGTAGTATTAGTGACTTTGACTTTGCTCCACAGTATAATGAAGATACACAGAAAATTGAACCAGCTTCTGTTAAAGTTAAAGATAATTTAATTTACGGACAAGATGTATTATTAGATTCTTATCCAAACAAACATTGGGTAGACAATGTTGGCTTTGAAGTTACTAGTTGTAGTATTAGTGATAAAGGATTAGGTTACACAGAAATTCCTATTATTAAATTTGTTGGCGGCGGCGGCACTGGTGCTAAAGCACTTGCTAAACTAGGATCAGGCGGAAGTATTGTAAACATTGAAGTTACAAATCCTGGAAGCGGGTATTTGTCAGCACCTGATATAGAAATTGAAGGTAGTTTATCAACTGTTAACGAAAGCAGAATTGCTAAAGCATCAGCACAACTAGGTAATAGTAAAATTAGAGCTATGCACTTGCGTAGCAAGTTTGACCGTGTATCAGGAACATTCTTAATTACAACACTAGCAGAAACACAAACATTTACTGGTAATAATAGTTTAACAAGATTTGATGTTAAATGGCCAATGGACGTAAGACGTAACCAAGTTACTATTACAGTTGACGGCATTGAAGAATTACAAGGAAACTATTCTGTTACTAATACTGAATACACTGATAAATCTTATACAAGATACAAAGGTCGTATTATCTTTGATAATCCTCCAGCTAATAATGCAGTTATTGTTGTTACATACAAAAAAGATGTATCAATGCTACAAGCACAAGACAGAATTAACTTGTTCTACAATCCAACAACAGGACAGCTAGGTAACGATATTTCACAGTTAATGGACGGTATCGATTACGGTGGAGTGCAAGTTAAGAGTTTTGCATTTAATACTGGTACAGGTTATGGTAACGAACCATACTATACAACTACTTGGGATTCATACGATGCAACATACGAAGATGAGATCTTCCAATTAGATGGAAGTACACAAGTATTAACACTATCAGCTCCATTAGCTAACGGTGTAACATATAATGTATATAAAAATGGTATTAGAATTGATGATCCAGAATATGACGGATCAACAGTTCCAGGCAATCCAAATGCTGTAATGCTTTCACTTGTAGGTGACGGTGTCACAGATACATTTGCTATTGACAACGATAAAATTACAACTAATACTAATGATGTAATTGTTATTAGAAAATCAACAAGTGATGGTAGTTTCTTACCAGACGCTGATGCATACGACACAATGATTCAAGGCGGCAATATGGCGTATGAAACAGCAAAAGGTATTAATGCAGAAGAAATTGTTGTAGACGGTGACGGATTTGTAACTCCTTTAACATCAAAAGGACCAGAAGAATTAGTACCAGGACAATTACTTGATAGTGTAAACATTAAAGTGTATGATAGAATTAATGATGGATCAAGTATTATTAATAACTACAATTATATTTACGAAGCAAGTAATACATTTAAACTTGATAGAGTACCAGCAAGTAATAAAGATATATTTGTTAAAGCCAATGGAACAATTTTAGATAGTTCTAAGTTTACAGTAAATTATCAAGAAAAAACATTACAACTAGATCCAAGTGTTGCAATAGTAGCAGGCAATCCTGTTAATATTATTACAATGTCAGCAAATGGTGAAAATATTTTAGATGCTGATACGTTTACAGGTGATGGATCAACATCAGTATTTGTTACTTCAGTTAAATTTAAACAAGGACTAAGTTTGTTTATTACACAAGATGGCGAACCAATTGACGCTGTACTTGCAGAAACAGATTCAACATATGAAACATCAGGACAAGTACTACTTAGATTACCAGTTGCACCATTACCAGGAAAACTTATTCAGTATGTTATTTACGATAGTTCAGCTAAGTCGTTCTCACAAATATCTGTAGAAGAATTTACAGGTACAGGTTCAAACCAAATATTTAATCTTACTACTGCTCCGTTTACACAACGTCCATTAGCAACTAGTGTAGTTGTTAAAGTGGGTAATAAGATACTTACACCAGGATACAATCAACAGTATGTAGTTTCAGCAGTTAGAGAATATAAATTACGTGATTGGCAAGTTGGACTTGCACAAATTCCAGCAGAAAAAATTAAAGTATTTTTAAACTCTGTAGAACTTGATCAGTCAACAGGATACATTTGGAATAGATTTAATTCAAGCGTTGAATTATTTCCTGGTATTGGAGAAAATGGAGACATTTTAGATGTTTACTTACTCGGTGACGGTGAATATGACTTTGGGCAATTTGATAATAACGGATTCTGGGTTGAAACACCAAATACACTTTATCTAACAACTGCACCAATGAGTGGAGAAAAAATAACAGTTTATCAGTTTAGTAATCACGATGTTGCAAAAATTGAAAGAATAAATTTAGATGTTGTTGCAAGATCAACAGTAACAATAGGTACTCCAGAATATTCAGAGTATAATCAGTTAGCAAACGGATTTATTAAATTAAGAACGCCGGCAATTGATACTCAGTATGTATGGTTAACTAAAAACGGTACACTATTAAGTCCAAATGTTGAATATGCACTATTAGAAGATAACGTAACTGTTAAAGTGTCAATTGATATTGATGCAAACGACGAATTAGAAGTAATACACTTTAGTAATAGCACTATAATTCCTAAATTTGGATTTAGTCAGTTTAAAGATATGCTTAATAGAACTCACTTCAAGCGTTTAGGTGACGAAGTACGTTACTTCTTAGCTGAAGATTTAAACTATTATGATACAAGTATCAAAGTTAGCAATGCTGATTTACTACCGTTCCCAAATAAAGAACGTAGTATTCCAGGTATTGTGTTTATTAACGGAGAACGTATTGAATATTACTTAAAAGAAGGCGGAGTACTTAGACAATTACGTAGAGGTACACTAGGAACTGGTATTGCAACAGTACATGCTAAAGGAACTGAACTAATAGATCAGAGTAACAAGCAAACTGTTCCATACCAAGATAGAACACTTCAGCAAACATTTACAGCAGATGGCTCAACTAGTAGCATTGTAGTAGACTTTATTCCAAAATCAGTACATGAATTTGAAATATTTGTTGCTGGTAAGCGCCTTCGTAAAAATGCAATAAATACATATGATCCAACTGTTGATTTAGACAGTCCAGAGGCAGATATTGTTATGCCTGCGGAGTTTAGTGTCGATGGAGTAACTTCAACTGTTGTATTAGCTGAAACACCACCTATTAATACCAAGATAGTGGTGGTTAGACGCATTGGTAGACCTTGGACTGACAGTGGAATTCCTTTACATAGGCAGGAAAATGACATTGCAAGGTTCTTAAGAACAACAGAGGCGGCGTTACCTAAATAAATACACTTGTAGGAAATAATAATGACAGACAAATTTAATGATAAACAAGGTGTTCTTTTGCAAGGGCACATCAAGATACACAATCCAGAGACTGGTGAAATCTTGGTGGACAAGCGTAATGCTATTCACTACGAGAACATGAGTATTTCATTAGCGGAAAGTTTATCTAATCAAGGACAGGGAATGGTGTACCAGATGGCATTTGGTAACGGCGGTACTAACGTTGATCCAACAGGTATTATTACATACTTGTCACCAAACTCAACAGGAACCAATGCTAGTTTGTACAATCAAACATATGCTAAAGTTATTGATAATAATAATGTTAATAACGTTGATCCTACTAGAAACAAATTAGAAACTAGACACGTAAGCGGAACAAACTACACAGATATTGTAGCAACTTGTTTACTTGACTATGGTGAGCCAAATGGGCAAGATGCTCTTGATAATGCAACAGCTAACGACAGCTTATATGTATTTGATGAACTAGGACTTGTAAGTTATGCAACTAGCGGAACAGGCCGATTGCTAACACACGTAATTTTCCACCCTGTACAAAAATCACTAAACAGATTAATTCAAATTGATTATACTGTTAGAGTACAGAGTTTAACAGGTTTTAACGAGGTTTAATAAATGGCATATACTGTACAATACACTGACTTATCCCAAAAGGGTACTATTATTGTTGAAGATAATACTATCAACCAACAAACTTCTTTAGACTTACCAGGAAGAAACACAACTGCGTATGGTACAGCTATTGCTGAAAACTTTTTACATTTATTAGAAAATTTTGCATTCAACACAGCACCAACAAATCCAGTTGAAGGTCAATTATGGTATGATACAACACCAGGTGTTGATCAATTAAAAATTTATGACGGTACTAACTGGGTTAGTGCAAGTGGTCTTAAAAAAGCAACAACACAACCAGAAGCAAATCAATCAGTAGTTGGAGACTTATGGGTTGATACTGATAACCAACAATTATATTTGTTTACAGGTTCAGGTTGGATCTTAGTTGGACCAAGTTTTAGTGATGGATTAGCAACAGGGGTTAAACCTACAACTATTATCGGTACTGACAATGTTACATATACAGTATTAGTAGTAGAAGTAAAAGCAAAAACATTAGCAATTATTTCGACAAGTGCATTTACACCTAAAACAACATTACAAGGGTTTACTTCAATTAGACCAGGATACAATTTAAGTACATTTGATATCACTGGTTCAGGTACTGCAAAATATTTAGGTACAGCAGAAAAAGCAGAAGCATTAGTTATTGGACAAGAAAATGTTCCAGCTTCAAACTTTTTAAGAGCTGACAAAGAAACTAACAGTATAGTTCCATTAAAAATTAAAAACAATTCAGGTATCACAGTAGGTGCAGATAGTGCATTGAATATTGGTATTGAAGGACAAGCAGGTATTATTGGTCACCAAACAAGTGGATCAAACATTGATATTAGAGTTAACAACGAAGGTACAACTACTACAGTTTTACGTGTTGATTCAACAAGCAAAATTGGTATTAATAATTTAGCACCAGTTGAGTCATTAGACGTAGTTGGAAATATACAAACAGACAGTAGTGTATTAGTTAACGGAACAACTGATTCAGCAACTATTGGTACAGGTAGTTTAATTGTTAGAGGTGGAGTAGGTATTGCTAAAAGATTACAAGTTGGCAGTGATACAAACATTGCAGGACTTTTAACTACAGGTAATATTGTTCCAAACATTACAACAACAAGAAATATTGGTACTGCTAACGAACAGTTCTTAAATGTATTTTCGCAAAACTTTATAGGTAACTTAACAGGTAACGTTACAGGATCAGTTAGTGGAAGATCAGGATCAACTGATAAACTAGCAAGTGCAACTACATTTAGAATGGTTGGAGATGTTAGTGCTCCTGAATACACATTCGATGGTCAAGACGAAAGCGTTAAAACTTTTACAACAACTATTGATAATACATTTATTGCAAATAAAACAGAACAGTCTTTAAGTGAACCAACTGATGAATATATGTTTAACAGAGTCACAGGAGACACTGGCGTATTTAAAATTTCAAGAACTAATTTGTTTAAATCAGTTCCACAATTACCAATTGGAATGATTACTGCATTTGCGGCTGGTGTAATACCAGCAGATTGGTTAATATGTGACGGTAGAGAAGTTACTATTGCTGAATATCAAAATTTGTTTAATGTTATTGAATATAACTTTAAAGCACAAGCACTTGTAACAGCAGGTAAATTTGCCCTACCAGACTTGCGTGGTAGATTTATGCTAGGCTTAGATAACATGGGCGGTGAAAGTGCTAACCGTGTAACAAGTTCTGCGGCAGATACAATTGGTAACGTTGAAGGTTCTCAAACACAGAGTATTGGACTTACTAATTTACCAGAACACGAACATGATTTACGTGGCCCAAGTGGAGACCAGTATTACACTACTAGAGATATTAGCGGAGTACCAAACGATGCACAAGGCATCCAATATGATGCTCCAACTGGTGCCCAAGCAGGACAAGCATATCCATCATCAGGAGGTGTACTAACAAATAGCACAATTGGACAACCAATTGATATTATGAACCCATACATGGCAATTAACATGATCATATATGCCGGCGCTAATACAGGAGCAGTATAATGAGTTATAAATTAAATAGAACAGATGGCTCGTTGCTAGTTGATTTAGTTGATGGCAGTTTAGATACTACAACCACTGATATTTCTTTAATAGGTAAAAACTATTCAGGATTTGGTGAAAGTATCAACGAAAACTTTATTAAGATTTTAGAAAATTTTGCAAATACAACAGCACCAAGTTTACCATTAAAAGGCCAACTATGGTTTGATAGTGCAGAAGCAAGACTTAAAGTATATGACGGAACAAACTTTAGAACTAGTGGTGGCCCGATTGTACAAAATTCACAACCAGGTGTTGGCGTAGTTGCAGGCGATCTTTGGATTAACAATGCAACAAAACAATTACACTTTTATGACGGTACAGATTTTAATTTAGCAGGTCCAATATATACTAGCGACCAAGGTAAGTCTGGATTTGAAACTGTAACAATATTAGATAATCAAAATAATAGTAAAACTGTTGTAAGATTTTCAATAGCAGGAACGTTAATTGGAATATTTTCAAACAACGAATTTACACCAGCGGCATCATATGCTATTGCAGGATTAACTACTATTAAGAAAGGCTTTAATATTGTTTCAACAGTTACTGATTTTGTATTTAGAGGATCATCAGATAGTGCGGCGGCAATTATTGACAATCTTGGCGTAGCAAAAAGTGCATCACAGTTTTTATCATCAGATGCAAACTCTGTTACATCTGGAACACTAACAGTTGCTAACAGCGGCGGAATCACAATTGGTACTGCACAAAATAATATTCAAAAGGTAGTTGGAACTAGTGTTGTTAACGAAAATCAATTATCAAACCATGATTACAAAATTAGAGTTAGAAAATCAACAGGCTTTGTAGATGCAGTAACAATTGACACATCAGAATCTTTTGTAGGTATCTTTAAATCCAATCCGGCACATACATTACATGTTGGCGGAGATATGAGAGTTGATGGTAACTTATTTTTAACATCACCAGCTGTTAATATTGAAACACAAAATTTAAGAGTTCAAGATAAAAATATTGAATTAGGTATTACCAGTGATAGTACAGCATTAGACAATGCAAACGTAGACCAAGGTGGAATTATTCTTAAATCCAGCGACCTTGATAAAGAATGGCTTTGGAGAAATGCTACAGGTGCTTGGACATCAAGTGAAAACATTGATGTTGTTGCAACTAAGTGGTACAAAGCTGAAGGTGTTAACGTATTAAACAAAACAGAATTAGGGTCAACAGTAACACAAGCACTTGGACTTACAGACATTGGTACATTGAATCAGCTTAATGTTGATCAAACTAATATTGAAGGTGCAAAAATTACAACTAGTACTCCATTACAATTAGAAAGTAATGGGGCTATAGAAATTACTAATAACCAAAGAATTACAGGACTAGCGGAACCAACAACTAATACAGACGCCGCTACTAAGTTTTATGTTGATGATCAAATTAACTTAGAACCGGTTGTAATGAGTTTGGATATTACTGGGTTATCTAATGCAGATATTGGAACAATCATCGAAGACATTTATCCAGCAAGTAATAAGAAAACCGGAACATATGCATACATATCTACATCAACTATTGCAGGAGCAACAGTTACAGGTATTGATGTAGATGCGGCTAAAAACATCTCATACGTTGCAGTAGATGCTAACGGTGTGTTAAATCAAAGTGTAGTACAAGACGTTGCGTTTGCATCAGCTTCAGGCGGTGTTAATGTTACTATTACACGTGGTTTAAAACGCTTTAGAGTTGCTTCAGGCGCATGGGTATTTGATAACGATCTTGGTTCGAGCGGCGGCTTGTGGTAAGAGATAAATAGTAACATAGAGGAAAAGAAATGGCATATACTATTGATAGATATAATGGAACTACTTTAACAGTTGTTGAAGATGGAACCGTAGATCAAACTAGTGATATTAAACTAGTTGGAAAAAATTACGCCGGTTACGGTGAGATTCAAAACGAAAACTTTTTACACTTATTAGAAAACTTTAGTGGTGCTAACCAACCTCCAAAGGCCATTTCAGGACAGGTTTGGTATGACTCAGGTGCTAATAAACTAAAATTTTATGATGGATCTAAGTTTAGAACTACAGGCGGTGCTGAAGTAGCCGCAACTGCACCAGCTGGTTTAGCTACTGGCGACTTATGGTGGGATTCAACAAACGAACAATTATATGCATATAGCGGTACAGGTTATGTACTAGTAGGACCACAAGGTGCAGGTACAACTGTTACACAGATGGTTTCAGCAAACGTTAGAGATACAACTAACGTAAACAGATTAGTTATTAAGGCTGTTGTTAACGATGAAACAATTTATATTATTTCAGGTGCAACATTTACTATTGACAGTACAGATCCACTTAATGCTATTACAGGATTTGATGTTGTTAAAAAGGGTTTAACACTAAGAAATACAACAAACGCAACAGGCGGTGTTACAAGTACACAGGATTATTACTGGGGTACAGCAAGTAACTCATTAAAACTAGGTGGCTATAGTGCTACTGACTTTGCATTAGCAGGTTCAGGATCATTTACATCACTTGTTAGTTTTGCAGATGCAGGTATTTCAATTGGTAACTCAAGTGATTTAAAAATCTTTATTGAAAATGACAACGAAGGCGTTATTAAAAATGACGTTGGAACAAAAATTAAACTTAAAGTTGATAACACAGGTGGAGTTGAACAGCATGTAGCGACTGTACAAGATACAGGTATTATGCCAGGGTCTACTAACACATACTCAATTGGAGCAACAGGTGCTGTGTTTAGCGAAATGCATGCCACTAATTTTTATGGGTTAGCAGAAAATGCACAAAAAATGCAGGTTGGTGCAAACTACCGTAGTGCAGATACAGCGGCAACTAACAATACAGTAGCAGTTAGAGATGCAAGTGGTAATTTAGTAGCAAATAAATTTACAGGTACAGCAACATCAGCAGAATATGCTGACTTGGCTGAGATTTACAAAACAGCAGAAGAACTACCAACAGGGACTATTGTTACTGTTCCAAAATTTGACGAAGAAACAGATGCAGAAGTAAGAGCTATTGAGCCAACTGAAATTCCAGTAGGTGTAATTAGTGCTAAACCAGCATTCTTAATGAACAGCGAAGCAGAAGGCCAAGCAGTTGCACTTAAAGGGCGTGTTCCAGTAAGAGTAAAAGGCATCATTAATAAAGGTGAAGCAATTTATGCAGACATGGACGGCGTTGGACATACTATTAGAGCCGAAGGGCATCAATTAGTAGGTATTGCGTTAGAGACATGGGAACCAGAAGCAGATGAAGAAGGCTTAGTAGAAGCTATTTTAAAGGTATAAGATTATGGCAGTCGGCGATATTATTACAGCGGCAAGGTACAATAACTTACAATCAAGAGTTGCAACAGTAATGGGCGTAGGGTCAGGAGATGACGGATACGGACAAAACTTAAACAGTTCTCAAGTAGCAGTAGGAGCCAATGTTCAAGCAATTGATATTAATCAACTTTACCAAGATATGGCGGCTGGGCGTATTCATCAAACAGGTACTACTCCAACAGAAATTAATCTTGTAACACAGAATGTTGATTTAGTATTAGACAGTGATACAATTAATAAAAAAGGTGTAGTACAATTTGAAAATCTTGCTACAACACTTGAAAATGATAAATTTGTAGCACACCCTAGTCAAACTACTGCGGAAGCGGCTATTGCAGGTACTAGAACTACTCAGTGGAACGGAACAATTTCACACATTATTGACGTAACATTTATTGATGGAAATCATCAAAGACATTTTTTTAATGCAGGCGGAACAATACGTTTTGCGGCAAACATTACATATGTTGGAGCAAGTAGTAAAACAATTGACTGGATGACGATGTTAGTTAACATGGGTACAGTTAGCATGAATTATACATCAACAACAGCAACTGGATCAGGAAATGGTAGTGCAATTGGTTATCATGATTTAGATGCTAGTTACCAACAAATTTTCCAAAAAGATGGTTCTGGATTATATGCCGCAAACGATTATAAAATTGAAGCAACCAAAGTAAGTGATACAGTTTTACGTTTTAGAGTTACATTTAACGATGATAACACAGGTAACCCAAACACAGACGAAAACGTTTTGGGTGTTGTAAACAGTACTATTACACAATTAAGACCAACTGGTTCAGCAGTTTCATTGGTATCCCCTACATATAGCACAAACGGCAGTTCAAATCTAAATTAATCATTGCTCTTTCTCTTTAAATAGTGTATAATACACTAAAGGAGAATTACTGTGGATGAACGTCTTGAAAAAGCATTAGATTTTGCCAATTATATGACTACTCTTAACAACCAAAAACGGGTGTTAAAAGAGAAGTTTTATGAAAGTGCAATACATTACCACAATGGTGGACAATTCTCCGTAAACAAAGACCTAATGAATTTTTGTAGTATGTTAGTAAACACAGGACAAGAGTCTGTAGTACTAATTGACGACAATGATATTCCTATTAAAGTTGCAGATGTTGAAACATTCTTAGGTGACATTTTAAATATCTACTTTACAGCATCAAACGAGTACCTAACAGAATACGAAAAGATACGGAGCCTTCGAAAGGTCTCTGGGCTTGTAGAATATGAAGAATAAAGGTGCATTAATATTTGCTAGAAATAACGAACAAGTTGATTATCTTAAACAAGCATATTATCTAGCAAAGCGTATAAGCAAATATCTTAATTTACCAACAACTGTTGTAACAGATAGTGTTGAATACTTAAAAGATACCTATGTCGATTATGATACAGTATTTGATAATGTAATCGAAGTCCCATATGCTCGCGGCGCCAGCGAAAAACGTTACTATGACGGCTCGGGTGTATACAAACAACTATCATTTAAAAATGACTTGCGTACACAAGCCTATAAACTAACACCGTATGACGAAACAATAATGTTAGACAGTGATTATATAATTGCAAATGATGTACTCAAACATTGTTTTACACAAGAACACAATTTCTTAATATATAAAGATGCAAAAGACCTAACAGGATTTAGAGATACTACCGAGTTTCAAAAAATTAGTGAAACTAGTATTGATTTTTATTGGGCGACAGTTGTATATTTTAAAAAAAGCAAAGAAGTAGAAACATTTTTTAATTTAACACAACATATACAAGATAACTGGCAACACTATAACAGTATATTTCAAATTAACAAACCAACGTTTCGTAATGATTGGGTGTTTAGTATTGCAATACATATTATGAATGGTTATCAAGCAGGAGATTTTGCAAGTTCATTACCGGGTAAAAAATATTATACAGCAGATAGAGATATTTTGTGGGAATTAAAAGATGACAACTTTTTATTTTTAGTAGAAAAAGAAGGACACCTTGGAGAATACACACCTTTGCGTATTAAAGGTAGTAGTGTTCACGTTATGAACAAGTTTAGTTTGAATAGGATCATAGACAATGACTAAAGGTATAGTCTTAATAGCACAAAACAGCGAATATAACTACGTAGAACAAGCGTGTGCGTTAGCTATGAGTATTAGAGCTACTAATGACACTAAAGTTTGTTTGTTAACCAACGATACAGTACCATCTAGGTATGTAGATCTGTTTGATGTTATTAAAGAAATACCGTGGGAAGACGATTCCGCTAATATGGAATGGAAAGTAGCTAATCGTTGGAAGTTATATCATGCTAGTCCGTATGATGAAACTATTGTAATGGATACTGATATGCTTGTATTACAAAATTTAGATTCATGGTGGAACTTTTTAAGCAACTATGAAGTGTTTTATACTAGCAAAGTATACACATATAGAGGTGACGAAGTTAACGACACTTACTATCGTAAAACATATATTGCAAATAACTTACCAAACGTTTATGCAGGCTTTCATTATTTCAAAAAATGTGACTTTGCAAAAGAATTTTATACAATGTTAGAATTAGTAATGAACAACTGGCAATTATTTTATGGAAAATATGCAAGTAAAGAATATCAAAATTGGTTAAGCGTTGACACAAGCACAGCAATCGTTACAAAGATACTTGATTGTGAAGACAGAATTACAAATAAGAAAGTGTCATTTCCTAGTTTTACACATATGAAGCCTAGAATACAAGGATGGTATAATCCTAGTGAAACATGGCGTAGTAGAGTGGGTGCATATCTAACTGATGACCTACAATTAAAAATAGGCAATCATCAACAGCAAGGTATTTTTCATTATACTGAAAAAGAATTTTTAGATCAGTCTAAAATACAAAAATACGAAAGGTATCTTAACGTATGATATTAACTGCGGAGTTGCCTAAACAAGAAAGATATGTAGTATTTGATCCTAATAACGGTGATGTGTTAGCAGTACCTAATTATAAACCAGATGGTAATTATATTCCTGTAGAGGAACACGAAGTTAAAGGATTAATTTCGGGACAAGAACCGCTAAGTTATTATTATGTACATTACATCAAACATACTAAACAATATGAACTTAGACAGCGTTCAAATACTAGCATTGATAGTTATCTAGTAAATGATTTAATATACGAATTACCAATGACATCAGTTAATGAGCCAGACATTCATGTATTACAAAATATCAAAGACACATGTTGGAAGATTACTATTGGCGGAGATCTAAAAGCAAATATTTTAGCACAAAAAGTTAATTTTAAAAATACTATATCGTTTAGTGTTACTGAAAAAGACGATCCAAATATATTACTAAAAACATTAAGTTTTAGTTTTGCTGATTTATCAGACGTAAAATATGTAATACTTCCATTTGATAGCGATTTTGAATTTAAAGCAAAACCAGTTAGTGTGTATACAATTAAAAACTTTGATAGATACTTATACGAGGTAATCAAATGAAAATAAACATTGCAGAGCAAGATATTATCTTTTTAAGTTATGACGAACCTAACTGTGAAAAGAATTTTGTTGATTTAGTTAACAAGGTTCCGTGGGCAAAACGTGTACACGGTGTAGAAGGATCAGATGCCGCACACAAAGCCTGTGCTGAATTGAGCGAAACTAAACACTTTGTTACAGTAGACGGCGATACAATTATTGACCCAGAGTTTTTAAACGTAGTACTAGACTTAGACGAATTAAAAGTTGACGATGATTATCAATTTAGTTGGTGCGGACATATTAATGTTAACGGACTAAAATATGGTAATGGCAGTTTAAAAATGTGGACTAAAGACTTTGTAAAAAATATGCAAACGCATGAAAACACAGACGGTGAAGATGATACTAGTATTGAATTTTGTTACTTTGATAATTACTATCAATTAAATGACAACTATAGTACAAGTCTTATAAATGCAACTCCACATCAAGCCTGGAGAGCAGGGTTCCGTGAAGGAGTTAAGATGAGTTTGAATAGGGGTGCTAAAGTTAAAGACCTTGCAAACGATACTTGGTGGCAAAATTATCAACGTTTGTTGATATGGATGCAGGTTGGTGCTGATGTAGACAATGGAATATGGAGTGTAATGGGAGCAAGACAAGGTTGTTACATGACAATGTGTACAGATTGGGACTTTGTGCAAACAAGAGATTTTATATATCTTAATAAACTGTGGGAAGAAACAAAAAATAAAGATCCATTAGTATACAGCAAAGAATTAGGTCAAAGTCTTAGTAGCGAGTGCGGATTACCTATCTCATCTACACCCTTTGACGATGAACAAAGTCATTTTTTCAAACAAGTATACATTAACACGGACAGAGTTATTCGTAAATGAGTGAATTAGAAAAAATTAAAACACTAATGCCTAAAATTGAGGATGAAACCTCTCCAACATTCTGTTTAGCAAAATGGCATCACACAACTATCTATCTTGCAACAGGAGAAACACATAGTTGTTATCATCCTGCTCCGCATAAAATTCCTTTAGAAGAATTAGAAGGCAATCCTAGTGCGTTACATAATACTATTGAGAAAAAAGAACAGCGTAAACAAATGCTATGCGGAGATAAACCAGACGGTTGTAGTTACTGTTGGAAAATTGAAGCAATGGGTAAAGACTTTGTAAGTGATAGACATATTAAAACTGCAAGTATATACACACCTGAAAGAGTAGCGGAAATAAAACAAAAAGGGGCGGATTTTAACGTAAATCCTGAGTATATTGAAATTAGTTTTAGTAATGAATGCAATTTTAAGTGTGGATACTGTCACCCTAAAGCCTCTAGTAGGTATTGGAACGAAATAAAACAACATGGACCATACGATATGTCAAGCACACATAGACAAGACATTGATTGGTTTGAAGTACAAAAAGACGAAGACACGAATCCATACGTAAAAGCGTTTTGGGAATGGTGGCCTGAACTTAGTAAGACACTAAACATTTTGCGTATTACAGGCGGCGAACCATTGATGCATAAAAGTTTTTGGAAACTGTTAGAAAAGTTAGATAACGATCCTAAGCCACACATACAAATTGAAGTAAACAGTAACATGGGTGTTAAGCCTAAGCTAGTTGAAAGACTAACTGAAACAGTTAAGCGTTTAAAAGCAGAAGGCAAGATTAAAAGTTTTAAATTGTACACTAGTATTGATACTTGGGGACCAAGAGCAGAATATGCACGTACCGGGTTAGACATTAAGTTATGGGAACAAAACTTAGATTATTATCTAAGCAATACAAACTGGCCTGTAACATTTATGATTACGTTTAATATATTTGGTGTAACTAGTTTTACGCAACTATTAGAAAAAATACTAGAGTGGCGTACAAAATACAATAGTGATGACAATGCTACTCAGTGGCAACGTATTAGATTTGATACACCTCATTTAAAAGAACCAAGCATATATGACATGAACATTTTACCTAAAGAAGAATTTATGCCGTATATGGAAAAACACTTACAATTTATTAAAGATAACCAAGACGATACTAATCGTACTAAGTTTACAGGGTTAGAATACGAAAAGTTTAAACGTGTAGTAGAGTATATGCGTACAACACATTATGAACCACGTAAGCTAGAACAAGCACGTAGAGATTTTCATAACTGGTTCAAAGAATTTGATCGTAGACGTAACTGTAATTTGGTAGAAACTTTTCCAGAACTAGAAGGCTTTTATAATGACTGCGGAAAGTAATACATTTTGCATACTTCCGTGGATTCATTTCTATGCTAATCCAGACGGCAATGTACTTCCTTGTTGTATAGGTGATTGGCGTCAACCTCTTGGCAACACACGTAAAAACACTATTAAAGAAATATGGAATAGTGAAGAATATAAAAAATTAAGACTTGCATTATTAAACAATGAAAAGCCTAGTGCTTGTACACAATGTTGGAAACACGAAGAAGCAGGAATAGAAAGCAATAGAATTGCACAAAATAATAGATTTGCACAGCATATTAGTATAAAAGACGAAACCAATTTTGACGGTTCGTTAGATATAATGAAGTTACTATACTTTGATGTACGTTGGAGCAACATTTGTAATTTTAAATGCAGAACCTGTAGTAGTACTTACAGTTCTACATGGGCTGTAGAAGATAACAAGCAAGGTGAAAATAAACCTGTATACATTTTTGCAGGCGGAGATAACAACGATAATTTGTTTGAACAGTTTAAGCCGTACCTTAAAGGTATTCAAGATTATTATTTTGCAGGTGGCGAGCCTCTTATTACAGATAAGCATTATGATATTTTAGATTATTTAATTGAAAATAAAAAGACTGATGCTGTACTGCAATACAACAGTAATTTAAGTAATTTATTTTTTAAGAAGAAAAGTATTACAGAGTATTGGAATAATTTTAAACACGTTGAAGTACGTGCAAGTATTGACGGCTATGGAAACAGAGGCGAGTATATTAGAGAAGGTACTGATTGGCCAACTATAGAACAAAACTTAAAAATTATTAAAAAAGAAAGTCCGCATGTAATTATTAGTTTTAATTGTGTAGTAAGTGCATTTAATGTATTAACACTTGTAGACTTTTTAGAATATATGTCTAGCAAAGGATTTGATGTAAACAACAGTACGCTTTATAATATTGTTGAACCTAATTACTACAGTTTTAATGCACTAACAGATGAACAAAGACAAACTGCAATAGATAAGTTACAAGCATACGCAAATACAGTAACACATACAGAACATTTAAGATATGTAAATGGTGTTATTGATTACTTGCACAAGTCAACATTTGATCAAAGTGCAAATGATTTGTTTAAATCTAACAATATGTACTTTGATAAAATTCGTAATCGTTCTTTTAACGAAACGTTTCCTGAACTTATTGATGTATTAACGGATTAATTTGTGTATTAGGACGCATAATAGTTTCGTACTTTAACATATCTAACCAACGCGGTTTCATACTATATAAACTAAATGCACCCTCTTGACTTAGAACAGCACTTTGCATCAACTTAATCCATTTAGTTTGTGCGGCACCGACTGCTTTGTCAGTAGATTCCTTCCAGTCGTGTTTAAATGTATGTTTTAGATAATCGTAATGTTCAAGTGGACTAGGATGCCCGTCTTGAAATCCTTTGTGGACTAGTCCTTTATCTTTCACAGTCTTTGCCTGTAAATCGTTGTTCCATAGTGTGTGATAAAAACTAGGAAGAATTGCATCTAAACATTCGTGATATAATCCAGCAAGTGTTTCAAGATTTATATTTTTCTTTGATGTCAACTCCCATTGATTTGGAAATTCAAAATCTAACATCTTAATCATGTGATGTTGTGTGCGATGCTTTAATAACTGATGAGCACTTTTAATTAGTGCAAAATCTCTAACATATGACCCATACTCACTAAAATAATTTTCTAAAAAATGCTGATCATACTCTCCTTGAGAAAATATATTACCTGGAACTAACCAACCATCTTTTTCAGGTAAAAATCTATCTTCACGACATACATTAGTCCATTGCACAATAACTAAATCATTATGATCAAATGTGTACACATTATCAGCCTGCATAATCATATTATGTATATACTGATTACCTGCACCACTGCGACCAAAATTTCTAAACTCTGCATCAGGAAATTCTACACCTAAAATGTTAGCCCATGTACCCCATTGATATCCTGTAAAGCTACAACCAAATGTGAATATTCTTTGAGGTGTGTTATGAATTAGTTTTTTCATCTTTTTTCTCTTTCATGTATTTAATCAAATTTGTCATAACACTTTTAGTATGTTCTTCTTCAATCATAGTTTTAAGATTATGTGCCGAAATATCTGCAACTCTCCATTTCCAATGGAGTTGTTTCTTTATTGGTAGTGCTGATAATACGTTTACCTGTCTAGATAATTCTTTTTTAAGTTTAGTCCAGCGTTTATATGTATCACGTTCGTTATCAAAACTATAATCAAATACACCGTCATATAGTTTATAGCCATAGTCTTGTAATTTCTGATTAGCTTGGTGTTGTCCAAATATAATAAATGGTTGTAAGTGATATATACTTCTAAATGTTTTTTCACTCCAAAATAAACTAGTGCCATTCCAATTTTCAGCAAACGTTTCATTTACTACTTGAAACAAAGTTTGTTGATGCAAGTAACTACTCAGACTCATAGCATGATTAGTTACAAAATCAGGAGTGTCTACAACTAAAGGAAGTGCATGTTTATTCCATGCTTTGATTTCAGTTTTAGATATGTTACATCCAACGGGCATTTGATAGCTTTGCCAATGTTTTAATGTTTGTTTTTCAAATTTATTATGACTTACCATACCATGATAAATTAAATCACTATTAAAAATTTCAAATGCACTCACAGTACGATGAGGTCTATTAACACGACTTAGACTTAAAAATATTTTTCCTTTGTATCGTTGTTCAGCTTCATATTTTTCTTCTTTTAGACGAGTTGCTACAAAGTCGTCAACATTTCTATTTTCAATATGTTGAGTTACATTATTGCCAATTCCCTGAGCTCCTGCAATACCAAATATCATACTTTCAAAATTATTAAACGTAACAACTTTAATTGAATTTGTAATATTATTTTCCATGTTATAACGAATAATATTATCTTGGTCGTACATGTTTGAACTAAAGAAAATAATCTTTTCAGGATCAATCCTTGCTTGATTACAACTATAGTATAAAACATCAAAAAACGGTACATCATGTATGGTACTAAATCCTTCAGTACTAGCATCAAAGAAAAAGAAACATTTTGGATCTTTACGTAACTGTTTTTGCCAAGTGTGTTTGATAAATTGAAATATATTAGTTTCTTTGTGCCACTTAGGATACTTAATTAACGAGTGTACAATAGACACGTCACTAAAGTCTGTCTCGCTTCGTCCTAGTTGTTCGATTAATTTTTGAATAGATAGCGTAGTTCTTGGTTGCTGAATAAATTCATTACGAATGATCGAGTCTTTAATTAACTTCATAAGGGTAACTTTCCATAAATACTACTGTATTTATATGCGTATATAATGATTGGAGAACATAGTGAAGATTGGATTTATTGGGTTAGGAAAATTAGGATTACCTTGTGCAGAAGTCATTTCAACCAAAGGGCATGATGTAACAGGTTATGATGTTACTACTGTTAAAAGTGATAGCGTAACTGTTTGTCCTACAATTAAAGATACTGTTCAAAATAGAGACATTGTATTTGTTGCAGTACCTACTCCCCATCATCCAGACTATGACGGCAAAAAACCCACAGCTCACTTAGAACCCAAAGACTTTGGTTATGATATTGTACTTGATGTATTGCGTGAAGCAAATGCACATATGAACAACAATCAATTGCTTGTGTTAATTAGTACAGTATTACCAGGCACAGTACGCCGAGAATTTTATCCGTTAGTAACTAATACTAGATTTGTTTATAACCCGTATCTTATTGCAATGGGAACAGTAGCATGGGATATGGTAAATCCTGAAATGGTTATGATTGGTACAGATGACGGAAGTGAAACTGGAGATGCAAAACAACTTGTAGATTTTTATAAAACTATAATGGAAAATGATCCACGCTATGAAATTGGCACTTGGGACGAATGTGAATGTATCAAAGTATTTTATAATACATTTATCAGTGCAAAAATTGGATTGGTTAATATGATACAAGATGTTGCAGAGAAACAAGGACATATTAATGTTGATGTAGTAACTAATGCACTTGCCAAAAGCGATCAGCGTATAATGGGTCCAAGTTATATGAAAGCAGGAATGGGCGACGGAGGAGCGTGTCATCCAAGAGATAATATAGCTCTACGCTACATGGCTCAAAACTTGGGGTTGCAATATGACATATTCGATGCTATAATGAATGCAAGAGAAGTGCAGGCTAAAAATATGGCAAACTATTTGGTAAAAATTGCACAAGAGCGTAATCTACCAATTTTGCTAAATGGCATTGCATATAAACCAGGAGTACCATATACTGATGGCAGTTATTCGTTACTAGTTGGACACTACTGTAAAGAGTTAGGATATCATTGCATAGAAGTTGATCCGTTAGCAAGTCCGCAACGTGGTCCTTTTAGTGCAGTAGTACTATTAGCACATCCTGAACTTTATTGCTTTTTAAATAAAGAAAGTGTTGTAGTTGATCCGTGGAGAGAATATAAGTCAGAAGAGGTAGAAGTATTCCATTATGGAAACACACGATGAAAAAAATATTAATTGTAGGGGATAGTAATGCACTAGGCGAGTGGGGTACAATTATTCCAGGACCTGCTTGTGCAAACAACGATCATCCAGAATTATTTAGACCCTACAATAAAGAACAATATCTTCACGGAGCTCATCCTAAAGGATTTCAAGTTGTATGGCCAGGCTTTGGTTATAACTTAGGTCAAAAAGGTCATGCTTGTGCTGATTATGGAGTCGGCGGTGGTTCTAATTTTGAATCATTGTTTAAAGTTGAAGAAGCACTTGGACTTGCACCTTGTTTTACTAGTCCAGCATTTTACAATCCAGATGTTATTGTATGGGTAGTAACAGAACCATGTAGAGATCTTGGAGATTCTAAATGGCCTCCAGAAGCAGGATTGTACGACCTTGAAAAATATTACAAGCAACGTGATAGTGCAATTAAAGATGCAAAAAGTATTAAAGAATTAAACGACATCTTGCTAAAACTTGCAATGGATGGCGCTCAACGTATATATGATGAAACTAATATCCCGTGGATAATAATTGAAGGTTGGAGTAAAGTAGATACTACAAACTATACCTTCGCAAAACATGTAGTAAAAGATTGGATGTCAACACTACTAGGACATGATATACCTTTGTTAAGTAGTTGGCCAACTGTAAATCATTTACGCCGACGTCGACCAGATTTAACAGAAGATGCAGGCGACAGTCTACGGTTGTTTGCTAGAGAAAAACCAGAATTAGGTATTCCTAAAATACCCGAGGGAGAAAAAACAGAATTTACATCTATTGTAGATGACTACGAAAAAACAATTAAGACTATGCAACAGCATGATAAGTTTCCTGATAATTGCCATCCGGACAGAACTGTACATGCAGAATTAGCTGAGTACCTTGAACCAATAATTAACGGATTACAAAAATAAATGTATGATATTGTTTTTATAAGTTATGGTGAAGCAAACGCTGATAGTAATTGGGATAAACTTAAACAACAATACCCAATGGCAAAGCGTGTTAAAGATGTTAAAGGAATTCACCAAGCACACGTAGCAGGTGCTAAAAAATGTTTTACAAAAATGTTTTGGGTTGTAGATGGTGATGCTCAGATAGTAGACGATTTTAAATTTGATCACGAAGTTAGTAGTTACGATTTAGATTGTGTTCATGTGTGGAGAGCAAGAAATCCTGTTAACGGATTAGAGTATGGATACGGTGGGGTTAAGTTATTACCACGTATGCTTACACTAAAGATGGATACTACAACAAATGATATGACTACTAGTATTAGTAATAAATTTAAAGCAATGCCAACTGTAAGTAATATTACAGCATTTAACACAGATCCATTGAGTACATGGCGCGGCGCATTTAGAGAATGTGCAAAGTTGGCAAGTAAAACAATACAAGGACAACTAGAGGAAGAAACAAATGATAGACTTAAAACTTGGACTACTCATGCTGATGGAATACATAGTGGATATGCGTTACGAGGTGCTAATGCTGGTATGCAGTTTGGCCTTCGTGTCGGCGCTGATTTGGGGTTAATAAATAATTTTGAATGGTTAGGAGAGCAGTTTGCAAAAGATTCCGTTTACTAAAATCGTATCTTTAGGACAAAAAACAATGTTAAACAATCCGTTGTTTAATGTTAGCTGGATCCTTGGAAGGTTTTGTAATTATAAATGTAGTTACTGTTGGCCTTATGCAAACACAGATAAGCCAGATCATCAAGACTTTGAAGTATACACAAACGCAATTGATGAAATTAAACGTCAAGCAAGAGACAATGGCTTTACACAATTTCATTTTAGTTTTAGCGGTGGCGAACCAACAGCATATAAAAAGTTCGGGGAACTTATAGAGTATTATTGCAGTGATGCAACACCCGAATACCAAAGTTTGCATATGACTACAAACCTAAGCCCAGGAAGCAAGTGGTGGAACAATTGGTTAGAAGCAACTAATAATTTGCAACGTAGAAGTATTACAGCAAGTTTTCATGCAGAGTTTGCTAACGAACAAGAGTTTGGAGACAAGTGTCTTCAACTTATGAAAGCAGGAGTACTTGTAACTATTAATCAAGTTATGGTACCAGAACTATGGGATGAATATTATGAAAGAAGTTTACGATTTATTAAAAGAGGAATACACGTTACTCTTAAGCCGCAATCAGATCCTACTGCGTCATTTGTGGTCAGTGGTTACACGGAAGAACAAACAAAAATCCTCCAAACAGATTCAGAACAAACAATCCCGCAAGTACTCCTCAAAGACTATCAAGGAATAGCTTACGAACTTGATCAAGCAGAACGATTAAATGCTTTTGGGTTTAACAAATTTAAAGGATGGAGTTGTAACGCAGGATATCAAAGTTGTATTATCCGCGGCGATGAAGTTAAAAGAGCTTATAGTTGTAGCGATGAACCTCTAGGTACGCTACAGGACGGGTTTACGCTGTTTAAGACACCAACTAGTTGCATAACTGATACATGTGTTAGTAGTGCTGACAACAAGATACCCAAGGAAAACAAATGAAGAAGTTATGGGAACGCTATAAGGCGCATGATAAAAAAGTAACAGAAGCACAAAAAAATTTTAAAGTGTCTGACATAGAGAACAAATACGTGAGAGCATTCATGTGGATCTTTATGTTAAAATTTGTATGGGACATTACTACAGTATTTGAAAAGTATTTGCCTATGCCAACAGTATATAAAATACTAGGATTGGGATGGACAAAGTTAGGTTATTATGTGTTTTGGGTATTATGGTTTATATTCATAGTTGTGTTATTATATAACATACTAGGCGAAGAAGCGTTTGATCAATTGGTAAATGAATTATGAAAATAGATATTAAAGATATTAAGTTTTGGATGGATGCAATTCGCAACAGCGATGACCGTGACCGTACGCTTGAAAGTTTCTGGGGAGGACAGTTAGAATCTAAAACTTGGTTAATAGAATGTTTAAGTAAAAAATCTAAAGCAATTAGTAATGCTAATGCTGTAATACATGGCGGCTGGAACGGTGTACTAGCAAATATGTTGTTTAATAGTGACATTGGTATTAAACATATTATAAGTATTGATATTGATCCAGCTTGTAAACAAATTGCAAGTACAATAAACAAACGTCAAGAGATGGAAGGTATGTTTGAAGCAGTTACAGGAGACATGTGTAGTTATGAATATACAACTAATCCTTATTTTGTTATCAATACCAGTTGTGAACATATTACACAAGAGCAGTATATGCAATGGTTAGATAATGTTCCATCATCGGCAAAAATAATTTTACAATCTAACAATTACTTTGAATTAGATGAACATATTAATTGTAGTGAAACATTAGATGAATTTGTAAAGAAATCAAAGTTAAATGTTGAAACAGCAAACGAATTACAATTAGCAAAATATAAAAGATTTATGATTATAGGAACACAGCATGTATAATTACACAGACATAACAGCAATACATTTAGAAGTAACTTCCAAATGTCAAGCAAGATGCCCTATGTGTCCAAGACGTTTACATGGCGGACCATTACTTGAAGGATTAGATTTAGATGAAATAGATCTAGGAACATTTGTTAATTGGTTTCCAAGAGACTTTGTGCGTCAATTAAAGTTTCTTAGTATGTGTGGTAATTTGGGTGATCCTATTGTCGCTAAAGATACATTAGAAATTTTTCAATACCTGCGTGATACAAACTCTGAAATGACACTACAGATGCACACTAACGGAAGTGGAAGAAATATTACATGGTGGAAACAACTTGCACAACTAAAAGTTAAAGTTGTTTTTGGAATTGACGGTTTAGAAGACACTCATAAGTTATACAGGATCAATACAGACTTTAATAAGATTATGCAAAATGCATCACATTTTATTGACGAAGGCGGCGATGCACGTTGGGATATGTTAGTATTCAAACACAATGAACATCAAGTAGATACTTGTGAACAATTAAGTAAAGACATGGGATTTAAAGGCTTTAGTATTAAGCATACAACAAGATTTAAAGATGGTAAGTTTGATGTAATAGATGACAACTACAATGTTACACATACACTATTACCGTCGCAAAAAAGTTTAGAAATGATTGCACCAGCAGAAAAAGCTAGGAACGAAACATTACCAACTATTAATTGTAAAGCAGTTCAAGACAAGCAACTGTATATTAGTGCTAATGGAAACGTTAGTCCGTGCTGTTGGTTAGATTTAGAATGGTTACCACAACACGCCCATTCAAAAATAGATTATATGATAAAAATTAAAGAATTCCCTAATTTGCATAGGAATACTATGCAAGAAGTGTTTTCTTCAAACTTCTTTAACAAGATAGAAAAGACATGGAGCACTTGCGGACTAAAAGAATGTTCAAAACAATGTGGAAGTTTTGACAAAATGAATGCACAATTTGAAAGGCATGAACATGCGTAAGACATTTTGTCCGTTACCATGGATACACTTAGCAACACGACCTAATGGTGATGTTAGAGTTTGCTGTACTGCTAATGCATCAGGTGCTGGACTTGAAGATGACAAAACAGCAGGCCTTGTTAAAAAGGACGGCATTGCTATGAACATGCGTGACCATACTATTGAAGAAGTGTGGAATAGTGAGCATATGCGTAACACAAGATTGCAAATGCTAAATGACCAAATACCTGCAAGTTGTCGTAAATGTTTTGCAGAAGAAGAAAAAGGCATCGTAAGTAAGCGTCAATGGGAAACTAAAGTGTGGGAAAAGCGTTTAGACCTTGATAGTATTGTAGATAAAACAGATGCAGAAGGTAATTTGCCTGTTAATATTCCTTACTTTGACTTACGACTTGGCAACTTGTGTCAATTAAAGTGTGTAATGTGTAGTCCACATGATTCAAGCAGTTGGATTAAAGAATGGAAACTACAAAAACCTAAATATACAAACAAAGATTTAATTGCAGAACAAAGTTGGGATGAAGACTTTGATTATACTTGGTATAAAAAAGGAAGTTTCTTAGATTCAATGAAAGATCAATCACAGCATATTAAAGAATTGTATTTTGCTGGTGGAGAACCTTTACTAATACCAGAGCATTATGCTATACTAGAGTTTATGGTTGACAACGGCTTTAGTAAAAATATTTGTATACGTTATAACAGTAATGGATTAGAACTACCTGATAAACTATTTGCATTGTGGAAACACTTTCAAGAAGTAACATTTAACTTTAGTGTTGATGCATACGGAGATAAGAATGATTATATACGCTATCCTAGTAAATGGCAAGACGTAAGTGCAAACCTACATAAATTAGATAACGCAGGACCTAATATTAGAGTTAATATGGCTTGTGCAGTACAGTTATTAAATGTAGCATACATACATGAACTTGCTGAATGGAAAATAGAGCAAAAGTTTAATAACATTAATGTATTACCGTTCGGCGGCGGCCTTATTGGAACACACCTTGTATATTTTCCAAGTTATTTGAATGTACGAGTGTTACCACAAGAGTATAAAGAATTTGCTAAAAACAATATTGAAAAATTTATTGACAGTCAAAAATTTAATACTGAGTGGAATCAACACGCAATGGGTAAACAGAGATTCAAAGGTATAGTAGACTATATGATGAGTGAAGACTGGTCTAACAAATTGCCCCAGTTACAAGATTATTTAAAAGTATTAGACCAACGTCGTGGAACAGACTTTAGAACAACATTTATAGAATTAGGAAAACATATATAATGGACGTAGGATATAAAATTGTTTGTCATGATGTAGATCCTATAGAACTACACGAACAAACTGTTATTGGTACAGAAGAAACAAATGCAAATCTTATTGTGCGTTCTACTGCTAACGAACAGTTGTTATATATTGACGGAGCCACAGGCGGCAATGAACCTATTTTTCTTGGAATAACTAAATCAAGAGGAACACAGCAGAATAAGTTACCAGTTGAACCTGGAGATAACTTAGGTGGCGTTCAAATTTATGGAAGAACTAAGCCAGGCAGTAGTTTAGGATATTGTCATGATGAAACACCGTTGAATGGTGCTATACAATTTTTTGTATCTAAAGATTATAATAAACAAGGTCCGGTTGCTAATGAAATGGTTATAGCATTGTCTAATAATACAGACACGTCTATTAAATTAAAACTTGATAGTGATGGTAACTTAATTACACAAGGTAATATAACTAGTGGCAATTTAAAAATAACAGACACAGTAGTTAACGAAGTAGGACCAATAGAGAAATATGTTCAAATTGAATTAGACGGCAACAAATATGCTATGCCATTGTACAGGATATCAACATGAACAAACTAATTTGGAAACATATTGACTATAATAACGACAGTCTTAATAGTATAGCAAGAAATATTGCAGAGTATCATACTGCTCATGCACTAAAAGTTAAGTACTCTACAATTAAAGGAGTACCGCTAGGAACTATTTTCTTAGATGACACACATACAGTTGAAAATATCAGTGTGTTAAATAGTATTTTAAATTATAATGTATATTTTAAAAAGAATACCGAAGTACCGTTAAAAACAATAATTGATCTTGATTGTGTTGTTGCGTTAGCAAGTGGAGACACTCCAAGTCAGTTACCAGCCAAACATACATATGTTATTGACATTAGTCCAATGGCACTAGAAAAAACAAAAGAAAAATATAATATAGATGTAGATAAGAGTTACAAATACGACCAAGTTGATTTATTTGATATACCAGCTGTAAAAAAGTTTTTAACAAAATGCCAAGGTAACGTAGGATTATTTTGTTTAAGTAATGTGTTTTTATACTTTCCTAATTGCGTAATGTTTGATGCAAAGGCAAGACTTAAAAAACAAAATGAATTAATTAGTTTATTAGCACAAGATAAAATCAAATGGTATGTTGATATGGTAACAGTCAACGGAACACATATTCAAACACTAGCAAGTGAATTAGTAGACATGCCGTTAGACGATAAATTTAAGGTATTGCCATGGATCTAGTAGAAAAATTTAATTGGATTAGACACAACAGTGGCCTTGCTACACTTCTGTTAGATATTCCAAAGCCTACAAATGATATTAGAGATGAAATATTAAAAAGTGTTGATATTGCTGTTCCTCACAGGGATACTGACGGCAAAGGTTGGCGCAGTTTAACACTTCATGGACATAGTTCTGTAATGACTGATAGTGATGATGCTTACAAAGAAAAAGGATTTACATTAGGTACCAAAGAATGGACTGATGTAGCAAAGCACTTTCCGTTAACCAAACAATGGATTATTAAAAATATACCTTTTGAAAAGTACGGAAGAATTAGAATAATGATAGTTGACCCAGGCGGGTATGTTAGTCCACACAAAGACTTTTTACATGGACAATTACTAGGCGGAATTAATATTGCTATTACACACCCCAAAGAAGTAGTGTTTGATATTGAGAATTATGGCAATGTAGAATGGCAAGAAGGTGAATCAAGACTGATTGATTTAGGAAGTGTGCACCAAATTACAAACAACAGTAGTGAATCTAGGATACATATTATTGTACATAGTGAACCAATTGATAAGTGGAATAAAAAAATTATGCAACTAGTCTGCAACAGTTACGACAAGGTATATAATGGAACAAAATAATATTGAAAGAGCATTGCTATGGAATAGTCTATGTAATTTAGGCGACATGGTAAAATTAAAGCTAAAAGTTAACGGGCATGAGCTTGTACAGCAATTAGAGCAGTTTGAAGATAACTGGTGTCCTTACAACCAAAAAAAAGATGCTCACAACAATCGATGGGGATTACCTGTAACAAGTCATACAGGTGATGTAATGGACAACTATCATTTGAATAGCTTTGGCCATATGCAACGATATCACGATGTTGAGATGAAAGAAGAAAACTTTACAACACCAACAGAAGTGTATAACAAAATTCCACAACTTGCTAGTCTTGTAGATGCGTTTGCACCTGACATTGGCCGAGTGCATTTACTTAGAGTAGATGAAGGTGGGTTCTTTCCGCCGCACAGAGACTTTCCAGGAGTAGGACCAGAGTACTTTAGATTGTTATGTACATTTGGCAAAGCACAACCAGAAAACTATGCACATATACTTGACAAGCAATTAATTTATCCTGATCCAGAGTATGTACATTTTATTAACTTTCAAAAAGAACATAGTGTGTTTAGTTACACTAACGGATTATATTCTTTAATACTTACAGTTAAACTAAATCAACGCACACACGATTTAATTATTAAGAATAGCATGAGCGAATGAAGCTAGATTATCAAGATAAAACAAAAGAAGATTGGTTCTTAGTTAGTTGGACATTAAGTAATAAATGTAATTACAAATGTTCTTACTGCCCGGATATATTACACAACGGAACTACAGGACAGCCCAAATGGGAAACTGTTAAAAACTTTGTCGAAAATTTTAAAGTACCTTCTAAAGAAATTTGTTACAGACTTAGTGGCGGAGAACCTACTTATTGGAAACACTTTATTGATCTTGCAAAACTTGTTAAGGAACAAGGACACACATTTAGTTTTGTTACAAACGGTAGCCAATCAGTTGAATATTTTCAAAAGATAGATCCATATACTGATGGTATGCTTATGAGTTATCATCCAGAGTATTCTTCTTCACAACATTTTGTAGATATTGCAAACGCAACATCGTGTGAAATTATTGTTAATTTAATGTTACCTCCTGGAAAAGAATCATTTGAAGAACAGTATAAAATAGCACAATACTTGTTTGATAGAACAGATAGGATGTCAATATATCCTAAAGTTATTTTAGATAAAACAGACGGTGAACATATTACTAATGCAGTAGCACCTTATAGTAGTGAACAAAAAGAAATCATCGGTGCTTGGCCGTTTGCAAGAGAAGTTAATGATGAGAAGTTACACCGTGGAGATCTTAAACTTGATAACAATCTTATTACAGCAAATGATTTAATTATGTCTGGTATGAATAATTTTGCTGGTTGGAAATGTTGGGCAGGCGTTGACGGAATAAACATTGACATGTGGGGCAACATGTATAGAGCAGATTGTCAGTTTGGTGGACCAATAGGAAATATGGAAAGATATAAACTACCAACTGAGCCTATTACATGCGGAAAAACTGTGTGCGGATGTTTGAGTGATATATACATACGTAAGGACCGCGGAGATAGACAAAGCAGAATTGAAGCATGAAAATAATTATAACAGGCAATCCTAATTATGAAGGTCTTTGCAAAGGCCTATATGAAGCGTACAATGGTAACCAATTAGAATTTATTGGTAGACACAATGGTTGGGATATGCAAGACTTAGATGCTGTTGCAGATTATATAAAAGACTATGACGTATTTGTAAACAGTTTGTTAATACCAGATAACGGTCAAGAAAAATTGTTGCATAAAGTTTACAAAACTTTCAAAGGGTCACATATAATTAACATTTCTAGTACAACAAGTTATTGGGGTGACGGTTATAGTCCAAAAGGATATCTTGAAAGTAAAACTGCACTAGATGAAGCAAGTAAAACATATTCACAATATTGTGCGTTTGGTGATAGCAAAATTCGTGTAAGCAATATTGCGTTTGGACAACTTGATTCTAAAAAAGTAAATGACAACAGTGATCGTAAGAAGATTAGTTTGCTTGATGCAGGTAAACTTATTAAGTGGTTAATTGATAGCCCACGTAATACAAATATTCATTACCTTGCAGTTGATCCTATTCAAACAACTCTTTAAGCTCTGGACAGTAGTTTAATACGTTTTCATTTCTAAGTTTATCTAAGTCTTTTGTATACTTAACAAATAACTCTAACTGTTTGCTATCGTCTTTGCTAGTATAATTTATATTAGGAAATCTAAAATCAATTTTGTCTAAAATGTTGTTAGGTAAAATCTGTGGATTTAAATATGCTGGTTGTGCAACTACATTATTAAAATAAATTGACCAGTTATCTTTTTTGTTTTCTTCAAACCACCAATACAATTTATCCAAGTGTGAAATGTTATACGCCATAACTGTAACAGCAATAATTACTCTATCAAAGTTATAGTGTTTTAAATTTTCATTTAGTTGTGCAAATGTAAAGTTCTTACCACCTCTAATGTATTCGTATAATCCGTCAGTGCCTTCTACGCTCACAGTCCATTTAGTATGACCAAATTGTTTTGCAAGTGCGTGTACTTCTTCATCTACAATAGTACCATTAGTGGTCCAGTCAAGTGTAATATTTTGTGCAATACCTAAGTCAATAAACTTCTGTAATATTTTTTTATTTGCAGGCTCCATGTAAGGTTCGCCACCTTTAATACTTAGGTAACGTAAATTCATTAATGGAGTAGGGTCTTCAAACAGTCGCTCTATAATTTGTTCGCTTTTGTTAGTATAACCAAATTCTGGATGGTCTACTGGACGTTGATAATCACTGTCCAAATTAGCTAGTTTAATTTCATCTTTAACCCAAGCACTAGAACTAATACCATTACACATGCGACATTTCAAATTACAAATATTACTCATATTAAACTCCAAAAAGTAGATATCTGTGAAGTTTTTTGAGTAGTCGTAATTGGTATTTTCTAACATTGGATTGAGTATGTCACGAAAGAATAAACGCCTGCTATGACCTACAGAACCTTCTTTTAAAGCACATTGTACACACTCGGGCGGTAACACTCCATTACGGATACTATCCTTTGTGTATGACGCTGTAATGCTGTTTAAGACGGTGTTTAACGGCGATTTAAGCACGTTACCATAACGCTCTTTGTACACTCCGTCGGGTACAATATCACCATTAAAGCGTACCAAAATACTATGCCAAGGAGCGTAACATTTCATAACTTAAATCCTCCTTAACAATATAAATGGCTTCTTCGTTAGTCTTCATATGATGTCCAATAACATGTATTTGATTTTGGTATACAATAGGTCTACCAAACATTATATTGTTTACATATACGCCTCTAACTATTTCGCCTGTTTGGTCAATTTTTAAAATAGGACAACTAGGAGTACCACTAGGAAAAAAGTATGCATTACCCATGTACTCTATACCCGATCTAAATCTATACTTACCACCAAAGTTTAATTTGATATCAAACTGTGTAGTTTCTTTTGTAACTGTATTAAACACTAATCCCCAATTACTATCATTTGTATGTTCATCACCATAGGGCAATGCTATAATGTTATTACCTACTAATACACCACAGTTATATTTTTTAGCAAAGTCTACTCCGTGTATGTCGTGATAGGTTACAGTATTTGTTTCTGTATCAAACTCTACAATAGTATTAAGTCCTTTAGTTTCACCAAATGGTAAACTATAAAGTGTATTGTCTTTAACAATAATATCTGTATATTTTCTAGTAATACTAGCATCAACATCTAGTTCATAACTTTGATATTGTTTGCCGTCAAAACTTAGTAGAGTATTATACCCAGGTTCATCACCTCTAGGCATACTCCAATACTTTCCGTTACAATAAACAGTACCCATGTGTAGTTTTTTACCTTCAGTAGGTAGTTTATGTGCTTCAACTCCGTTGTTAATGTATAACCCGTAGTTTGTATCTTCGTATCCTAATGGAAAACTAAATGCAGTTTTATTGTCTGTTGCTACACTATAAAATTGTCCCTTACCTTTAAATGGTAGTGTATGATAGTACGGAGTTGTATTACGTAACTCTACAACAGTATTAAACTCATCGTAAATACCATAAGGAATAAACCAACTACTATTACCAACTTGTGCAATAGCATTTGTTTTACTAGTTGCCGCCGGCAGACTTAATTCAATGTAATTATTTTTGTAAAATATTTTACTATAATCTCTACATTGCTCAGTAGCAAACGGAGGACTTAACAGTTCGTTGTTATGCTCGGATAACAACATATGTTTAATAGACTGTTCCTTGTAAAAGTCTTGAAATGCCTTATACATATTTTAAATCCATAGTGTGTACTACTTTTTCTTTTGTTGTATCAAATACTAGTACAGTTTGAAATGATTCACTTTCACCGTACGGAAATGCAAAAATTACATCATTGTGTATTATACAGTTGTTATATTTTTCTATTGTAGTTGAGTCTTTAAAATATTCTCCTACATCTAGAGTATAATACGAATCGTCCTTGGTGTCAATTACTAATATTTCTGCAAGGTCTCCTTGACTTTTCCAAGTTTCTTCTGGCTCACAAACACATCCTCCTCTTGGTATATAATAAATTAGTCCTTTACTATTTTCAACACCTGTGAAGTATTTTTTACTTTCCTTTCCTATATGCAAGTCAAGTGTATACCATGCGTCAACGTTGGTATCAATAACAAGCATATCGCTCCAATCTTCGTCATGCCCTGCAGGTGGAAAATAAATCTTTCCATTACGTGCAACAGTATGACTATAATACATTCTACTTGTATCTGTTAATCCAGTGTGTTCACTAAACCAACGTGTTCCGTCAAACCGCAGTAATACATCAAAGTCTGGATTTTCACTATATGGTGGCGCATATAATTTACGTCCTACTTTTGCTAACGTAGTAAATTTCTTATTAGTAAATTGTTTATTAGCTAGATCCAACCAATGGTTACGCATATCAATAAGTTCATAAGTCATAGAATTGCAATCGTAATGTATCCTGTAATGAAACATTGGATCTTCACACGCTTCGCCTCTAGGAACTCCATAAATAATTCCGTCTATCATTTGTGTAGTATGCCATTTTTTACAATCTTCAGTTGGTACATCTATGTGTACATACGTTAGTGTATGATCATTTAAGTTTAGATGTAATACCCAACTAAATGGTTCATGTTCTCCGTAAGGTAGTGCTACAATTTCATTACCGTGTATGTGTCCTTGTATATACTTGCCTTTACCTTTATGAGACACTTCGATATATGTTATCTCATCAGTTTCGGTATCGACAACTAAAATTTTACTTTCGTTATACGGTAAGAAATAAATTAAGTTACGATAAACAATACCATTCTGCCACTTTTCTGTAGACTTATCAACATCAAGTTTAATTTTTGTAATAGCATATGTAGTCGGATCCATTTTAAGCATATAGTCAATAGATTTAGTTAATCCAAATGGTGGAATATAGATCATTCCATTACTACCTAATGTAGCATAACTAAAGGCTTGCGGGGTCAAATTTATCTCCAAATGCACTTTTTAAGTCTGAATGTAACTTAGTCATAATTTGTTCTTCACTGTATAAGCCAACGTTATCCCAGTCAACCATGTACATGTTATCACCGTCGATCATAATATTACTTAGCACCCAATCAAAGTGTGCATATGGACTAGTTTCGTTGATAGTAAAAATACAAAAATCATAAATCTTTTTTATAAACTGCGGAGTATGTGCAAATTTACTTGCAGGTGTACCAGGAACTTTGTGATACTCAATAAACATTTTGTCATCTTTGATACCCCAGTCAATTACCCAACCCTCCATAACTTCACCTAGTATGATAATATGTTCTTCAAGTCTTTCTTGATCAATTATAGTCCACTCTTTACGAAACCTATCTTCAAGTTCAAAAACTTTTCTGCCTATTTCTTTATTTTCTTTAATCAATTCCATATGCTTGTGCAACCTCCGGCAAGTAATCTTTAATATATAGTTTACGCCAATTATCTTGTTTTGTTATTTGTCTTATGAAGTGTTCAATAATTTTTGGATCACTAGGATGATTTGCCCATTGATCAACATCTGGGTGTATTCCTTTGAACTGTTCTTTTAAAACAGTTGGAGCATTTTTAACATGTAACCATTCTGGTAATATTAATAAATTATCGTACAATTTAAAATTATTTGTTTCTGCATACTCTTTAATTTCGTTATAGTACAATGCATTAAGAATACTAAGTGTTGGAGTTACGTCAACCTTACAAAAGTCTGCATACTTTTGTGCATTAACTTCTATCTCGCTCCATTTACTTCCACTTCTAATATAATCAATTTTATTACTTGCGGCATCTAAACTAAGACTCATGATTACCATATTAAATCTTCTTAATAGTTTTTCAATCTTAGGGTTCCATATAGTTCCGTTAGTATTAAATCTAACTAACACGCTAGGATCAAGTCTTTCTAAAAACTTGTCTAAGTGTCTAACCATCATAGGTTCACCACCTGTTAGATAAACTTCTCTAATAGGTAAGTCGTCGAATTTTTTCATTGTTTCTTCCGAAGCCCAATTAAAGTTTGGAACTTCAAGTACTCCGTGCAACGGAACAATGCCAGCTTTTTTCATTTCAATAGCTTCTTCAGCAATACTACTACTGCTCATTTCCCAACAGCTAACACATTTAAGATTACAGCTATTACCAAATCTAATATCAAGATGACTTATTCCAGGACCAAAGAAATTCCTAACGTATCTAGTACCGTCTGGTTTTACCCTAGTACGCATACTGTCAATACCTTGTAGTTCTTGTAGTTCGCAACGTGTACAAGCATCAGGCCATTCACCTTTTAACATTTGCATTCTTGTTTTTTTATGAAAATCGCTGTCATGCCATTCTTGTGGAGTGTGTGTTTTAATATTTTCTTTATTATTTTGTTCAAGGCTAACACAACACAAACGATATTGCCCATCTGATCGCACACACACTTGATTGTCTAAGTACTTACATTTCACCGCAGGTTACCTCACATATTTTAAATCTGTTTTTACTTGGCATTAATAATTCTTCACCTTCAATTATATCTGTTAGTGACTTATCATTTACGTTAGGCCATACAACATCTTTTTGTTGTTTAGCATATGGACTATTAATGTCTTTAGGCCAACGGTCACTTAGTAAGTAACAACACGGTAATACTTCACCTACATGGTTTATTTGTATTTTTCTTTTGTTCTGCCATTTGCATTTAATAGTAGTGTCACTAAAGTCTTTAATTTTTTCTAATCGTTCAATATGATCAAGATGTTTACTATCATATTTAATTACACGAGCTTTGTCCTTTTTATTTTCTTTAAATTTTTCAATAGCATTATCAACCATACTATTAAGAGCAGTAAATGCAAATCCACCATTGACATCAAACTTTAAAAAGCCCATGTCTTTAGATAGTTGTTCACATTCTTCTAACTGGTGTGCATTATGATCAAATACTAGCATACGCCAACGTGCTTTACCACCAGCTTGTATAAATGCTTTGGCATTGTTCATAATACGTTCCCATATAACACCTCGTCTATACAAGTGATTAGTATCTTCTAATCCGTCTATACTCCAAGTAATGCCACTAGGTTGTTTAAACTTCTTTAATACATTTGCTAGTGCAACGTATTGTTCTGGCACACCTATACCACCGTTAGTATGAATCATAATTTGTATATCTTCTGAAGCGGCATATTCGAGTGCTTCAACTAGTATAGGATTCATTAACGGATCTCCATAACTACCATTAAATATTATTTCATTAGTAGTAGCATTATCTATGATATTTTTCCATGTTTTCATAGTCATATGGCTTAATGGCATTAAAGGATTTACCTTAACACCACCTAGATTCCTACTACAATTTCCGCACATAGAATTACAATGACTTGTAAAATCTACTACAATCGCATCTAAGGTATTAGCTGTTAGGTATGGCATAAGTATATTTAACAGATAGTTTAATGATATAGTAGAGTTATGACAGCAGATATAGAACATATAAAGCGTAGGAAAGACATTGTTACTGTAAAGTACCCAGAGCAATTTGACCCTAAATGGATTGTAATGGAAAGCGGCTGGCCTTGTTTTAGGCTAAGTGCTTTGGATAATCAACCTTGGAAAGAAATGTATGCAGAAGCAGAAGCACTTGCAGACAAGTTTTATCCACATAGAGAAACTACATATGGCAAAGGTTGGAAAAGTTTAACACTACACGGATTAAATGATGACACACAAAGTTTAGGTGGGTATGGTGATAGAGATGAAACTATCAAACAATTAGATTGGACTTGGGTAGCAGACGAATGTCCTATTACTAAAAAGTTTTTAACAGATGTGTGGCCTGCAGAGTTTTTAAATCGAGTAAGATTTATGTTGCTTGAACCAGGCGGTTACATACTTCCACATCAAGATAGGTCAGATGAAGAAAAACGTTTAAGTGTTTGCAATATTAGTTTAAATAATCCAGAAAATTGCAAATTTATTTTTAAAGATCACGGCATAGTGCCGTTTGAAGATAGCGGTAGTGCATTCTTAATGGACATATCAAATGTACATGCAGTATATAACGATAGTGATAAACCTCGTATACATATGATTATACATTATGAATTAGGTAGACGTATTAGAGATTTCTTTTACGTGCTAAGACAAAGCTATTATACTAATCAAGGGTAACATGAAAGACTGGAATAGCATCACAGCTGATAGATACTACGAGAATCTCAATCTCGACAATCGTGTTGGTGTAGGAATTCTTAATATTAGTCGTGACATACCAGATGCTACAGTACAAAAGCGTTCTTTTGATATGACATATTTTTATGTTAACCGTATGTTAAAGATGAACATGTGTAGTTACGTAGGATTTCATAACCGTGTTGAAACAATTCTTGAAGAAGCACTAGTAAAAGGCAAAGAGTTTGCAATGGTAGCATGTCAAGGACTGTTATTGTTTAGAGGTCCAAACTTAGTGCAACAAAGTGTGGAATATGCAAAAAATAATCCGCAGTTTTTTGTAGTTGGACATATTATGGACAAGAAGAATCAACATTATCTTACTAAAGGTGCATACCCTGGGTTACATAGACAATACTTGTTTGTAAATTTAAGTAAATGGGTTGAATTAGGAAAGCCAGCATTTGATGAGATGGGTGTTTTTTGGGACAGAAAACCGGAGTTACAAAATTATTGTCTAAGTGACGATACTATTCACAGTACTTACACACCTAAATGGATTAAACCCATGCAAGGCACAAGTAAGTATGCTACAACTAGCGATGGTTCTAATTGGATTGATATTGCTATGCGTAAAAACATACAGATTGATAATTTAGACAACGATATGCGAGCCTGCAAAGTATTTTTGTATCCGTACATTGATTCTGAAAAATTAAGCAAAGTATGGTATGACAAACAAAGCCCTGTAGTAGACGAATTAACAAATCAAAGTCAAAGAGCGTGGATACGTAAGTTAGGATATCAAGAAGAAATTGAAAAGAATCGTGTATATGCTTTTAATACTGAAACATTAAGTAGTGAAGGTGTTCGTACAGGAGGCAAACTAATTGATCATCTGTTTAGTGCGGCCGCAGGTTTTAAACCTCTTGCTATTTTAAATGCTAACGGCTTTCATGCGGGTACAACAGTACATTATTTTGATTGGTGCGAAGCAAGTTTAAACTATAAAAAGCATTTATTAGAAACATGGGACGGGTATGATTTAGATGCTTGGTTACTTGAACATGATCTTGAATATAATTTTAGTAGTACCTATAGAGGAAACTATAAACAGTTTTGGGAACAAGAATTAAAAGACTTTGGTGGTAGTTTAGCATTTCAAAGACTCTGGGAAAGATATAAAAATTTAAAACATGAATTTCATGTAGTAGATCTTGTATATGATAATACTAAATTATTTGATGTTATTAATAGTGTGCATGGTACTAAGGTATTATGGACTACAAACATATGGTCAAGCGAAATGCTTCATTGGAATCTAGGTCCAGAAGAGTTAGAACAACAATGGGCAAAGTTTGAAGCTCAAATACCAGACGATCTTGTGTTGTATGGACACGACTATGTTGCAGTTGATATGAATTCACGAGTGCGTAACGGTGTTAGACTAACACATCAGAGGTACGCCTAATGGAGATGAAGCGTTACATAGAGGAACATGACCAAGCAGACTTAGGCTGGGCAGTTAAAAAGTTATGCAGAGTTAATCCGGATGAAATACAAAGTTGGTACGCTGACTTAGAAAAAGATTACAGCGATTGGAAATTTGTTATAGGTGAACAACAACATGTATGGCAGTTTCCTATTAGTGATCCTGAAGCAAAGACAGGGCATCGTCTAATGGACGATACAGCATACTATACTCTTTGTTGGAATAGTGATGAACCGGGACCTAAACCATTTGAACAAGGGTGTGCAAAGCCAGAGTATAGAGATAATGATAATGACGAGCTTAATCCAAGGGAATGTTTTAAAGGATATGGATTAGATTTAGTAAACAATTTGCCTATGCGTAGTAAGAAATGGTTAGTAACTATTCATACACCAGGTACTAAATTAATTACACACCAAGACGCTCCAGATAAAATACGTGTACACATACCTATACATACCAATGCAGACAGTAATTGGATAATAGGCGGAAAAGAATACCATATGGAAGTAGGCTGGGCTTATCTTGTTAACACAACTATTCCGCATAGTGTAGAAAACAAAGGTACAACGGATAGGATACATTTATACGGAAAGGTTTGGACAGATGATTGCCGTAAGTTATAGTAAGAAAGACTTTGTATCTAAAATGCAAAGTGAAAATATCACAGATGTAACAGTTGAAGATACTAATGATTATTATATTTGCATTGATTCAACAGGTGGTCCAAACAGTGAGCCTTATTTTAAACAATTTCATCCCAATGTATTAAATTTATGTTTTGATGATGTTGCTGAAGATCAAACAAATTGGGGAGAAGATATACAATCATATTACAAAGCAGTTGCACCAACCCTAACACAAATTCAACACATTTCAAATTTCCTTAAAGATGCTTGTGGAACAATTCATGTTCATTGTATGAAAGGCGAATCACGTAGCAAAGCAGTTGCAGATTATGTAAATAATACTAGAATTAAACATAATGGAAAGTATGCATATACAATTATAAGGAATACACTAGATGAGCTTTGATGTAAAAGAATTACCTATAGGGATCGAATATAGTGACTTTAGAAGTTACTACATAGGATTACAAACAAACTTTGAACATTTAAAATTTACTAATGTAGCTGATACTGTTAATAGTGAAAAACATAAAACTGATGGTGTATACGGTTGGGGTATACAAAGTAATTTAGACGACTTAACAATACCTTGTCCACCTTGGAATGTACACAAGGAAGGTAGCGATGATTATAGAGATACTGAATTAGTATACGGTGTAATTAATAGACTTAAAGTAAAATTTCCTCAAGCAAGACAGTTTAGTATTAGCGGCCATCCACCCGGAACTGAAATAGCACAGCACACCGACACTGATAGATATCTTAAAATACATATTCCTATACTAAGTAACCCTGATGCATGTTTTGTATTTGGTGATAAAAAATATTCGTTAGTTATTGGAAAAGCATATCTAATAAATACTAGACGCCCACACGGTACTATTAATAACGGAGAAACAGATAGAGTACATTTATTTTTTAAAGTACCTGCTGAACATTACATATGAGATTATTAACTGCTAAAGATATAACAGATGTTGATGCATTATTTAATAGTCTCGAATGGGATATAATTGAATTAGACTTTAGCATTAATAAAGATGATTTAGAATTCTATTATACACAATTAAAAACACGATTACAAAATTTATGCTTTAGTTTTAATTCTAAAGAATATCTACGTCCTGAAATATATGATAGATTTCAAAAAGAAAATGCAGTTGGAAATTATCAAGGAAACGTACAAGGTTGGAGTGTTAGTTGGCCAATAGAGCGAGATATTCCATGTCCAAGTAAATCACAAGCTAACATTGATATGTATCCTGAATTACAAAATTTAGATGAAGAAAAATTCTATTATGATTGTGTACCAATGCAAGTTTATAAATTTGGTATCTTAAACAAAATGTTAGAAACACTATCTTTGCAATCATTAAGACAGATGTTAATAGCATTACACCCTAGTGGACTTAAAGTTAATACACATACTGACGGAAAAACTAGAAAACTACATGTTCCATTTTATACAAATAAAGATGCTGTTTTTACTTTTGGCGAAAACAGAGAACGAACATATCACATGGAATTGGGCAAAGGATATATAATTAATACCCTAGTTCCACATGGTACAGAAAATAACGGAAGTACAGAGCGAGTACACTTATTGTCCAGAGTTGATGACGATTTTATGCAATCGCTTTTATTAATAAACTGCAATATAGCAGATAAATAACAGTAACAGGAGATAATAATGAGCAACACATATTTTACACAGGTATTAGACGAACCATACCACTTAGGAAATGGTGAATTTTTGTCAGTAATCACTAACGGAAAAGCACGTCACGAAGGCGAAGAAACAAGAGATTTTAACAAAGATGCAGGTGCAAGAGCAGGATTGCTTAGAGTAAATGCAGATAGTACTACATTTGTAGACTTTTTTGATAAAAGTGATAACGGTGACAGATACCGAGGTATTGCAGTTGTAGGTAATACAGCATATGTAATGCGTACACAAAAAGACAAAGTAGACAGCATTATTAGAGTAGCGGCTGTAAACTTAGATACTAATGAAGTTACAATGATTGAAGAAAAAGGTGTTACAGTACACGGCTCAGAAACTCCTAAAACATTCTGTGGACACTTTAACTTTGGTCGCCCAATTACAGTTGGTACTAAAATTGTTTATCCACCAATTATGAGTGGAATGATTATTGTGTTTGATACTGTTGCTAATACATTTACTGTACACGAAACAGAAGAAAAGTTTGCTTCTATTCATAGTGTGTACGTAGAAGATTTAAATGAAGTTGTATTTTTTCCATATGGTAAAACAACTAACAAGTTGTTAACATTAGACATGGAAACAAATACAATTACTGCACATGAAGCTCCAACTAACGGTGCATTTTATCATGTTAATACAAACGGAACTAAAGCAGTTGGTGCTCCATTAATTATGGACGGTACTACAGAATTTAACTTCTGGGTATATGACGGTGATACAGTTCAATCAGTTGCTTATGATTCATCTAGCACAGATGACATGGGTGGACAAATGGGTTTCAAATACGGAACTATGAACGGTAACACATTATTAACACATACTTGTTGGGAAGGCTGTAAAGAGTTTGTATCATTAAACTTAGATACACTTGCTATTGATAGCTTTGCAACTAATGAGTCACTAGGTAGTAAACCAGTTATTAATGCTGGAGACGTTTACTTGTTTCCATCAATACAAAATCCAAGCATGGTAAATCCAACAACTAAAGTTTTTAAAGTTGAAGGAACTGCAATTAACGAAGTTATGGACTTAGGTACTGCAAATATTACTTCAGGATCAATTAATGATACTGATAGTGTTACAATGTTGGCACCTTACAAGTTTGATTTTAGTGATGCAGGGTTAGGTAGTGATATGGCTATTGTAGATCTTAATTCTAAAACATCAAAACTTATTCCAGTTAATTTAAGCCTAGAAACTTATTCTAGTTAATTGTTATGGAGCGTTTTAACGATACGCCCTGCCAAGACGCCACAGGAAAAATGTTCGCTGACTATCACGAATATGTAGACTACGATAAAAAGAATAATCCAGATAGATGCCATTTTAAAAACGCTCAAGGCAGAGAAACCTTTGCTCCTAGTTTTAATCGTGTAAGTGAAATATATCCATACCATGATCTAGGATTTCAAATGCATAAATGGTTTGAGTTTGATCTAGAGAAAGCCCGTGATTGGTATAAACAATTTTTAGAAAAATATTCAGATACTGAATTTCTCTACCAAGGAGAAACTACAGAACCTAACAGTTGGGGTTGTGTATATGGACAAGGGTGTGGGTTATATAGTATTAAAGAAGAACAGTTATTTGGTTATTTGTTAGATATACACAATGCACTAATTGATATGGGATTAGATAAAGATGCATTTGAATGGGTAGTAGTAAAACATACACCAGGAACACGCTTAGGTATGCATCAAGATGAGCCACAATGGCTTACAGTACATTTACCTTTATACACTAATGATAAAACCAATTGGACAATAGGCGGAACTCCGTTCTTAATGCCAACTGACGGGTGTTATATTATTAATAGTACACAACCTCATGATGTTGTAAATTATGGCGACACAGATAGAATACATATCTATTTCAGTATAAAAACTTCACAGGTTGAAAAAGTCTGGGAAAAGCCAAATATAAAAGGAAGTTAGACACTAGTATGAAAGAAGTTACAGATACAAACTTTAACGAGTACTTAGATACTACACGTGGTCGGTGTGTGATGTTGTTCTATGCTAACTGGAACGGCCCTAGCAGTCAGTTTCAAACTAACTTTGCACAACTAGAATCTAGCTATAGTGAAGTTAACTTTGCACAATCAGAAGTAGATCCTAATCCCTCTACATACAACAGATTCACAGTACACGGGGTTCCCTGCGTTAAAGTATTTGAACACACTGATTCAAGTACAACTGTATTAGGAACATTATATGGTGACAGTTCAAAAGAACAAATCAAACAATTTATTGATAAACATGTCTAAACAAAAAATTGTTATAGTAGGCGGTGGTACATCTGGATGGATGACTGCCGCTTATCTTTCTAAAAAAACCGATTGGGACATTACACTTATTCAAAGTCAAGATATCCCTATCATTGGAGTAGGCGAAAGCACACTTCCAAGTATATACGATTTTATTCAAGAGTGTGGATTAACTGAACAAGATCTGTTTGATGATTGTGATGCTGTACGCAAGTATACAATTAAACACAAAAATTGGCACGGTGATAGTTGGTATCATCATTTTTGTTTTAATGAATCAGAACATGACGAACAAATGCGTTGGATGATAAATTATGAAATGCCAGATAAAAAATGGCGCCACGCATATCATATTGATGCTAACAAGTTTGGAATAATGCTTAGAGATAAAGTAGCATTACCTAATGGCGTTAAACTAATAAACAAAACATTAGACACTATAGATGATATTGACGCAGATTTAATTATTAATTGTGCAGGATTTAATAAACTATTTCCTGAAACTAATATGATTAAATCTAGTCTTAAAAATAACTGTGCAGTAGTAGCACCTAGTTATGATACTGAACTAAAGTATTATACAGAAACTACTGCTATGAGTGCAGGATGGATGTGGAATATCTATTTACAAAATAGAATAGGTAATGGATATGTATTTAATAAAGACTACCAAACAATAGAAGATGCAAAACAAGAGTTCATAGATACTTGTCCGTATAAACTAGAATTAGATAAGTTAAGAGTAATTGAGTGGACAGGACAATATAGTGATACTCCTTATCAAGGTAATATTCTAAATGTAGGTTTAAGTGCAGGATTTTTAGAACCATTAGAAGCACAAGCAATATGGTTAATACAATACCAAGTAGAAATGCTAGTAAGACTTTATAACAAGCAAAAAATCTATAACGCACAATGGAGAAAGGTTGTAACGCATATTGAAAAGTTTTTAGAACTTCACTATACTGCAACTAGTAAAAATACTCCATATTGGAAAAACGAAGTTAAAGAAATTAAGATTAAAAAGACACCGTTTGCTATTTTTGATGAGTACAGTTATCGTTGCCTAGCGAAAGGTTACGCTCTTCCATATACTTTAGAACATTAATACGCCACAGACGCTGTGGAACATTAAACAACATCATACTTTGTTCTAACTTCCATATACCACGTCTTGCTAATAATGGCATCATAGTATCATTCATACGTTTACTTTTACCACCATCATCATTTATGTTTGTACTAATATAAAGTTCTGCATTGAGACTTTGTTCTAATGCCCAATTGATTTGCAAATTTAATAACTGACTTAGTTGTATTCCAGTCTTAAAAATATCTCTACCAGTGCCTAATGTATAACCAGGTAATTGGGCACCACGGAATAAACATCTATATGCATCTGGACTAACTTCGGGTAGTTTATGTATGCCAGCAATACTAACAATTTTATCTTTGTGTGTAGCAACAGTCCAAGCACCTTCTTCTAGTACCCATTCCCATTTCATTTTTTTAAGAGATGTGTTATTGCTGAAGTTTTGTGATTTGCAAAATTTCTCTACTAACGATTCATCGTCTTTAGTAGCAAACCTAAAATTCATTTTTCCAAGTTTTACCATTAGCTATATTCATCCTGTGTGAAAATGTTTTAGTATTCATGTCAAATATATCGCCTGTACTTTTACCATTAATAATACAATGGGCTAACTTAGATGTAGCAGTAATTGGATTAAACATCACATGTGTTCTTTTTTCATCTATAGTGTTAAAATCAAAACTAGGTGAATCGTATCCAATCATTACCGGCGGAGCATACTCTGTCATGCCGTACCAATTAGCAACAGTCTGTACTCCACGCTCTTTGAATGCATCAATAAATGATTGCTCAATTTTACTACTACCAGTAACCATATAACGTACACAACTCATGTCTAAGTCTTTAAAGCCTTTTGTCTTTTGTAACAACTCTAAATGGCGTGGAATTAACGCTATATACGTCGGTTTAACGCTACTAAACAACGTAGGGTAGGTAAGTGCATTAAAGTTAGCACTAACTAGCTGTGCGCCGCTTATATAAGCAGGAAGAGCTGTTATAGTATAGTGTGCTATAGTGTTTGCTGGAAAGACATCCAATACAATATCGTCTTTAGTTAGTCCAATTTCTTTTGCTGAAAGTTTTGCAGATTGGTTAATATATTCCCAAGAGTGTGTTACACGTTTTGGTTCATCTGTACTACCTGATGTGAATAGAGTAAGCATATACTTACTTATTTGAAAACTATTTTGGAATTATTGGATGTGAATTAAGCAATCATTTTGATCCAAGCCGCGCCATCGTAAAATACTGGATAAGCGTTTCCTGAACCAACCCCAACTGGATCCCAAGTAGTTCTGTCAGCGACAGCAATCATACCTAGTGTTGGAGTGTTAGGTTCTGCTGACGAAGCCGCCAATTTTGCAAAACCGTTAATGTCTAATGTAGCCAATGGTGTAAATGCAAGAGTGTTGTTAATAGCAACCCAACCATTTGACATGATTGACATTGTTTTTAACTCTGGACTACTTGCAGAACCATTGTTGTTAATAATTCTAATTGAACCTTTTGCTATATCGTTTGATACTGTAGTGTTAGGATCAATTTGGAATGCAATTACACTTGATGGAACTAATGTATCAGTAGTAGCATCATAACTTCTAGCGTCAATAGCACCTAGGTAATCACCAGCAGTACCTTGTACCGGAGTTACTATATCGCCATGACGACCAGTAAATGCCATTTTAGAAATACCACCAAAACTGCTCTGTGCTAAACTGACCATGTCAATTGGCGGTGAACCGTCTACGTTAGTAATTTCTAAACCAGTACTATATACATCTGTTACGTCACCAATCTTAATTGTTTCTGCGTTTCTAACTCTTAGTACTTTACCTTGTGCATAAATTGAACCGTTATCAATAACAACTGTGTTGTTAACACCATCAACTAGTACGCCACTATCATCAGCAAAAACTGAACCTGTTACGTCACCTGCAAGTGTTCCACTAAAAGTTGGAGCAGTTACAGTAGCTGAAAAGATAGCTGAACTTGCCGCAATTGATTTAAGTGCTGGATTGTAAAATGTTGTTGCATCGTTGGCTTTGACTGTACCTGTTAATTCGCCTGTTACATTAACTGCACCTGTTGCAACATTAAGTAATACTGTACTGTCGTTACCAATTACATTTGCATTAATAGAAAGTGCATCAATTTGGTCTGTTACATTAAGAGTGTTAAGGTGTGCTGTTGCAAACTTGTTACTAGATGAACCTAAACTTCTAGCACCGTCAACATCTGGAATAATATCTGATTCGATTTTAGCTGATAAATTAACTGTATCAGTATTAGAATCACCAATTTGTAAATTACCACCTAACGTTAAATTTCCGTCAGCAGTGATATTACCGGTTGCAGTAATGTTTCCTGTTACGTTTACATTACCTGTACCTGTTAAATTGTAGTTATTTAGGTCTAAGTCTGCACCAAGGAACGTACCAGCTGTGTCAACTGCTAACCCGCCTGCGGTAGTTCCATCTCCTACATACAGCTTTTTAGTGTCTGTAGTATAGATCAACTCTCCGTCTAACGGAGTAATTAAAGCCCTCTGGGCATCTGTTCCTCTTCGTAATCTTAAAGCCATTTATAGCACTCCTAGTATCTTATACATGTATTTATGCCAATACCTAAAATTTACTTCTGCTTTTTTAAGAACTGTTTAGTACGCTTTTGTACATCAGTCTTAACACGTTCCGAATCTACACGGAAATCGACATTTTTAATAGCAGTATTGTAGTTAGTAAACATCTCGTTAAGTGCATTTTCGACCTCTTTAAGGGGGTCTAATTTTGACTTATCTTTAATTTCAATCTCCCACTTCTTACCGTTGTGGAAAAATACTGTTATACTTTCTACATATTCCAAAGGTATGGCATCGATATCAATGTCCTTAAATACCTCAGGCCATTTAGCTATTATATCTTGTGGTAATCGTTTTTTCTTACGATTTGCCACGACCAGCCGCCTTCTTTGCTGGTGCTAGTTCGTCTGCTTGTTTACGTAGGTCTGTAGCTTCTTTAAACAGTCTATCGGCATCTGCTCTTAGATTTTTAGCTAGGTCAGCGTCCGAAAGTGGAGCATCTCCTGGTGCTACTGTTGGCGCTGTAGGCTCTGCAATTTTTGACGCACTAGCAACTTCTGTAACTGAACTTCCACCTACTGCTAGGTCTGAAATACTAACACCTTTTTGCTCTGCAATAATTTTATTTAATTCTGCTAGATTAATGTTAGTTGAGTTATCAGGAGTCATAGTAATGTCTTTAGTTGCGATTTTTGTCAACTTACCTTTACTATGAAAAGCTGGTAACATAGTGCTACCATCTTGTAGTTGTGTTCTTTGCATAGCATCAGCTAATTCTTCAGCTACTTGACCTGTATTACTTTCAATAAGATTCATTAAGACATCGTGGTCTTGATCTTTTAAGTTTTCTGTTTGTACTACTAAACAATGTTCTGCATCGTTTGGTAATGTTCTGAATGCAACAGCAACTTTACGTCCTGTCTTTTCAATTCTTCCAATGTGTTTTAACGCCATATTATTTCTCCTTAGGCTCCTAATACTGCACTTGCATCAGCTGGTGATACTGGTGTATCTTTTGCTGGTGTTGCAGGCATAGTAGGTGCATTAGCCGATTCGGCTACTTGTTGATTTTGTACCGTTGTTAGGAATACATCTAATTTATTAAATGTTTTTCCAACTGCTTCTAGTTCGTTAGCTTTAAATGCTCCACGACTTTGTGCAACTTCGATAATAGTTTTTAAAACGCCTAGGTCCTGTACAGTTAATTCTGCCGCGGCCTGAGCTCCTGTTGGTGCACCACCCTGTGGCATAGGTGCTTGGCCTGCGCCATCTTTTCCTACTGTAGGGGTTGATGCAACTTTTGTTGTATCATTTGACATTTATATTCTCCTTGTTTTGATCATAACAAGCATATTAATCTATATGCTATTATTATTTACTTGTTGATACTTAGTTGTACTTTAAATGTGGACAAGCCAACATGAAATAACTTAACTCTCGATGTTGTTCAAATCCAATTCTTATACACCGATTATATGCACTATCTGGATTATCAGATAGCACTATAGTTTTTCCAATATAAAATCGGCCTTTTAGATTGGTCTTAATCCATTTACGGATTGAATCTTCCATATTATATTTTGGTGTTAGATTACAAAACTCAAAATGCTTTGGTGCTGATTTTGTTTCTCGAACATCAAAAAAGTCTAAGGCGTTGGGTGTATTTTTCTTATCCAGCACTATTTTCCTTTTTCGTAATGTGCAGTAACACCAAATGGCGCCTGCATATTCTTATCATGATAGCTATGTACAATAAAGATAGTATCACAATAATCTTCATCACCCCAGCTATCCCAAGGATAACCATCAGTGAACATAATGAACTTCTTAGGAACAATATCATTTTCTTTCATGTATTCCCAGTTAGCATTAAAGTCAGTACCGCCGCCACCAATAACTTTATATTCACGTAAGTTACTAGGCGAATCTGCACTAAAGTCTTCTTCACCATATACGGCTGTATCAAAGCACCATAGTTTAATTTTATAGTCTTGATACTCATCCATAATACCTTGTACTTCGCTTAAGAAGTCAGTTGCTTGATCGTCACCAATTGAACCTGACATGTCAATAGCAATACAAAGATCAACAGTATCTTGGAAGTTCATACCTGGAAGTATTGCACCAGTATGCCAACCTTTACGTGAAGGACGAGCAAAAGTAAAATCATTACGGATAGTACTTTCAATCTGTTGTCTAAGTAACTCTCTCCAAGACATTTTAGGCTCAGTAAGATCCTTAATCATACGTTCTACTTCTTTAGGAACATTACCAGCACCTGCCGCCTGTGCCGCAGACATCATGTTCTCTTTAATTTCATCACGTATTTTAGCAAGTTCTTCTTTTGAATAACTAGGCTTATTGCTTTTACTTTTACCTTTACCTGTTTTAGGTTGTCCTGGGGTATTACCTTTCTCCCAATCAACGTGTTCGTCAAGTAACTTACCTAATTGATCTAATTCTTCTTGATCATACTTTTCAAAGATGTCATCATATACAGCCTCTGAAGACCAACCATCATATTTAAAGTCTTGGAAAATTGGAATGTCTTTAGGCTTATCTCCAATACGATCACGTACTAGTGTATTGTTTACAATATAGTCTGCCGCAATATTATGTATTTGCGGATCTCTATCTTCTCTACGTGTCATGTGATCAAATACACAATGAAGTATTTCATGTGCAATTACAAATTCTATTTCTTTATTAGACATCTTAGCAAAGAACGGAACACTATAAAATAGGTGTCTACCATCTGTGGCCGCAGTTGGACACCAATCACTTGCTTCTTTAATAATAAGCCTTGTAGCCATATTACCAAAAAATGGGTGACGTAGTAACAAGCCAACTCTAGCTACAATAATTCTGTCCAAAACTTCTGCACGAAGTTCGTCAGTTATTTCTATTTCTGGAGTTTCTGTTTCTAGTTCTAATACGTCTGTTGCCATGTGCCTATTCCTTATTGTTTATACTTACAGTATACACTATTTAATTGAGTTTGTCAACCAAATAAAAAGGGTAGAATACCAAAAGATATCCTACCCTTATCAGTTAACTAGCCTGTGCGGCAGTAATGTACTTACCGTACTTTTCATGGAACTCATCAAAACACTCAACTTCATCTGGATCGATTGGAAGTTGATATTGTGTTAGACCTAATTTGATACCCATAACTACTAGCTCAGTATCAAAATTGTCCATTGAGAACCTTAAGAAATTATTGACCATTTCGTCAAACTTCTTATTGCCTTTGTCGTTAGCTTCTTTAAGTTCGTAACATAAAGATACAGTCAAGGAATACATGGCACTGATTTCTCGTGTATCTAATGTTTTTACTTTACCTGCGAGTACGTCACTCGGGTTAGGTAACTTAGATGAAACTTTACGATGGGCCATGAACTTTACTGCCAGGCCTTCGCCAACTGAACCACTAACTAAATCAGTAGTGGTTGTCTCGTCATCATCATCCTCTAGTAGTTCGGATACAAATGACCAAGAACGAGGTGTAGCAAACGAACGACTTGGACTTTTTGGATCAAAGTCATACAAGTCCTTCTTGCTAAATGTTAAGTAACCAACAACATCTTGGTGGATATCATTGTTTACTGCCCACTGGAACCAATCGTCAAAATCAACTTTAAGTTCTAAGTGAACAAATCTATTTGCTAACGGTGCTGGCATTCTGTATGTAACACCCTTATCAGCATCTCTGTTACCAGCCGCTACAATAAGAACGTTATCAGGTAGTACATAAGTACCAACCTTACGGTTAAGAATTAATTGATAAGCCGCCGCCTGTACAGCCGGTGCCGCAGAGTTCATTTCGTCTAAGAACAATACAATAAATTTATGTTTCTTAGCAAACTCTTGAGTTGGCAATTCTTGTGGCGGTGCCCATTGCATTGTATTATCGTTTGAACTATAATACGGAATGCCTTTAATGTCTGTTGGATCCCATAGTGACAAACGAATGTCAATCATGTGTGCATCAATCTCTGACGCAACCTGTCCAACGATGTCCGATTTACCAATACCTGGTGCTCCCCAGATAAACAAAGGACGTTTCTTTTTAAATGCTCTAACAATGCTCTTCTTTGCATTATTAGGACTTACTGTTCTAATTGCAATGTTTTCCATTTTGTATTCCTCTTTCTGTTTGTTCAGTGCCATACTTAATTTCTTAGTATGTATATATAATAGCACCTCTTTATCAAAAGGTCAACCAGAAAACGCAGTTTTTTTAAGAAAAAATATGTAGTAATATCAAGGGGTTAGTTCTTCATCTGTCCGTTTTAGGGCTTTAGCTAGTCCATATTTACGGACATCTCCACTAAACAGATGTAATTCCATGCTCTTTTTTTCACTTGTAACTGTAATATGCTTGTTAGTTACATAGTATGGACAATCAATAAACTTATCTAAGAACAGTATAATTTGGGTAGTTATTTTAAATTCGGGAGGAAATGGTATTTCGTAAGTAACTAATTCTAATTGGTCTGTAATAAACATCATGCCTTCGTCAGTTAGACGTAACCCGCCAACTGCTCTAGTGTTTTGCCACCATAAAGGCATATATTCTTTTAACGTACTATCATTAATACTAATGTTGGCTTGTTTTAAGAACACCTTGGTATAGGTTTCTTTCCAGTTCATTCTATTCTTCTTCTACTACTGGTCCGGTAGTTAACTTTACAACAGTAAACTCTTTAGTTGTAAATAATTCGTTTAATTTACTTGCTAAGTTGTGTGCATGACCAGGATTACTGAAACTAACTTTTTTATATTTAGGCCCAGGATAATTAGTTAATGAATTTAAACTTTTTAAGTTAAAAGGATTACCTTGATAGAATACTGCCCAAATAGCCTCAGCGGCTAGAATCTGCTCGCTTCTATAAGACTTTTTGTCTGTATATTCTAATAAAATATTTGGTTTTGGTCTACTCATTTATTATCTTCTCCCATAGTATTTATCCAAAAAGGAGAGTTAAATGCGTAGTTTATTAGTTACTTCCAGCCTTGTCCGCCGCCGTCTACAGTTACATTAATAACTTCTTCAGCGTTCTTTTCTTGGTGTACTAGAGCTTCTAAATCGCCGTGTAAGCGACTCATTACACTACCGATAGTAAATGCTAAGTTCTTAGCATCTCTAATGTTTAATGTAATGTCTTTTAGTTGCTGGTTATCAGCAGTCTTAACTCGGTCAATAAACTGCTGTAATGGAATTGTATTTAATGGATTAACGGTTGGCACGTGATAACTCCTGTCTCATTTCAATCTCTGTTTTGAATGGACCTTTATATTCATAAGTTTCTAACGTTACTAGTTTTGGGCAAAAACTTTTGACCCAACCCTTATCAAAGTGAATACAAAAATAACCTGCACAATACAAGCTCTTTGATTTTTTACTTTTTGTAAATAACCCAAACTTACGTTTTACATCAAACATACTGTTGTAAGGAATAGTACTAGTTGGCAGATTATAAATTTCTTTTGAAATATTTTTCTTTGCTTCACTAACGTCTGATTTATTCCAAAGTAGAGAACCTAAATTCTTTTCAACAATACTTTTTGTATCATACATATATGTTCCAGTGTCGCAACTATACATATATTTGTTATCAGCATCACGTGATAGTGTGCCTTTCTTTTCATTTGAGTCTGTATCTTCAATAATCCAGAACTTGTTTTTTAATATTTCGTTTGCTTTTAGTTTTGTCATTTTACCGGATACCTCGCTTGTAATGGTTTTGAATATGCTTGTGCATTATCAGAAATTCGTTGCATATCATATAATGCACAAAATTTCATAAGACGCAACCCAACCTGTGAAATATTTTTAGGTTGTGCATTTTCGTTAATAGTATTAGAAATCTTTTCTTTAATGTTTTCAGGCTGTGCAGTTAGGTCGCATAGTACAACATTACGTTGATAGTCATCTAGTACACGATGCTCTTCACCGTTATGATCAACCCAACGTTGCAACATTATATTATTCCAGTTGTAACCTTTTGTGTCTTTGTCTGCATATGCTTCTTGCAATCCAACTTTGTTCTTTGTACCTTTTTTACGTACACCTGGATATGCACTAAACACATTATCACTAGTGTCGCCTCGCATACATTTTTCAAACAGCATATAGTCTGGATTAGGAGCAGGCTTTTCTAAACCTGTTTTCTTATCAATTATAGGTTTTCTTTTCTTATCATCAAAGTAGCCTTCATGTGTGATAATAGTATTACTAACACCGTTGTATTGTGTTACATTAGGTGCAATTAGTTGTGCAAAGTCACCGTCAGTACTAATAATAACGTGTTCATCGTCTGGATGATGTTGTACCCAACCAGCAATTAAATCATCTGCTTCAAGTTCAGGATGTTGCATAACAGTACAGTTAGTCTTTGTAGTTACAAAATCTTTAAATGCATCAAACGTTTCCCAGAATACTTTTTCTTCTTCTGCTTGACTAGGACTAAGTGCATCACGTGTCTCTTGCCGATTACGTTTGTAAGGCTCGTAATAATCCTTACGCCAACTACGACCTTCTAAGCAGAACACTATATGATCTGCATCAAAGTCTTCCCATGCTTTCTTAATACTGTTTAATGTAATATGAAACGCCATGCCTACTTTTGTATCAAGGTCACCACGTACTACATGCCTTGCTCTAAAGAATGTATTTGCCGTGTCTACTAATACGTATTTCATAATGTTACCCACTCCGTTTTGCCTAATATATATAATGCCCATATAGCATGAAACGTTTCATTAGGATGAAATCCATTAAGACTGCTTGTCTTTAATAATTTGTTACTTGCTTCTAAATTATCTAACTGTTTCATCATATACTCTTGTTTACCTTCTACATTTCCGTATGTACTGTAATGCTCAGTCCACCAACCGGCTTCGTTAATTACAGGTAAATCAAAAACGTTACCATGCATCTGTGAAGTTAATCTAACCCACGGACATGTTACTATTATAAACGATTCTGTATTAAAGTCAACCTGAAATGGATTAAAATTCTTCCAAACTAGACCATTTACATTTGTATGTAATTTAAGAATTCGATCATATTCGGTTAACATCATTGTATCATATGCCTGAAACCATTCGGCATCAGTCATCTTGTTCGTTAATGTTTGTTTAGTTGTATAAAGATTATCATAACCTTTTAACAATCTATGTTTATCTTCAATTTTAGATTGGTCTCTACCGGGACTAGTTAATTGTAATTGGACAAATACTTCTTCATAAAGAACAGAATATTCTTCAAGTAATCGATCTAAGTCTTGTAACATGTTTTGGTTACAGTTACCAGGAACTGCTGATAGTATTAGATCACTATCCAGCATTTTTGCACTATGACTTGCAAATGAATGATTGACTCTATATGTTATATTATCTCTACCAAGTCCGCTTTGTACACCTTGAAAGTTATCACCATAGGTCCAACTTTCACCTACAGAAATTAACAGTCTTGATTTTTTCTTGTTCTTAACATACACTTCTGTATTTCTAGCAGAAATCCAATCTGGTTTAGTTGGGCACTCACGAACCCATACACGAGTTCCTAAACTTTGTTGGATTATTCCGGGTGTATAACTATCTGACGGAAAGGTAACTTGTTCTACCCATTTAGGATGCTTCACTTTTGCCATCTTTTCTAGGAACAATTTTAATATGGCCAGCTTCTCTTTGCGGATCATGTCCTTGTTCTGTCAAAATTGTTCTAGCAACATCTTTAAACCAACCGTCAATAATTTCTTCGTTTGTTTCACCTTTATATCCAACATCAAGTAACTGCTCAATAAACTCGTTATTCCAATCAAGTTCAAAGAAACCATTCTTAATATCTTTTGGATTAACTTGTGTATCTAATACACCAACCCAAGGTTTACCTGCTTTTGTTGCCTCAGCTTTTTCACGTTCCATAGCCTCTTTACTTGTAGGAGGAGTATTACCATCACTACTTGATTTAGACTTTGTAAACATAGTTTTTAGTTTTTCAATCATAGTCTTTCCTTTATAGTAGACCTTTTTCTCTTAACTGTTCATCAAGAGGTCTAGTGTCTTTTGTTGCGTTGTGCTTCTTAACCTTTAACATTTCATCAAGTTCCCCAGGCATTTCCGAATAAGCTGATGTGTAGTCTTGGAGTGAATCGCCATCCTTTTGCCATACACGCTTCAGCAACATCTTTAACGTTGAGGGAATATTCTTCACTGCGTCCACCCAAAGGCATAAGATATACTGGACATTGTACCCCGGCACTTCTGTAAGCCTCCACAGCTCTTTCAACTTCTTCAAAGTCGCCTTGAGTAGCGACAACAAACTTAAGATAGATGTCGCAATTAGTAATAGTACTATACTGACTAGCCACATCAGGCTTAATAGCAGTATCCCAAGGTTCTCCACTAACACTAAGTTTTGGGGAACAAGACCATGTAACTTTAATCCTGTCTTGATTGTTGAGATAGTCAAAGAAATCTTCGTGTAAAGTTTGCGTAGTGTTTGTTTCAAATGTAACATTTTTTAAGTCCTGCATACGTGGATGCTCGAATAATTCAATATATAATCGTTGCCATGCAAGTAATGGCTCGCCTCCGGTTAATATTAAATGGACATCTTGTCCATTGTCCTGTACCCACTTACCATTTGGAGTAAGTGAAAGTAAATGTTCAACAACAGCATCAACACCTGCTAGTTTATTAAAGTGTTTAAACTCAGGGTAGATACTTGCGTATGTATCACAACCTGTGTGTATAATAGGCAAGTCATTAAATTCTTTTGTAGTTTCGTGTACACCAGCATCAATCAATGCTTTAACTTCTGCATTGTGTTTTTTGCCGTCTTTGTGTTGTTCCCAACGATCACGTTTCTCATCTGTACCAAAGTTCATACAACGAAAATTACAACCAAATGTACGTAAGAACACACTAGGTACTCCTACATATTGTCCTTCACCTTGTACACTATAAAATGCTTCTGAGTATCTAAGTTGAGCTGGCATTATAATTCCTCCGCAATACCTAGTAATTCAGCAATAAGAAATCCACTTGCAAGCCAAACAATACTACCAGTATACAATGCTATAGCACAAGCACCAATACGTAATGTGCTTTTTATAATACTAATATAAAAATGTTTTTTATTAGGATCTCTAGGTTGTGGTACAAATACTCTTTCTGGAATAGGCATTATGACACCACCTTAAGCAAAGGCTCAGTAGTCGTACTATCATTATAGTCATCACCAAAGAACCTACGTACCGTTGTTTCTTTGCGTAGCATACCGTCTTTAACACGATACGTAATAAACTCTTGCTTAACAACTCCTGACATATCGCCCAGGCTGTCAACTGCTGATTTTAATGGTCCGTCACTCATTTTGAAAACTCCTGTTGTAATTTAATATTGTCCATAAATTCTTTTTTAGTACCCGCATCTTCATTAAAAGCACCTTTAAGCACAGTTGTCTGTGTTAAACTGCTAGTTGCCATAATGCCTCTATTCTCACAACACCCATGTGTTGCCTGAATATAAACACCTACGTTCTTTGAACCAGTTGCTTTCATAATCTCACGTGCGATATCATTACAAAGTTCTTCTTGTAGTGTACCACGTCTAGCACACCATTGTGCAATACGTGTGTATTTGCTTAAACCAATTAGTGTTTCAGCGGCAATAATACCAATGTATGCAATACCTGTTACTGGTTGATGATGATGTGAACACACACTTTTAAGTTCTGAACGTACAACTAACATACCTTGATAACCATCATCTACATGATTAGGAAATGCAGTTGCATTAGGCATAGGATCATAACGTCCTGCCATTAGTTCATTAATATACATTTTAGCAAGACGTCTACCAGTGTCCATACTGTTAGGATCATTTGCTCTATCAATTAATAAACTATCTAATACTGATTCAAACTTAGGTGTAAGTTCTTCAATCAGTTCTTCTTTGTCGCCCTTCTGTAGGACTAAACTAATATTATCACCCGCCCAGTAACGTATGCCTTGTTCTTCTAGGCGAGCTTTAATTTGTTCACTTTTACTCATTTGTTTCTCCGATGTTAAGGCAGTGGATTGCCAAAGTTAGTATTATTATATACTTTATTTAGGTTTTTGTCAATGACTTTAAGCACCAAAATGTTTGTCTAACATTTCAAGTCTGTCATTAGCAGTGGCCATTTTATCTAACTCTTTTTGAATTGTTTCGATAATATCTGAATGCTCACCAATACCTACAACATTCTGCATATATACTTCGATGTTAGTCTTATGCAATTCAATCTCCGCTTCTGCGTGTTTCCTTGCCGCTTGTATCATTTGCTGTTTCAACATAAAGTTCCTTTCTAAAATTGTGACGGCAAATACTCTGTAGCAATCATTTTATGAATCATTTCATCAAAATGCTCTCCGTCTACAGTATAGTTGCCTACGTTGATATCTTTTTGTTGAAGAAACCAATCTTCAACGGTCGTCTTTGCTACTTGGATATAATTGAAATCAAAAAATTCTTTGTTCATTTCTTTTGGTATCCATGTCCAACTGTTTATTCCAAACAGTTTTACTTTAGCACCGTTGTTACGGCACAATTCTTGTATAATATATATCTCCTTAAACCACTCACGTTGTGCTTTAAGGCTCATAACTTCCATCCATGTTTTTACAGTCATGTATGGTTCATTTCTTAGATCAGGCTTTGCTAATTTAAAGTCTGGGTCGTATACTGATTTAAAGGGTACTTCCTTTTGAAAGTCCATTGGCCAAACTTGCATTGGTATGTCATTAACACTACCGTCAGATGTTTGATTAGCAGGATACCAACAGTCGATGCGTCCTTTTGTAAGTTCTTTAACATAGGTTGCATCTAGCGGTACAATGTTTTCATAGTGTGTAGGAAATTGAATACTTAATCTAAAACGATTCCAGTAGGTCATTTGCACAACAACTTCTTCAATGTCGTCATATGTTTTAAACAAATGACTTAACCATTCTGAATAAGTCCACCAACCGTTTTGTGGATTAGCAAATATAACGCCGTCAGCATCTTTACTATTAATGTAATGTTCAGCCCAGTTGTTATCATTCCACTTACCACTATAAGGCCAGTGTTCTTGTGTCATGTCTTCTTTTGCTTCAGGCATATCACCAACGTGATATCCACTTGTATGACTACAACCTATAGCGGCAATTCTCATGACTCGTAACTTTGTTTTGTAGGAAGAACACCACGAACACCACCTTTTGGATCGTCCATATCCCCGTCACGTCTAAAAATTAAATGTACATGTGGATACATACAAGTTTGTCCTGCACTCTTGCCTATATTAATACCCATGTTGTAACCTGTAATATTATTGTTTTTACTTACAACATTTTCGTAGCCCATAGTAACACCATAATTAAAACATTTCATAATAGCTTCATGTGTGTTTTCACGTGGTACAATTAGTGTGTGTCCTTCTGTAACAGGATACTTGTCATTGTATACAACAAAGTCTCTTGTACTAATCTGTACATCGTTCCAAGGTGCTCTACCATCTGCTTGAGCTTGTTCTAAATTATCAACTTTCATTTTATACTCCATTTTGGATCACGTTTAATTAACTTCTTAGGTCTTAGTTTTAAGGCTCTAGTCATTAAATTAATTATACCACCTTTCTTAAAGTTTGTCAAATATCTTTTACGTTCTAATTCTTTAATCAGTTCATCTGTAAGTAAACACTCTTCTAAACCGACCTTATTTGTCAAGTTAGTTGTTGTAAACTTAATGTAGCACAACGGGTCACCACGCTTAATAGACAGCTTAGATCGCGTATTATCAAAGATAAACCCCCAACTAGTAGTCCTTATCCACTTGTGTATATTAAAAGATCCACCAACAACTTCTCCAGGAAAGTTTTCGTTATGCATAAATGGCGGAAGTATTTCCATTAAGCAAGGCTCGTCTGCAACAAACAAATAATTTAAATTAAATTGAAATAATGGTTTTTTAACATCGTGCATATCTTCTTTAGGGTGTATAGTAAACAAGTTATGTAATTGATGGTCATCAATTTCGTTAGATGTAACAACTACTATTCCGTCTTTAACTTCTGCATCAAACGACACAGGAGACTTTAATAGAAACAAGTTGTTATAAAATCCTTGATATGAAGGACAATCAATAACACCACGCTTGTTGTAATCTTTGTTAACTACTTTTGGCGTTTTAAATCTTTCAGGTTCTATAACTAATAGATCAGGAATAGCACCTGCCCAACACCACCCTATATCAGCTGTCATATTCGCCTACATTCTCCCAAGGATATACTAACCATACATCATTTTCTTCTTTATTAATTTCGTGGCAAGTGTAATTTACGTCATGAAAAGTACTTGCTAGGTTTTCAGTGAGTGTAGCAAAGCGAACATTGTTACCCCAAACACGTTCCCATTTAGGATCGTTAGGTAAACAACTTGCTTGCCAGTCTTCTTTGATCCAATTGAATGTAGCACCAGTATCGTTGATATCATCTACAATAAGAATTTTCTTTTCTAATGGACCACCTGTAACTTTTAATGCATCATCACTTACATAACCATATGCATCTTCTGCCATCCAAAAGTTACTTTCTTGATGACTTTCACTATCACGTAGACTTACTTTAATTGCTTCGCAACGAATGCCTGTCATGTTTGAAATAATAGTAGCAGGTACATTACCTCCACGTGTAATACCTACAATATAATCAGGACGCCAATGGTCCTTATACATTTGATTTACAATATTAACGCACATGTTTTCTACGTCAGTCCAACTATAGTAATGTTTCTTAATCATTTTTGTTTCTCCAAGGGTATGTTTCTTTCATTGCTAACCTTAATGGTCCTTGTGTGTGTATTTCAGGATCAAAGGGTACAAATTTGATAGTAGGTGTAAATCTGTGAAAGTCTTTGAAAGGAGTAGCAGTATGTAATATATTACTTTTGAAAATAATCATACGTCCTGGAATAGGAGGGATAGCAATAATTTCAGGATATGATTGACCTTCAATAGTACCTTCGTGTTTAAGGTTAGTAATAAACTTTGTTTCACCACCTTGATTAATATCCCAGCTATTGTTTGCATAGAACATAAATGTCCATGCATTATCACCTTCGTCATCAATGTGATAGTTTGCTAATTCACGTGGTGCAAAGATGTTTGCATGTGATCTTTTTAATACTGATCCATGTACATGCGGTACATGTTCTTCTAAGAATGTCCAAAGACTGTTAAATGTTTTAGTACCTAAGTAATCTCCGGTACTCATTCCTGTTGGAGGCAAATCAACATCGTCAACTTCACCGTAGAAATAATTCCAACTAGCGACTTCTGTTACTAGTTCATTTAGTTCAGGTGGTCCAAATACTTCATCATATATTTTAATATCACCATCTAAGTATTCTGTAATTTTAGGCTTATGCATCTTTCAAATAATCCCTATTATCAATCCACTTGCCATCTTTGACAAAGCCCCAGCTTTGTGCTTTTTTACCCATAAAGAACAAACTCCAACATGGAATGTTATTGTTGTTCTTGTCTTTAGCAAGTTCTAACCAATGCAAATCTTTTGCACTTCTAAATCTAATATGTCCTGGCCCACGCCAAAACTTACCTTCAGGTGTATGTTCCCAATAGCCACCACTTAAAATAATAGCACCCCAACTCCATGGATGATCATGTAGTGTAGGTTCATCGCTTACAAGAACTTTGTGTAGTGTAATATTAAACGGAAAGTTTTTACGTTCTTTTAAAAATAGATAATAACGGATAAGGTAAGGTACCTTTCCGTCTCTGTCTGTAATTACTCGACGTCTTCCAAGTTTGTCCATAATCTTAGAAAGGAATGTCATCATCAAATTCACCTGCTTCTTTTTTACCTTTGTAATCTTGCTTAACTAAATCATACATAGTTTTAAAATTATGCCAAACTATTTTTAGTGCTGGATACTCTTTACACATTTCTGTTATTTCATCTTCGTCTAATGTATTTAGGCCAACGTCAGAAAAAAGTGTACTATTAATATCAATACTAGTAATTCCGCCTACTGTTGCACCTGACTGAAATGAGTCATCAAATGAATATGTAACGTCACTCATTGTGTTATCAAGGATAAGCCCACTATCTGATGCACTACCAATAGTAATTGTACTTGTACTGCACTGATCGTCAGTACCAATAGTAATTGAATAGTCATCTTTGTCTTTATCATCCATTACTAATTCCTTTATATAAAGCTCGACCATCAAAGAACTCTTTCTTTAATAGATCTGTTTGTTTTAATAGTGCAGGCAAATAAGATTCATAATTTTCTACATAGTCAACTAACTGTGCAACTATTTTATCTTTATTAGCTTTGTAGCTTTCAAAAGATTCAGTCCACGCACTAGGATATTTAAATTTATCAATAGCCATTTCACTATAGCTTAGTCTATCAGGCACCATAGGAAGTGCATTTACTAATGCACCTTCATACCAACTAATGCCAAGTGTTTCTTGTAGGTTAGCACTAAACACTACTTTTGCTTCACCTAGCAAGTTATGATATTCGTTTTTACTTAATGTTTGTTCTTGACATACTACAAATTCGTATTCAGGAAGTTGCTCCGCTAAGTCACGGAATATGTCTACTTGCTTCTCCGGTGCTACACGATGTGGGAACAAGACCAAGTCTCGCTTCTGCATACCTTTGTAACTGTCTAAACTGTTACGCAAATACTCCATAGGCCAACCAACTCTGTGATTCTTGTTTGGATCCATACGTAAACTTTTTGCAAATAGATCAATATGGAATTGTGTAGCAAAATAGTTATCATCATAACATTCATACATAGAACGTTCTGCATGTCTTACCCAAGGTTTGTCGCCTATTAGTCTACCCAAGAAGTCATGTGGATCATAGCTACCAGCATGCCACATACCACCAATGCGAATGTCAACACCCAATAGTTCTGCCATGTAGCGTAGTTGTATAACTGTAGGGTTCCAGGCATCGGTATAAAGAAAATAATCACCGTCCTTAATAGTTCCTGCACAGAACATTTCTCCTATTTGTTCTAGTTGTTTACTTTTGTAAACGTTAGTACCACCAAAGTTGAGAAAAGCCCCAGGCGTTGTAGCCTGAGGCGTTTCCCCTCCACTAATAATCTTTACGTCCATATTTGTAGCACGTTGAAGTTGCTTTGGAAGATATTCTTTCCATTGCTTAGTATAACGGGTATCTACTGCTTCAATGTCTACAATGTACGTTGTCATTAGTTAGGTTTCCTATTCCGGGTAAACTTACCCTTATTCTTATTATCACGATTCTTCCTCAATTTGGAAGGATCTAAATAGAATTGCCATGCTCGGCTATTCTTGTTGTACAAATCTTTTTCATCGAACTTAAAACCGTAGTTACGACAAAAAACACGGAACTTATCCAAGTCATCAAAAATTTTGATAATCTCAGGCTTTTCTTCCCAGTACGACATTGCTTTACTCCTTTAGCTTTTTGCATACTCAATATGTGCGCCGTTTTCTCCATCTTCACTAATGTCAATATGAATCTCACGACCGGGGTATTTAGCATTGATCTTTTGGTACAGATCGTCTGCCATCATCTCACAACTTTTATAATCTACATTTAGTTCACCTTCATATAGTTTCATTAACCATCGTTTAAATTGAATAAATTCGATATCTCTGTCGTTGTGTGTTACAGTGATAGCGACCTTAAAATGGAATATGTGTCTGTGGGGATATCCCAAAAACGAAACATCATATTCGTCACCTGTTGCAAGACTAGGATCATCTAGTGCCGCAGGATACTTATGGATACCTTCTTTAGTAAAAGTAACCCAAATCATTCTTTTTGCGTTGTTCATAAGATCTTTCATGTTTTCTTCTTTAGTCCTTCTCATCATATAATCATGATGTGATTCGTAGTTGTTATTTGTACTCATAGTATACTATCTTTCGTCCTCATTGTCAACCGGATTATCGTTTTCATATTTGGACCAATCTGTAAATTTTGAACGGTCTTGTAAGTCATGTACTTGATGAATCCAAACTCCAGCATTAGATGCCTTAAAGTCTTTGTCATCAATTTTAATACAAGCATTATAGTTTAGTAGATCAATGTAAGGAAGTTTAACACTAATTTGGCTAATAAATTTATTATCTTCGTTGTACCCTGCTTCTATAACATACTCATGATATTTTACATCATAGTCTAATGTAACCATATAACCTTCTTTAAGCAAACCATGTACAAGTGTATCCCATGCCTTGTTAGTAGCATCGTCACCGTGTGGTAATTTTATTTGAAAACTTTGATTAGCACCAAGATAGATATGATCAACGTGATGCTTGTGTGCTTGTTCGAGAACTTCATCTAATGGAGGACATCCTACGACAAATAGTGTATCCATTTCAAATGCTGGTGTTTTTTCTACTTCATAACCAGTAAAGTATACTACATCATCTTTAACTACACCATCTGAATAATCACGTTTCATTTTTTGTTAACCTATCAATTTGATCTTTAATTACTAATTTCATTTTTTTAAGTTTTGTTAATAGGGCTTTATGTCCAAAGTCTCTATACATTGTACGTTCTTTTTCAATCTCGTCAACTTTTTTTGCATAGAATTTATGCTCTTCGGTTAATTTTTTTACAAGTTTTTTTTGTTTCATAATATATTATAGCACTATAATGACTTGTCGTCAAGTGCTTCTCCTCCTAAATTGCCATTAAATGCTATTGATATACGTGATGTATTGCTCGTATTATCTCCAACACTATGATTGATCCAACCCGGAAAACATACAAGATCACCATCTTTTGGCATCACTGTGTATCTTGTTCCGTTAAAGGGAGTTGGAATTTTGGTTAGTTTATATGGTAATGCATAGTCCATTAGTCCATGCGGACTAGAAAGAACAAGATTACCACCTTCTGCGGGCGCCTTTACGTAGTATACAGCTGACATAATATGTCCTGGGTGCATATGCATGTCATTAGTATTAGACCTGCTTGTATTAGGCTTATTAACGTTAATCCAAGCCTGTGTTACTTCTATACGGCAGTTGTCAACAAGTCCTAATAGTTCTGCTTGTTTATCAAACAATGCTTGTACACGAGCTACAAGAGGTTGCAATATTACGTTAGTAAGATCAAGATGCATACTTTGCCAGTTGTCATTTGTACCTTCTGCACTATACAGGCCATGACAAAATGCATACAACGTATCGTTGCTTAGTTCGTTAGCATGTTCATACAAGAAGGGCGTTGCAAAAAGCGATTCTGTATGCATTAATAACTCCTATAAATTCTCTTCTAAGTTATCTAACTTATCTTCTGATAGTTCAGGTTCGTCTACTGTTGCTGTGTTAGTATCTTCAACTTCAAACAAGTTTCCAAAGTGTGTACTTGCGTTTACAGTCTTTTTACCTGTTGCACCACGTGTTCCAATAATGGTCATAAAAAACTTTGAATTGTCTTCTATGATTTTGTTCGCTTTGTCTCTGTCGTCAGTTGCAAATATTGCCTCCACAACATCTCGGAAAAATACCCTGTCAAAACGCTCTTCCACAAGCATGTTCGGAACGACTCCATTGTCGTATTGTCTATTCGCTTCTTGTACTGCATTAATATGACTCCATACATTATGACCCATTTGGATCGCATATGAAAAACTATCCCAAGATGTTTTTCCTTCTTTACCTATTTTATTTAAATCACCAGGTGCATAAATTGTAACATCTTTGGCTTTTAAATCTTGTGTAATAGGTGAATCTTTAAAACTAGTATGTTTACCTTCTCTAACAAATGCCTGTCCAAACGGAGTAGTGTCTGTTGCTAGTGCTTTGTTGTCGATACTAGGAACCATTCTATACACCCATTTACTTCTATCCTGTGTTTCTAATTCACAATATATTTGACCGTTTGCTGTTGCTAAAAATGGAGAAGCACAATCAAATGTAATCATAAAGTTAGGGTTGTGATACTTACGCACCGCACGTTGGATATCAGTTAATAGTGTAGCCCACTCCAATTTACTTGTACCTAAGAAGTGCATTACATCATGTAAGCCTGTTTGTAATAGTCCGTCAAACCTTAATGCAACTAGACGTTTAAGAACCAAATGCACATCACACATGTTCTGTCCACCCATACTCCAACCATTAAAATGTGTATCAGGATACTTGGCTGGATCACAATAGTCTTTCATCTGTTGATACCAATCTTCAGCATCAGCATGATTTTCACCTTGTAGTACGTTTAGGAATTTACAAGCACCACTTCTATTTTTCATAAAGAAGTCATTGTTAATACGTGTAGCATTAACGGCATCTTGATAGTTGTCAATACCTGTTGCTTTAGCACCTTCAGGTGAACGTGCCACCCAGGCAGGGATATCAAGGATCATACCATAGTCCATGTAAGCATCCATCCATGCAAGAACTTGTGTACGTTTTTTCATTGCTTTAGGACAGTTAGGATTCTTCCAGTCGCCTTCCCAAACACCTTTACCAATTTGGAAACCACCTGAGTCACCAAGTAGCCAACTAGTAGTACGATCTCTGTTACGGATCATATCTTCTTTAGGTGAGTCCTTGTTGATATCAAGTTCGGCATGTCCTGCTGAATACAAACTCCAATGGTATTGAAACTGTCCGTCTTTACGGTTTAACCAATTAAGACTTTCAACACCGTTCTTAAAGTTTGCAGGAATACGATTGTATTCTACATATTCGCCTGCTCTTTGTTTACCAACAAACGTAGCATAGAAGCCACTTAGTGCTGGTAAGAACGTTGCGTAATCGTTCTGTGCTTTTGTTAAGTCGGTATTCAAATTATTCTCCTATTATCCAAAGGCTTTAATTGCTAAAAGCGGAACAAGCCAAGGATAAACTAAATGTTCTATTAGTTCGTATATTACTAATACTGTTAATAATATTGCCCATAGTTTACTTGTCTTTGCTTTGTTACTAACATATGTAAACACCTTTGAATGTGCTTTTCCTATTTTGTCTATTAAGCCTGGCTTTTTATTTTTTTTCGTCATTTATCCTTACTTAGTTTGTGCTGGTAGAATATAGTCGTACTGACCTAAACCACTGTCAACACTTAATGCCATTGCACCTTGATCACTAATCTTCATAGTTACTTTACCATCAAGATTTAAAATAGCTTGTACTTGTGCTACAGGCCAACTCCAAGCATGTTTCAATTCACTGCCAACTCCGTGTTGGAATACAAATGATCCTGCGTGTTGTGAAGCGTCACCAAAAGTAAACACTAAGTTATCATTTTCAGTCTTAACTGTAAATGTAGTTTCTTCTGAATGTGCCGCACTTTGCAATTTCATTCTAGTAATTGAAGCCATTGTAGGCTCAATGGTTACGTCCCAACTTGCACCTTTAAACTTAACAGTTTTAAGTTTCTCATCAATAATTGCTTTATTCATAAAGCGATAATCGTTTTCAAAGTCACCTGCTTCGTTTTCAAAGTGTAAGTGTGTTGGCAAAGTTTCGCCGTCTTTTTCTCTAGACTCTACAGTAATCTTTGCTTGTTTTTGATACTCAGGATTCTTTAAGTGTAGTGCTAACTTGTCTAAGTTAGGCATACCAAAGGTTCCTTTAAATTCGTTTACTGCCGCCTTTGTTGTAGCAGTTAAGATAACACTTCTATCTTCTGCCATTGATTCGATTGTCGTTGCGGCATCTTCACCAGTAACTTTTACTAAAGTTAAAAATCCTAGTGAATGTGTATGAGCAACAACGTCTTGTAAGATATCTTTCATTTTAACATTTCTCCATTAGTTATATACATTATATTTAGGTTTTTCTAAAAAGTCAAGCTCTTTCTTGTCTTTTAAGAATTGTATTAGCTCAATTGTTGTTTTCCAACCCAAGCCTTGTAACACTGATATGTCAGCAACATTATCAGCTCTTTCATTGGGAGTATCCATTTTCATTTGTGGATTCATTCCAAATTCTTTTAAAATACTTTTTAGTGATTGGCTTTTGCCAGTTCCGATATCAATAACTCCTCTTACATCTTCGTTTTTGATTAATGTAAGTATTGCACTTACAATATCGGCAACATGAATAAAGTCTCTTTTATGATTAGTTACGTGTGGTACATCATTGCGTATAATTCGAGGTATTAACATGTTTGGCCTAAGTTCTGAGTTGTTACTGTATATAGTTGTAAATCTCATGCCTAGACTTGATTGTGGTGCAATGCGTTCAACTGTATGTTTAGTTAATGCATACGGATTTCTATTAGGTTCTTTTGCAGTACTTGAACTAGCATACAGTATTCTAGTATTTTTAAAATGGTCAAATAATCTTTTAGTTGCTAGTACGTTATGTTGAAAATACAAATCAGGTTCTTCTAAACTTCTTAGTATTCCGCTTTCGCCTGCAAGATGAATTACTAGATCAACATCGAAGTCTAACGAACAGTCTAGTAAGTTATTACCGTCTTTTAAATCAATACCAATAACACGATGGTCTTTGGTTAGAGCAGTATACAACTCTGTTCCAACCATACCTTTATGTCCTGTTAGTAGTATCCTCATCGAGATTTAACTCCAAAGTGTTTATAGGTTGATTGTACACACTTAGCTTGATAGTAACAGTCTGCTAATGCATTATGTAATTCTTCTTGTATTGCTTTACGAGGATCTGTAGGCATCATAGCAAACAATGTTCTACTGTCTCTAATCTGCCAAAAGTTCCATGGACACGGCTTACCAACGCCTTTGTATAAGTTTTGTAAAATAGCATAATCAAACAATGGACCTTGACACCAAAGTTGATCTACTCCTACACAAAATTTATTAATTGCTTTTGTAAGTTGCTCCATGTTCACACGATCTTTGTGTTCACCAAATGCTTCTTCTCTAATCTTAGGATCTTGTTTACCCCACCATTCAAGTGTATTGTCATCTATTGTACGATGATACTTTTCACTTTGTTCTTCAATGTCGCAACGTAGATACAATCCTGAGTGCGGATCTTCATCTGTATACGGGTCGAATTTAATAGCACCGAGTGTTATGATAACACTATCTGGCTCAACGCCAAGTGTTTCTAAATCTATCATTCCATGTACAGCCATATTAAATTACCTTCACTAAAATTACTATTTGAAGTATTAGCACAGCAATTGGAACAACAGTTCTAATTAGTTCCATAGTGTGATTATACTCGTCAAGTTTTCTTTCAAGTTTATTTCTTCTTGCCATAATCGCCTTTCTATTCTCCGAAATCAAACAAACTATTAAATGTATTGTTCTGTAATGTGCTTGAAATATCATAGTCTAGCACACCGATCAAATTACCTAGTTTGTTGTCAATAATTGTTGATTCCATTGCATCATCATCAAACGGAAGTTCTTTAAACCAATCTGGAATACGTAGTTCGTCTGTTGGATATGCAACACTTGTGTAGCCTAGTGGGTTCTGTTTTAGTTTACAAACAATAACTTTCATACCGTCTACAATCTCTTGCGAGTATTTGTCACCGTTCATACGCTTTAGTGTGTTCCAGTTAATACTTGCACGAACATGTCCGGGCATAGTTGCTTTGCCTTGCTTTGCTTCTTTACGTTGATACTCGCCAATTTTGTTTGCACGTTTAGGTGAACCTTTTTCAAAACCAGGACGTAGTTTAAATGCAGTACGGAAGTCTGTAATCTTTGCAAGTATTTCAGCTTCTGTCTTATCTGTAAGTACCATAAGCAATAGTTCACTTAAAAACTCTTGCATAAACACAGGTGTATCTGATCGTTTAAGATCAAGACCCATTGCTTTTACTTTACCTAGTTTACCGTTGACGTCCATGCGTTCGCCTTCGTTATCATAAATTAAAGCCGCATAACGTTTCTTAGTAATAAACAAACCTGACTCAGCAACAATTTCTCTACCTGCCGCAATAACATCTGATCTGCTCTTTGGACAATGAAATGCTTCTTGCATAAACTTTGGAAATGTTTCATTCGCCGCTTCACATACTTGATCATATAATGTAATAACACTATCTTTTGTCCAAGGAATTTTTCCAGCATCAATATCTGCTTTTAGTACAGGGTGGGCACTAAAGTAAACAGAATCAGTATCACCATAGATAATACTATCACCTACATGATCATATGTGCCTGTAATAACTTTATTAACTTCTGCACTCATATGTTTTGCGATAGCTCTACCTGTTAGTGTTGTTGATTGACCAATCCGCGGATCAAAGAATCTACAACCAGGATTAAGAATTGCACCATACAAACTGTTCAAGTTAATCTTCTTAACCAACTGTCGTTTATCCCAAAACTCAACTTCAATTCTGTTTCCAGCATCAATAGCTTTGCCTTTTTGTTTTTGTAAATCTTTACGTTCACTATACCAACGTTTAAGAAGTCCTGGAATAACACCGTCAAATTCATTAGTTAAGATAGTTCCGTTAGCAGTTAGCATCCATGGCTTGTGTGAATCAAATATTAGTTTGTATATCTCAGCACCACTAAGAATTTCACTTTCACCGTTTTCAAAGTCAACAGTAATACTAATGTCTTTCTTCTTCTCCATAACTGCTTCGTATTCAATAGTACCAAAGCGGCCTTCCCAAGCACCTGCAAATGACTTCTTCTGAAGTGTCATTGCATCTTCAACCATTGCATCAGTTAGCTCAGGACGTAATTGTCCTATAACTGTTGCAGGATCCATATTTAATGCTCTAATAACAGACGGATATAGTGAATTCAAATCCATTGAACCAATCCACTTGTGTACACCTTTTTTAGGAAATGCTACATAAGCACCTGCCGCAGGATCACTGCCAGGCTCACGTTTTACTCTGTTAGGAACTTGCAAGCCTCTGTGATGTGCTTCGTTGATAATTGCTTGTTCTGTAACTGCAACTGCACCCATAGTGGTCTGTAGTAACACCGTGTTACTATGTGCAAGTTCGTTACTAAGATCAATAAACTTTAGTTTTTTGTCCAGCTTGTCCAGTAGTGCAACGTCTTGTCTGTTGTACTCAATGAACGTTCTGAAGTCATTGTTATAAAGTTGATCGAGCGTACCTTCGTACACAGTTTTGTTTTCGCCGATCTCAAGTTCGCCAATAGCGTCGAGTCGATATGTGTGTCTTTCTTCATATGTGTATTTACGATATAATTCCAAACTATCTAAATGCACTCTGCCTATTAGGTCATAGGTTTCAGCTTTACGTCCGTACTTTTCATATTCACGTTTCTTAGGAAGTTGTTTCCATAAACAAAAACGTCTTGTATCATCTTTACTTAAAACTCTTTTTACACGATTTACAGTATATGGAATATCATAACCTTCACTGTTCCAACCTGTAAGTATATCACTGTCTTGTATAATATCAAGAAACGCTTCTAACATGTCGCCTTCTTTTTCATACAAGTATGTGTTTGGAAAATCTTTTACTTCTTCTTTTGCTTGTTCCATTGATAAGCCTTTAGGAGGCATAGCAAATGTAACTAGACTATCTAACCATTGTAAGTGTACAGTAATAGCAGTAATAGGCATAAACGGATCACTAGGATCAGCAAAGCCACGTTCTGGATCAAAGTCTGTCTCAATATCAAAAAAGCAAACATTCAACTTAGGTGAATCTACATTTAAATAGTTTTCACTCAAACATTGGAAGATTGGATTAATATCACTTTCAAACAATTCTTTGTTTGCGTTAATGGCTAGTTCTTTACGAAACTGTTTTGTGTTTTTAGCAACAATTCTGCTTAACGGATCGCCGTAAATACTTTTGTACTTACCACGTTGATCTTTATAATAAAATGTGTATTTGATTGGGTATTCTGTGTAAGAACGCTTACCATCTTTTCGTTCGACTACTCTGATCACATCCTGATCACGATCAAACTGTGCGTCTACATAACTCATATTTTAACTCCTTGTATGTCACTTGGGGCTGACAAAAACCAATAAGGTCGCTTATGGCCGACTTTTACCTTCATTCTTAAAATATTCATTCGCCTCTCTTGCCTTGTCATCTATCCAAATATCATAGTGTGGCTTTCTAAAACTTAGTGTTGTGTATAGTACACCCCACTCCGCAAACTGGTCTTTAGTAAGCTCACTCCAATCTTTGCCTGTGCTACCGCCTCTAGCAGTCCAATAATGTATTTCATTGCCTTCATTATACAACTTATTAAAGTGTTGTATACGTTGAACATCTGGTTTACTAAATTCGTACTCACTGTTATTATTATAACAGATAGTTCCGTCTATGTCAACCATATATTTCATATTACGAACAACTGTATTAATGCCCAAAGGTTCATTGCTGAGAACCAAGAACAAAGTATAATTACAAATGCCGCTTGTCTAATAACTGCACTAACAATGCCCAAAATACTTCCAACCAAATATAATGGCACAAATATTGTTGTTGCAGGGTCTAATATAGTAAAGCTCAATATTGCACTTGCTGAGATTAAGAACAATGCCTCAATCATTTCGCAATAGAATGCAACAGGACTTAGCCTATAACTTGTTTTAAAGAAATTGGTTACTCTATTCAAACTACTTGTCCTTGCCAACTGTAACAACAAGTGTTTCTAGATCATCAAATTCATCAGCAACTTTATGCCATTCACCTTTTTGGGCAATCTTAATTGCTTTATTAATAAGGCTTGGTTTAATATCTAGTTCTTCTGCTACTGCTTTTACAGTATCTTTAAGACCTGTAGTTAAGTCTTCTACTTCTTGGAGTACTGTAACTCCTTCGTTAACCAATCTTTCTAGTTTGGCTTTTTCTTCTACGCCGTATGTTCGATCGCTCATGTTATCTCCTTAATTGTTATATACATTATACACGAACTGTAAGTGCTTGTCAACAACTATTATTCAGCTTGTGTACGATGAATTGTTAAATTACCTGCTATTACTATTCGCTCTTTGTCGTTCTTCTGTGGGGGTACTTCGTGTGTTACCCAACCTGGGAATACTGCTATAAGTCCGGGATTTGGAAATATAGCATTACCACTTGTTGGAAATACTAAAGGTGCATCATCTGGAGTTGCATCAACATAGTATACAAAACTCCAAATAGCAGGATGATGTGCATGTGGTTTACAGCTATCGCCTTTGGAATATACTGCACCCCAACAATCTGTTACTTCATACTTACCACCAACTAAATGTTCAAGACCATTTTGTACAACATCAATAGCAAAGTTAATAATCTTTTTAAAGTCAGGATCTCTAAACATTGTCCATTCTGTCATATTTGCTTGAACATTTGTTTTTCTAAATTGGCAATCCCCTCTAGCTCTAATTTTTTCAGCTAGTATTGGATTGAGTGTCTCGGCATCTTCATATACGTGAGTATAGATGTCAGCAGATTCTTTAAACTCTAATTTTTGCACGTTTGGTATGAACATGCAATTATTTATATAGGGGTGTTTAATGTATTGTTATTGCTGGTTCTGTCCAGCTTCAGCTTGTTTCATAAGTGCTTTGAACTTACCAAACAGTTGAGGATTAGACATCATACTTTGAATAGCAGTTGCATATGGAGCAATCGCTTTAATAATATTTGGCGGTAATGTTTCACCTGATGATATTTTATCTAAGCCTTTTGCAACTTGGGCACCACTTGCTTTACCACCAACAACACCTTTTAATGCTGTTGCTTTTTGTGCAACCTGTTGTGTTTGTTTGTTATCGTCGCCTTTTGCTAAGCCAGTAACTTTGCCAATTACGCCGCCTTGTTCTGCACCAGCTCTTTTGATATCATCTCTACTAGCACCTGTGGCATTCGCCGCAAAATCTACTGCCTTGTCTGCTACTTTACCTGCAACTTTTTTAACAATGCCTGCACCTGGTGCTTCTTTTACAAATTTGTTTTTAGCTTTATTAAATCCCTTCCATCCTGTTTCGGGCTTTAATTTAACTGCACCGTCACTCCAATCTGATCCAGTCCATGTCCAAGTTACAGTACCATCGTTGTATGCACTACCTGGTTTTAAATCATCTATTGTTTTAGGTTGTTTTTGAGTTTGTGCTTTAGGATCTGGTGTCGGTGTTGGTGTTGGTTTTGCTTTAGTCTTTGTGTCTTTTTTAGAAGTGTCGCCTTTAGCAATCCAATCATCAGTTTCTTTATCGTCAATGCCACCGCCGGGTGCGATTGGTTCTTTACTGCCGTGTGCGCCACCAAACTTTTTTGAAAATGCTTTATTTAGATTACTAAGACCTGTACCTAAACGATTGTTGCGAACTAAATCATCTACTTTACCAAGCGATGCTTTAGTGTTTAACCAACCTCCTGGAGGTGCTTCTACAAGATCTTCAACTTTCATTGACTAAGCCTTTACGCAATTATCAACGGTCTTGCCGCCTTTTTTCTTAGTACCCATACGCTTGTAGCCTTTCCAGCATACTTTGCCGTCAACGCCTTTTTGTTTTTCTTCGTCAAGTGTAGTGTAACTAGGCTTGCCACAATCTTTACATTTACTATTTGCTACTTTTTCGTTTAGCATATTAGCTAATGTGTTTTTGTATGATTCGTTTTTCTTTTTGTCTGCTTTAGAAGCGTGTACTGCTTTACGCTGTGCATCGTTCTTGTACTTGCCTTCATTCTTTTGATTTTCTTTGTAGCAATCGCAATGTTCGCAATCAGGTCCGCATTTACATTCTGTTACAGGCTTTCCGCAACATGCTTCTGGACACATTTTTTCTTTAGCTTCGTTAGCTGTAGATTCTGCTACTTCGTCAAACTTCATTTGGTAGTCTAAGTGATGGTAAACACTACCTAAATAATCTGCTGATTTAGTAATTTTAGCTTGTACCCAACCTTCTAAGCCTGCTGACTCGTCAACACCTTTAAGCATTTCGTGTAGTTTGATACTGTATTTTGCAATTTTGTATAGTTCAGCTCTAGCCATTTGTACTTCATGGTCTGACTCAGCTTTGTAAGCCATGTCTGCTAAACCTTCTTTTAGTTGTTTTTTATTCATATCCATCACTTTATCTCTCTAATAGTATTTATCGTTTAGCTACTTTGCCACCAAAGAAACTGTCTGACGCATCTAGTGCATTAACCACTGTGCCGTCTGCTTTTTTCTTAGACTTCTTTTTAGGTACACCGTTCTTATCACGTGGTATTTGACCATGTGCATGTACTGGATTTGCCACAGTTGCTATAGCACCTGCACTAGTACCGCCTGCTGTTGCAGTTTCTTCTAGGTCTTTTTGAAATAGTTCACGTATTAACATAGTATTATTTATCCTGATTTAGCCATCTTAGTTGCTGTTGCATACATAACTGCTTCAGCATCTTTGCCATAACGCTTTTTAAAGTCACTTTTATTCTTTTTCATACCCTTTACTATGCGTTCTTTTTCTGCTTCTTCGTCTTTATCTAGTTCACGTTCTTCTACAGGTTTATTAAAGTAATCCTTTAATAGTCCAGCAGTACGCTCGAACTTGTGATCTTTGTGCTTAAATCCAACTCCACCTTTAGCTTCCCAGTTTCTAATATTAGATCCAAAGTCGTCAATTAGTATGTTAGGTGTACCATCAGGTTGTTTAGCCCACTTGTATTTGTCTGCGGATATAATAACTTCTTTAGGTGGAAAAAACGCTAAGTTCTTTTTAATCCATTCACGCTTGTGTGGTTCTGCTTTAGGGTCGTTAGCTAACGGAGCACTTAATATGTTGTACTCTCCTTTTAGCTCTTTAATAATGTTTAATAAGTTTTGAGCATTTTTTGTTAATGGTAATGATAACCAAAAATCATCTTTGTCTCTAATTGTTTGTAATGCACTTTCAATGTCTGTAATTTGTCGCCAATCTTTACCTACTATCTTCTTCCAAGCTGGAAAGAAATCAGCTAATACTCCGTCCATGTCTACGTATATTTCACTAACTGCTGATAGTTCTTTTGATTTTAATTCTTTTATTTGCGACTCAGTCATCCCCATATTAAATAAAGTATTTGGTTTTGTATTTTTATGTGCTTTCTTATGCATAGTATACAACGGCTTTCCATCTTTGTCAACCGAATTACCAAATTTCTTTGCTTCAATACTAGTTTGATCCACGCCAACATCAGGAGTTGTGTTAACACCTTTTACAATGCGTCCTACGCCTTCTGATATCTCATGCCATCTCATTTCTTTTTACGTCCTCTAAACCCTTGTGGCATATTTTGGTTAGTCATATAAGGTCTACTAAACCAAAGTTTAAACCAATCTTGATCACCTGGTTTTACACCCATTGCTTTTTCTTTTTTCTTTAGAGCTGTTGCAGTAATACTAGGATTTTCGTCAATCTTATACTCCGAATAACCTGAGAATTCATTAATCCCTGCTAGTCGTTGTAAAGTTTTAATATCCATTACTTCTTTCCACTCTTCATGTTAGCACACCAGTGATACATTTTAGCCTTTTCGCCACTTGCATTTTTAGCACGTTTGCGTAGTGCTGTAACACTACCATTGCAACTAGCACCTGACTTTTTTACACGCCCTGGTCTGCTTTTACCTTTTTTTTTACCGTCAGCAAAGTTTTCTTCTACATTTTCGTTATGTTTAAAGTATTCTATTTGTCCTAGACGCTTTTCAGCCGCTTTACGACTATCGTATGTGCCAAGTTTCTTTTTACCGTCTTTACTGTAGATAACATACTTGTCACCTTGCTTACGAATAGTTTCTTCTATAGTTTCTTTTTTCTTACCGTCAGCAAAGTTTTCGTCTAGCATGTTTTCTAATACTTCATCTGCCATATGCACACGAGCATACTCTGCACCTGTTAAACGTAGTGCATCATATCTGTGATGTCCGTTTACAATACGTCCTTTGCGATCAATTTGTAAAGGTGCATAATCGTCGTTTAATACGTTTACTAGTTGCTTACCTAGTTTATGCCAATGGCGTTCGCTTTGTACAGTTTTAAGTTTGTCTAGTTTAATTTTACCTGGCGACCCAAGTTTCTTTAACTGCGGAGGTGCTTTACCGCCTGTGGGTTTGTCATCAAAATGTGCATCTTGATAACCTTGAGCATCTTGTGTTTGATAACCAATACGATTAAGTTGCTTCATAAGGTACTTCATTTCTTTAGCACCTGCATAAGGAGCAATCATAATGTCTGGTTCATCTACATTAGATCCTGCTGGCATTGACTTTAGATTAGCTAAATTAGTACCTAATTTTAAAAAGTCGTATGCTGTGTCTGACTTAGTTAAGAAAGAATTTTTAGGATTAGGAAACATTTTACCTTCGTGGTGTCCTTTTTTAAGAGGCTTTTTCTTTTTCTTTTCACTAGCATTTAACCCACTTTGAAATGTTGCAAATTTTGCCTTGCCTTGCTCAATTTTTGAGTTAGACGCTGATGGAACAGAGTCGGAAGGACGTTCGTTAACATCAACTTCTTTAGTTAAGTTAGCTTTAAGTCTATCATATGGGTCTTGTGTTGAAATTTCTTTATTTTTTGGAACTTTAATACTTACATTAATGTTTAAGTTATTGAATAAGTTCTTAACACCGTTAACACTTTTTAGTGCTTTTTGCATTAGTTCTTTTTCATCTTCAGCTCTACTATCGTAAAACTTAATAAATTTCTGTGCTTCTTGTGGAGTAATTAATACTTCACCACCGCTACTTGCACCACCTGTATCTTTATAACTTAATGGAAAAGGCATACTGTCTTTTCTATCAGCAATGTTATATAATACTTCAATCTTTGGTCGTTGTTGCTTTACACTATATTCATCTAAACTTTCATCAACAATGCCCATGCCTTTTCTAACTTGGTCATACATTTGCTGTGCCATCTGTGCATTAGCAACACCTTGTTTGAAACTATCAAAGTCACCTTCTTGTGCCGCGGCTCTCATTTTACTTGCACTCATGCCTTCAGCACCATCTGCATCAGGATCACGTTCGCCTGCACTTACAATGTTAATACTGTTAAAGTTATAGTCTTTACCGTTGTAGTCATTTAATAATTTAGTAAATGAATCAACTCTGTCTGAACCTGCTACATATATAATATCTGTATAGCCTTTAGCTTCTAGACTTTGCATAGCTTGGATAATAGTTTTTACTTTAGGATCACCTATTTCAATACCTGGAAAACTTTTAGATGCAAAGTACATCTTTTCTGGGAATGGTAGTGGATCTGTTTTAGGTTTTTGTGTTTGACTTAAAAATAAAAAAGGATCGCCCTTTTGTGATTTTACTACGTCAGCTAATTTAGCATGTCCAATAGTTGGAGGATTCATTCTTCCAAATGCAAACACCGCAGTCTTAGGTGCTTCAAAAAGCTCACGTAAAAGCATTAGTACTCTCCGTCTCTAAGTGCTTCCATTTCTTCACTACAAATTACTTCTGCTAAAGATTTATATTCTTCTTTAGTTAAAAGTTTTGTAGGATCTTTTGAAATGTTAAATTTATTACAATACTGTTCACAGCATCTATCAATCATAGGTGATAAATCTTGAGGTACTGGACTTTTGCCGCCTTTTAATTTATCTTGTAGTTTTGCCATTGTTGGATAATACTGTTTGCGATAGAACATTGGGTCGTTCTTCATAAACACTTGTAAGTCGCCAATGACATCAAATCCTAACTCATTTTCTTTTGTTGGGTCTAAATCTGCAAACTCAGTTATTTTCATATTACCACTTCCTACATGACCAGTAACGTGCCTTAGTACGTGGTCCTGGATTATCACAGTTGTGTCTAGCACGGAAACTTCTTCTACGTGCTGGATTAGACTTTTTAATACTCATTGCCTTACCTTTGACACTTGATCCACCGTGTCCAAAGTTTACTTTTTTAACATTTCCTGTTTTAGGATCTTTTACATATACCTTAAACTTCTTAACATCACCTTGCATAGGTTTACCAAGTTTTACTTTACGTCCTTGATATTCTGCTTCGTCTACAATATCATCTTCGTTATACCACATAACACCGTACTGTTCATAAAACTCATCATCATCGTCATAAGTTTCTTCAATAATATCTTCGCCAAGCCCTGCACTAATTTCAATATCAAAGTCATCGTAACCTTGTTCGAACATGTAGTTTGCTAGTCTGTTAGCATACTCGTTTGATTCGTCTTCTGAAAGTTGTTTTGGTAAAGCAATTTCCCATGCTGTACCACCTTGCTCAGTTTCGTAAAGATTTTGATCAGGAAAGATACTTTCGTCTAACAACTTAGTTGTTTCCTGTTTTTCCATTACTATTCTTACAAAATGTTCCATCTTATCTCCTAGTGGTTTAATAGCACACTATTTACTGTACCTGCTGTATGTACTGCTAACACTCTTACCCAAACAAAATTGCCTGTAAAGTTTTTAAAGTAATTACCGTCACTACCTGTTTCGCTTGTATTAGTTATATCAAACCAATCATCAGCTGTAGGAGTTACTGCTAGAGTTCCTTGCATTTTAATAGTTCCGTTAAAGCCACTAAGGTTGTATTGCACAGTATGGAACCCATCTGCACGACCGTAATAGCCGTCTCCTTTAAACTTCTCACCTGTAATAGTCTGTGTTGTACTATCTCCTAGGTGTGTGTTTTGTGTTAATATTGTTGTACTGTTGGACATATAGTTATTTATCTAGATCTTTACTACTTATAATTTTATCAATTCTCATCAAATCCTTCTTTAAGAACAATCTAATTAAGGTTATAGTGGCAAAATCTTTAACATACATGTACATACCTTTGAGATTATATCCGCGTTGTATGTTACTTAATACTCTATTACCTATCTTAATTTTACTTTTATGTTTGATGCAGAAGTTCGCAAGGTTCGGATCAGCAGTTCCGTTAAGTGTAATTTTATAACCAAAGTCTATAGTATCATTAATAATAATATTAGGGGTTAAGATTGCATTATCTTTGGGCATGTGTACTACGCAAACTGCGTTTAGTTTACTAGTTATAGTTTTAACCCATTCATAGTTATTAGTGTATATTCCTAAGTGATAACTTTCACAACGAATTTTAAAATTTTCTTTTTGTTTTATGAATAACGAAAGTAATATCTGTAGATCGGATAGTTCTTCAGAAGTAACATTTACTGTTCTAAATCCAGACCCCCATTTAACAAAACCTTCAGCTTCGTATTGTTGAATAGCAGTATCGATAGACTTTCTTGCATGAGAAAAGTTTTTATTTCTAAAAACAAAGCCTAATGCATTATGAAAGTCTACCTTATACTTGTATTGATCGTAGAATAGTTTATGAGAATCAACTTTTATCAACTGTTTCGGGCTCCTTGACTGTATTTACAGTAGTCTGTAAGTCAAACGCTCCGTCTTTAATGTCGATATGTAGTTTACCACCGTTCTTTAGGTCACCAAACAGTAATACTTTAGACAACGGAGTTTTAATATCATTATCAATTACACGTTGCAACGGTCTTGCACCCATCTTGGGATCAAATCCTTTGTCTACTAAGTAATCAATTGCTTCGTCTGAAATAGTAGTTACAACATTCTTTTCAGTAAGCATTGTCTTAAGATCAACTAAGAACTTACCAACAATTTTAATCATTGTATTCTTTTCTAATCTACCAAATGTCATAACACCGTCAAGTCTGTTACGGAATTCTGGAGCAAAGAACTTTTTAAGTTCGCCATCGTCGTGGTCTTTCTCCATATCGCCAAATCCTACTGCATTAGTATCAGCTTCAGCTGAACCTAAGTTTGTTGTAAGGATTAATACAAGGTTTCTACAGTCAGCAGTCTTACCGTTACTACCTGTAACAAATCCGTTGTCCATAATTTGTAATAATAATGAACTTACATCTGGGTGTGACTTCTCAATTTCATCAAGTAGTAATACACAGTTTGGATTCTCTTGTACTTTAGTAATTAGTAAGCCACTATTTTCTTCAAAGCCTACATATCCTGGAGGCGAACCAATTAGTTTAGCAACACTATGTTTCTCTTGATACTCTGACATATCAAATCTAATTAGTTTTACACCTAATTGTTTTGCAAGTTGTTTCGCTGTTTCAGTTTTACCTACACCAGTTGGCCCCATAAACACAAACGATCCAATTGGTTTGTTTTCTGCTTTAAGTCCTGCTTGTGCTACATGAATCTTATCAACAATGCTGTCAATTGAACTGTCTTGTCCGTAAATTGCGGCTTTCATATTATGGTTTAAATTAGCAAGGTTACTAGTTTCAGTTTCCATAATTTGTTCTTTAGGCATGTTAATCATCTTAGCAAGTTCAAACTGTACTTCTTTCATACCAACTGTCTTGTTTGGTTCACTTGTAATATTAAATCTTGAACATGCTACATCTAATAAGTCAATAGCTTTGTCAGGTAATTTTTTATCTGTTTGATATTTCACACTAAGTTTAATTGCAGTATCAATAGCTTCTTCTGTAATAGATACTTTGTGAAAGTCTTCGTAATATTTTTTAATACCTAATAAAATATCTTTAGTAATTTCATTAGTAGGCTCGTCAACACTTACACGAGCAAATCTACGCATCAATGCACGATCTTTTTCAAAGAACTTTCTATATTCTTCCCATGTAGTTGATGCTACAACTTTAATATTTCCTTTAGTAAGAATAGGCTTTAGCATATTAGCTAAGTCATTTGATTGACCACTACCGCCAGCACCTGCTCCACTAATCATATGGGCTTCGTCAATAAACATAATAGTTTTGCCTTTCTTCTTAAGGCCAGCAATAACTAATTTAAATCTTTCTTCAAAGTCTCCTCGGTATTTACTACCTGCTAACATACTACCAATGTCTAAGTTGTATACTGCATATTCTTTAAGAAACTCTGGAACATTGTTATTAACAATATTATATGCAAGTCCTTCTGCAATAGCAGTTTTACCTACACCAGGCTCACCAACTAGCAATACATTGTTCTTCTGTCTACGGCCAAGTGCTAGTGCAATGCTTTCGAGTTCTTCTGAACGTCCAATAACAGGATCAATTTTTCCTGTTTCAGCATCAGTATTAAGATTAGTTGTAAACGAACGTAATGCACGATTGGCCATCCCGGCCATTTCCTCATCTTCAAAGTTAGCTTCAAGTTCATTGTTTAGATAGTCGGCAAACTTTTCTTTTTCAATGCCTACTTCGTTAATAAAGTACAATGCCCAACTTTTCTTTTCGTTAAACATACTTAGGAATACATCGCTAACTTCAATAGAGTTGCGACCACTAAACAACACTTGTGTAAATGCTCTGTTTAGTACACGTTCTACAGCCTGTGTTTTCTTAGGCTTCCATTTTTTAGGAAGTTCCGCTCCTTCAGGCATTAGTAAGTCGTTACATTTAGTTTTAAGATAGTTCTCTACATTCTTTTTTATAAAATCAGGGTCAGTATCATTATACCCAGATAGAATATTAGAAAAGTCTTCTTCACATAACATTGCAAACAACAAATGCTCTAATGTAAGATACTCGTGATTTAACTTTTTAGTTACATCAAGTGCTTTGTCAAATATTTTCTGTAAATTTTCGCTAGGTTCAACCATTATGTTATGTACGCTCCAAATCTTTTTAATAATTTTGATTGCTTTTTCTTAGCAATGTCGAGTTTTAATTTACTTACACGGTCAATGTAATTGATTCCGTATAAGTGATCGTATTCATGTCCTGCAATTCTTGCATTCCATCCTACTAGTTCTATTGTACACTCTTTACGACTAGAGTCAAGACACTCTATTACCATTCCTGTTGGTCTTTTAACCTTAAAAAATAGTAATGGAAAACTTAAACAACCTTCTTCGCCTAACACAGTCTCCTGACTTACGGCTGTAATTTTAGGATTAATAATTGCAAAAGGTTTATTATCTTCATAACCTTCTAATCCTTCAGGTTTAATAATAAAGATTTGTGCATCAAGCCCAACTTGATTAGCACTAAGTCCTACACCGTTTTCTTTTTCCATAATTTCAATCATTTCTGATTCAATTTGTTTAGCATCGTACTTGTCAAAGTCAAACGGCGCTACTTTTTTATCTAAGAACGGGTCGGGGAATCTAAGTAGTTTTAGTTTCATCTTGTATCTTTCTTATTTTTTCTCTTAATAGTTCGTCGTTAATTTTTGGTGTAACACCATTTACTTTAATATATAAGTTGCCTGTTTGTCCTTGTCGTCTATTTGGTAATCCCTGTCCACCAACACTAAAAACTGTTCCTGGGTTTGACCCTGCTGGTACATTAACACTTAATGTACGTCCGTGTATTGTTTGGATGGTTATGTTTGTGCCTAAAATGAAATCAAATAAATTTAACTTCTTGTCTATATATAAATTTATGCCATCTTGAGTGTACTCGGGGTGCTTTCTGACTCTTATAAGAACATGCAAATCACCTCTTGGTGCTTGGCTATGTGCATCACTGCCCATGCCTGCATACCGTATTCTATCACCTGCTTGTACACCTGGTGGTAATTTAATTTCTACTGTTTCTTCTCTACCACTAGGCAATCTGTAAGTTGCAATAACTTCTTTACCGGTAACAATATCTTCTAAATCAATATCAGCACCAATAGTTATATCTTGGTTCCTCATATGTCTACGCATATTTGGGTTTGCTCCAAACATTTGTCCAAATATATCTTCAAAATTAGCACCACCAAAAGCATTTGAAAAATGACTCTGCTGTTGTGCTTGTGCTTGTTGAGGATCAGCAGTTCCATACTGATCATACATCTGTCTTTTTTGTGGATCTTTTAGTGCAGAGTATGCTTCGTTAATTTGTTTGAACTTTTCATCACTTCCACCATTCCGATCAGGGTGGTGTTGCATACTTTGTTTCTTGTATGCTTTCTTCAGCTCTGAGTCTGTGGCGTTTCTTGGAACACCTAAAAGTTCGTAATAATCCATAATAGTATTATATACTTATCTTAGGCTTTTGTCAAGTTCTATTTGTCTGGATTCTTTTTAGATGTACCAGCATATAGTCCAAACCATGCCGCTCCTGCACCTACAACAATACTAACTAATCCTGATTGCTCTAAGTTTGGATTTGGTAAATTCATGAACCATGTTGTAACATCATATAATAAGTAAATGTAAACTGACAAAAAGATTCTTGGAAAAATTCTCCAAGCATCTACAGCTCTTGCGAGAAAGATAAGATGCATATACGGATTCTTACCACTGTCAACTACATTAGTATCTACTTCTAATTCTAGTTTAACTTTTTTTGTATCTGTAGTTTCTACCTTTGTATCAGTTTCTACTTTTTTAGTTTCATTTTCCATTTTTAATTTTCTCTATATTTTCTTTATTATCTTTAATTGCATCAGTTTGTGCTTTATCAATCATCTCTTGAAGACGTCTTCCTTTATCAATATCTGAATCTAAATGTAGATTTTTATTAATAACTTTTTCTAACCTGTGAAACTTAACACGGTCATTTGGAATATATCTCCAAGTATAACCACGCTTACCGTAAACACCAAACACACTTTCACGCAATCCTATTTTAACTATAATAGCATCATCGTCATCTAATATAATAGCATCACCCTCATTAAACGCAGGATTCATTTTAAACTTTAATCCTGACATTAGATTAGCCGCAAAATCTTTAAACCAGAAAGCAACAGAAATACTAATTAGTATTGCTATCCAAGGTGCTAACAAATCTGTTAAGCTCATTCCTAATTGATCAAATGCGTCCATCTTCGTCTCCACTAGTATTTATCAGTCAAAAGGAAAGGTTGTCCAAAATAAATTAAACAACCTTTCTAGTTTTTTCTTAGTTTATAGCAGGTAACTTACTGTAGTTAACTGTATAATACCCTGATGGGTGTGTATCAACTGCGTCTGCATACTTAGTTTCTAATAGCTCTTGTGCCATTACACCTGTTTGTACTGCATTATCCCACACATAATTATATGTGTAAGTGTTAATACCGTTGACTTTGCCTGCAAATTCAACGTTTTCTTTTAAGCGTGAGTCTGAAAAGAATTTCTTAACACTCTTCCAACTCTTCTTAGCACCGTCAGCAACTACATTAGCCGCATCAGTAATAGCTTTTTCAGCACTCTTAATGGCATTGTTTGCTTGATTAATAGTATTGTTACATGCATTAATGGCGCTGTTACATGCATTAATAGTGCTGTTAGCCGCTTTAACAGCGTTATTAGCATTAAATACACTTGTAGTCCACTTACCTACTTCGTTACCCCAATGTGCAACTGCATTAGCCGCATCAGTCATTGCTTGACCAGTTTGGTTAATTGCATCTTCGGTAGCACTTACTGCCGAGTTACATGCATCTACAGTTTGTTTTGCAACTTTTTCGCCTTGTTTAGCAACTACTTGTGCTTGGTTTGCAACTTTCATTGCTTCTGCTTGTGCTTTATCAATTCCATCAGTTACATGGTTCAATGCTTCGTCCATTGTTCCACCTGCGTTTAGAATAGCGTTAGCACCGTCTACTAGTGGTCCAATATCAATGTCAACATTCACATCAACATCTAGTCCAACTAGCAAAGCCGCTTGTCCGTCAATACCAAAACTAATTGTATCATCTGTATATGTAGCGTGTGCAGAACCTTGAGCACCAATTTGGCCTCCAATACTTGCACCAGCACCACCGGATACTGTTGCTCCGCCTATGTGTGCAGAACCTTCAGCATCAACTCCAACGTTAGCACCTGCAATAGCACCGCCACCTACGTCAACTCCGTCTTTACCAATACTTGCATGTCCACCTGCTTCTGCGTATGCTTCAGCGTGAGCACCTGCTGTACCTTCTGCACCTGCATCAACACTAATATCACCTACAGGTGTATCAATACCAATCTTAGCATCTGCTGATCCTGTTGCTGTTACATCTGCACTTGCACTTGCACCAACTGTAGCCGCGGCTTCAACACCGTCTTTGTCAACTGATCCACTTGCTTTTGCGTGTGCTTCTGCTTCTGCTTTTGCTTTAGCTTCTACGTCTGCACTTGCATCTGCATGTGCGTCTACGCCTGGAACAATTTCTTGTTCAGCATGAGCTTCAGCACCTGCACTTGCACTTGCTTCTGCACTAGCATGAGCTTCAGCGCCTGCGGCAAATGAACTATCAGTTACTTCGTAACCTGCACTTGCTCCTGCTTCAGCACTTGCACTTGCATCAGCTTCGTAACTAGCACCTGCGTGTTCGTCGCCTACTGTTTCACCTACTGATGTTTCGACACCTGCGGCAACTTGAATTGTGTACTGAGGTCTTGAAACATCTTGGACCATTGCTTCAGCTTGTGCAACTTGTGCCTGTGCCGCCGCATAATCGTCATCTGCTTGTTTTTGTTTTGCAATAGCATCATCATGATCTTTAATTGCTTGATCATGTGCCGCTTCAGCCGCCTCTTGTTGCTGTTGTGCAGTCTTTTGTTCGCTTTGTGCGTTTGCTTTATTAGCTTTTGCTGTATCTGCTTCTTGTTGTGCAGATTTCTTTTGATTTTCTGCTTTAGCTTTTTCTGAATTTTTTTGATTTATTTGATTTTGAGCATCACGCTTTTGGGCTTCGGCTTTGTTTTTATCGTCTTGTGCTGACATTACTTTCTCCTTTTAGATTCTAAATGTTTAATACGTGTTTCTAACTCGTCAATCTTACGAGCTATATTTGGATTTACTTTCTTCCATGCATCAGGGTCTTGATTAAACCATGTCCAACCATATCTATCTCTAATGCTGTCTAAAAGTGTGTCCCATTTACCAAATACCCATAGTGCAATACGTGTATCTCTCATATATGCAATGAATAATGCTCCAAATATACTGCCGGCAATCGCGGTATATATCCATAGTCTATCACTAGCCATGCGTTCTATCATTTCGATCATATTGTAATCCTGTGTATTATGTTAGTATTTATCAGAAGGCACAAGCAATTTCGCCTTTGGGTTGTACCTCAATATTTTTATTATTTTTAGAATCTTTGGTAATATCAATGTCTGCACCAGGACGTACAGAACATGTACTTTTAGCACAAGAGGATAATAGGACAATCAGAGTCAACATTGCCCAAATACGCATTACTTTTTAGTTTTGCTTTTGTCTGTAGACTCGTAATATTCTTTGTAAGATTTAATAATTTCGTCTTGTTGAAGCATATATGCACGTATTTGTGCGAAGTTTTTACTTAGAGCTTCATAACCGTCATCTGTTAATCCAAATAATACAGGGTCAACACCGCCTGCTTTAAGTTTAGCAAATACTTCATCGGCATTGTCACTAGTAATGATAGTCCATTTGATTTCTTCTAGTTTTGGAGTTAACGGTTGTGGCAACGCAAGAGGTTCTCTTGGAACTTCTGTCTTAAAGACTTCTAGTTGCTTAACAGAACTACATCCACTAATAAGGAACGTAATTGGGATTAGCAATACTAGGACACTCAGAGTTGATCTCAGATTTCTTAGTAGCATTTTTCTCTTTCTCCGTTAATGGTGACCCCATAGCAATTTCTACACATCTCATTGCTTTTGTAGTCGCACCGTTAATAACACGTTCAACTGATTTAGGACGTTCATCTGCAAGTTTGCCAATGTCACGTACTTCACCTTGAGCGTTAATTTTATTAAAGCGTTCGTCTAGTGCTTGGAATTCAGCGGCTAGTGTTTTATTTTGTTCAGTTAGTTTGGCTGATATAGCTTTTTGCGATTCAAAGTCAGCTTTTGCTTGTGCAATTACTTCTTTTTGATCAGCAACACTTTGTTCTAACTTTAAATTATTTGCTTCTGATGTAGCCAAGTCTGCTTTTATATTCTTAACATATACATAGCCACCGCCGGCACCTGCCAACGCTACAACTATCATTGCTATTTTAATCGATGCAAACATCTTTTACCTCATATCTATGTTGTTCACAGACGACAATTTCAATTGGCTTGTTGTCGCCGTCTGTAAACGTTTCAATTAGTTTACCTTCGTGTTGTCTACCGCAATTTTGGCAAACGTCACTCATGCCATTGACAAAGCAAGTTCCGTTGTTTCGTCTACTCTACGTGTCCAACCTCGACCAAATGTTTCAAAGGTCTTTAATCTTTCGTAGTATCCTTGACGGTCTTCTTGGAACTCTTTAATAGTTTCTTTAAGTCCATGTGTGTCAACATATTCAGCTAATTTCTTTAGCGTGTTAGGACCAATTCCGCCATCAGCTACTGTACCAATCATAGTTTGTAAGTATTTTGCTGAACGTCCTGTACCGGCATTAACACCAAAGTCAAATACACATAAGTCTAATCCACTTGGTAGTTCATCGCCTTTAACACGATCCCAATAATTCTTTTTGTAAATTGGAGCAACATCTGCGACTGTTAAGTCTTTCATGTCTTTTGTTCCGCCCCATTCTTCATACACACGTTTTGTAACACCCAAGTTAGTTTCGCCACCTGGATCTTTAGGGTGATTTACATATCCGCCCTCGTGGTGTAGAATAGTTTCTAAACATTTTTGATAGTTTTCTTGCATTGTAATTTATCCTATTTTGTTAGGACTACTACATACCCATTGTTCTCAACCAAATAATTTTGACCATACTTTGATATATTGTAGTCTCCAATATATTTAGTTAAGTAAATAATCTCGGCAAAAGAATTGGCATCATATGATTCAGTAATTCTTTCGTGGATGTCTTTATGCTCTCCAAAATCTACAACATTGTACTGTAATGGTTCAGCATATATTTTTGAGAATTTAATTTTATTTTCAACAAGATCAATACTGTCAAGATAGCTTTTACTAAAAAAGTTCTTGTAGTTGTCCATATTGTTTTCGTTTACTCTTATTTCGTATGCACCTTTATCTAATGGAACTGTTGCTAAAATGTTTTCCATTTGTGCTTCTTGGCTTTTAAAACTTTTGTAATAGCGGAATTTAAACTTATCTATGTTAGCTAATTTACCAACACCGTCTAACATTTCTATGATTTGTTTTGGAACATCTTTATGACGTTCAATTTCTACAAATACTTTATATGTTCCATCAGTCTGTTCTCCTGAAGTAACATCAGCATCTAGTATGTAAGGATAACCTTTCTCAAAAAAGTTCATTAAATCTTTTGCTGGTCCTTCAGACATGCAACTAAAACTGCATACTACAATATCCTTATCATCACCCATTTTACTTTTAAAACTATCAATTTCAAAAATAGGTAAAACTAAATCGTTAAGATCTCCGGCAATCAATCCCATTATACTGCTCCACCTTCGACTGCGGCAGTTTCGCCTTCTTGTGCAATGTCGTCAACTGCTGGTTGAGTTGAAGCTACTGCTGGTTCTTTAACATAATCCAATTGTTCTTTGTATCCACTATAGATGTTTAAAATAAGTTCTTTAGGCATTTTAATAGTTACTACCCAAACAGGTTCTCTATCTAGTTTGCCTTTCTTAGTACCAGGTCTAATATCGCTTGGTTCTTTAATTTTGCGTGGTTTAAGAATAGCTGTTTTTTCGTATGATACATAACAGTCGTAATCTAATAGACGTTTTCCACCTGCTGGATCAGGCATCTTATCTTTAGGCCACATAAATGAAGCCGCTACCCAATGTCTTTCAATTTTAGGTCCTTCAACTAACTCACCATCTTCCCAGTTAGCATACACGTATAGATCTAATTCGTCTAATACACGTTCAAAGTCTTTTAAAACACTTAAAGCAGTATCACTTTCGTATATACTTTCAATGTTTGTAATAATATCTAATACATCACGCATGTCGTTTTCACCTATTCTTATACACTTATTTATCCGGATACGATCTATAAGTGTGCAGTTTTGTCTTGTGACCCAAATGGTAAATATTAGTGTAGGGCAGTAATACTGTGAATCTACAGTGACTGTCTTTATACTAACTCATGAAGGAGGAACTTAATGGGTGCTAAAAGACGAGCAAGAGCTCATAAAACCCCCGCTGATAACAATGTTATTAGCTTTTCAAAACCACAACAAAAACAAATCAATATACTTCCTAGAAACAAAAACCAAGAAACATATATGCTAAAACTGTTGGACCCGAAGAAAGACATAGTCTTCGGTGTTGGTCCTGCGGGAACCGGTAAGACCCTACTTGCGGTCCAGGTGGCTATTAAGTTATTCAAAGAAGGCGCAATTGATAAGATTGTTGTAACAAGACCTGCTGTTTCAGCTGACGAAGATCTTGGTTTTTTACCAGGAACAATGGAAGAAAAAATGGCTCCATGGACAAGACCTATCTTTGATGTTTTTAAAGAGTACTTTAGTGCTAAAGAACTTGAAGGTATGATGTACGATGGTGTTATTGAAATTTCACCGTTAGCTTATATGAGAGGTCGAACATTTAAGAAATCAATAATTGTTGCAGATGAGATGCAAAATGCAACACCAAATCAAATGAAAATGTTACTAACACGTATTGGTGAGAAATCACAGATGGTAGTAACAGGCGATTTAGCTCAAGCTGATAAGTTGAGTAATAATGGTTTGATTGATTTTATTAAATCGTTAGAAAAACACAGAGAAACAACGCACATTGACATAGTCAGATTCCAAACTCATGATATAGAAAGGCATGATGCAGTTAAAGAAGTATTAGCTGTTTATGGCGACGAGTAATTAATCATCACCTGGAAGATCTATGTCGTTTTGATCAACGATGTAGGTCTTCTTAGCGTGTTGCCACTTAGACCAACTGTTAAAGATCATTCTTTGCAGTCCAATGATAGCATTGTGTCTATCAACTGCGGTCTCACTTAGATTTCCTGTACGAGCAACAACTGTTTCTCTCTTAATAGGAATCAGTTGGCACAAAGGTTCACCCATTTTAATTGTTGTAGGCTTAATTTCTTTTAGCATAATATTAAGCGGACTAACTAATGCACCTAAGTCATGGTCAATAATACCAGGAATTGCTTCATAGTTTCGATCTTCATGATAAAACATAGGTTGATATAAAACACTCCAATTAGACTTGCTCCATATTCTCCAAGGACAATCTAATTTAACCGCGGCTCTTACACCAAACTTAGTTAGTAGTTGTGTTTCATTCTCTACTTGATCTGCAGGATGATATGCAGAATTATAAGCTGGATCACTATAGCGTGTTTCTACGTAATTTCCATCATCACTTGGTAAAATTTCCATATCGCACCAAGCAGGAATAACAAATCCAGTCTCCATAAAATCTTTAATGCCTGGGCATCCTTTTACAGTTTGTTCACTGTCAATTTTATGCTTTTGTTTATTAATATACGCTGGCATCTTTTTCCAGGCTGTAGGTTTAAATTCACCAGCTGGTCTAATAGGAGCATGTTTGCGTACAGCCCACCTTTCAGTTTCAAAAAATATTACTGGTTCTGGATTATTCATTAATTGTTTCCATCAAAGGAAATATTTCTGCAATTACCTTTGCACATGCATGAGCAATATCCATATGTTCTTTTTGTGTACCATTAGCACCACGTAGATCAATGTAATGTAACCAACTACGCAAAGTACCATTCATGTACAGTCGTGTTTTAGTACAACCTTCGGGCAATACTGCACGAGCTTGTTCTTTTGCAATACCGTTATCAATTGCCCACTCGTATGCTTCTTTAGACGCATCAATTACTTTTTGTTGTTGCGTTTCCCAATCATTGAGTAGATTCATATCTTGTTGTGTATTACCTAGTGCAATACTATTTTGTCTGTTCTTTGTGTCCTGTAGTCGTGCTTCACGTAATACAAATTGATTGCCAAACTCTGCAGGATCTGCATAACGCTGACTAAACTCTTGGAAACTAAAACTACGATGACGCACAATTTGATGTGCAATATCACGTGTAGTATTAATTTCTAAACAAGCACTAACCATTTCTAAAGGAGACCAATGTTGATGTTTAATCAAATACTTAATTAAACGTTCACTTGTTTCGTTGTTAATTTGTGCCGCAGGGTTACTTACCTTGGCACAAAAAGCAATAAGTTCCTGTAAATCATCAACACCTTCAGTTGAAAATTCATCCGTTGCTTTTGAGTAACTTACTAGTCTGACCTTCATTTTTTAATTCCTTTGTTCGATGTTCTAACCAATTAATGGCTGTGTGTATATGTCCTGTATCATGTTCACGTAAACAAGATTTTGCATATTCAATTTCACGTTCTAATATAGTAACTGCTATTAGGTTACCGGGAAAGTCTTTTTTCACCCAGTCCTCCAAATCACATGTACGCCAAATTCTGTTACGAATGGGTGTGGCCCTAATTCTCCAATTGGAATAGCCGCACACGCAGTCGAAAATTCTACAACCATGTCAGTTGGTTCAAACCAACCTAGGTCGCCTCCGTTATTCTTACTAGGACATGCAGAGTTTTCTTTTGCCATTTGATCAAAAGAAACGCCACCTTTTTTTAGTTCTGCTGTAATTCTTTCACCTTCGGCCATTGCTTCACCAACGCCTCGACTGTGTGTAGAATTCTTTGCTCCTTTAAATGATAGCAGTATATGACTTGCTCTCATCTTTTTCGTGTTTAGTGCCATTTAATCTCCTTTACCTGGTTTAGTTGACATTACATCAATTACAGGAATTTTATCTGCTAATACATCTTCTTCTCTGACCTGTGTAATATTGGGCCATTCATAACTATATTTACTATTGATCTTAAACCAAGTACCGTCATCCTGATCCTCTGTAATAATAGCATCAACAGGACATTCAGGTTCACATACTCCACAGTCAATACATTCATCTGGGTTAATAACAAGCATATTTTCACCTTCATAAAAACAATCCACAGGACATACTTCAACGCATGTCATATGCTTACAATTAACACAATTATTATTAACCAAATAACTCATAATTTACCCCATCCAGTTCCATACACCTCTAATTGCTAATAGCAAATACATCAATTCCATTAATGCTCTAGGTATATCTTTATCTTTAATTCCCATCCAAATCCAGATACTACAACTTGCAAGAGCAACACCCCAACCTATCCATTGTATTTTTGGATCACCACCACTTAATATAAATGCACTAACCATTGCTAGTATAAATCCTAGCCATCGCCAGCCGTCAATTTTGTGGTAGTAGCGTATTTTCATACTTTACCAAGTTTAATTAATGTTGCGGCTAAATTAATTTCCGGATCAACTACTAATGTGTGATCTACTAGACCTTGTTTAATAATCATAATAGCTTTATCTTGTTGATCAGCATCACCGAATAAATCAATATTGTCATAAAGCCAACGATAAATCTCTTCCATCTCTTCAGCTCTAGCACTTGCACAAACAAGTTTACGTGCTTCTGTAATTTTACCTGCTTTAAATAATTGTACCATATCAAGTTTCCAATCAGCTTCTGTTTTATCAGCTTCGTTGGGTTTAATTAGTACACCGTCTTGTGAATTCATTTGCACCATATTAATGCATTTACGTAAATCTGGATATGTTGCTTTTACATATGTATCAAGTGTGTCTAAGTCTGGTTGTACACCTTCTGCAATTAAAATCTCTGCAACTCTAGCAGTAAACTCTGTTTGATCTACTTTTGCAATATGAAATCCTTGACATCTACTGTGCAATGCCGGAATAATTCTATTAGGATAGTTACACGTTAAAATAAATCTGCTTGTAGTATGATATTCCTCCATAACACCACGTAGTGCGGCTTGTGCGTTAGGCGACAAATAATCAGCCTCATCTAGTAGCACAACCTTAAAGTCACCAAATGGAATCATCTGTACAAAGTTTACAATCTTATTTCTAACTTCATCTACAGAGTTTGTTCGACTTGCGTTAATTTCTAGTATGTCTAGATCATTTAATTCTAGTTCGTTAAACAGTAGTTTAGCAAGTGTTGTCTTTCCAATACCTGCGTTACCACTAAACAACAAATGAGGAATAGTTTTGTCTTTAATCCAAGTTTGTATTTGTTTCTTTTGATGTTCATCTCTGAACACATAACCGTCTACTGTTTTAGGACGATATTTTTCTACCCAAAGTTCTTTCATGTTTGTGCCTCGCTTATTCGTTTTCTCAAATTAGATGTACTAAATGAGTGTTGTCTTTTATTATAATACAATTCTATGCCTTTGTCAACACAAATCTGCTTACCTGTAAACTCTTTATCACGATATTCTTCGCCAATAAATCTACGATTCAATGTATATGTTAACAAAATATCTTTTAAATCTTGTTCTGTAGCATAGGGAATAATTTCATCGATATACTTACAACCTTTTAATTGAACATATCGTTCGAACACACTTTGTATAGGTTTATTCTTTTCTGGTCTATCAATAGTTGGATCTGTTTGTAATCCAACAATCAAATAGTTGCAATTCTCACTTGCTTCTTTTAGCATAGCAACATGTCCACTATGGAACAAATCAAAACTGCTAAATGTTATTCCTACTGTCATAGTTAACTTGCTCCTTTTTAAATATAGGTAATATAATATTGCGTTGTCTTGCAAACGGAGTACTCTTACCACTAAACACGTATCCAGCAGTAACACGAGGACTTACATCTTTAACAGGTATGCCTCTATGTAAGTAACGACTTGGAAAGACGATTAGACGTCCTTCTTTGTATTCCACTTCATCAATTTTTTTACCATCTTTCTCAGGATCGCCATCCCAAAAATCCATACCAGTGTCACCGTGAATTAAATAAACCATAGTGTAAGCAGGTACATCATCTCCACTATCGACATGCAATCCACCTGTGTGTTCTTTTGTTGTAAGATTAATTTGTACTTGATTTAATTGTATGTCGCCAACATCATTGTCAATTAGATTCTTATGATGTTCAAAGGCGTGCCATACTGCTTTTAGTGTCCACGGAGTATTTTCTAACTCTGCTTGTGAAAACTGTTGACTAAAGATTTGATGTCCTTGATACTGACCTAAACCTCTATGTCCAAAACTAAGTGGATAATGTAATACTTGATTTATAGCTTGGTCATGTAACCATTGTGGAACTACATCATCAAGTATTACTATTTTATTGGGATCATAATTCATAGTTTAATTATAAACTATGTTTGTTAGAATGTCAAGTTCTTTTTTATAAATCGCCTTTGACTCTATTTTCGGAATAATGTGCATCAAATTCGCCGCCTGGGTATCGTGATTTAAGTTTATCAATATTCATTTGAATTACTTCATTAGGATCAATATTTAATGCCATACATCCTTGCATCCAATACCACATAACATCACCTAACTCACGTTGCATATGCCAAATGTTGTCTTTGTCCAAAGGCTTACCTTGAAACAAGATCTTTTTAATAATCTCAGTAAACTCTCCTGCTTCAGCACCTAACCCCATAGACGCTGTTAATAGTCTAGGTAAGTTAATATCTCTATCAGTATTGTTTAATGTAGCCCAATGTGATGAAAACGCATCATTACTTGAACTTTCTTTTGATGTTACAGCATCAACAAATTCTTTATATTTATTTAGGTCTATTTCAGCCACAAGGTATTCCTCTTCTTTTTTAAAGTGTTATGGTGTTCTAACGAAATCGCTAGGATCAATTGTTGGTTGTGATAAGTCTGTTGAATGACCAATACCAAGATCTTCGGGTGCGTCTTTACTTGTAAGTAAGATAGCATTAACATCAATTAATCTAATATCTAACTCACCTAGTTCTTCGTCTTCGAGTATAATACTTCTACTCCAACGCCCGTGTTCTACATAAATCCAATCACCAACTTCGTATGGATCTTTATTCTCAGAACCAATAGCATAAATTTGGCACCATCGTGGACGAATGCCTCTTTCTTTACCATCGTCATGAGTAAGAATAATTCCTCCTTTGGTAGTACGTTCTCCAAAGTTCATATTATAAGCAAGTACACCATCATGAATGGGTCTTATAGTTCCTTTGATACGAGTTTTAACTTTCGGGCCTTCTCCAAAGCCTTTAACTACTTCTGGATCTAATTGCATTTTTTAGTCACCTTTTTTTACAAAATTACCATCTTCATCTTCTACCCATGCTGTACCTGTTTCATCAGCTTCTTCATCGATAGCCGCCATTTCTGCTTCTACTTTAGAAGTAGTAGCTTTGACTGCTTTTTTAGCTGGTGCTTTAGTTTCAGTTGCTGGTACTACTACTTGAGGTTGTGCAACTTGATCTATAGCAACATCATGATTGCCTTGATTTGGTACTTCATCTGTAACAGTTTGTGGATGATCTTTATAGTACTCTTCTAAAATATCGTCACGTTTTTTAATGATTTGACCGCCTGGGCCTAATTCATCACCACGTGCATTTACTCTAGCATTTCCTACAGCTGGTGTAAGTTCATTACGTTGGCGTAGTAGATCCATATCAACGGACTTACCTTGCATACTTTTATAAACTTTACGACCTGATTGCTTCATAGCCATTTTATTTCTCCTATTATATTATATACTTACTTATCTCAGGAACTCACGCCAATCCAGGCCAAACTGGATTGAATTTACCTTGTGTACACCTATCAAATATAGCACATATGATGCTACGCTTGATCCACGTCCTACACCCCATACAATGTCGTTCTCACGCATAAAGTTCACAAGATATATCATATACTGTAGCAAAGGCTTCATACCTCTGCCTTCAAACTCTGCAAGTTCTTCTGCACATCTTGCTGTTTCTTCTTGTGTAGTACATTTCTCCAGCACCCAATTATGTACATTAATGGCTTTGTATGCGTCAGGCATGAACCATTCACTTTGACATACACCGTCAAAAGTCTTTTGATCTACATCTAATGGGATATACTTTTGTAGTTTGCTAAGGCCTTGTTCTTCCATAGCACTATTGAACTTGTCTACGTCATCACTTGGATCACATAGTACAACGTGTACCTTATCCGCATGACCACTATAGATCATATCAATAAGATCTTTATTAGAAAATCGTGGAATACCTAAATCGTCAGTTTTCATAAGCATACACTTATTTTAACTTACATTGATTAGATTGTCAAGATCTTTATTGCCGTTTTCTGGATTTGATTTGCTCGATCTATCAATCATTTCTAATTTGTATGTGTCTAACATAGTTTGGATTTGATGTTGAGCATCAGGATTTCTAGTTTGAAACCATTTCTGTGTTAACGAATTAATTTTTTCTACAATTTGTTCGTCTGTTAGAGAACTTATATCTGATAGTAATGGATGATCCATTAATTAATACCTTATGCGAATTGACCAATGTATTGTGCGTAAACTGTGATACCACCGTCATATGTCCAAACGTCAACACAAATTGGATCACTATTGCTGTTTACAACAAATGGTGCTGGAAATGGGTTATCGCCGTTTGTACCATATTTGATAGTACCATTTTCTGTAGCAAAAGATACTGTTCTTGCTGTACTATCGCCTAATGTATCTAACAGCATAACTCTAATTCTACCTACTTTGTTTGCTGTAGGCCAATCAGTAAATGTTAGTGTAAGTGTGTTTGATCCAATAGTAAATGTTTGAAAATTACCATTAGTAAAACTAACGTTTGTTGGACCAGTTACTGTACCACCTGGATAATGTTTTTCAGTGTTAGCAATAAAGTTTGCTCCACTTACATCGTTACCTAGAAAGTTGTTTGCCGCGTTTAATTTTGCAGTATTTGTCTGCAAATCTTCAATTTCATTCTTTGCGGCTGTGAAATTGTTCTTGATAGTATTAAAGTTATTACGAAATCCCTGGCTGTCATTATCCTGACCTGCTACGGGAAACGTAGAATCAATACTTGTATTGTCAATATTACTTGCCATATTAGTTCCTCTCTAGTATATGTATTTAGCTAGGTTAAACATTATATTGATAGTTTCCGAATGCAATATATTGCTCATCGCTATTACCTATAGTAGCATCAACAATATATCTATCTATTTCAAAATCTAAATTCTTAAAGTCGAACCCACTATTAGTTATATTTAATAAAATCTGTGCCGCTGTTCCTGGTTTACAATAGCATAATGGTACTGCTGTAACATATCCTAATTCTTGTACACCAGAACCTTGTGCAGTTGACATCCAAATAGGTAAGAAACTACCTTCTGTAACGCCCGCTTGTGCTATATTTTCACGCATATTTGTTACATTACTAATAAAGCGTGTTTGATCGGTAGAATTACTAATTTGTACAGCATCACTATCTACTTTAAGAGTGTTGTATGTTGGTCTAAATCTAAACGGATCACTACTTGTAGTAGCAATTTGTCCTGCTTTTAATATAGCACCATTTCTAGTTGTAATTTCAATAGTGCCGTTTGCATCGTATATAACAGATCCTGCTCTAGTAATAATTTCTAAATCGTTACCAAACGCTCGAACATTAATAATTTGATTTACACTATTTCTAATTTGGAAAACAGCTTCACCTGCTCCTTCTTTACTAGCATCATCACGTGTTTCGTACTCAACACTATCAACTGTAATTTTCTTTTTGTTAGCAATTCCTGTAGTTTTAGCAACCTTTCCAGTCTTTGTATCTAAAGGGTCATTTACATCTACATAAATTACTTCATACAATACTGTGTTAGTTCCGTTCTCTTTTGCTTCTGCAACTTTCAACTCACCAAATTTAAATCTTTTACGTTTATGATTTTTTCTAGAAGCCGCAACATACTCTTTAATTTCTTTAGTTTCAATACCAGCATATACTAACATCTTAACTTCTTTTTGTAGACCAAACTGTGCATCATTTGGTCTGTAAATACTATTAGGTGTAAAGATATTACTATCACCTATGAAATTTTTATATATTTGGCGCTGTGTAGTTTTAAATAAAGGTTTAACATATAAGTTACTGTACGTCAAATTGTCAGGATCTCTTACAACAATGTTAAACGTTCTAGTTGTAGAACTAAACCCAAATCTATCTCTTGCTTGTACTGTGAAAATAAACTTTCTATCAATAGTAGTTGTACCACCGTCAAGTGTAAATTTATTATTATCAATAGTTGAAAGACCATCTGAAGTAGGTGTTGCAAACTGTACAACTTTACCAACAATTTCACCATCAAAGTTTAAAGTTAACCCTGGTGGCAATCTACCACTTGATAATGTATAAAGTAATGAACTATCTGTAACACTTGTTAATGCTTCTACAAAAAACGTACTAACAAAGTTAGCTTTGATACTGCCTAAGTTTTCTGTAGTTTGCCATTTAATTGTACTTTCAACTTCTCCTAAAATCTTAACTGTAAACGTTTTTCTTTTTTCAGCAATTAACTCTTGACTGATACTAGTAAAGCGTTGAGCATTAATTGTAAATTTGTATTCTTTTGTAACAGCTGGCTGATAAGGAACACGACCTGCTATTTCGCCGGTAGTAACATCTAATACTAACCCTGGTGGAATTTCACTTGGAGTATTATCTGGATTAGTTGATTCAAACGTATATGTTAGATCACCTAGTACTGTTTGAGGATCAAATACATCTAAGAAAATTGTTACGTAATTGTTAGCACGTTTAAACCCTAAGTCTGCTGGTGTTAACCAAACAGGAGTTCTTAAATAAGTGTTGTCTGCTTTGAATACCCCTGTACCAATTTGCATAACTGTGTTATCTGCACGTAGGAAATCATCACCTACTAAAAATATTTCAAATGATCTTTTAACAACAGTATCACCGTCACTTACACTTACATCAAATGCGTATCTTCGATTTAATTTTTTTCTACTTTGTGTTGGGATAGCATCGTCATATCCTTTTGTATCATAGTAGTAACTTTCAAAGCCGTTAGCACTTCTTAATCCAAAGTCAAACGCATATGAGTCAAACTGTGTTGCATCATAAAATCCACTACCTGCATTTTTGTCTATTGCTAGGATAGGGTCAACAATTCCAACTAATCTTCCGTCAGTTGTTAATTGTAATCCTGGTGGTATTTCTCCATCACCGTCGGCAATAAAATATTCTAATGTTTGTCCAGTTGGTAAGTCAGCATCAATTGCTTCTAATTGGAAGTCAACAATACTACTGTCTAAAATGAATGTAGCACTTCCTCTTCCTAATGGTAATAGTCCTTCTGTTGTTGACCATACTGGATCATCAGGACCTTCTATAGTTAGAGTAAATGTTCTATCTCTTAATCCTTCTTCGTTGGTTGCACGTAACACAAATTTAAATTCAGTAGTACGTGACACTTCAAAAGGAGTACCAACAATTTTATTTTGTTCTAAACGCATACCCGGAGGTAATTCCCCACTAATTAGTGTAACAATATCTGTGTTTAATGTAATAGTAGTTGGGGATCCATCAGATATATAAACGTCTTTTAATACTGATTCTGTATATGTAAAGTAACTTCTTACAATATCTCTATACCATAATTCAGTTGTTACATAGTCACTACTTCCACTTGTTTTATAGTGTAGTACTTGACCTGACAAGTATGAGTAATAATATGTACTGTACTGTCCATAAAATGTTCCTCCAGCATCTGGTATTTGTCCACCAACATATCCTTGAGATAATGCCCATTGATATGCTGTTTCTTGACCGCCTAACCATGTTACTGGAGTTGTACTATAATTAGGTGCTATGTTATTACTAGGATCAACATAACCTCCAACGTAAGGCATCATATCGTTCGTTGTAGCAACATTTGTGTCACCATCAGTACTTTGTATTGTTAATATTCTTTTACCTTGTTTAACAGCCGTATTTGTGTTATAGTCGTCTGCCGAATTACCTGTATTTGCTTCTGATGACGGAAAGTAAAAACTACCATTTCTAAACATTGGGTTAAACAGTGGAGCATTAATTGTAGCAAAATCTTTAACGCCAATGTCGTCAATTTCAATCATTGCACGATTAACTAACAGTCCGCCGTTATTAATACCAAGTAGTTTGATTTCGTTTGATTCAACATTTGAAAATTTACTAAGTTTATTAATAAGTTGACGTAGCATTTCAATGTCTGGTGATTTATTAGTATCTTCGTCAATCACATTCCAATCATTTAACGGTTTGTCAGGAGCAACAATAATATGATCTCCTAAATAATTTTGCCAGTCGTTGATCATATTAGCACCTGTACTACCCTGAGGGTGTAAAATAATAACAACAGGTATTAGCTTGTTTGATAAAGTAGGAATAGTTGGAACACGTATAGCTGGGGTTGGATATGTTGTAGTCATACTAGCACCATATTGATCAACATGATCAATACTAATACTAATAGTACTAGCATTACTTAATGCCGATTGTGGTGGATAACTTAAACTTTGATTGCTAGGATTATATCCGCTACCGCCGCCTATTGTTGGATCTAACGGCAGTGGAACTGATGCTGTAACTCTTTCTTGTAGAGTTGCTAAATTATAACCTGATTTTTGAGTCCAACTTGGTACTGCCATGTTTCATATCCTTTAACTTATTAGTATTTATCGGATATCAAGTGTTTAGAATGCACGTTGTTGTTTAGTACTAGGACCTACGATATATGGGTATACTGGTTGGTTATTTGTATCTACAGTCATAAAGTAAGCATATGTGCCATCTGGATATTCCGGAGTTTTTGTGAAGCGTCCGTTGTATTGATCCAAAGTTCCTGTACCAATTTGAAATTCGTGATCGTTAACAAATGTTCCTGCTGTTTTTTCTGAATACAAATAGTCACGACCTGGTCTTTCACTACCATAATATTGATATGAACTTGTCATTCTAATTACTACTGACAAAGGATCGTTAAAGTCTGAATAACCAAATGGTCCGTAAATAGGATATCCATCAAAACAGTAACCTACAATTTTACTATGACCGTCTGCATGTCTAAACTTATCTCCACCAAAGTCGCTTCCAGCATAATATGTAGGAGTTGGACTTGCGTCAGTATCAATCATTGTAGTTGACCATGCTGGTCCTGTTTCACTTGATCCTGTTGGTAAAAATAAAAACATTGCTGACATATAATGATATTGACCATTTGTTTCTGGCCATCCACCTGCATCGTCACCGCCATAATTTCCTCTAAACTGTACAGCATTATATTCAAATCCTGTAGCTGGTGCATCGTCAATTGCACTTAGTCCAGGTGGAACAACGCCAACTCCTGAACTTGGTGAGTAAAATACAACACCATTAGACATAATGCCTAGTGGAGTTAGTGCAGTAGTTAGCTGTGCGTTTGTAGTATTTTCGCCACCTCTAAATGTAAAAGAATAGTTGTATGATTGTGATTGGGCTGTATTTGCACTAGGTGCAAACGCATTATTGCCAAACGCTTTACCAAATTGTGCTGGATTAGGTAATCCATTTGATGTAATTGTTAAAGTTGCCATATTAGCTTATTACTCCTGCGTCAAAAGTTCTATCATCAGGAGTCATATATCCTCCAAAGTCTATATCTGTTTCGTAAAGTAGCCAGTCACTGAAGCCCCTTACATCATTACTTAGCGTTCCAAAATCAAATCCTGCTGTATTTGGCTCAATACTTCTAATATCAATACCGTATACTAATCCTTGTAAGTTACCTGTAACAGGACCACTAAATTCACTTGCTGTAAATGTTCCGCCGTTAGTAATATCAAAACCAGCGGCATTTAAGTTTCCGCCTAATTCTGGACTTGTGTCTGTTACAATTTCTGCTGTTGAATTAACAGTTAAAACATTTCCTGATAATGATGTATTTGCACCTGTACCACCAAAGATACTAAGTGATTGGCCATCTGCAAGTGATATGCTACCTGAATCTGAAACTATAGTTAATGCTTGTAATCCTCCTGTAGCATTAACTGTAATTCCTTGCGGAGTACTAGTTAGTGTTACATTAGATCCTTGTACTAATTTTTTAAGTTGAATTTCAGCTCCAACCTTTTGTGAAAATATACCTTCGCCAACATTCCCTACATTGGCAACGGTTGTGCTTTCTGGTGAACGTAGATCTAAATCATCAAAATTTTGATTTACTTTAATAAACGCTTCACGAAGATCATCACCTGTTCCGTCGTTTGCTAGTGTACCGATATTAATTGTTTGTAAAGCCATATTATCTCTCTTCTATAATGTATTTATCCTTGTCCACTACCACTAGTACCTTTGGCACTAAACTGTATTGGACTATTATAAGGCCAATATGCTATATTACGTGTACCACCATATAATCTAGGTATACTATTACTTGCAACAAAACTGTCAGGATTACCTGTATTATATAATTGTTCTTTTGCGTTGTTAGTCAAGAAATCTTTAAATTCTTGTGCTGTGCCTCCCGGATTTGCTTGTAACCATAAAGCACCCATTCCTGTTATTTGCGGCGCCGCCATGCTTGTTCCACTAATTCTAGCAATAGAATATGCTGTGTTAGGTGGATAATTTTGTTTGGTACTATATGTAGATACATTACTTGTAACACTTGTAATTTGTTCACCAGCGGCATTGATGTCTAATCGAGCACCACGCTCACTATCTTCTCTTAAAAATTCTTCTGAACCATACTGGTCACATGCCATATTGCCAACCCATACTGTATCTAATGAGTGCGGGCTACTTGGCCTATTATAAAATACAGGCTGTCCTGCGGCAATGTATCCAGCCCATGTTTCGTTGAGTGTATAATAACTGTCATATATTGTATCAGCATATTGTCCTGCGGATGATCCTGCACAAGGATGATATCCATTACCTGCGGCTTTAACACATATTACTCCGGCATCAGTTAATTGTTCTTGTTCAACATCAGCTGGCGTATATGCCATTGGGTGTCTACTTGCTACTGCACCGTATTGTGTAAATGTACCACTAGTCCACGCCTGTGGTGTAATACTTTGATCAACACCTCTATAAAAAATTGATTGAATTTGTGTAGATCCAAATTGTGAATTTCTATAATACCAACTATATCCCCAACTTTGATTTACAATAGTAGGACGTTTAAATCCTGTATTTGGATCAATTGGTTTTTGTTCGTGGAATAATCTAATTAAATCATAACGATCAGTATCAATACTATGATTAGACCCGCCAAATATTCTCATAGAATAAATTCTTGCATTCTTTGCCCAACCATATGTTTTACCAGCGGCAATACCTGTACAATGACTACCATGAGCACCTGCTCTATTTGAATCATTTGATGTGTTAGCATAAAAGCTACTAGGCATTGTTCCTGATAATCCAGTTAGTTCGTACCAATCAACTTGTTGGAATCTACTTACTCCATTTGCATCTTCCCATTCAGGGTGATCAACTTGTACACCGTCATCTTGAATAACAATGTCTACTCCGGTTCCGTCTAGTGTATAATTGTAATCAGCTGTACGTGTGCTTGAAGAATTATAATCTAAATTTGGATCAATATGTCTTTCTAAACCCCAGTTAACACTATTTGAACCGTTTACAAAACTTCTTTGAAATTCTGCATTTTGTGTAGCATATAGTTCTTGTGTTTCTATGTCTGGAACTCCTGCTACTGATAGTACTCGCGGGTCATTTGATAATGCCGCGGCTTCTTCGTCAGTAAGATCATAATGCGTCATTCTGTTATTAGCAGGCCTAGCATTAATTACTGGTACACTTCTATCAGGTACAATACTACTGTTTACAGAGTCATCAGTCGATGTGTCTCTTTGTAAATCGTTATCGACTACTGCAACATCTATGCCTTTTTCTGTAACTACAATATATTCAGCCATATTATGCTCCGTCTCTTTGTTTAAATTTAATCAACAACATATCCTGATTCTCCTGCTAGTCTTGGATCGTCTTGTGCTGGTGTGTTACCATCTTGGAATATACTTCTAATTGTTGCAAGTGATGGTTTACTAATTATTGGTGCAATGTATGTGTTATGGAATGCATAACCTAACGGATTGTTTGTTTGAATGCCTGCTTGGGTACGCATATCATCTGTCCACTCTGGAGCAAGACTTCCACCGTCCCATAATTCTGTGTATTCAAACATAGCAAAGTTTAGTAGGAACAAGTATTCTTTTGCGGCTACTTCAAATGCATCTGCATCTGTTTTCCAATCATCTGGATTTTCTTGATAACCTGATGGATCCCACTTGCCAGCATCGTATGCTTCTTCCATTGCGGCATACAAATCACCTGTCTGCCAGTCAGCGGCTAAGAACTGATATAGTTTTATATCGTCTGCAGGTAACCCGTGCATGTGTAGTGTGTGGAATACGTGTTCAATAACTTCTTGTGCGTCAATGTCACCATCGCCATACCCATCACCAGTTGAGTTTAAATACCATACCATGTCATTTTGTACAGTCGTATCAAACAGGTTAGTTAAGTTCCAAGCAAGAACACCTGCATCAGTTAAGAAGTTTGGAGTGTAATCTGCTCCTGCACCTCTTGCTACTCTTTGTATAGTTGGTAAGCCTGCGTGATAAGTTCCTGCATCACCACGGAGTGTTTTAATTAAATTTCTTTGGTATTCTTCGTTAATGCCTGCACCATTTGGATCTGTAAATAATTCAAACATACGTGCTACTTTTTCTAACCATGCATCTGGTACTGCTGTTTGTCCACCTACTGTGCCAGCACCCATAACTCTTACACCGTTAACAGTAACTTCACGTTTGAAGAAGTCACTGCCGTCACCTGTAACATTAATAATTGGAAAATTACGATATTCTGAGTCTGCTATATCTTTAAAGGTTACAGCAAAATGCGCCGCAAATGGAAACACCCCTATTCTATTAGATGTTGCATCTGGACTCATTAAATTTCTACTGTTTGCAAAAAATGTACTTGCATTACCTTCATCAGTAGAACCTTGAAATAATGCACCTTTGAGTGCATTGTCCTGCCACCATTTACGCAACTGTGCCGGAGACCAACCTGGGTTAAGTTGTAATAATAAACAACTCATACCCGATACTTGTGGTGTTGACATACTTGTTCCTGAATAGGTTGCAACTGCTGATGAACTTGTATTTGTAGCACTAACAATATCAGTTCCTGCTGTATAAACATCTACTCGAGGTCCTTTATCACTTGATGATTGGCAAGCCTCTGATCCTGAATACAACGCACTATCTATATTACCTACCACAATAGTGTCAGGACCAATATTACCTGCTCCTCTATTATAATAAATTGGATTACCAGAAGCAATACCTCCTGTTGTAATACTACGTAAGATATAATTATCGTAATCTACGTCACCTGGGTAACAAAGTTTTTGACCTTGGTTACCTGCACTTTTCATATAGTGTACACCTTCGTCCTGCATTTCTTCAACTTCAGCATTTAGGTTGTACAAGTTAGCATTAAATCTATTTAAAGTATCTCCAATCATTCCGTATGCTGTACTTTTAACAGTACCAACATTTTGACCTCTAAAATTTATAGCAGTCATACTTGTAAAGTATGCTTTATATCCCCAACTAGCACCAACCACAGTTGGACGCTTAACACCTGTTACAGGGTCAACAGTTTTTGCTCTATGAAATTCTTTAATACTATCAAACCATAATGAACTAGGAATAATATCCATAGGCATACAAAAAATATTTGCATTTTTAGCCCAGCCATAATCTTTACCTACAGCAATGCCGCAACAATGTGTTGCATGATAACTTGATCCAGATGTATTTGAATAATCAATAGTAGAAATACTACCCATGTTTGGAAGTGTATTCCATTGAAATTCTTGTAAGCGACTATTGCCGTCTTTGTCTTGCCATTGTACGTGATCAAATCTAAATTTACTTTCTTGGTGTACGTAGTCAATACCTGTTCCATCTAGATGGTATGGATAAACACCACCAATATCAATATTTTGAGAACCTGAACCCCAAGCATTAGCTTCTTGTATGTGTCTACGTAGTCCCCAATTTCCTCTAAGAGTACTACTATTGTCTCTAGTCCAATTTGCTTCTTGTTCGTAGTCGACCCAGCTTTCGTCCCATTCTAACGGTTCGTTAACTCCGCCAACATCTGGATGGTTTAATAATGCTTGTGCTTCTTCGTCTGTAAGAGCAACATGAAACATTCGTTTACTAACAGGTCGTTCATTTACAATACTAATAGTTCTATCTGGAACAATGTTACTATCAATACCATCATCCATAGATGTGTCTCTGTTAAGATCTGATAATATTAAATTTTTATCAGCACCTTTGTGTAGCGAAACAACATATTCTTTTTCTGACATTTTGTTAATCCTTAAACAATAGTTATGTTACCAACCATAGCTGAATGAATTGTACATTGGTATACTAACGTACTATCACTAATATCGTGTGGTACGGTAAATGTTTGTGTTCCTGTTTGTAATCCTGAAATTCCTTCACTAAATGCCGCGCCACCGTTTGATACTCTAAATTCAAATGGATGAGTTGATCCTGTAGTATTTTTAAACACGTAGGTAAATCCTTTGTACAAAGTAAAGTTAGGATTATCAGTAGTACCACCAATTCCTGGACCACTAAATCTGTATGCAGTACTTCCATTTGCTGTAATAGTGTAATGAAGTATAGGACCATCATGTTCTGCCCAAGCAGTTCCGTTGTACCAAATCATTGATCCTTCTATTGGATTAGCAATACTAACATTGTCGTCTGGTAGTGCTATCCAATCATAGTCTGCTCCAGTCCAACTTAAAATTTCATTTGAATTTGCTGTAACTGTATTTAAATGTGCATCTACATCTGAGTTAGCATATACAGTATCTGTGAAAGTTGAATTAATTGTAATATTACCCTCAGCATCACTTGTAGTTGTAACATTTGTGCCGCCAACAAACTTAATACTTTCTTGATTGTTAACTATTCTTAGTGTGGAGTCATCTGCACCAACACTAAATCTAAAATCATCACTAGATGACTTCCAAGATGTACCATCCCAGAATTGCATTTGTCTTTCTGAACTATTATAAACTACATCGCCTGCTTGAGCAGTTAATGTTGACATTCCGTCGGTGTCATAAGATCCTAATCTTAATACTGTTTTTTGTAATACAACAGCATTAGCCGCATCAAGTATAATATTACTTGCACTAGTAATAGTTGGAATACCTGTTGAACTTGAAAATATTTCTGGTGCTTCAATTTTACCAGTTGCTACTAAATTAACTCCTGTTAATGTATTAGTAGTTTTATTATAAACTAGATCTGCATCACCGCCAAATTCTCCGCCGTCATTAAACTGTACTTGTGTATCACTACCGCCTGGGATCCCTGATCCACCACCACTTGCGGCATTAATAGTAATTGTGTCTGTTGCATCATTGGTTGTAATTGTTACGTTAGTACCAGCTACTAAAGTTAATGTATCATTTGCAGTATCTGCAACAACATTGTTTGATCCTGCTACAATGATTGTACTAAACGAATTACCGCCTGCAATGTTATCAACCCAGGCTAAATTCCCTGAACCATCTGTCTTTAAAATTTGGTTATTAGTACCGTCACCGTCTGGTAAGGTCCAAGTTACATTAGTTGTTAATGCCGCAGGACTCTTAAATGCGTTGTACTTAATGTTAGCAGTATCGTATAATCTTAATTCTTTACCACTAGTTAATCTAACAGCATCTGCAAAGTTAACTTCTGAAGCAGTACCTGTAATGTTACCGGTAACAGCAAGTCCACTTGTTTGTGTACTAGTAGCAACAATAGTATTAAGTGAAATAACATTAGTATTTGGATTGTACGTAATGCCTGAATCTGTTTTTAATATCTGTTGACTTCCATTACCTGCCGCAACAAACGGAATGTAATGACTTGCCGCAGTATTATCTAACTGAGTAGTAACAGTTGATGCATCTAAGTTGTTTAATGCTCTAGGACGCCAATAACTGTTTCCGTTATCCCAACTTAGTACATAATTATCTACAGGTGTAACTACTGTTACATCTACATCGTCTAAGTCACCAATTGTTGAAATACCACCAGCTACTGTTCCTGGTTCCCATCTTGAATTTGAATTACTCCAAACTAGTGCTTGTCCATCTGCAGGAGTTGGTGCAACAACATTTGTTAAGTCACCTAATGCTCCTACTGTAATTGTAATATCACCTTCAGCTGTACTTGTAGTACTAATACCTGTACCACCTGAAATTTTAAATGATTCTCCGTTACCAATTTGTCTTAGTGTTGAGTCATCAGCACCTATGCTAAATGATGTAAAGTTTTCACCTTCGTTCTGTAAAACTTTCCATTCTCCACTGTGAGCATAATATGCTTTACCTGTTGCATGAACGTGTGCAAACATACCATGGTAAGTTGCCGCATCAGGTAAATCTTCTAACTGTGCAAATACGTTTGCAAAGTAAACTTTACCTGTTGTATTAATATCTTGGTTAGTAGTATTACCTCTTGTAAGTATTGACTGTAAGTTATCTGATTCAGTAATAACATTTGTAAATTTAAATGTTCCTGTTTCATGATTATAATATATAACTTTTCCATCATCACCACTAGTAACAGGATCAACATTGTTTAAACTTGATAAGTTAGTTGACTGTATACGAGCATCAACTCTTGCAGTTGAGTAATATAAATTAGTAAGTCCTTCTGGAATACTATCAGTATCAGTACCAAACACTAAGTATCCTGAGTCGTTTGCAAATGCACTTATTGCACTTGGTACAACAGGAATAATTGGTTTGTTAGTTAGATCGTTGTAGTTACCACTGAATGGATTATTGAATGATACTCCGTTAATTGTAACGTCTGTAGCATTTACAGTTCCAACATTAGTAAGCCCAGCGTTACCTAAATCTAAATTATCACCTGCTGGTAATTCTTTGATTTTGTTGTCATCTAATGTGTCAACTATAAGTGGTATTCTATTTGCCATTTTGTTTTCCTATATCCATATTTATCGTACTCATTATAGTGCCGCTATTCTTACTTGGAAGTCAGCAAAGTCGGCACTTGCCGCTACTTCTGTTTTCAGTGTTGTTAAACTAATTGTTTCTGCTTGTAATGCAGTATCCGCCAATGCACCTTGTGCTGATGTTGCCGCATCTGTGATTCCATAACCTGATAGTGTAGTTGGTGTACTTGTAATGTCGCCAAATGCAACGGTTGTTAAGAAATTTGTTCCTGTAATAGTAGCACCTGTAAAGTCTACTGTTGTACCACTTGGATAATCTACTGTGTTAGTTCCACTACCAATAGTAACTGTACCACTTGTAGATCCGCCAATGTCAATACTAGCCAATGCGGCACCTATTAAAGTAATACCTGCTGTGCCTCCTATTGTAACACCAGTAACTGCACTTGTTGTTACTGTAGCAACTCCAAGTCCGTCATCCAATGCTGATTGTGTTGGTATTGTTAAATTTGTTAATGCTGAACCATCTAATGCTGGTAAGTTACCTACTAGCACACTAGAGTTAATAGTGCCTGCAACACCGTCAATTATTAATGTACTGTTATCAGCAAATACACTACCTGTCACGTCACCGTCTAATGCACCTACAAATGATCCGTAGTGTGTATTAGTAGCTGAACTATATGCTAATGAACTATCTTGTGCAAAAATATCACCTTGTATGTCTTGTGCAACGGCAACGCCACCACCTTCAAGTACAACTACTCTAGCATATAAATCTGTAAAGTTTGCATTAACTTTAGTAAACGCAACTCTAATAGGATCTCCATCACCTTTGTTAGCATATGTGCCAATGTTTATAGTTTGTTGTGCCATTATACTCTCCCTACCACTGCTTCAACTGTGCCATGACCGGGATCATCTTTGGCTTGTAATGCTTTACCAATTACAGTTCCAACACTAGGGTTTGAACTTGCTATTGCGTAACCTGGAATACTTGCTGAAACAAGCATATCACCTTTGCGTACTATGCCAACAACATTTACAGGAACTCTACCTTGTAATGCTATTGCAGTAACGTGTTCGCCTTCTAAACCACTGTTCATTAAGTAACCTGGTTTCTCTGAAACTACACCAGCTACCCTTGTGTCGTCTTTTAATTTTGTACTTGTTAGTTCTTGTTCACCGCCAAATATCAATACAGTACCAACAGCGTAGTCTTGGTCTGCTAAATAATTCTCTGCTAAGTCAGCATAACGTGATTGTGTTGATGTACCATCTATTACCGTTGCATAAACAGTATTGTATCTATTCGAACTTGTACCAATATTATACGTATCGTGTAGTCCTGGTTCAAATCCTGTTGATGTTGTTTTAACAACTACTGCACCGTCACTAATTAACGCAATCTGTCCTGCCGCACTATAACCTGTGTTAGCACCAATACCAATACCTGTTGAGTTTGCATCAAGTTCACCTGGTGCTTCAATAAAGCTACTGTGTATCCAATCAACTGCTAGTCTGCTTTCGCCTGCTAGTGCTGAGTTAGTTTGGAATGATCCTTGTGTAACTCCTGTTGCTCCAATGTTAACCGATCCTGGAATTTCAATTGTTGGTGTAACTGAACCAGCTGATGTCATAAACAATGCACCACCAGGTGTTGAAAGTTGTATTTCATTACCGCTAGTATCTAGTATTAAGTAGTTGTCAACTTTAAGACCTTGTACACTTGCTACTCCAACACCGTCTGTTTTAACAAGAGAGTTTATTGCTCCTGTTGTACTAACATTTTCTTGTACACCGCCACCTTCACTAACAATAGTTGCAAATGGAACTTCACTTACATCACCGTTACTTGAGTCACCAGCCGCTCTACCAATTACAGTACCGTCGGCAATGTTAATAATTTTTCTATAGTCTAAAGCACCATTGTCAATTGTAATCCAACCACTGTCTGCTGTAAATATATCACTATCAAAACTAGCAACACCTAAATCATTCTGTGTAATACCAGTTGCGTTAGCTCTTGTACTTGCAGTTTCTAATGCTAGTTTACTTTGTTGTATACCTGCACTTGCATTTACATCAGCATTAATAATACTATCAGGTCTAAGTCTTAGATCAACAGTTGCTCCTGTGCCACTTCTAGCAACAACAATATTAACATCTGAACTTGCTAGTTCAACTAAGTTTGCAAATTCATCAATTGGTCCTGTTTTAACTTGTGCTGACACACCGCCTGCTGTTGAAACAATATCTGAATTTAGTATTGTTCCTGTTACTGCGGTGTATGTAATTAAGTTTTCTGCTTCACCATTGCGTGTAACATTTGTAATTTCTACAATAGTACCTGTTGCACTTGATCCGTTACCTGTAATAGTATCGCCTGCTACAAAGTTACCACCAGTTGCAGGTTGTGTATAAATTCTAAACTTACCTGTTGAACCAATAAGTTGATTTCCAGCTAACCCATTAGTTTTCATATCAATTAATTCAGGAATAGTATCACCGGAATCAATTAACCCGTCAACATAACTCTTAGTTGCCGCTTCTTGATCACTTGACGGATCAGCTAAGTTTGTAAATGTAAATCCACCAGCGTTGATATTAGCTGTTAAAGATGTTGTACCGTCTCTTGCTAATGCACCTGGACCAATAATATTAGCGTATGGGTTACCACCGTGGTCCCAACCTAATCTTCTTGCAACATACCCACGTACTGCTGATTCAACCGGAACTGTATCAGTAGCGTTATCAGTCATGCCGTCATCAGCACTAAATTCTGCTACAACAACACCACGTTTAAATCCAATACCATCCAAATTACTCAATGCAATCGAAGCACTAAATGTAACTGTACCTGTACCTTGGTCAACTGTAAAGAACTTACCTACTCTAAAGAAACCGTCTTCATCTGTACTTACGTAGAATACTCTACCCTTATCTCGTTCGTCAACTTGTCTAGCAGTTTGTTTAGGTTGTGTTGGTTGTCCTAGTACAACATTTGGATAGTTACTTGTGTTAAAGCCACCTGTACCAATGTTTAAGAAGTCATGTCCTGTTGCTCTAGTTGTTGAAATGTTAACAGTAATGTTACCGCCTTCACCACTAATTAATCCTACTCTCAATGTAACTGTATTAGTTGCATTATAAACTGAACTTACAATACCTGCCGCCGATGCCGGACTGTTAATGTCTGATCCAGCCAAGTCTTGAATGGCAATAGTACCATAGCCTGTTCTTTGTGTGTATCCTGTAACAGTATGCGTTTTACCATTCCAGGTAAAGATCATGTCACCTGCATTAAGTTGATCTAATTGTTTCTGTGAGAAAATACTAACAACAGCAATAACATTATCACCTGCTGTAGCACCCATTGTAGTACCTGTACCAGCATAAGTGCTTAACTGTGAATTTGTTTCGTCAACAACAAGTTTGATATATTCATATGTACTATCAAGTCTAACTTGCTGTGTTCCTGCCGGTAAAGCATTACCCAATGCGTTTGTAGTATTAAAACTAATAACTCTATAAATTGTATTAGGTTCTTGATCAAATATTAATGCACTACTTGGTCTAGTTGTTGCAACATCAACTCCTGATAGTTCAAGAGTTTGTCCAATTCTAATAGTACCAATTTGACCGTTTGTTAATACTGCTTTAAGTCCTGTTGTACTAGTTTGGTTAGCACCTGTTGTTGCCATGTTTAATTTATAAACAGTACTGTTAATAACACCAGTTGGAGGTGATACAGGTTGTGTTATCGCTTCAACAGTTGTAATTTCGTATCTAGTAGTTCCTAATACTCCGCCGTGATCAATTTCAATTTCTGAATTTGTTCTTGGAGGTGTAGCAAACTCGTATGCATATATAAACAGTTGATCTTCTGCGTGATCAAAATCGGCACCATCGTCAAAGATTTTAAATGGTGTAGTAAAGTTGTTTCCAGTTGTAATAATGTCCGGAATTTCGTTTGGATCTGAACCTGTACTTACTAGTCCGTATTCTCCATATGCGTTAGATCCGTTAAGTGATCTAATTTCTGAACCACTGCCTGCATAGTATGCCGCTTGACAATAATATGTAAACTGTGATACAAGCTCTGAAAGTCCTGTGTTAACAGCAACAGTACCGTAACCTAAGTCGTTAACTTGTGTAAAGTCGTTTGCTAACATACTTCTGTTACCAGCTGTTTGTAACACAATGTTAGTTGGCATAGGTTGATCAAAACCAGTTCCACTATTTGAAGTTGGATCTAATATAAGTGTTGCAGTACCTGCCGCCTGATCATAACTAGTAATTGCATTTACCTGGAAACGCTTGCCGTTAATATAAAATGGGCTTGGTACTTGTGGACGCTTAATTCTTAGTCCTTCACCTGCCGCACTTTGTACGTTTAGTGTGAAGTTATCTGTTTTACTGTTTACAACAGTTCGTAAGTTACCAACAAATCCGTCAATAAACATACCGCCTCTAAATGCTTGTTTATTAATACTCTGTGAGAAACTTGTTCCTGTTTGAATGTATGGTGATTTAGTTAGTACTACTCCTTCTGGATCTAGTACACACATAAAGCCACCGTGTCCCTGTACACTCATGTTACGTACGATAGTTGCGTCATTCATTAAGAAGACGTCCATATCTTTGTTTTCTTTTGGTGTACTTGAAGCGTTAGTATAATCTGTTAAGTAATGGTAACCATAACTTGGTGAGTCAAGTGCTGGTAATACAGCAAGTCCGTTAGTAATAACGTTACCAACCATGTCAAGCAATGTACCAACTTGTGTACTTGCCGCCGCTTCAGCCGCTGTAGAGTCAATTGTTTGTGTTGTTCTTATAGGGTTTTGTAAACTTGTATATGTAGCGTTAGCAAAAATATATGTTTGAATTATTGCTTTTAGCTGTGCCATTGCGGCTGTAGTTTGTGCTTCTTGTCCGTTAACTAAACTAACAACACCGTCATAATATCTTGATGCATTAAGATGTGTTTTTTCATTACCACTCCATCTAATATCATATATTAATCCGTCAATGATAATTCCTGCATCTCTTTCACATTTTTGTTTATCGTAAGTAAAGCCAGCCCAAATTCCAGTACCAATTACAATCTGTGCTTCAATCCAAGCTACAACTTCATCTTTAAGAAATTCTTTGTTTGCAGTTAAGAGTTCAATAGCATTTGGGTTGTATTCCGGTTTTAATGCAAGACCATCAAATTCAGGTTCTCTATAAAAATAAGTATTAGCCCAAATTGATGTACTTGTACCTGGAGCTGGTTTAATATTAACACGTCTAAACTCGTCACCTTTTATTGATACTCCTGCTGGAATCTTAATTGGAAACTGTTCTAAGTATGTACCCGACTCAACATGGATACTGATATCTTTGGTTGAAAACTTATTACCATAATCAATTTCTTCGCCAACTACTGGAGTAATTGGTTCAAGTAATTCTATTTCAATAGTATCAACTGCTGGACCTCTTGTTGTTGATACAATTCTACCAACTGCTCCAGAAGTCCTAAATGACATTAGTTTGCCTGGTACTAAGTCTTGGTTTGAAATAATGTTTTGGTCAACATAACCTTGACCACCATTGGTAATTGTAACAGTCCATGTGCTACCTTCAACTGTTTGTGGAGCACTAGCAATAGTTGGTCCTGTTACGATTGTTTTAACAATATCCCATTTTGCCGCTACTGCTGTTTGTCCAACTAAGTCAACTACTTGTGCCGGAATAGTAACCTGTGTACTAACATTTTGATATAAATTAGTTTCTACTGTGTTAGTAATAACTTTAGCATGTAGAGCTTTGGCAAAGTTAAGTGACGCTATTGTTTCAGTATATTGTGTACGTCTAGCAATCTGTCCACTTGCACTACTGTAATATCTTAATCCAGCATTTCTACTGTGATAGTTTGCAAAGGTTCCATCTAAAATATCTAATACAATACCTTCTGCAATAAATCCTAAATCTCTACGACATAATGTTTCGTCATATAATAAGTTTGGAAATTGATCTGCTAGGTATGCAATAGTTTCATCTATAATAAATTGTTTGTTTGCATCTGTAAGAATTTTAACTTCTTCATAACCGCTACTACTAGTAACGCCACTTGATGCAACAGTTGAATTAGTTAGCCCATTGCCATATGTAATTCGTTGTTGATAAGGTCCTAAGTTAACAGGACTTGTTATAATAATTTCTTCTGCTTTTGCCGCCGCGGCCGCAACTGAAGCATATGAATAGTTCCATGAACGACCTTCTTGACCAACTGGAACGTTAGCCATTGTATCGTCACCTTTGGTACTTACATATAAGTTTGTTTTAGAAGGGTATGCACTATTGTCTACATAATATTTTGTAACTGCTTGTAAATCTGTAATACCGCCTGGCGTTCCTGCTCCTGCTTGAGATCCTGGATGATCATGCAAATACAATGCACCTGTCATTGTATCACCTTCACGTCTAGTAATACTCTTACGTGGTAGTGCTTCAGTACTAATCCAATTACCTGTTAGAGCTGGATCATATTCAGAATCTTGCATTGTCTGTGTGCCAGTTCCTGACCCACTAGGTATAGCAATTTTAACTCTTGTTAACTCATCTTCATTTTGTGCTTCTGCTATTGATGTGTGGACACTTAATTGTGTAGCACTTACATATCTTAAATAATAAACGGTTCCGCTTACAAGTCCAGTAGCATCAGCACCTGTTGAATTGTATCTATAACTAATACCATTAGCAGTTGTTGAGAATCCATGTCCTGCACTTACAACAATATTTCCATTTGCAAAACTAGAAATTGTAAAACTATACGCTGATGCATCAATTGGTTCGTCACGTACTCTAATTTGTCCTTCACCACCTGGTGAACCTGTTGAACGCAAGTAACGTCCGTCAGCATAACCTTTGTTAATAAGTAAATCGTCAACTCCAAAGTTAGTACCGTGTGTTGAGTTTAGTGCATTAACTGCACTTTGTGAAACTGGTGCGTTTGCAATAGCTTGGTTAGCCGCATTAAGTGGACCACCTAAACTTGGAGTGCCGTCTGTACTAATTACACTTGATACATTACTAATTACAATTTGATTTGGACTTGTTGAGTTGATACTCATACCAGTCCCGCCAACTAGTGTTTTAAAGTCTACTGCTGTACCTTCTGCGTTAGCTTGTGGAACTGTGTATGCAGTTAGTGTATCTGGAACATCACTTAAACTTGTAAAACTAATTTGACCGCCAATGCCAAAAACAGCATACAGTTCAGTAAAGTTTTCATTGGCTTTTCTAAAGGCTTCTCTAATACTATCACCAGTATTGTCGTTGCCCTCTGTTCCAATATTAATATTTAATTTTGACATGTATTATTCCCTAAAATCCTATTGATTCACCACAACCACAACTTGAAGTACTTGCTGGATTCTCTACTGCAAAGTATGATCCAAACATTTCTTTCTTGTAGTCTATTGTACTACCTAGTAAAAACATCACGCTTGATGGATCTACTATAAATTTTCCATTGTTAAATTCAACTACTTCGTCATCTGCGTTCACTTCGTCTTCCATAGTCCAATCGTATTTAAATCCTGCACAACCGCCACCTTTTAACGAAAGCCGTACAGCTGGCTTTTGATGTTGTTCAACCATGTTTTGCATTTGTTCTTTGGCTGATTCTGTTAGTGTTACTATTGACATTGCTGTGTTTCCTATTACTATTATTTATCAGTTAATCTATAATCCGAATGTGAATAAATACTGTTACTATGTTTTTAAGAACTGAAAAGAAAATTCAATACTATATGCGTAAAGGTAAACGCGGACATCACCCATATCAGCGTAAAAAAACGCTAGTGTTCTTTGAGTGTGATAATTGTCACGAAGAATTTACCCGTGATAAAGGACAAGTAGACCCTAAACGGTTAACAAATGATTATTCACATGTTTGTGAAAAATGTGATCCTAAAAGATTTGCTCAAAAAGCTGGTGTACTACAACGTAAGAAGCTTAATGTTAGGGTAGATACTATGACTGATATTAGCAAATTGTAATACCAGTCACAGTACTAAAGTAATTACTCTGATTTATACAATGTCCAAGCACCATATGCGATTGCCGCATAAGCCGCTAGTTTTGCAAGAGGTCCTGCAATTAGTACAATCACGCCAACGCCAATAAGCATTGCGCCATCCCAAGATGTGCGTTCTTCAAAACGTTCACCTACCCAATTTTTAATAGTATCGATCATTATAATCTCCTTAAAAGTTAATGTGTAGTATTTACGCTTTATATTGTTCGTATAGCTTAATGCTGGCTAAGTTCTTCATCTTGCTTTCGCACATAATATCTGCATAAGGCAAAAACGATAGTGCGTATTCATTTACTAGAGGATTAGGATAGAAGTCACTGTGTGCTCTAAGTTTGCCTTTTTTGTGTCCTGCTTCTAATAGTGTAGGAAAGTCAGGCATTGTGTCGTGTGCAAAGCCTTCGGGCAATGCTTCGTCTCTGCTATATGAATAATGTATTACAGGACGTACACCACGCCAACTATCAATTATGCGAGCAAATCTATCGTCGGTGGGGTATATGTATTCACCTTCGCGGCACCACGTATGGTGTATGTCAAGAACGAGGGCACAGGTATCAACAAGTTCGAGACTGTGTTCGACACCCCATTTGTTTTCGTCGTTTTCAATCGTGATGCAGTTTCTCGCTTCTTGAGATAATCTTGTGTTAACTGCGTGTTTGATACCGGCTGGACCCTGCCTGCCTGATATATGGACGTTGCATTTAAAGTCTTGGAATGTGCGTCCATAGCCCATCCAGCGGATGACATCGGTGTGATATTCAAATTCTTCTACGCTCCTATTTACTATATCAGGGTTGTCAGATGCCAAAACACAAAACTGGCCAGGATGCATAGACAACCGTACATCCAATTGCCTTGCCACCTCGCCGACCCTTGCAAAATGCTGTTCGCAATATGCGACCACATCAGGTAGTTTCCAATAATAGCACCAAGTAGGCTCAGTGTATACAGGAAGTACGTCACTGCCAAGCCTAACCATTCGTAATTCATCGGGTAATCCTCCTACATATCTAATCAAGTTTTCGTATGACTTGATGTTGTGAACCATGATGTCCCACAAACGTTCTTCTGCAACATCCTTTGTTTGTCTATTTAACCATTGAACTGTGGTGCTTCGTGTGTTCAATGGTCGTTGAATTTCTTCTAGTAACTTTTTCTTTTGTGTTTGATCTGGGTGCATGTACTTACATGCGAAGCCTATACGTTTATGAGAGTTCATCTTTTAATAGTGTCCAAGTTTCATTATAATCATTTACATTATAGCAGAAACCTAGGTCATTGTCAATGATTACTTTCTTCAAAGGATAATCATTCCCTTCAGGGTGCATAGCATCACCAAAAAAGTGTATAGTATCACTAGGACTAAAATCTTTTATAATTTGACTTTTATCAAATCCTTTAGCAAATATGTCAATACCTGTTTCACCACCTACTACTGCTTGTAGATTTGGAAAAACTTTATTAAACTCTTTAGCTAATTTGTTGCGTTCGTTGTGTTTCTTATCGTATTCTACATAAACTTTACGTTCTAACGAATCAGCATTACGTCCTACTACACTAAAGTTTATCATACCAGGTCGTTCTTCAAAGTGTAATCCTGTTCTTAATACAAAACGACTTTCATCTAATTTAATTTTTAACCATTTACGAGCATCATCTGGTAGTGTCCAATCAGTAGTATATACATTTTTACCTTGTTCCCATACATCACAACCTGAACAGTTGTATACACGTTTTGCTAGATTATAAGTTGCTTCGCTTATTTGTTCTATAGTTTTAGATTTATCACTGCCTGTAACAAGATATACATCATTAGTTAAACAAAATGTATTAAAGAACATTTTAAATTCTAAATCAATTAGACTACGACTTGGTGTTAGTGTTCCGTCTACATCAAATATAAATTTATTACTCATAACCCAATTAATCCCCATCCGTGATTTGCTATTGCATTAGTGATAATAGCAAGACAAGTAATAATGTGCAAAATAACCCACATACTACGAAGAACGGCAACCTTGTCTGCTTTTTTATTTTCGTCATATGCTTTTTGCCCTATCGCTTTACACCAATATTCCCACACAATTATTTCCAATGCTCTTTGCACCAAGGATCAATGCAGTCTTTTGGATTAGGATCTCCGTGAAATACAGCAATACTTGTTTCAGGTTTAATGATTGGATCACCTGGGCTAACAAAGTTTCGTTTGCCGTTGTATCTATTCATTTCAGGTCGTCCACGCATTTCCCACTTGTAACTTTGAATCCATTCATCTGGCCAAAAATTAAATTGTGATTTTACATTAGCATATAACCAATCTTGATCTCCATGGTACTTACGTGCATTTTGTTTTGGATCTTTCATAAACTCGTGATATACGTTTGCATGTTGTCCTGTTTCTAATCTAAAACAACTTGAATTCATTCTTTCCCATTGACTTTGTACGCTACGATTAAAATCACGTATTACACAAAACTCTCCTGGCTTGTAAGTAAACAACTTATCAATGTTACCAAATACAATAACATCAAGATCTAAAAATAATACAGTACCGTAACACCCAAAGTCTGGATTAAAGAACATTGTCTTATACCACCAACCATTGATGTCGCTGTTTAACTGCAAAGGTTTAACTTGTATGCCCATGTCAAGTCCTGTTGGATCTTCTGTAAAGCAAACAAAGTTATGTGGTACAGTAAGGTTACGGGTTACCATTCTATAAAGAACATTAACATATTCTGCTGAATACTTTTTACCGTGCTTTAGGCATACTACATGATTGGGCAATTTAACTTCCTTCTAAATTGACGAATTAACTGGACCATAATTTTTAGTAGTCATTGCTTTTAAAGGATTGGCTCCTAGACTTAGTGTAACTCTTGGACCTAGTATTAAAGGTTTATGATTTGTAAGTCTTGGTAAAAGCAAAGCATCACCAGTTCTACAATGATAAATTTCTTTGTTCATTGTGTCTGCATCTGTTACAAGATATGCAGTTTCACCGTATCCTTGTATAAGCAAAACAGTTTCATAATCATTGTGTAAGAATAAACTGTTATGTCCGTCACTTAATGAATAAAATAAACTAGCATTAAAATGCCCTTCAGTTTCGTGTCTTTCATAATGCTTTTGAAACTCTAACAAATATTTTTGTATACGCTTGTCTGATCCTATGTCAGAAATATGTGTACTGCCTTTTACAAATTCATCTACATTTGATACTGTAGATTTATATTGATTTATTTCTACTAGTGTTGTAAAATTAATATCGTCTAGTGCATCTGGAAATGCATTTTTGTAATGTGCTACCTTAAGATTTTTACGATCTTCGTTTATTTGGTCCCAAATCATTTTAATTCCTATCCTTCATAGATCGCTGAGTTTGCTCCGTGTTCGGCACATTCTACCTTTACACAATAACAACGACCGTCTGTTGCTTCACGAATCAGTTTGTCAGCAAAGTAAAATGCGTGTTCTGCAAACTTCTCTGCACCTACACCGCCAAACTCTCTTACTTCACACAAGCCTTTGTCTTGTAGATCATAAAAGTCTTGTTTGTGCGGATCGTTAAAGTCTACACAAGTCTTATGATCAAAACTATCTTCTAACCAAGCCTTCAAAGGCTTTAGTCCGCCAAAGTCGACTGCCCAGTTTTTATTGTCTAGATGATCACATCCAAATGTAAATGTAAATGCTAGACTGTAACCGTGTAGCAAATGGCAATGTGAATGATCTGCGTTAGGTTGTCTAAAGACTGCCGAAAGACCAATGTTGTGTCCGTAATGTTTTGTACTATAATGTTTTCCCATAATATTCTCCTACTATAATGTTTTTTTTATGGGCGGCAGAGTTAGAAGGGTTGACGCCAAGTCCTTTATTCATGTATATATTATATATGAGTTTTGTTTACTTGTCAAGTGTTTTGTGGTGTGTATTAAAACTCATTGTTATCCGTTTTTCAGTTGGATTTGGTTTTGTATAATGATACAACCAACTTGGAAATAATATTAAGAATCCTGTCCTAACATCAAATTCCATTTCGTCTGCTGTGTATTCTGTTGCTTTAGCATGTATTTCAGACATCTTAGGACCAAGTATTGGACTTTTAAATATTAATGGAGAACTGTTTGGTTCAACAAATGGATAATATGCTCCACTGACAATACTTAGTTCGTGTCTGTGTAAATCTACACGACCGTCAAGTTGTTGTGCATTTAACCAACTTTTTGATATTTCGGTATATTCTAAGCCTGCATGAAAACAATATTCATTGATACACATTTGTATATCGTCTTTAATTTTAAATCTGTCAAGCACGTTCATTTCTAATTGACTAGTAGTTTTTCCTTTACCAATCTCTTCAGGCCAATCGGTAACATTATTAGATTCAACGTAGTCTAATATTTCTTTATTGCTTGGATGGTCGTTTAAGTTATAAACTTGTACTAGTGTAGGAAAGATTGGATAGTCTGCTTTCCTAAACGGTCCATCAACTATCTGTGCTTTCATGTGGGTCAATCCTATAATCTCTTATTTTTGCATACGCGGCTCTGTCACTGTGTCGAATAGTATTAAAACTAACTGTGTATCGTTTTTCTGTTGTGTTTGACGGCACATGATGTCGCATCCAGCTTGGAAATAAACATAGCAATCCTGTTTTAGGATAACATTCTAATTCATATCTATTGTAGTCTGTTAGTCCTAGTGCTGAATAGTTCATAAAGTTTACTTGATTAGGGTTTTCAAAAACCAAAGGCGCACTACCTCCATCTACATAAGGATAGTATGCTCCGCTGACAATACTTCTTTCATGTCGATGTGCATCTACTTGTCCGTTCTGATATAACGAGTTAAACCAACTAGTTGATATTAGAGTGTAATCAACACCAAGATGTTGTGTATAAATGTCAACACATTCTTGTATAGTTTTCCAAAGGTTAGTTAGTCTTTTATCATTAAGGAACTGTTCATCTCCTGTGATGTAACTACTCTGTCCTTCGTGTACTAGTTTATGGTCACCAAATTTTGTATACGTGTTAATCATTTCCATTACAGTATTTTCATCAGGATGTCCTTCGATGTCAAATGTTGTAACTAAACTTGGAAACGCATTATGGTGTGCAGGCTCTAACTTCATTTAAGTTCCTCTAAATCTAAATTCTTTATGTTACTATACTTATCTGGCCATTTTTTTGTAGAGTAATAATTGAATGTAATATCAGGAAAGTGTTCAAATACTTTGTTTATTTGGTATATCCAATAACTTGGGTCAACTGGTCTAGCAGTTGATTTGCTGTAGTTTTTAGTATCCTTGTAAATATTTCCATGGTACAAATCAAACCCTACTAGGTTAACTGGTTCTCTCCATTCATATGCTAATCTTGCTCCAATTAGCACAGCAAAAGGACCACTGCCCCAATGCCAAGGATCATCTGGTCTTGCTGTACCTCTGTAAGGTAAGTCAGGTAAACACTCAACTCCTTTGAAATCTTTAAACCAGTCTTTACGAGTATATAAACTGCCCTTAAATGTGTTTGCTTCTAGTACTTCTTTAACCATTCGCTTGTCGCAACAGACTAGATGATCTACTGTATAATCTCTATACAGGGCATTACATCCTACTTTAGTATCTCTAATCAGATCTAAATCAATGTTATATCTAGTTTCACCGTTGCCAATTACAAGCATAACATTATTTAATAAATACAATATACAAAAGGAACAAATACGAACATGACTGCATACTACGATTTTTTCAGATACGTTAAACTATATTCCCCTGACGGAACAACATTAGAAGCTACTGTAGAAGCTGATAGTGTTACAGATAGTATTAATTTTGTTAGAGGAAACGGTGTTGCTTGGAACACAGTTGATGTCGGTACAGACACGTTTAAATTTGATGTCGATTACAGTCTTAGTATTCCATTAGCAAGTACAGATATAACACTTACTGACGTTAATAATGCAACCTCAACAATCAGTTTAGTTGCAGGTGGTAATATGATTATTACTAGAGATAATGCAAATCAATTAACTATTGCGGCATTGGTTGGCGGTGTTAGTAAATCAATTCAAAACATTACAACAACTAACCCAGTTGTAATTACAACAACAAATGCACACGCATTCACTGATGGTACAGAAGTAACTATTGTTGATGTTGTTGGAACTACACAGCTTAACGGTAACGAATACTTCATGGACGTACAAACTAGTGACACGTTTGCTTTGTACACAGATGCACAATTAACAACACCATTAGACGGCACAGCATTTACAGCATATGTCAGTGGCGGAGTTGCTACTGCTGATTACGGTGGAGCAAAGAACGCATTTAAAACTATTCAGGTAACAGGTCAAAGTCCTGTTGTTGCTGACAACATTCAAGATATTTTAAACCTAACAGGTGGAACAGGTATTGACATTACAACAACACCTGGAACAGACTCTATTGCATGGGCGATAGACAATACAGTAACAACACTTGCAGATGCACAAACTTTACTAAACAAAACTTTAACATCTCCAATCATTGCGGCAATTAAACCAAGTGCAAGTAATTCATGGTCATTGCCTGATAGTAACGATACATTTGTAGGTAAAGCTACAACAGACACGTTTACTAACAAGAGTGTTGACTTAACAAATAATACACTAACGACAACTATAGCACAATTGAATACAGCCGTTAGTGACGAAACAGTAGTAGCTAGAGATACAACAGACACACTTACAAACAAGTCAATTAGTTTAACTGATAATACAGTAACAGGTACAATAGCAGAACTTAATACCGCAGTTAGTGATGAAACTGTAGTAGGTAGAGATACAACTGATACACTTACAAATAAAAGTATTGATCTAACTGATAATACTGTAACAGGAACCTTTGCGGAATTTAATACTGCGGTTAGTGACGAAACACTTGTTGGACTTGATGCATCACAAACATTAACAGCTAAAACGCTAACTGATCCTATTCTATCTCCTACTGCTACAACAGCAGGTAAGATTGAGTTTTTAGAAGGAACAGACAACGGTACTAACAAAGCAACACTAATAGGTCCTGCAAGTACTGCTGATGTAACTATTACATTGCCAGCCGCAACAGATACACTAGTTGGTAAAGCAACAACAGATACATTTACAAATAAAAGCGGTAGTAATAGTCAGTGGACAAATGATGAAGCATATATTAAAGCTGACACAAGTGACACACTTACAAACAAGTCAATTAGTTTAACAACTAATACTGTAACAGGTACACTTGTAGAATTTAATACTGCGGTTAGTGATGCTACTCTTGTTTCAACAACAGGTATAGAAACCCTTACTAACAAAACTTTAACATCTCCGACCTTTAGTGGAACAGCAACATCATTCACTTCAACAGGTATTGATGACAATGCAACAAGCACATCTATCACTATAGATTCATCACAGAGTGTAGGTATTGGCGGAGCACCAGTAGCTCTTAGTGGAAATGCTACCCCAGGATTAACACTTACTTCAAATGGTCCTTTTATACTTTTAAAAGATGCAAACAACGCAAATAAAACAACATACATTTCTAATAATAGTGGGGTACTTCAATTTGGTATAGTTGATGATGATGGCGTAACAAATAAAACTGAACATATGCAGATTACTGATACAGGTACAGTACAAGTAGCGTCAGCCGCAAATTTTGAAACTCCTAATATTACAGGATCCATTCCAGGCATGACATTTGTTATGACTATTGGGGGAATTACAACGATAGGTGATGGTGCAACAACTGTTACAAGATATGCTACTCCAGGAAATGATTGGCAAGCAAATTTAGCCATAGGTACTAGCATGCCAGTTACTAGCAATATGAAATGTGTTGCAATGTCTGTTCTTTGTGATGGTGTGCTAACTGTTGGTTCTTCAAATGTAACACTTATGAAAAACGGTGTTGATACAACAACATCTGTTACCTTTGCTAATGGAGATGGCGGAACTGGTGATGTAAAACAAAGCACAGTAAATAATAGCTTTGACGCTGGTGACAGAGTAGGAATCAAAGTAGTCACACTATCAGCAACTGCTAGAGCATACCTTGTTATGACTCAGTGGGAATTAATTTAATTTTTAGGATTAACGATTAATAAAATATTATCGTATGTTTGTGATTTTTCAGTTTGGAAGATTAGATAGTTGCATACAAAGTTACCTGTCATGCTAACACGGTATTCTCCACCCGCCATCATATCGTTTGGAACAGCCATTGTCCATTGATTAGGAATAGGTTCTCCAGGGCGTGTGTTACGAGTGTATTGTTTTGTAAACTTGTCTAATCTATGCGTATGTCCATCTTTATGATATGCTACACCATACACTTCTGTACTATTACATTCATGCTTTTTAGAGCCTATCATCATAAACTCTATATCGTCGTGCTGTTCAATTGGGTTGTTTACTATTTCAATTTTAACATCTTGGAATACAAAAGCGTTATTAAAACTCATATATGCAATACCTAGCACAATGATAGTCATTAAACTTAGTCCACTGACTACATTTGCTATTGCACGTAATAGGATGAATTTTTGATTACTTGTCATTTCTAACTTTTCTAAGTTCTTTTTTAATTCTACTAAATTCAACGTGAACTTCATATAAATTATTACTTGCCCTCTGTAAGGTATTTATTAATGATTTGATTGTAAACAGAGTCCAAAACCACCAAGTTACGGCTGTCACAGCAAATGATCCTACTCCCCACCAAAATGCTTGGGCAAAGGTTATAGTATTAAAAAGAAGCAATACTCCAGTAATCGTTAGAAATGCTGTTGGGATTACTTTCGCATAGATATCCCACAGTTCTACCTGTTTTTTAATCTTTTCTTCTATTCTCTTTTGTTGTTCTAGTTCTTGTTTTTTCATCAATAGTTGCCTTTACTGTGTTCTCTACAGTATATTTAATCTAGTTAGGTGATAAATTAAAGCAGACTATTAAGAACTAATAGTGCCAAATGGCTTCCATTCGCCTGGCGTTCCTTCTCTAATACATACCCACCCTACATATCCTGTTGGAGTTGGCTCTGTATTAAAAATTAGATCTCCTCTAGTGTAAATTCCGTTAGTTGGAAGTTGATCACTAAATTCAATTTTCTTACCTTGCACTTTAATTGGTGATGCAACACTTAATGCTGTATCAGGATTATTAATTCCAATACCTACATTACCTTTGAAAGTTGTAACAGTATTAGAATCAGTACCAACTTCAATTTTGTTGGTAGATTTAAGTTTAATTCTTGTAACATCGTCAGTTACTAGCTCTAAGTCGTGTGTAGTATATGATCCAGTTTTAATACTATCAAACCCAGGCTCAACGATATATTCTGCTTCATTGCTGGCTACACTTAGTTGTCCGTTTGGAGCATCTATACCTATTCCTAATCTCATTCCATCTCCGTCATAGAAGATAAACTGATCAATATTCATATTGCCTTCGGTTCTTAAATTTCTAAGTGTACCTACGCTAGTTAGATTAGAATGTGTTATGCCTGCGCCAAGTGTGTCTGAACTTAGTACTGAAACATTGCCAATCATATAATGCTTTGCATCATGTAAGTCCAACGACTCACTACTCCATAGTCTTTCGGAGTTGGCTTGCATTACTAGTTGTTTGGTATGACCGTACCCGGTCCACATTAGACCTTTTCCAAATGGGGTATCTTGTTCACTACATTTAAATTCTAATGGACTTGTTCTTTCAAGTCTAACGTCAGCATTAATTTCTACTGCATCAATACGTTGAGCAGTGATGATTCCGCCAACCTGTAAATTCTTTTCAACTTTAATATCCCCTTTGAGTTCAACAGCATCAATGTAGTCTACAACAATTCTATCATCTTTAACAAGTAAACTTACTTTAGATGCTTGGTCGTATATACCAACACTTTTAAATGCTGAGATAGTACCTCCGTGTACTAAGTCACCTGTAATTGAATCGTTGGGCATACCCTCTACTGTTGGAACTGATTGCTCTCGTTGTGAGATAGTTTCAATTGCATTAGCGAGTTGTGTCAACCCATTTTTAATTACTAAAAGGTCATTATCTGGAATATTACTGTTCATACTATTATTTATCCAGAACAGTTTACTGAACGACTTTTAACAAAATAGTATCTTGATTAATACGACCATTAAGTTTGATGTCTACAGCATTGATTTCGTCTAAGAATGTCTTAACTTTTCGTGACCCAGCTTGTTTAAATTCTTCAAGTTTCTCTTCAGGTTTACGTAGTGTTTTTTGTACACTAAGGGATTCGTTGAAGTTAATAATAGTAGTACCTTTGATACTAAGTCCACTACCTTCACGTCCTTGACGCATAGGATCTAAGTTCTGTGCAATATAACGTCCAAGTTTCCGTGTTTTAATATTAAACACCCAAAGCTCACTTGCAAATATAATATCTTGTGGATTAATACTTGCTAGTTTAAACTTATCATCAGTATGAGCATACTTTAGTTTAGTAACCATTTTTTCTTTGCTTAACACACGTTTGCGAGGCTTACGTGTTGCTTTAGCAGTTTGAATAATAACGTCTAATGACCCCATTAGTAGTTTGAGACTGTCTAACTTACGTTTAAGTGCTTTAGTAGAATAAATTGCATATGCCTCTTTATACTGTGCATATGTTTCTTGATCATATTCACTCATTTTAGCAAGTTCAGCTTTGCTAGGAAAGTTTACAACTCCATCAAGTTCTTCAATTTCTCCTATATAGAAATCTCTAATCTTTCGAGCATGTGCTTGAGTGCATTGCGAGTCTCTAAGATGTTTGCTAATATCAAATTCTCTAGGATTAAACTTCTCCATTTCGTCCATCCATTTTTCTAACCATATGTCAATCTTTTCAGACATTATAATTGACTGCTCATAAATTCGTTGTTGGATAGTTGGCTTGTATACTGTAGATTCTTCTTCTTGTTTTTTCTTAGTTTCTTCAACAACTAGAGAACCACGTGCATACAGCTCTTTTAGTGTCTTTTCAACAAACTCGGAGAATGGCTTTACTGTACCCATAGTACCAGCAAGGCTAATCCAATGTTCGTTGTATGCAGGGTGTACATCTGGCATACCATTTGATAGCATTCTACACAATCCACCAATGGTAGGACCAAAACAATTATCTGGAAGTTTTTGAACTACTGTTGCTTTATCCTTCCATTTAGAGTTATCTAACATCCATTGCTTAACCCAGAGCTTATAGTCTGAACTTTTAAATTCCATGCGATAATAATCATTTGCAGAATTTTTCAATCGACCAAAAGTTGGACCGTCAAGTTCAAGAGCACCTTCAAACGAAGGTTCGTTGTTCTTGTTGCTTATTCGGCGAGCAACTGGCTTTTTTCTTTTTGGACCTTTTGGAATGGCCATTATCTAAACTCCTCTAATTTCTATGTAATCATAACTATATAGCAAAAAGATATAAAGTCAACTAAAAATGGTGGTTCGTGTTATCAAAGTTTTTCGTTAGACTCAAAGCCACGGAACGTTTTAAATCTTGGAAAACGTAAACTATACGTTTCACTATCTTGTGATTTAGTACGAGCATCTGCCCTAATTTCAATTAGCTGACCAATGAGACTAGCACGTTCAGTCCAGTACTCATCACGTTGAGAGTCAGTGAAACCGCTCCCACAGTTAAGGCGATAATTGTATCCATCGTCTTCTCCTTCTACTATTACGGCACCTAGTCTTCCCGCATTACGTCCAGTGCCTTCTTCAACGTCTACGACTTTTAGTGTAATTTCAATAAATGGTTTTGCCTTTAACCAAGCATGAGTTCTTTTGCATTCATAGGGTGCATCAACATCTTTGATCATAACCCCTTCGTAACCACCGTCTACAGCCGTCTTATTAAGCTCTACAAAGCGTTGTTCGCCTTCAGGAGTACTTAGGTCTACATCTTCCCATTCAAGTGCTTGTACGTGCTTTAAAACAGCTTGATTACTTTCAACCCAATGTTTGGTTATTGCACTTCTTGTTGACTGTGGTTTATCCCAACCACCTTCTTTGAAATTGGATAGTGGAATAGTATCAAATAAATGTAATACTGCATCTTTGGCTGTACCACCGCTCTTTCTATGTACCTGCTTCATAAGGTCCTGAAAGTTAGCACTCATTACTTCACCGTCTAACACAAGGTCATATGGTGCAGGATTATCTTTGAGTACTGTTTTAATTTCTTCAATAATGTGATCAAAGTTATGAAACTGTTTACCATTACGACTAAACATTTCTACCTTATCACCTTGAATAATTGTAATAACACGAACGCCATCTAACTTAACTTCAATTTGTTTCTTACCAACCATCTTCTTTTCGTGGTTAGCAGAGTCATGTGCTAATGCACAAGTAAATGTAGGAATTGTATATTGTGGAAACTTCTTTGCAATTTTGTTTACTGTTTTTTCTGAAACACCACAACGTAGATCTTTTATAAGTATTCTACGATAGAACATGTTCCATTGTTCTGCGGTTGCTAGATCTTTACAAAGTATAATTGCATCTCTAGCATTATGCCCTGTAAGTTGTCTGTCAATTAATTTACGTGCTAGTTCTTTGAATGTAGGCCAAGCAAGACCTTGTGGCGTAAGTACTTCATTTTCTTCTTTTTCAGGTACTTGTTTTACACCAAAAGTAACAAGTGGATCAAGTGCCATACGTACACCTTCAAAGAACTGATCTAGTCCTTCTTCCATTGCTTCTAAGATAACTTGTTCTTTTGCTAGGCGACTGTTGTCTGCCTCTAATTTTGAAATAATTTCTTGTGGTTGTGTTCTCATATTGTGCCTCTGTTGCCTTTATAATTAATTCTTATGTATATAATACAGTCAAATGTGGCTTGTGTCAACCTTTTTGTTTATTGGCGCACCCGAAAGGATTCGAACCTCTGACCCCAACTTCCGCAAAGTTGTGCTCTATCCAGCTGAGCTACGGGTGCGTAAATGAAAACAGGCGACACAATTTAATGAGCCGCCTGCTTTCTAGTAAAAACTAACGTTATATTAGTTTACTAAACCTTTTGCAAGTGCTTTGTAACCAGCGGCTACGATTGCTCTTGAAGGTGTTCCCAATCTGTACTTCTTAACACCATTTTTCTTAGTGTTTAGATACACAGGATGACCTGCGAATCTTAGTGATTGGATTACAGCTTGAGGATTACCTGCTTTGAATCTTGATTTAAGTTCAGCTGAGGTATACTCTTTACCTGATTGAAGTGCAGTTAATACACTATCTTGAATTGTCGTTTTCATATATTTTCTCCTTATAAGTTTAAAACGTCTTAACTTTAAGCATTTACAGCTCTAAGTTATTAATAGTATAACAGAATTAGTTTATAAAGTCAAACAGTTATGTTACCAATTATACAAAATCGGGTCCATGCACCCATCCTACAATACTTTTGCGGATGCCTTTAGTGACAGGAGTTACCTTGTGTGGCAACCAACTTGGAAAGAAACAGATCTCATGTTTTTGTAAATCTGTTTGGAGACCTTGAAAATCTGGCATTAATAATAACTCGCCACCTTCAAAATCTTTTGGATCACTAAGAAGAATACTAAAAGATATCTTTCGAACCTGGCCGTGTTGTCCTTTAAAAGCCCCGTCCGAATGTGTTTCGTAGTGTCCTTTTTTGTCAGCATCATAAACACCATACTGACAAGGTTCTAAATCTGTAATTGCATATTTAAATAATGTGTTGTTTGCATAATGAATAACATTACCAAGTAGTGCATAAAATTCTGGGTGCATACGAGTATCAATCCAATCAATGTCTGTACTACGGATTGATGTGTCGTCATCATGCTGATCGTCTGTAATATATCTTGCAGGTCGAACTTCCATTGATTCTTCAATGCTGTCAACCATTTCCTGTGTAAGTCCCCATTCTTGTAACTTATAATAAGGAAACGGATTGTTTCGTATGTTAGGCGGAGTTAGTTGATACATTATTTAAACCTCGCTTGTATAGTTACTCTTGTTTGTTTAGCCCACGGAGTGATAGCACTCACACTATGTTGTGTTGGGTGTTGTCTATTGTCATTAAGTATTAATCTATTAAATTTTGGCTCTTGTGCTAGTATCTTGTCATCTTCTTTATACAAGAACAATCCGCCGTCTGCTGAATCCCAATGTTGATTAAGGTAAATTGTACCACTTGCTATATACCCTGCATCGTCATGCCAGTCTAACATACTGTTCCTATTCCACAAGTATATAAATGCTTCAAATTTTAGATCACTGTAGAATGGATTTAAGTTTACAAATTGTTTGCGTAATTCTTTATGTGTATTATCTGACACTGGACTCATGTTAGCACTATTTGCACCTTCAACAACAATACCTTCCCAACTGTGACTGGTAGCCCAAACAGCTTCTGACGACTGGATTTTTGTTTTAATCTCAGTTGCTATGCTGTCAATTAATTTTTGACTTAGGAAATTATCTTCTACGAGTATTGCCATTTAGTTTGTTCCATTGTTCTAATTCTTCTGGTGTGTTAATTTCCATTCCGCTAAACTCACAAGGAAGTACACCAATATTCCATCCGTTCTTTAACCAACGAAGCTGTTCTAAACTTTCGTGGCGTTCTTCTTTTGTAACAATTAAGTTATCGTATTGTTCTAATGCTTTACGTTTGTAACCGTAAATACCTAAATGCCAATCACCGTAGCCAGTCATGCCTCTCCCAAACCATAAACACTTACCTGCACCTCTAACTAGTTTAACTGTGTGAGGGTCGTTCTGTTTTTCTTCTGGCATCATTGCACACATTGTGGACACATCATAGTCTTTTAAGTTACTTAATGTTCCTTCAATCATATCTAGTGTAACATCGGGCATGTCGCCTTGTACGTTAATAAATGTATCGTACTTGCTAAAAAACTCGTGCTTAACTGCACCTGCACACCGTTCTGTGCCGTTTGCATAATCCTTTTGTTCAATAAAACATGTGTCAGCATTGAACTGATTGTACACTTGCATACTGTCAGTTAGTACATATGTTGGTATCTTAGACGCAATACAAGCGTCATACACACGTCTAATCATAGTCTTAGCACCCAACATAGCTAGTGGTTTGCCCGGTAAGCGTGTACTAGCAAATCTAGCCGGTATAAGAATAGCTGTGGATTTCATCTACTACCCTTTCAAAATCATTTAGTTTTAACATATTAGGCCCATCGCTAGGTGCATTGTCTGGGTCGTCGTGTACTTCTAAGAAAAAGTTTGTTACACCTAGAGCGGAAGCGGCACGAGACAAGCCAGGCACATACCCGCGATTGCCGCCACTACTATCGCCGTTACCCCCTGGCTTTTGTACCGAGTGAGTAACATCATAAACGATAGGAACGCTATAATTATCAAGCATATACTGAATGCCGGTGAAGTCAGTAACCAAAGTATTGTATCCAAAACTAGTACCCCTTTCTGTGATCCATACTTCTTTAGCACCTTCTGTTTTGCTTAATATGCCGTTGACGTCCCAAGGTGCAAGGAACTGTCCTTTTTTAATATTAACAATTTTGTCTGTTTCACATACCGCTTGTATCAAATCAGTTTGCCTACAAAGGAATGCAGGTATTTGTAATACATCTACTGCATCATTAAAATATTCTGTAATCTTTTCAATTTGATCAATGTCATGTACGTCAGTAAGTGTCAAACAATCTACATTATCTTTAATAATATTAAAATCATTTAGAGTATTAACAAGTCCAACACCACGCTTACCTTGCATACTACTTCTATTGGCTTTATCAAAACTTGCTTTGAATATATATTCTATATCATACTTTCTACATACATCTGCACAATGTTGTGCAATCATTAAACTATGTTCTAACGATTCGTGTTGGCATGGTCCTGCAATAATTCTCATGATCTCTCCGTTAGTATCAAACTACCTTGATCCCCTATTTCAATCTTAAGTTTAGTACCTTCAGTCCACCCCTTCTCGTCAAGTATCTCTTGAGGAATAGTTAGGATTGTTTCCCCTGTTTTGGGATCATCGTGGAACAAGTCTTCGTATTTGTAAGTTTTCATTTTGT